TAATAATTTGCCAAATCATAAGCTAAGTCATCACTCCACACCTGAGAAGATGTATATGGAGCATCCATACGCCTTCCAATACGTTCTACACAAATAGGAGAAGAAGGATTATTATTTGTAACCGTAGCGGTATAAATAGTAGAATCCACACTATCTCCCACTACTTTTACACAATTAATAATTTGCTCATTTTGATATTGCAAATCCATATTATGTAAATCTCTACTAAACTTGGGATAAGTCCAAATAACAGGTTTAACAGAGTCATCAACTGTTTCGTTAATTGGGTAAAAACATAAATTACCAACTGTATTATAATAATATTCAGCAGATAATTGTGTTGCTAAAGCATCCAAAATCGAACCCAAAGTCTCTCCTTGTTCCGCTCTAATTGTTTGCTGTGTTTTCAATCCAATAAAACTTGGGTCAAAAATAGGTTCTTTGTAATCTAAGATATAGCCATTTCCAAGAGAAAAATTTAAAACCCCTTTAACAGCATCAATAATATTGCTACCCAATTCAACTTCATACGCCGTCTCAAGAGTACCTGTTTTACCTTCGAAAACAGCGTATTTATCAGAAAGTTGAAGTTGAATAGTTTTGTTTGAATCATCCCTTGTCAAACTAACATCTCCTAAAATATAAACTCCTTTAGGAAACCAGATAGTTGTATCTTGATATTGAATACCCACATCAAATCCAAATCTTGTATTTACCCAAATACCATTAATATTAGGAGTATATTGTCCATTTTCGTTTGCTAAAGTAACTGTAATACTTCTTCTTTGCCCATTTTGATAAGATTCAGTATAATTTAAGCCATCTAAAGTAATATCGCTTTCTGGAATAATATACGATACTTGTTCATCAGGAGTAAGAATAGATAGTCTATAACGAGGATGAATTACAGGTCTCTCAAGTATTCTTTTTAAAGTGTTAAAAGGAATAGCATTTTCATCCCTTAATAACACATCGCCAAAAATATTATCAGCCATATTTCCTCCTTATCTGGCACTTGAAACAATAGAAATCGAATCTACGTCTAAAGCTTCCTACCAAGAGAAAGAAATTGTTGTTTGTAAAAGATTAGATTGCATATTTATATTATAAGTAGGAGCAGAAGTTACTTGAATAACCCAAGAGTTTCCTTTGTAATCTTTTAATAATTTTAAACTACCATTGTTAATAAATTCTCTCCAAGCATTATATTTTTCTACTTCACGAGAATACATATCTTCTTTGTTAACTCGTTCTGTATAGCCATTTGCAGTTTTAACTTTGAAGGTTGTAATACTTGAACCATTTTCTTCTTTCGTAATAGCTTCTGTTTCTGAATAGTCAGAAATATCACCTAACAAACAAGTAACAGTAGAACTCATATAATCTTTCTTACCTTTAGAATATTTTGGGAACTGTCCCAAAGTATCCCAAGTAGAAATGCTATTATTTTGAGTTAGCTCTCCATTGTCCATATTATAACGAAGTTTCCAAATGTTGCCAGTTTTAACATAAAGTTTTTCAGTTTCAGTCTCTTCAATATCACAAATAGTCCAAGAATCCCATTTAGTAGAAATATAAGCGGGAGAGGTTGTACCGTCAAGATTTACAATGGTATCCTCATACATTTTATAAGACCCACTGCTTTGACGATAAGCAACTAAATAATGATAAAATGCATTGGCTTTAATATTATAATCCAACATACTATAGTTACCATACATATCACAAATATATGTATAAAAACTATCTTCGGGAGCTTTTTTGTAAACAGAAAGAGCACCATTTGACCCAAGTAAACTTTGAAAATAATAAGCTAAAATTGAAGTTCCAGTACCCTAATCCTTCAAATTAAATTTATTGTACAAAATCAAGTCGGAGGACAAAGGCGAAGAATAAGGATTAGCTTTCAATTTTGCAGTAACTTCTTTACGAATAGTATCAGGAGATTTTGTAATATCGGTATCAATACCAACATCTCGAATTTCTAACCGTGGCGCATAATAAATATAGCTGTTAATATTCATTAATTATCCTCCTTTCTTTATTCTGTAACTAAAACAATAGAACAATTAACAGGAACTTCTTTAGAATTATCTACTGTTAAATTAAAATCAAACCATCTCTAAGAAATCTAAGCCATATTAGTTTGTTTAACAGCTTGAGAATCAGGCATCCAAATATAATCTGATTCTTCTTTTCCTGACCCGTTTTTGGGCCCCCAACGATATTTAACAGGCCCACTAACAGTACCTCCTGTTGGGTCACTTGCAATAATTTTACCATCACCAGTTTTCCCCAATTCTGTGTAAGTATTGCTGATATAATTATAAGCAGTATAAGTTAAAGAATTAAGGTCAGAATCAGAGAGTAAAATAGAAACTCCACCCTCAATAGTTAATTTTTTATCGGCGGTGTAAGTTAAAATTTTCTTTTTATCTATTAATGTTGTTGTGCCATTCATCACTGAAAGATATACATAAGAAGTTTTTGGAATTAATTGATTAGTAGTACCATCAATAGTTCTAATTTTTGTAAAACGACTTGTTACTGAACTATAAGTATATGCGATATATCCATAAATTGTACCTGTATATCCAAAAGATTCCATTAAAGTCATTACATTTCCAGTATAAGATTCAAGTTGAATCCTAACTATTTCTCCTGCACTATTAGTATATTCATCTGTTATATTTCCCTCTGTAGTTAAAAAACTTATATACACATTAGAATAATCATTTAAAGCAGTTACTAAATTTTCATCATAGTTAGTAGTAGTAAATATTTTATTATCAGCAGTAGCATTTATAGCATTAGCTAAAGTAGTATCATATTCATTCGTAGCAATAGAAGTATAAATCTAACTTCCACCAGAAGATTCTCCTTCAGTCAAATCTCTATCAATTACAACATCAATAGCTTTACCTTCTTCATCTTTGTAATCTCCACTTTCATCAAGATACAAATATTCTGTATCAACCTAAAGAATCCAGTCAGCAGAACCATCTGTATTAACAGTATATTTATATTGACCAACATAATAAGTTTTTGCTTCTTTTCCAAAAGGAGCAAAAACAATATCTTTAGTTAAAATATAAATCATATTCTAATCCATGTAATCAGGCTCTTCTTTAAATTTTTCTACAAGCATATATTTTAATGTAGTTTTGTTAGAATCTGTATATTTATATTGAAGAGCAAAACCAAATTTATCAGGAACGGTCATATTACTTAACATGCTTTGTATATCATAACTAGTAGATTTACCCCCATTAAAACAAGCTAAAGGTTCATTTGAACCATTTTTAAATACTTGCATTTTAAGCATGTTAGGATTTTTACGAATTATTTTATTTTTTTCGTCAACAAGAAGTAAATCCAATCCTCCAACTTTTACAGTATAAACATCTCCACCAAGAGATATATCCCCTGATGTAGAAGAAGGAAGCGGGATATAATTATTTGCAGACTTAAGAGTGTATGCTTTATAATTAAGATTGTTATAGCTATCACTTTTTAAGCTACTTTCAATAACGAGTTCTCCTGTTTCTTTATTATAAGAAAGAAGTTTTTTATATTCATCAGCAGAATTTTCATCTGAAAAAATAGAAAGATAAATTGAACGTCTATCAAGCTATCCATTGTTTAAAGAAGCTGACGAGCCAATTTCATCTTTAGTAACCTTATCATAATAAACATAATGGTCAAAAGATGTAACAGGAGTATCAATTTTCTCTTCTACGACAATTTTAGTGGAAGACATTGTATAACTACTTAAAGTATAATATACAATTTTACCAGCACTATCTTTTATAGGAGTAGTTTCATCTGAATATAAAACAATAGAAATTCCATCAGGATAAAGTGGAATTGCATCTGCAAGAGCTTGATTGTCTTGTCTTGTATATAAAGTAGAATAAAGCTCATTATAAAGAACAGTGTCTACCTAACTTAAATAAAATTGAGTATAACTTGCATGAGCAATTTCCATTAGCGTTTTTAAATCAGTTCCCGTAATGTTATTAAAGAAACCAATCTTATTATCAGAAGTTACATATGGAAATCTAAATCTCGTGAAAAAAGAAAATATCTCTGGAATCTAAATAGGGGTATTATTTGCATCTGCAACTTGAGTATAATTTAACACCCTTCCAGAAGTTGTATCTGCATAATAATATTTTGAATTACTACTTAAATACACATCGTTTGAAGTAATTGTTTTTTCTGACCCTTTGTCTGTAGAAATAACATAAACAGGACTAACTACCTCAAGTTTTATGGCTTGTTCATCACAAATTAAAGAATTAGCCAAAGGAACTACAGAGCTATAAACTGCATATTCAATATAAAAAGTATCTTCTTCACTATATGCTTTACCATATTTATCATGAATGGTTATTCTAACTTTATAAAAATTGTTTGTCTCAAAACCTTTAAAATTCCATTCAAGAGAAGAGTCATAAATATCATCAGATTCAGCAATTAAAGTTTCATTATTATAATTGTCAATTGAATACAAATAATAATGATAATATTTAATTTCAACATTATTTATAGAATTCCACGTACCCAAAAAAGCAACATCTCTCCATGGAGCAGGAACAGACTAGTCAATATTTATATACGGTATATTTTCTAAATCCAATTCACGGTAATCTTTATATTTAATCCCTAATGTTGGAGCTTGTCGAGCATATAAAACAGCATTTGGAATAGAATCCATAAAATCAGTATAAACTATATAATCAGTTTGAGGAACAATTATTTGCTAAATATCACCTGTACTTTGAGTTGCAATTTTGCAATTTCCTTTTAACAACCATTGAGTATTATCAAGTTTATTAAAAGTAATATCAGTTTTCTTTCCTGCAACATATTGTCCTAATGTACTAATTTTTTGTGTTATATTTAATCTCACGCCATTTTCCCAAACAATTTGAGGAGGATTTAAAGCATCTGATTTAATATTTATATTTGGTTGAACAAAAATTTGATGGTCTGCTTCACTATTCCAATAAGAAGTCATAATTTTAAAATTGGGATTCGTAATAGGAGTGCCACCTATTTTTCTCTCGGCAGAACTGTGGTAAGTTTTTTGTGAAAATTGCGAAGAAGATGAAGTCAAATCTTTTGTCCAAAGTTTGTAAGTATCTCCATTTTTGGGAACGGTTGCAAAACCCTCCTATAATCTAATTTCACCAGTTTCTTGTCCATATCCAATAATTTTTCTTTTTACACTATCATCGTTATTTAACGAAATATAATTGCCTAATTCAATATCATCATTTGGCTCGACATAAAAATTATTTAAAGTATGCTAATCAGAAACATTATAAAGAGTAAATGTTTTTCCATTCGTATAATTATATGTAAAAGATTCGGTTAGTTCAATTTTTATAACATCTTTATTCCAACCTAAATCTGTATAAACCCAGTTAATTTGTCTACGTTCCCTATAAGGCCAAGTAGTAGGATAAGCCAAATTATCTTCATTTGGAAGAGTAATAGTCATCATACCATCATTTTTACTTGAAGCAGATATCTCTATCCATCTATCATATTTAAGCTGGTCTTTAACTAATTTCTTAGTTTCTTCGCTGCTAATGCCACTTAAATCCACCCAAATAACAGAAGTAGTAGAACCAACGGTAAACCCAGAACAAACTAAAGTTGTTGGGTCTTCATCTGCTGTTCTTGGAGAATGATTTTCGTACATTCTAATATTCCATTGATAATCCTTTCCATTTTGAAAAGACTAATTTTCTTCGCACTAAGCTGTCGCTGACAATCCTTTTTTTCCTTCTTCTTTAAAAGTAACAAAATTACCAGAAGAATCCACAGTTAAATTTAAAGAAAGCTGCTCTTTATTCCTAATTTCCTACCCTAATGCTTGAGAAGGCTAATTAAGAATCGTTGTAGCGCCATCTCCTGACAAAAAATTGACAGAATAAGCTTTTACAGATGTTCCAAGGGTGTTAACCTGAGCCTAAAATGGGTTCCGAGCGGTAGATAAAATATCTATTTCATTCAGGTTTGGACTTAGCGAAGATGCTTTATATATCATTTCTTTTAACTCCTTTCGTTATTTTTTCGTCTAAGGGATGAGGTGTGGCGAGTTTTTGTTCCACACCACACCCCTTTTTTCTTACTCTTATTATAAGCTATTTTTATTTAATTGTCAATAAACTTTTCCCGATTTTTTATCCTCTTTTTAAGAATTTTATTTTGGGTAAATTTATCCTCTGGTTTTACGAGTTACATTCCACCTTGACCCCATTGCTGTAGTTACTCCACTCCAGAACTTAGCAGGGTCATTAACTCCCTCAAGTACAACATCACCCTAAACAATATACTGTGTACCACAATTATTGTCAGTTCCAGTGCGTTCCATCTCAGGAAGTCTCGTGGTTGCCATATTGCGCAACAAATTATAAGCTTGGTCACTATTCAAGACATACTCAGGCTTAGAAGGCGTACCATGTAACATCGCAAGTCCTGTATAAGTTACAGGTCCTTCTTCAATACCAGTAGCATAACGAGCAACATTATTTTGGTTTTTGCCCCCACTAGGTTTAGCCGAAGAAGTATAACCTTTGCTCTTTTTCCATCTTTCATACAATTCCTGATTAGAAGGAACTCCCGCTGAACCTAAAGTAATACCCATAGCATATGCTTTATCTGTTCTATATTTAGCTAAACGCCAAAAATCATTGTCATCTTTGGCAACGAGCATTAACTTGCCATAATCAATATTTGCGGACCAATTTGTTCCATAAGGAGTGTTTTTTTTATTATTATTACTTGAACTTGAAGAACTTCCAGAATTATTTTTGCTGGAATTACTACCAGAATTACTTGAAGTAGGACTGTTTGAAGAAGAGTTAATTCTGTTTGGAGTACTATTAGAAGAATTATTTCTTCCCTGCCCAGACAACCACTGCTAATAAAGTTCATCATTACTTTGATATCTAAACTTATTACCAGCTTTGTCATAACCATAACCACTTCCGTCAATGGTAATGCCCATTCTACGAGCTTTTTCATCACGATAAGCAGCCCATCTCTTAAATTCTCCTTCATTCCTTGCAGCCAACATTTTTGCGGCGTAGTCTGTATTCATATCAAGGTCAGAGAAATCATAAGTGTTCAAGTCATCTTCTTTAATATATCCGTTTTGATTATTGTTCTTATTATAGAAATCAGAAGTGTCTAATAATTCAAGTCTCTGTCTACGCAATTCTGCTAATTGTTCATTAGCTTGACGATAAGGTGTAAGCAAGTTGTCTTGGAATATCGTAGTATAATTCTTGTAGTTCTGCTGAACATTAGAATTAAACTTCTGCATATCTGCTGTGATACGAGCACGAATCTCTTCTTCGGAGTTCGCATTCATAAGCTCTTTCAGAATACGTTCATTCTCAAGACGTTCATACTCCTTATAATCCCATTCAAGCTGCTCAAGATATTTGTCCCAAGCATCTATACGGTCTTGAAGAATTTGTTGCTCTGCATCTTTCGTATTGTTGAGGTCATCAAGGCGGTCTTGTTTATAGAAATCATCAAGGTCTTTTTGAGCTTCTTTGAGTTTAGTTGGATTGGATTCGAACACCCAACCAATCCGCTGTCTATACCATTCTGTTACTTTAATGACTATTATTAATAAAAATAATAGCGGATAGGAATTTCTTCCTATCTCTTACGTTTCATTATTATTTCAAGATTATATCGTAAGTTCGGACTGTATCTTATATTGTATATTTCAACAATATGATGGCGAAGGTCTTTATATTACTATAAAAACCATTACAGTCTCTTAGGATTCTTAATATGATTTATTTAATATGAGTTATATCGTTTCTTCTTTGTCCAGTGACAATTTTGTAAACATATCCTTCTGTTGTATTATATTTCTCAGCTATTTCTTTTTTAGAATGTCCTAACTTATACAAATTTACCATCTCTAAAATATCCTTATCTGTATATAAATAAAGGGATTTCTTTTTCACTTTTTCTTTAGGAGGATTACGTTTTAATTTTTCTTCTTTGTAATCCTCTTCTGTTAAATGAGTTATTGCGCTCCATGTTTTACCAGATAGGATTTCACTCAAACGAGCAGAGACAATATTATATTTCTCACAAATCTTTTTTGACGATAGCTTGTTTGTATAATAATCTTCAACCATCTTTAAAATTTCTTCTTTAGAACGCTTTGAATTTACAGGATTATATAATTGTCTTTCATTTCTTGTGATATGTTTAATTCCAGTTCTTTTTGACATAATTCGTCCCGATAAAATATCTTGAACCCATTTAATAGGAACATTCATTTGTTCTGAAATATAAGAATTAGATTCTCCTTTTTTATTTCTTTGAATTACTTCATCTATTTGTTCATTAGTATATTTCAAGCCTTTTTTCATATATTTTTTCAAAAAGGTTTTATCGTTATAATAGAAACCAGTAAATTCGGAACAAATAATACCAGTTAAAATATTATAAATGACAGTGTAGCCGCAATCATGCTTTTCAGCTAATTCATTTACACTACCACATTTTTTATATTCTTCTAACAATTCATTTATTTTATCTTTAGTATCAAACATGCAATGATTAATACAATCTCCCCGTTCTGTCATATTATAACCATTGCAATTATCAAATCCTATATAAGTGTTATATTTCTTTATATAAAAAATTTCTTTCTCATTTAATTCTTCGTTATCGCATTCTTCTAAAACACTCCATTCAATGTCGTTCCAACCATATTTTCTGATAGCATTATAAAAAAGATAAGGCTTATCTTTAGAAGCTTGTAAATGTTCTTTTTTTCTGTCTTCTAAATTATTTCTACTTGTCTATCCAATATAACTTTTGCCATTAGTTTTAAAATAAGCTTGATAAATTAAACCCATATTTCCTCCTTTCCCCAAAATAAAACTAAATCATATTAAGTCTTTCCTAAGTCTCTACCATCTCTGGCGTTTGACTTATATAGCCATCTTTATAGAGAGCATATTTTGGTTCACTCTCTCCTTCTCTTTGTTGGCATTCTTTTTAGCCAAGAGAAGATTTTCAAGTTCTATTGCCCTTTCACGCTCTTTATTAGCGTCTTCCAAAGGCTTTATTTCATCTTCATAAGCTTGCTCAATAGCATCAATAGCATCTTGCAACTCATCCTTGTAAAGATTAATTCTATAAACAATTGCATCATATTGCTTTTCTTGAAGTTCCGTTTTATCTTCCAAAGCATTTATCTTAGCTTCATGTAAAGCAACCGTAGCTTCATTCAAACCATCAACAAGGTCTTTAATTTGTTCATCAGTTAAATCAGACACATCTTCCAACGCCTTCTGATAAACATTAACTTGATTTTGCAATAAAGTACTCCTACTTGCATAGTAGCTTTCAATATCAGAAATTCTAATCCACTCTTGAGGTTTGGAATCTTCAAGAAGTTGTAGCTTATTAGAAAGTTCTTCAATTTGTGCAGAAGTTCTATTAACAACATATTCAGTCTTAGAGTCAATTAAATCAAGATACTCTTGTTGTGCTTCACGATAAGCCTTAGAATAATCACTGTTGCCAAAAGCAACGTAAGCACGAGCCTCCATTTCACTCATGCCTTCGGTCATGTAACCATAAACTGCTTGACTGAAATTAAATTGAATAGAAGCTTTAACAGCTTCAATCTATTTATCAATTTCTGCAAGAGAAGCATTCATGGCCGCATCATAAGCAGAGCTATTACTCCACGCACTTCCCTTTACATAATCAAGTTCACGGTCACTTAACTTCTGTTGCCATTCAGAAACTTCTTTTCGCAAATCAATCTCATCTTGAAGCAAACTATTAAGGTCTTTCTGGTTCTCAAGAAGTTCTTCATAAGTATCAGAAGTCTTAACTAATTGCTGTTTCATCAGAATCAAAGAATTAATAGATGCCCCATACAATTCAAGAATCTTGTATTTATCTTCAACCTCTTCATCATCAAGGTTATTGATAGCTTTTTGATTCTCAATATAATTCTTTTCAGCATCCAATCTTTCTTCTTCTGTGAGATTAGTATTTTGCATCATGCCTTCATAATAAGCGGCTAACTTTTCGAGACTTGCTCTCTTCTTCTCGAAATACTGAGTATATCCAGTAGGAGTTAAAGTCTTTTCATCGAATACCTTCATAGCCTCCCATTCTTTGTCGATTAAAGAATCATAGGCTTTGAGAAGGTCAAGAACTTTATCTTTAGTGTCCTTTGCGGCTTTACCAGCATTCTTTATTGGTTTTGTATAACCTTTCTTGAACGCTTTAGCTAAATTGCCAGACTCAAGCATATCCTAAACACTATAAAGCAAGTGCTCACGCATAGCAATATTACCTTCATCATAATGAATATTTCCATCTTTATCAGTATGAGTCTTAAATTTAACATCATAACCAGTAACTTTGCCAGTTTTATCTGTAGTAACAACTTCATCAAAACTACCAACCAAACTCTTTAATTCAGATTTAGTAGCTTCAATCTGTTTTTGCAAAGCTTCAGAATTACCGGACAAATCAATAGTCTTACTCTCCAAAGCCGATTTATCTGTAGGAGTGTACTTAATACTTTTAACAGCTTTTACACTGCCTACATCTACTGTTTCTCCATTTTGAGCTCTATTCAACAAGGAAGCAGCATTTGCAGCCGTTAAATATTGGTTAGCTAAATTAGCAAGAGCTTCTCCTTCTGAATCATAAGCATAAACTTTAGCCTTGGTAGATTCAACCAAAGCATCAGAAGTTTCAATATAAGTACCAGACAACATCAAAGTTTGAAGTTGATTCTTTAATTGTGCAACTCTTAAATTATCTTCTTGAATCTGTGCTTGTAAACTAACAGCAATAGTCTAAAGTCTAACTTTATTCATTATTTCTTCAGCATCAGTTTTAAGCACAATATTTTCTCCTTCAATCTCCAAAGCATTAATATAATCAGCATTTGTAGAAAGAAGTTCAAGAGTGGTTTCAATACTTAATCTACCAGAAGAGGCCATTTCTTCTCTTGCATCTGCAAGCTGGTCAAAAATATTGGAAACATCAGAAAAAGCTTCTTTTAACTCAGACCAAGATTTGATATAACCATCCGGCAATTCCAAATCAGAAAAATATTCTGAAGACATAGTTTCAGCAATCTTTTTGCCTTCATCCAAAACAGTAGAATAGGCATTATCATAAGTTGCCCTTAACTAATCAGCTAATCCATTTTCATCAAGGTCTCCATTATTAAGAGCGTCTTGAACTTGATTTAAACTATTTCTAACTGTTTCTGGGAATTCTGCAAACAGCTCATTAAGATTAGAATTCTTTAAATCGTATTTATCACTATTAAAGACTTCATTAATCTTAGTTTCAAGGTCATTCATGGCGTTCATATCTTCAAGATATTTATTAATTAAGCCATTCTCGCCAGTTAATTTAGTGGGAGTTTCTCTGTCTGCATAGAACATAGAATTAACAATGCTTTGATTTGTATCCACGCCATTAGAGAAATATCCATCTGTACCCATCCAATTAAACAACTTTTGACCTTGAGAAACAGTAAGAGAATTAAAATAATCTTCTGTAATGCCCCGTGGTTGTTTACTAAAACCATATTTGTCTTTAAATTGCTGTGCTATATTCTATTTGTCAATAATTTCCCCATCAATGACTTCAAACCCGATTCCAATAACAATCTTCATTAAATTTTCATCGTCTTCAATATTGGGGAAAGTCTTTTCAAGATATTCTTTTAATTGAGTTCTAGCTTTATTAGCATCAGCAACAGTCATATCTGTATTTATCTTTTCATCAGTCGCTTCAACTAAAGTTTTAAAGGTTTCATCAGAAACCAGTTTGTTTACAGAATTAACCATATCTCTAACTCTTTGCTTATACGCTTCTGGAGATAAAGCGTTTCCTGCTGCATCGACAGCATCAATAGACCCAATGGCATTATCGAATAAGTTACTGGTTACATCATCAACATCTTCATAAGCACCAATAAGTCTTGCGTAAGCTTTACCAGATTCGCTTAATGTTTCTTTAGCGCTTATAATAGCTCTATCATAAGCATTTTGTGCCGCATCAACAGCAGCGTCTCCCGCTTTATTTTCAGCCTATGCTTCTTTTATTTTAACATCAAGGTCTGCAACTTGATTTTCAAGTGTGTTAATATCTTGATGTCCAACTTTATTTTCATATGCCTTTTTAGCTTTATCAACATTATCCTGAGCAATAACTATTACGTCATTTAAATTCTTTTCTCCATTTGCTTTCCTTTGTTGATATCCAGCAAGTTTCTTTTGTGCGTTAGTTAAATCATCTTGAAGTTGTTTTATTTCAGTATCATCATATTCTTCACGGGCTTTGTCCAATTCTTTTTGTACTTGGTCTCTTTGTTGTTGCAAAGCTGTTACATCTGTATGATTATTCGCCTTATCAGCCCTTGCATTATTCAAGTCTGAAAGTGCATCTTTATATTCTTGAGCCGCAGTATCCAAAGTATCTTGTAATACTCTTTCACCATCAGAACCCATAACCATTCTCTAATCCGCCAAAGTTTGTAAAGAATCTATTAACCGCTTAACCTTATCAGAAGTGGTTTCCATTTCATTGCCCATATCAGCAATAGCATTGCCATTTTCATCTGTACGAATGCGCAATTCAGGGAATGCTTCTACTAATTGATTACTATAATCAAGGAATTTTTCATATTCTTCATCAGTAAGAGAAACATTTCTTCCTAAAGAATCAACACCTTTAGAAAGCTCATCATATTTCTAAGCGGTAGCTTGTAAAGATTTGGCGTTAGTTAATTCTTCTGCTGCATCTGTAAAAGCAGTTTTAGCTTCTTCTATCATTTTTTGTTGGTGCTTTTTATATAAAGCATAACCAGCTCCAATAGCTAAAGCTGCAACTCCAATACCGAGAACAGGTCCTAAAGCCATAGCGCCTGCCTTCATGCCAGTAAAAATAGAACCTCCTGCCGCCATAGCGTCAGCAAATGCAAGAGCCATAGTGGAAGTAGCTTTTCCACCAATACCCATACCTATCATGGTTCCTAAAGAAGTAGCCCAACCACCGCCGAGAAGATTCTCTCCAATAGCCGCACCAGCTAAAGCACCAAGACCAGACCCAACCATTGTAGCGCCACCTTTTAAAGCCGCTCTTTGAGGACTTGTCCTAGAAGCACCCTCTAAATCATCTGCAATAGTTCTAACTGCTGCGTCATTACGTCTTCTTGCTAATTCTTCTGTAGCTATCTAAAGCTTTTCTTCATTAGTCAAGCTTCTTTGACCTTGAGTGATTTGTTCAGTCCTCAAACGAAGCTCTTCCTAATCTATAGTAGACAACATAGCATCTACCCATGCATTGTTTTGGTCAGCCAAGTTTTCTTGCAACTGTAATGCAGCCTATGCATCTGTGACCTCGGTATTTTTTAAAATGCTGGCAATGTTTGCTTTAATTTTATCATTGTAATTAAGCATAGAATTTTGCATTGGAACATAGCCATCTACCAATATTTTTTTAGTACTATCGGTTAAATTATCTAAGCTGTTAATAGTATTAGTTAAACTCTTTGCATAATTTTCTTTGAGAGCCACATTAAACGATTCGGTATAATTTGCTTTTAAAGATTCTCCTAAACTTTGCCTTCCACCTTGAGTAAAATATCCCTAAGTTGAGATATCCATTTTATCAAGTTTCATAGAAACGTTAATACAAGAAGATACAAATTTAGACCATGCATTTTGCATCGCGCTTCCGAAACCAACTGAATTCATTGCGGCAGTTGCTAATAAAATAGCACCCGCCCATGCCACAAGATTATCAGAAACTTCTGCGACAGCATTATAGAACCAAATTAAAGTGTCAGATTGATTAAGAGCTAAAACCCATTTTTCAAGAGCAACAGTAATTCTATTCTTAGCAGCTTCAACGCTATCAGTATAAGACTTCATCTTTTCGATAGCAGTACCATATGCATTAGTAGAAATTTCTTCGAACTTTTCAACAGCATCCCAGTTTTCAAACAAGGTAAGCAAGTTTTCACGCTGTCTTACGCCAGCCAGAGAAGTAGCAATACCAGATTTTTGAACATCTGTATATGTATTCCACTTACTAGCAATTTCATCCATGATATCATCAAAGTCTCTAAAGCTGGATACAGAATCTCTAATATTAATACCCAACGCACCAAGAGCTTTTTCAACATCATTTAAGTTAGCCCATTCATCGGCATTGTAATTCTCGCTTTCAATATCAGCTTCAGCAGCTACAAATTTACCAGCAGCAATATTCTGATAACGTGCGTAAACCGTTTTCATCGTTTCTGTTACTTTTTATGACCTGTAAAAAACAGGCGGAGAAGGTTCTTCTTTAAAGTGTCTTTACACTTGACCCTCTCTCTCACGTTTCATTGTTAGATTATAGCGTGAGACCAGACTTTCGCATCTTCATCGAAATGAAGTTTTTTCGTTAAGTCGTTCAGGTTGTCAAATTTAATTCTTTTTCAACATATTGTTTAATTTGTGGATTGAATATTAACTCTCCGTTTACAAGAGTATATGCAGAAGAATGGTAGCTTTGTAAAGATATATTGTTAATAAATTCTTTTATTAACTGTTTACACAAATTTAAATTATTGTTTATATCATCTTCCCATAAATATAAAATATTCATCCGAACTTCTTTCATTTTTTTGTTCTTCCTGATATCCTTTTCAATTGTTATTTTATTTTGAAGAGAGTTAAAAATATCTTTAGTATAATATCGGCTATCTTTATGCCAATATCTACCCATAATTTCTATTCCTTTTGTATTAGAGAGAATTATATCCATGGTATATTTTCCAAAACGAATTTCATCCTAATGAAAAATTTTCATCGAATCCAACAAAGAATCTATTTTTTGATGAGGCTTTGTCATTTTAGTTATTTTAGGTTTTCCTTTTATATAATGTTCAACAAAACTTTTCTTAAACTCTTCACTCTCTGTATTCCTAAAAATATCTATATCCCTGCATAATCTTGAACAATATTTATGATTACTTTTATAAGGAATAAATTTCTTTTTACAGACAGGACAGGCCACTTCGTTAGAATGCTCTTTCCTATAGTTATCTCCACATTTTTTACAACAAAATCTTAAAGGTTCTTTATCAGTTTTATTTCTTGAAGTAACAAAAGATTTACCACAATAATTACAAGTCACATTATAATGTCTATCTCTTTTATCTTTATTGTGATATTTTTCCTTACATTCATTGCAACAAAAAATATTATTTTCTTTTTTCTGCAAAAATATTTTACCACAGTTTTTACATTTTACATAACCATGATTTTTTCTTTTCTTTGCATTATCATACTCTCTTTTACATTTATCACCACAAACTTTGGAATCTTTTCTTTTTGCTTCGAAAATTTTATGACAAACAACACATTCTTTTTCCATAATATCATCCTCCTTTCTTATTTAGTATTTAAGAATTAAATTAAACTTACCCCTTGTTATCCTTCTCAGGATTTCCAAGTCAATTAGAAAAAATTTTACTAAAGAGGATTATGTATTATCCCTCTTTGAGAGCTAGAAATTAACTCTCACCAACAGATGCAGCACTCTTTTGAGTTACATCTGTAATAGTGGTAAGATATGCTATATATCTGTCTAAAGTTGTACCAGCCATTTGCGCAGAATTACTTGCACGAGACATAGCTTCTGCCAAATCACCAGCACTAATGGCCGCCGCCATGTCAACCGCACTCAAGCGGTCCACTACTCCTTGGATTTCGCTTGCTTCCAACTTCCAACCCTTAAGCACACTAATCAAGTAACTCGTAGCATCAGCACTACTAATCATACCAAGGGTACTTAATTGCATAGAAGCTTCAGTTAATTGAGATGCTTCTTGTCCTTCATAACCAGCACGAAGCCAATCGTTTGCAGCTTCAGCAATTTCTTCGGTAGTTTTACCAATTTCTTTTGCTAAATCATTAAACTCAAGCATCATATCATGGATACTATTCTTAGTATACCCACTTGCGATTTGAAGGTTAACCATTTTCTAATCCAATCTTTCTGTAGCAGAAATAAAGTCATTAAAAACTTTCTATATTTGTTGGAAAGAAAATATTTGCATTATAGCCATTCCAATTTGGGAAAAGCTATCTTTAAAATTATCCTTAAGTTGAGTTAAAAAGCCTTTGGTTTGATTAACAGAATCTCCAACTCTATCCATTTCAATCTGGTTATTATTTAGGATACGAGTTCTTTCTTGCTCTAATTTATTAATTTGCTCTTCTGTTAATTCAATACCATTTAAAGTTTTCTTTTGTTCATCATATTTATATTGGTTTGCTAAATTGTTTTTCTGACTTTGCAGAGAATGAATAAAGGATTTGTTTTCAATAGCTGCATTTCCAGTTAAAGACATTCCCTTGTTTTCTGCTCTGGCAATTTCTCTTTCAATTTTACCTTGTCCTTCAAGGTTTCTATAATAACCAGTTAAAGTATTTTGAAGAGTTGGGTTGTTATTTCTTGCCGCTTGAGCATATTTAGTATCAATGTCTAAATTCTTTTGATTTGCTTCTCCCACTGTAGTTCTAAGAGTATTTAATTTCTTAGCTCTTTCACTCTCAGTTAAATAAGTGGCTTTTGTAATTTCTTCTTCAATTCTCTTCTCATCTGTTATTTCACCAGTAAGAGTAGAAATTTCACGAAGCTTATCAATTCTTTCTTGCAAATTAGCAGAAGCATTTTGTTGAGCTACTTGCTTGTCTCCTGTTAAACTTTCAGCCTTAATATTAGACTCTTTCAACTAATTTTGGAGACTTAAAAGTTCTTTATATTGACTTAAAAGTAAATCTAAATCTTTTGTTGCTTCTGTATTTTGCGTAGTAGTGATACTTGTGTCATTTTTACGCTGCCTACTATTACCAAGAGCATTTATTTTACCATGTTGTAAAGAAGCAAGTTCGCTACCCTTATCAGATAAAAGAATATCTCCTATCGCTATTTTACTGGCTTCCCGTGGAGCATTTAAAACCTTATAATCAAGATTCTTTTCTGTCATAATCTTCTTTTGAAGATTAACAGTGGCTTGCATGGTAGATATTTGCTGTTCAAGCTTTTGAGATTCTTCACTTGTATAACCAACGCCATTCTTGGCTAGTTCTTCTTGTTGCTTCTTTAAATTGTTTAATTGAGTTTGATAATTAACTAATTTCTAATATTCTGCCAAATAACTACCGATAACGGATTGCTCTCTCTTATCAATATTGCCATTTTCATCGGGAGCATAAGAAATAAAATTATTATTAGCTGGCTTTTCAGACATAGGAGGTTCTGACCTACCAAAAACTCTTCCTGTAGTCATCTCTCTGCTCATGAGAGTAGCTTGTTCATCCTTGGTTAAAGGTTCAGCCTTACCATCTATAATATCATTTGCTCTAACAAGAAGGTCGTAAAATTCCTCTTCAGTTAAAGCCATGTGCTGAATTAATTGAGTAAATCCATCTTTAACATCAGCGATAAAAAGTGAGAAGTCTTTGTCTGTGTCAATTCCACTTTCTTGGTACAATTTCTGGAATTCTGGATTTTGAGCGTTAGCTAAAACACCATATAATTGTCCCGCAAGCTAAAAACTTTCTGTACCATAAGTCTTACCAGTTTTGGTATCAAGAATAAAATTCTATGGCGAACCATCCGAACTCCTTGCAATCTAGTCAGGCGTAAAGGAATAATCAAAAGTTCCTTTAGGACCACTAAAACTCGCAGCCATAGGAGTTTCAGAGAAAGGAGTTAATTGAATATGAGCATTATTTATTGCTTTAGTATAACTCTCGACAGCTTGCAATAAAAGTTGTTCAGCGTTGTCAATACCAAGCTTGGATAAAAGGTCTGCTTTTTCCTTTAATACTCTTGCAAATTGTTCTTGAGCGTCTACTACTTCTGTAGCACCATTCCATTTTACCTCAACATCTTTTCCAGCAAAACCTTCAACTCCAGAAAATCCAGTTTTACTTAAAAGGTCAAAAACCTCATGCTCTAAATTGCCTTTTTCTCTGCTTATAATAGCATTTTTCTTTTTAGCAAAATCTTGTGCGGTCATGCCAATCTTTTCAGCAGTTAATTGTTCTCCTTTGGGAGTGTTTGCAATAGCAGCCATAAAAGCTTTTTCATCGGCAATAGCTGTTGCAGAAGGAGTAAAGCCCTTTAAAGCTCCACCGAGTTGAGTAATACTTCTTAACTTATTACCATTAGTATCGGTATAAGTATGTGTTGCATCATCGTAAGATTGCAAATCTTTATATGTATATGTAACACCTTTTTGAATTTCAGCTTCTTTAGCGCTTTCACTTACTTTATCTAAAGCGCCCTCTTCTTTAGCTAACTATTTAACTAAATCTTGAGACACCAAAATCTTTTGTTGTTCTGCCTCTGCCGCAGATAAAACTTCTGTTTCATGTTTATCTAAAGCAGTATTAACATCAGTTATAGCCGCCTCTTCTTGTTGTAAAGCTTTTTCTGTTTGAGACGTTTCGTTTGCCATAGTAGGAGTAGATTCCATTGCTTGTTCTATTTGTTGAGAATCTTGAATTACATTGGTTTTAATTTGTTCAGAAGCATCCTCAACTGTTGTTGCAGCTTGTTCTGAATAGGTAATAAGCTGTTTTAATAAACTATCAAACGTATATTTAACAGTTTTACCGTCTTCTAAAAGAGCTTCAATAACTTGCCGAGCTCCTTCTCCTTTTATACCAGTAATTGTTCCACCAAAAGTCCGTCTAACAGAATTTTTAGCAGTAAAAGAAGACCCTTGAGAAAAGCCAGATTGCTTTACACTTTCTTTTAAATTCTTGATTCTTTCAGCTTCAGGATTCGTGGGTCTTGCCACAGGAACATCAAAATCATCTTTTCCCGTGTTCTTTTTGCCTTTTCTAATAACTGGAGTTTGAGCCATAACAAGTTCATCCCAGTTTTTATAGTGAAAATCTATTTCGGCCTGAATTTCTTGAATACGTTTTAAATTTTTATTCTTGCTTGCTTCACTCTTAGGATTAGCAACTAAAGCTTGTACTCTTGCAAGCTCTTTCTTTTTCTGTTCAAGAATACTTTTTGCAATCTCAGCATTTTCTTGGGGACTATTACCACCATAAATATTACCAGTTAAACCAGCTTTGTTCTACAAATTGGTAGTTAAAGCAGGAGAAGGATTACTTGTAATTTCTTCCCAGTTTACATCCTAACCTCTGATACCCTCTCTTTGATAATAGGGAGCATTCACTCCTTTGTTTGGGTTAAGGGCATTGCCAGAAGAACTCACTCTATATTCTACAGTATCTTCCACCCATCTTTGAGCAGAAGCAGTAACTCTACGGTCTCCATCATCTGTTTTTACAACTTTAGAAATAGTTCCGTTCAAATTCTCGTAAGCTTTAGCAAGGACTGTAATAAATTTGTTAACCCCTTCTTCTGTTTGACCAACCACAGAAAAGAATGCTTGTAATTTATCACTTACTTTATCAGATTCGACTGAATCATAGCGCTCTCTTGCAGCTTTAGATTCTTCGTATTTTTGAGCTATTTCAGGATTTTCTTTGAAAAATTTTTCTCTGTATTTTTCTTCTTTGATAGGTTTAAGTCCTTGTGCCTATCTTGCTTGGTTCAAATTATTTAAATTATGAGAAAGAGATGCATCCATTCCCTCGGAAAAAGCATAAATTTTAGAAATAGAATTTGCAATAGTGTTTGCATCCATTCCAGTAAACCGAGGATTACCTTCTGCTATTTTACGAAGTCCTTCTTCTAGCTCAGAATTGCCACCTATTTCACTTACAATATCAGCGAGCCAATTTATTCTCTCAATTGCTTGCTTGACAGCTTCATCCCCTGCTGTTCCAGTTTGTTGAAATGCTAATGCAGATTGAATACGTTGGAATCCTTCAGATAACCCTCCAGCCATCTTACTTCTTTGTTCTTCTAAAACAGCTTGATATTTAGCACTTGAAGTCCCAGTGATTGCACTTTCTAACGTACTATCCCGCTCTTCTCCTTTATATTTTATAGGAATATTAATAGATTGCTGAGATATAACTTCATTCATTTGCTGTTTTGCATCAATATCAACGCCAGCAGTTTGAACTATTTGTTCCACTAATGCTAAAACAGCCTAATGTAATTGTTCTTTATCACCAGACAAACCAGCCAAAAAATCTTTTATACCTTTTTCTAAAAGTTCTCCCTTATCATCATAAGTACTCTCTTTAGCTCCTTCTATTGAGTGCCAAAGTTCGTCTTTGTGTTTTTGGTCAATAACCTCTTGCTATTTAGCACTAATTTGGTCTCTTTTTATTTGTCTTTCATCTGTTCTATCTGTTTTATTTTGAGTGGGCGCTTCAGGCAATTCTCCAACTTCCCACCGTTGAATCTTAGATACTTTACCTTTTAATTTTAATTGTTCTCTTAAAATACCACTAAGTTCACTATTTTTATATAAAGCTCCTCCAATTGAAGATTCTTTGGATTCGAGAGCAGTAATACCACTCTTCATTCCTGTTAAAGCTTCTTCAAAAGCAGCTTTAATTTCCTTGGAAGAAGTATTGGCATAAGCATCTTTAATCACTTCAGGAATCAAAGAAGCTAATTGAGAAATCTTTTGATACTCTTCGGTTCCTTGTTTTCCACCATTTTCTAAAATCTTAAGCTGATTCAACAACGAATTATATGCATTTTCTATTCCTGTATAGGTTTGGTTTCTTAAATCTCCAACCCGTCCAACATTTCCTATATTTGCTAAACGTGGGTCATAAACTCTAATAGACTTTTTAAGCCGCCCTTCAGAATTAGTCGCGGAAACATACTCGCCTTCTTTATTAATAAAAGGAGCAAATGCAGTAGTTCTTAAAACAGAAGTATCAGTACCTTTTACAACACGGCCTTTAGCATCAACATAGTGGTCATCCGAATCTTTTACAAACCCTTCTTGGAAACCTCTAACTTCTATTTTTCGACCCCATTTATCAGAACCAGCTAAAGTTCTTGTGCCACCAGCATGAGTCTTATCTACATATGCTCTGACATCTTTTTCTATCTGTGGACGGCGTTTCTCAAACTCCGCATCCGACATTTTAGATTTCTTTTGCTAAGTTGCAATCCTTTTCATTTCCTCAGCAAAACGAGCCTCTTTCTGTCGAGTAATTTTGTCTTCTTCCGCCTAATTAGTTTTTGCGTTAGCTTCATAATATTTACTCATGGCATCAATTTCTTTATTATACTATTCCTCGGTTAAATTCCTTTTTGCCATGGTTTCAGCTTTATAGTCTACCTTGCCTGTTTTCGCTGCCTTTTCTCTTTCTTTCTTTATTTTTTGTTGATAGGCTTTTTGTTGCTCGGCAGCAACAATAACAGGCTTAAATTCTGTGATTTGTTTAGTATATTGCCCAATCCAAGAATCTAATTGTTTAATAAAATCAACTCTTTCGGCTAAATATTTTCCAATAGTGTCAAATTGACTATTTACACTTCCAATATTGGAAATTTCACCAGACATTTTAGAAATTTGGGCTTTTTTACTAAGAAGAGTCTCTTTTTGTGACTGTAAAGACTAAGTAGAACTATTATTTTTTTGTAAGAAATCTGACCTTCTTGCGAATCTTTCTTGTGCAGTTAAATTCTATCCTTTGATAGATTCTTCAAATTGTTTGTTCAACTTACTCATTTTATCAGTAAGTGTTTTATCTATTTTCTCAATTTCTCGGTCTAAAAGCTAAGTACTTTTGTCCAAGCCAAGCTTTATTTCTACTTCGTATTGATTTTGAGCCATTTTCAATCTCCTCCTTATCCTAATTTAATGCCATATTTTTGTAGCATTTTCGGTTTAATCTATTTATTAAAACGCTTTTCAAATTCTCGTTGACTTCGTGTATAAGCTATTTTATAAGTCTCTTCAATAGGAGAAAGACTTAAATTGTTTCTATTATTATTTGCTCTTGTCATATTCCAAAAATCAAATGTTAATTCTTGTACTTCTTCCCACTAAGATAGTGAATCAAAACCCGCAAAATCCTCTTCGAATTCTGCCTCGTTAAATAAAGTTGTAGCTATATCAAAAACTAAATCTGTATCGCCAAATTGTTTTATTGTAGATTCTCTTACTGCATTTTTGTTAAATGCTTTCTTTTCTTTTTCTATAGGCTTTAAAAATTTTAATTTGTTTTTATTATAAGTTAAATCAGGCCACAAATTTTTTGTACTCGGAACAAAAAACAAAGAATCCATTAAACTATCTTTATCATAATTGTCCCCGTAATAATTATCAAAAACACTTTCAAAAACATTTTTGACTAAAGACATATATTCAAAAGAAACTTCATTCTTGATGGTTGCCATTCTTTGAGGCATTTGTTTTTCTATTTTTTTTACAATTTCTTTACAAGCATCTTCAAATGCTTTTGAAACTGTATTTGATAAATCACTCATATTCTTTTCCTTTCTTTAAACTATTAAAGAGGGAAGCGTTTTACTTCCCTCTTTTAGATATATAATATGTATCTCTAGCTAGAGAACCACAATTTAATGTGGCTTAATCCTTTTTATTTACTTTTTTCTCTTTACCAGTTCTAATAGCTTCTAATTGAGTCAACTTTTTAATAGCTTCTGTAGCTTTATCTGCGTTTTGAGACTTACTTAATGCTTCATAAAGTTCTCTAATTTCCTTAAGAGCTTCTTTATCACTTGCCATCTTATTTAAAAGCTCTTTATTCTTCTTCGCGGATTCTGCAAGTGCCTGATAATTAATATTACTCAACAAACTATCCAAATCTTTCATTGCATAAATATTTAAAGATTCTTGAATCATTTCTTTCATCTCATTATAATCTTTTTCACAATATTGCAAAATAAAAGGAGCAAAAATTGGATAAAGTAAATCATAAGTTTGATAAGTTTGCAAATCTTTGTTAGAAACATCAATCATTGCATACTCCGCAAGAAGAACATTAAAGAACATATTTTTTCTTAAAGAAACAACTCTAATTTCTTCCATTTCAACATCTTGATTATTCATATCAAAAATAAGAGTCATCATTGCTCTCATCTTATCAAGAATTGGAAGATAAGTACGAACTGTTAATTTATTTCCAAAAGCATTTAAATCTTCTTGTTTAATTTTGCCAGAAATAATTTTAGAAGCGTTGTAAATCAGTTCTTCCAGAGTAATTTTCTCAACTTTTTCCTCGTCTTTCTGCTCATTTTTGGTCAAATCGACCTGTTTTTCATCAGATAAAAGTTTGTTTTCATCTGCCATTTTTATTCTCTCCTTTTAATCCTTTTAATTATCAATACTAATACCAAACAAATCTTCAAGCTCTTTATCATCTTTTGGAGCGAGATACCGTTGCGTAGTACTTATATTATCGTGTCTTGCGATAAGTCTAAGTTTTTCAATGGGGATTGGAGGCATATTATTATCAATTAAATGTTGATGTGTACCATTAGAATAATTCTCTAGTGCGCTATGACGTAACGAGTGAACGTTAAAAGATTGCTCTTCTCCAGTCATTTGCTCAACTATCTTTCTCCAACCAACCACCCATTCATATAAATTCCGTGGAGATGCAGCTTTTCCCTCCGCATTTACAAACAACTCAGGGATGTTATCCTCACCTCTTTGTTCTAAATATTTCTTTGCTGCTTTTTTGGTGTAATCAAAATAAATTAAAGGAAAAACCTTCCGTCTTTTTCCTACCACTGGCGAAGTGCAATTCCTATCATCGGTTACACTGTTTTTAAGTACTTGAGCCAACTCATTCTTTCTCGCAGAACTTTCATAAGCCAAAGCTAACAAAGTAGCATCTTTATATCTTTCATTTTCCATAAAATAATTATAGAGTTCCATAATTATATCATTAGAAAGAAATTCAATCTCACGAACAGCTTCTTTAGGCAGTCCCTTAACCTTTGAAGCATTGTTAATTAAATAATTATAATCCTGCTCATTAGAAGCATATTCAAGCATCGTTCTAACCATTGACATAAGACGATTAATGCGTGCCGCACTTACTCCCAATTCTTCGGAATAATAAAGTGTAAAATTACGAAAATCTCTCTTACTTAACTCTAAAATACTTTTATTATCTAGCTTCTATTTAATATAAAGTAATACAATTCTACCATCATTGTAGTACTATGCAATAGTTGATGGTTTCTTTTTCGTCGCCTTACATTCAATTATAAAATCATCAAGTAAATCTTTATTTTCTCGATTTACTTTTTTATATTCTTCCTCATCAAAAATTTTATTATAAGGTTGTTGACGAGCCAAAATTATCATCTCCTTCTATATAATACTCAAACACAAATCTATTTTTGTGGTCTCTATCGCAACACTCGTTACTTCTTCCTTTTAACTAACTACATATACTAGATGGAGAAATATTATATTTTTTACAGGCTTCTTTACTGCTTTCAAAAATTTCTCCTGTTGTTACGCAAATAACACTTTTCTTTAGCTAATTCTTTTTAGGTTTAAACTATTCAGCTAAATTTTTGTCAGCGTATCTCCACAATAGCGGATTACCATTTTTATCCTTGCCGGCCGAAGTCTATTTTCCTCTACAAACCATTGCAATATCACTATGGTCAATTTTTAATAAAGCCTCCACTTCTGCGGCTGAATTGTAAACAATTCCTGTATTTACGCAAACAACAGCTAAACAATTATTATCCCATACTTTTTTCCTCATAATATCTCTATCTGGCTATTTTTTAGCAAAACTATGCTCATAAGCCGCTGTCCTCTATTTACATTTTTTTCGTTCTTCATCTGTATAAACATGAGGATTTTTAATTTTTGCCTCGCTTATCTTTTGTTTTGTTTCTTCAGACAGGCGCTTTCCATACAAAGGTGATTTTTCTCCAGAAATACTCTAAACAAACAATTTTCTTGAATATTCATACTCTTCTGGTGTTGGAACGTATCTATTCTAGCTCTTTTTACCCTTTATGTGACTCATATTCCAAAAAGCCCAAGTTAAACTCTAATCAGACGGGTTTTCTTTTGCCAGTAACTAATGGGCATAAAAATGTTCTTGCGCCAACAAATAAATTAAATTCTTTTTGTCGTTAGTCCCACCTTTACTTTTAGGCTTTATATGATGTCTTTCCATATAAACAGTTTTATATTTTTTGTTTTCTCTACCTTGTTTAATCCTGTTTATGTAATTATCATACTTTTCGTCCTCTAAAGGGACAAATGGGGTAATTTCTTGTAATAATAATTTTTTCATATCTTAAACTCCTTACTTTTTAAAATATAAAAATAGAGCTACAAAGATAATTACTTAGTAAGGAATAAGTAAAATGGACGCGCTTTCCACTGTCTCTTTGCAACTCTTATTTAATTATATCATATTTTTTTATTTTGTCAAGTACTTTAAATATTTTCCTTTCTAATATCTTCAAGCATTTTTTTTATATTATAAGTATAATGAGTCCTCTTTATTTTTTGTTCAATTATAATTGCTCCATGTTGAATACAATCTAATTTATTAATGGATTGTTTATCATTTTCACATAAAAATTTGCTAAAATTCTATATAGATAACCAGTAAGTTACATTATTTGAAATGTCTTCATCATCTCTAAAATTAAATAAAAAACCAGCAAATACCCCTTCCTATTGAGCAAATTTCACTAAACTATTAATCTAATGAGCTTTAATCATCTTGGAAGTTTTATCTTTTATATCTCTCTGTATAGTTAAAGATTTATAACAAGTGCTTTTGCACTCAATAGCAAATAAATTGGGAAGTTCATATACCAAAAAATCACAGGGGTTCTCAGGTTGAAACCTTGAAGTTTTTTCATGCTGCCAAGATAAAGAAGTATCATGTAACCTTAACACAAACAGTTCATCATTCTTAGCCGCTTCTTGAAAATCCTTTTCAAAAGCTTTTCCTTTATTCATCTTTCACCTCTTTTAACCTTTTTGGAATGGGAAAAAAAGAGATAGCCCAACCTTACTCAGTTAAGCTATCTCCTTTCCCATGAACGTTGATTATCCAGTTCAATCATTCAAAACTTTTTTAAGCCACAAACTTTAAGTAAGGGCAATTAATTCCAACCGTCGTAGTAGTCATTATCTTCATAATGCTTCTTTTTCTTTTTACGGTTTTCATATCTATTTCTGTTTCGAGTCTTTTCGTAATCTTCTTCGAATTCAAAAATCTCTTCTTCTTTTTTCTTCTTCACTATCTATTTTTTCTTAAGCGGCTTTCTCTCCTCAAATTCATCATCTCTGTACTAATCAAAAGCCTAATTTTTATTTTTCTTACCCATAAATTCTCTCTTATTTTTAGTTAAACATAATAGAACTTAATATCACTAAGTCCTTTATCATAATCAAAAACAAAAGCAATGCATCCAGCATCAGCCATAGTATATCCACTCTTTGCAGTCCAATTATCCATCTTTGTCATGGCGGAAAGAATGAAAATAGAAACGCCATAATTTTCTCTTAAAGCCCAATCATTATGATGCAAATGACCGCACAACCAATAATGATAAGATGTCTGCCCCCAATCTTCTTTGGCTTCGGTCTGCATCAAACCATTAATACGGTCTTTTTCATCACTACCATGAGTCAAACCAAGAAGAGTCTTGCCAACTCTAATATATTTCCTTGGGAAAGGACTTGCATCAACTTTAACTTCTTCTACATTTTTATAGTATGCTTCAATTATCTGCATTAATGCAAATTCTTCAAATCGAGAATGATTCCGAGAAACAAATACAACTTCTACTTGCGCCACTCTACTAAGCATATCTATAACTTCAATCAAAGCTTCTGTGCCTTTTTTGAAGATAGTATTAAAAGTTCCTTCGTTATCCTGCATGTGAGATTGACTTGTTGTGTAACCAGTAAAGCTACTGTTAAGATAATCGTTACCAACCATATAAATAATCTTTCCCACATTATTCCAATATACAGAATCAATCATCTTCTTAGTGGTAGAAAGCATATTCTGTCTTGCAATTTCCATATTATACTCGACCCCTGTTTCATAGGGCTGAGAAATTCTACCAAAATGTACATCAAGATGACTAAAGAAAACCACATTTGGTTTATTACTAATATCTCCTCTAATATGTTCTGTCTTACGAGGAGATTTAAAGCCTTCGAAATATTTTCTTAGCTCTTCTAAATCTAAGCCACAATCGGTAGGCTTTACAGTAATACGAGAAGAATAAAGATTCTTCAAACCACCTTTGCCATCACCTTGTTGCCAAATACTATTCTTAGCATTAAGCAATTCAAACTGAACTGGATTATATCCGTGTGCTTTTAAAAGAGCTGTTTTATCCGTAAGCTCATCTTCTGACAAAGCTACGAATTTTTCACTTGTTCTCACACCATTACTATCTAAAGTAGTAGTATTCTTGGTAGGAATGTTTTTATTAACAGGTTCGTTAACCCATCCTGAAGCATTAAATTCAGAATAAAGCAGCGCACCTCTACGAATTGTATCAATAGTCAGAGAAGGTAAACCATACTTTTTACGAATATCGTTTGCATTACTCCAAGTTGCGTCACCATCTGAAATATCCATCATTAATTGACGCATTTCACGAAGATAACCTTCGGGTACTTTATCTGTAACTAAAGCCATTTTAAATCTCCTTAATTAAGAATCTGTGAAATGTCATCAACAATATGGTCAACTAAAGAATACTGCAACTGTTGAGCGTCATCCAAATACCAATCAGTCTTCAATTTCTTGGTTAAGGTAGCCTTGGAAATAGTAGTGTTCTCAATAATATTATTATGAACTCTGGAAATCAAATTTTTATATTGTTGATTCTGCTGTTGAACGGCGTTAAAATCGCCCCGTTGCATAGCACTACCAGAATGCAGGAGCGCAGTAGAGTTCTTTAAACAATATCTATGACCTTTATGACCATTAATAAGAATCATAGCACCGCAACTCATAGCACAAGCGAGATTAACGGTGACGATAGGCGTCTTCGAAAGCTTCATAACAGACAAAAACCCCATCGCTGAATACAAATCCCCACCATAAGAATGGACGTAAATAAAAATCTTCTTGCGGTCTTCAACAGGAATATCTTTATCAGCATCCTCTTTGTTCCAGCGAATAATTTGCTGCATTTCTTGAAACAAAGTTTCGTCGATGTCCTTGGTTATCCATAGTTCCCTGTTTTTAAGTGACCTATATTTCTAAACTAAAATAGGGTCTGGAAGTTGTAAATTAGCTTCTGGACCAAGCTCCTCTAAACAAAACAAATCATCTAAAGTATCATTCTTAATTTTATCCATTTTAATACCTTTTAATCCTTTTATTTTATTAAAAAATATATTTGAAAGAACAGTAATTGTTAAACAAACAAGATTTTAACAAAAGGTTAATTACTCCCTGTCCTGTCCTTCTTTATTGCATAAAACGCTAAAGCTAAACTCTAACGTCTTAAGGAACTCCTTGTACACATGGTACATGAGATATGTGGCTCAGACCCGCTTTACGAACCCGTAAATTTGGTCTTCTTTAAGTCCTCACCCTATACTCATGGACACCACATTAAAAAACTGCAAGACTATGCCTCGTAGCTGGCCTAAATATACAACATGGTATATAAGGTGATAAGGTTTATGCCGACACCTTAAAACGCCTTTCTCTTCCGTTTGAAACCACGCATAAAAGTATGTTGGTCGGACAGTTTTAATTGCTACCCTGTGGAAACCTGACAACCCTAATAAGCCTCTATTGTATCACTGGATGGTAGCCCAATATACAACTTCTTTGGCAACCCTGACCTCTTGTGTCAATAGGTTTATTAAAAAAGCTTTATAAAGCTTTTTATACAAATATTTAATTACAATAAAATTTCTGTTGATTTGTTGGCTACAACAACTTTATCTGTCCTATTTCTTTTACTAATAAGCTCCGATAAAGTTTTACTCAGTTCAACTCTATCTTTCATATTACCATGCTGAAGGACAACTTTACCATAACCGCTAGTTCCAAACCCACCGCTGTAATAATCGCAAAGCTCATCTCTTTGCATGTGACTTGAAAAACTATTTAAATTAATTACTCTACAACGACTCAAGATTTGTTTTCCATTGATGGCAACGGTCTTAGTCTTCTTTTGTTTAATTTTCCAAGCCAAAGACCCTTCAACAGAATACCCAATAAATGCAATTCCATTCTTAGCACTTGGAAGGAGTTTTTCAGCAATACCTACAGCAAAACCAGCATTAAGCATTCCTGCGCTAGAAATAAAAATTGCTGGGTCAGGCTTTACTAAAATCTGCTCAATCTCTTCATAATTATTGATAAATTTAACCTTATCCCATGAAGAAGCTTCAATCCATCTCTTAAGTTGCTCATCCTCTAAAATTTCATTAAAAATTTTATTAATTTTACAAGTTAAAGGAGAGCCAACATAAACAGGAATATTAAAATTCTCGTCATCTTTAAACATTTCGTAAAGAATGGTTAAAATTACTTGACTCCTCATTAAAGAGAAAGAAGGAAAAAGCAACTTTCCTTTTCCATCAATACAAACATCATACACAAAAGCTTTAATCTTTTCTAAATCTTTTTCTCTATCTTTTGCTTTAGCACTTTTTTCTTTGCTGGCATAAGTAGATTCACCCACTAACAAATTTGCGTTTTGAATAGGTTCAAACTTATTTGCATAATAAGTTTCAGTTCTAATATTACCTAAATCACCAGTAAACGCTATTTTACGGGTAACACTACCATTTTTGATATATAGAATCAATTGAGCAGCACCAATAATATGTCCAGAAGGAATAAACTCAAACGTTACATCATCGTCTAATTTAATTCTTTCCTTAAAAGGATATTCTTCAATATGAGTAAGCATATCTTTTACATCAGACTCTTCATAAATTGGAAAATATTCCCTTTTAAGTTTTCGAGACAAATCTTCAACATCTCTTAACATAATCTTAGCACTATCTAATTGCAATTCTCGAATTAAATCTTTATTGCCATCAGGCACAATAATTTTTCCATCAAATCCTCTTTTGGTTAAGAGGCTTAAACGACCTGAATGGTCAACGTGCGAATGGGTCACAAATACATAATCTACATTCTTCTCTTTAAATGTAAATCTTGCACTATTAGCCTGATATTCTTTCAAAAGACTTTGATTACCTTGTACCAATCCACAATCGACAAGAATTGTTCGTTCTGGCTTTCCCCATGTAATAACTGTACAAGAACCTGTTACATCTTCTGCTGCGCCAGAATTTTTAAAACTTACTCTAATCTTGTCTTTGCTTTTACTCATACTTTACCCCCTATGCTATTATAGGAACTTATATTATATTTCTATAATACAAATAATACAATTTTTTTAATTGTAGATTTTTGCCTTGATATATTTATAACATTATTATTTGTATACATATAATAACAAATATTAATGTTTTTGTCAAGGACTTTGAAAAAAATCTTTACCGAATAAAATCTCCGTCAAAAAGATGTTTTTCAAAATCCTTGATTTTACTGAGAAAAATACACCTATTTTACCAAATAAAAGTGTCATTTTATTCTCTTTCGCGTCTAAAAAGAGGATGGGATTAACCCCATCCTCAGTTTATTTGTCATTGCTTACTCTTTTGTAAATTTTTGTACCAAGAAGGCAATTCAAATTCAACAGTCTCACCAATAGAGTATTTACCAAAACCGTTCATCGTGAGACCTATACCATTTTCAAGAATTACCCAAGCAGAAGTCTTCCACTTACTATGTACAATACCTCTTGCCCAACCTTCTTTTAATTTAGACTTTTCAGCAATAGGCTTAACTTCTTTTTCAGTGACACTTTTTAACTCCTGCTTAACAGGCTCAACAATTTCTTCTTTTACAATTTCCTTGTTGTGCTTGTTTTTATCATACTTCTTATATTGAATCTGCTTCTCTTTATTTTCTTTTTTTGGAGAAACTTCAATATCAAAAGCGCTGTTCATTTCATCCATTTCTTAATCTCCTCTCACAGCTCGTCATGGCAGGAGAATTTTCCCATGCGCACTTCTAATGACAATATTTTTGATAAGGACAGAGCCGATGAGGTTCTTTCCCATCGACTCTGCACGTTATTCTTCCACCATTTTCCTGCTGTGCATTACTGCAAAGCATTTATTTTAATCTCCTGTTCGTTAATTAAATTAAGCAACAGTAATATTCATAGTGTCGGAAAGTTTGTCATTAGGTACAAACTTAACAGTAACGACACTAGTATCCGCAACGGTAACAATACCATTAGCATAAGTGCTAGAACCAGTGGTAACAGTAACATTATACTGGTCAGGATTCAGCTTAATAGGAGCGCCATCAACAGGGCAAGCATAAACGTTAAGTTCAATCTTATCGCCAGCCTTGGCGGTCTGGTTTTTGTCCTCAATAACAATACTGGCGAACATATCAGCAGCAGTTTTATTCTCAAGAACCTGAACGATTTCAGCATAAACACCGTCGCCATCACAACCAGCACAACCAGAAGCAAGAGCAGAACCTTCAATAGAAGTGTTAGAAACACCAGAAGCGCTCATGCTGAGTTCCTGAGAACCATTGAGCATGAAACGAGGAACCTTGATGATAACCTTACCAGCAAGGGTAGAGGTCTCAACATCACAAGAACCACCGTTGTAAAGATTAGCCTCAAGAATGCAAGTCAGAGTCTTAGGAATGAAGTTAGCGCTAATGGTAATCTTAGAAGCAATGTCGTTGTGATACATATAACGAACACAAACTTCAGTATCCTTCATTGCCTCGCCAAGAGAAACCTCATTTACGCCTGCGCCAGCAACAGCATAACGCTGATAGCCTTCGTCAGTGCCAGATTTCTTAACATAAGCATAAACATTGGTATTACCAACCATAGGAACAGCCTTGTAAGACAGAGTAACCTTACCAGTAGCATCAGCAGTGAGCTTCTCATCTTTAATGGCGTCACCACCGAGTTCAACATCAGAACCAGTGTTCATGGCAAGATACTCAAGGCTAAACATAGCATCAGTCAGCTTCAGGTCAAAAGTAGAAGTATGTGCATAACGACCATAAAGTTTATTGCCTTGTCCAGCGCGGAGGTCTTCGAACGAAATCCCTATGGTAATACTGGAATCAATTAAGGTATTGGCAGTAGCGACAAGGCGCTCGCCATCAAGAAGAGTGGCACGGCCTACACCAGCTAAAAATAACATAATATATATCCTCCTTATTTATTTATTCTTTCCTTTTCTTTGAAAGGTTTTACATCATTTCTTTGTAAAATTTTATACAAAGTATTATTAGATATCTTGTATCTTTCACAAATTTCTTTGTTATAAACACAAGATAAATAAGCATTTATTATTTCTGTTTCTTGAGTTTTAATTCTTCTTTGTTTTTGCCCTTTAGTTTCTATGGAGTAGTCCCTAATAGACAAGAATTCTTGATATCTTTGATATTTTCTTTTTAAATGCAAAGTACTATCTTTATACATCCAATCTAAAAATATTTTAATATCTTCCTATCTATTAATTTTCAAATGAGCACAATTTTCTTTGTTTTGATAAAAAACAATATTAATTGACAAAACTTTTTCTATAGCTGTTTTTAATTCTTTTAGAAAATTAGGATAACCAGCAATATCTGTCATACCTCTTGCTTTTCCCTTATGAATAACACTTACGCATCCATCTCCATCAAATATCCGTCGAACATAATCTCTCAAATATTTTTCGGGAATATAATCTGGAAAATGTAAACAATAAGTTTTTCTTTCTGGTAAACCGAGTTCTTCTAAACGCGAACAAAAATATTTGCTCGTTAATCTAAAATTGCTCGAATAACTTCCTTTTCTACTTCCGTTTGGTTTGTCATAAACTTCATAAATTGGTCTATCACTTTCAAGTAATTTTTTAAATTTTTCTAAAAGCTCTAAATCTCCTTTTTGAAGTTTTATTTTGGCTTCATTTTGTTTTTTAAAATTACAACCATCAGCAGCGAAGAACCCCAAGAAATAAAATTTTTCAGGACAATCTAATTCATCTAGCCAATGTTCATTAAAAGTGTATGGAGATGCTCTACGGTCATCGTAAATTGCATCATAAGCACTTCTCATTTCTATTCCTTTTTTCTTTAAATAGTTTCTTATTGCAACTGAACTCATACCGTATCTCTCACTCAATTGTTCAGAAGAAAAACCACCAAGATAATCTTCAATTACAGAAGTACCATCTAATTTAGATTTACCCATAGCAACTCCTTTCCTTTTAATTATGTAACAGAAGCAAACTTCTTTTGGAAATCATTCATTGTCATGATTTCCTTAGACATATCCTTCTTGTTATCAGTAAATATCCAATGGTGAATGTCTCCATCCTTGAACTAAACCATCCGAGACATAGCACCCTAAATCTAAGCATAATAATATCCCTTAGCATCAATGGTTTTTAGCATTAAAGAAAGTTTTCTCAAACTTACTTGTTCTTTTAACATCTCCATAGTATATGAAGAACTAATAGATATACAAACAAGCATTTTTTCCAAACTTGGAGAAGTGTAATTCTTGTTCTACATCCTCGCCTTTAATTCCATCTCTTCTCTTAAATTAGGGTCAATATACTTATCTCCATCATAATCTAAAATGTTTTGATGCGTGATAATAGCTATAAATTCATCAAGTTCTTTAGGCTCTAAAACTATATCATATATATATAATTTTTTCATACCATTAGCTTCTGTTTTTATACCATAAATATCTCTCATCTTACTTTTACATTCTGGACATATAGCATAATTATTAATAAACTCAAGAGCTTTAACTTTCTTTTCAGTTTCGCTTAAATTATCAGGTAATGTTTCTTGGAATTTAGCATATTCTTTGATAACTTCAAACTAAGTTCGTTTGAATCCACAATGAGGACAAAACAAACCATTTTTTTCATGGAGCACAAGTTCGAACATATTAATTACCTAAGAAGTAACCATAGGTCCATAGTCTTGATTTTCCATATTCTATATTAAATATGCCATATAAGACATACCAATACCTTCAGGATTAGCCACTTTTTTAGTGGTTTCTATTCCATTTTCATCTACAACTTTTATTTCTTTAATATTTTTATCTTGAGTAAAACAAGATAAATTAGCATAAAAATTATAGTAATCTTTCGTTAAAACTGGATAAATTAACAAGCCTTTAAATGGCACTGGTAAATCCAGACCGAAATAGGCTTGTTCGTACATTTCCATTTTAGCTTGTAACTCTTTAGATATTGCCAATTAAGACACCCCACTCATGTAGCATCCTAATACAACTTTAATTCCTTCAAAATTTCTGTTGTTCCAAATTCCATATTGAGCCTATTGGAATCTACTCATCATTGTTGAAAACTCTAAATTGCCAACACCCTGTACATGAGCGCCATTGAGCAAAAACAAAACAGCTTTTAACAAAGTAGAAACACGACTTTTTCCAGTAATAGGAATTTCAACCCCGTCAACCGTATCAACAGGATAAGTTTTATCATCATCACTTGGATTGATATTAATACATTTATTATGCGTAATTATATCAATTCCAAAGTTAACAACAGCTTTGTATCTATCTGTAGGAATAATTTGGTCGATATAAATCTTTAATAACGTACTTTCAACCGTCCAAGCATCTTCAAAATGAGGACTTCTAAAAATACGTTTATCGGTTTGTGTTATATCATCAGAACATATCAAAGAAGTAATCTATTGATATGTCGGCAATTCTCTATTAAGAGCATCTGCATCATTATAATATAAAAGTTTCCAAATAATATGAGTTTGTTCTAATTCTTCAGGAGTTTTTTTATTAGGAGATAACAAATAATAAATTATTCTATCTTCTACTCCATCTAAATTTACAAAACGGTTAAATGCAGATGGTGCATAACTACTATCTAACATTAATAAAAACCTCCCAATTTAAAACTAAAAGTCTCACTAATAGTAACCCCTGCAACATCAGGGTCGATACAAGTAGCAATTACATCTAATGTACCTCTATTGCAAGCTTTTAAATTTTTAATCTTAAAGGTGTTATCACCAGTTTGTTCAAATTCATAATATTTAGACCAATTTTCTTCTTTTATACCATTTAAAACAACTTTGTACTCGAAGTGAGTGGGAAGTGTACCACCTTTGAAACTTAATTCAGTTTCACATTCTTTGCTATTGCCAAGAATTATTTTATAATCGTCACAATCTTTAAGAGTAATATGATACTCCTCATCGTGAAGGTCTTCCTTTTTTGGAATAAGATATAAAGGAGCATTATTAGCGACACGTGTTACAGCATCGTCGTTAGCGCTCCATAAATCTTTATCCAACGCCAAGACCACGAAAGGTATATCTTCTAATCCAGTAAAACCACTTTTTGCAAAAGTTTTGGTAGATGTACTCTTTATAACAGCTTTAACTTTATATATAGCATTATTTTCAATGTCGTTCTAATCTGTACCACCAAGAATAACTCGGCTATTAATTTTAACAGCATTTGAAAAATAATTTAATTGCATCGTGACATACCACTCAGCTTGAGGTATTACCAAAGTTTTATTATAATACTGGTTCATATATTTCAATTCATTTTCCAGTACAATAGGCTCATACCTTATTTCAGTGGCATCTGTTTGACTGTTTGTTGAAGACCCAAGTAATGCAATATTAGCATTACATCTACGAATTACACAAGAATTCCGTGGATTTACAGGAGAATTATTTATAGCAATCCAAACACTCGTATTATAATGTTTTTCTTCCTCTGTCATAACGCTTAAATCCTGAAATTCCAAAGAAAAGCGATATCTTTTTCCAAGAGGATTGGGATATTTCAAATCTCTAAAAGAAATTTCTGCCCAATCTGTACCCAAATCTTCACCACGTTCACCCTTAACATTTCTTATAACAACAGTCTCAAGAGGTGTATATTCAGGCATTTTGGTTGTGTATTCAATTTGTCGGTCTTTTTCTTCTTCTATGTCAACAGTATTATATCTATATTCCCAGTCCTAATCGCGTTTATATTGCAGATTTTGAATATAATAATTATCTCCAACCATATTATGCTTTAAACGAGCTTTGAGCATGATGCTGCTATCAACAATATCAGTAGTATTTAAAATCGCCATTTTAATTCATAATCTCCTTAGCCTTCGTTTTTGTATTTCTTTAATAAATACTCTGCATAATTGATTGATTCAAATATTAACTTCTTAATCTGTCCTTTATCTAATTGATTCGTTAAAATAGCATTGATATTAATTATAATACTTACTAATTCACCATCAAAAAGAATATTACTTGACGAAACATACATCATTATTCCACCACAATACACACGGTAATTATAACTGGAATCGGGTTCTTGAGATTTGTCATATACATAAAGAACTTTCTTCAATTTTGAAACTATTTCTTCTAAGCATATAATTTTCTCATTAATAGATAAAACTACTTTGAAGTTCTTTTCATCTTTATCCATCTTTACCCCCTTCCTATAAACTTACTACCACCCATAAAACGGATTTGCCATGCAAGTCTATTTTGATAATTGTATATTTCTGAATCAAGTTGGTCTACCCATTCATTTTTCGCTTTTAAGATACGGTCATTAGACATAATCTTGAAATCGCTGTCTTGCATTAAATTGCGAATATCTAATAACAAATTGCGTTCTTCTTCTCCCCATGCCTTTACAAGCAAACGAGCAAGAATATCTTTAACATAACCTACCACTAAACTTGTACCATTTACATTTTTGTTAGTTAAGCCTTCAAAATTGTCAGTAAATTCACCAACATAATATTGCTCAACTGCATATTGCTTGCCTTCAGGTAACACATCAGGAAATTCTACAGTGTGAGCTTCTTTATCAATCGAGCCTTGCACCAATAATTCTCCCTCAATATAATTATATACTGAATTATCCTGAATCTCAAACTCAGGGTCAAGTTCGAATTTATTATTCTTACCATCCCCTTCAAAAACTTGCATGATACCTTTTGGTTCTTTATATTGAGATAAACGTAAAGAAACGCTTAGAGGGTTGTTAAACATAGATATTGCATTTTGCAAATAGGTGTACATTATCTTATTAAATTGCAAAGGATTAGTCTCATACGCTGTCGTAATCCTTGGGTCATCAAATAAGGCTATTGCTTTTCGATAGACATCACTAAACAAAATGCCCATTTAAACCCTCCTTATTTGTTTAATGTCTTATTGAATCAAAATTCATTTGAGCCAACAGATTGTCAAAAACACCCTTGTTAGAAATTCTGTTCAGAAGCTCAACTTTACTTCTAACACGATATTTAGCATCATTTTCATAGCACTTTCCAAGCCAATAAGAACAAATAAAGTCTTTATCAGCTTCAGTCAAAGAATTCATGTAATCCTCAAGTTCACGCTCACTCTTCTTGTAAATATTTACGAGGTCTCCCTTCGTAACAACAGCGTGACCCTCTCTCTTCAAACAAGATACGTTATAACGTTCCGCAACGTCCGCGAATTCGGGAGCCAAAAGAATAATTTCTTTATCGAACCACTTACGATATTTGGAAACACATTCCTCAAACTGTTGCCAGCTAAGGACACGTTGTTCACCGAGAGTATGGAAATTAATAGTTAAACCAGTAAGCTGAATAGCAGTTGAAAGACCACCAAGCAATTCACGATTATGAACAATAACAATTTCCTTGTCACTCTTTCTATTACCAAGAATTTCCAGAAGTCTTTCTGTTGTATTAGAAGTATTATCCTGTACTTCTTTTGCCTTAAAAGAACTTTCTGTATCGCCCTCTCTATCACACAAAGTAGATTCTTTGATTGCTTCTGCTAACTTTTCGTTCTTTGCCTTCTCTTCCTTGAGTTCACTACTCAAAGATTCAATTGTAGACTGGAACTTTGCCATCATAGCTTGAATATCTTCTAACGAGATAGAAGACTGAGTAGCAGGAGACTCCTTAACAGAAGTCTCCGCATTCTCAGCAATTTGTTCCTTATTAGTTTCGTTTACAACTTCTTCTGTATTTTTAATAGTTTTCTTATTTACAGCCATTTTTTACAATCTCCTTTTAAACCTTTTAAACATGATAATTAATATTTTTCAAACATTTTACCAGTTTCGAAAAAACATTTATATCGCTAATATTTTCTTTCCATAAAAACTGTAGCATCTTGATAAATGTAATCCAAAAATTTTTTTACACTAATATGAGAAGATATTTCTATTTCTTCAACTTTGGACTAGCTAGATGCATATATATGACCAACTATTCCTTCTGTTTTAAGATTTTCTTTTATCCGCTCTAAAAATTCTCCATTACTTGCGATAGATACTTTTGGAAAATTATTTCTGCCAAAAGTTATACATCCATCGCCATCAAAATACCGTCTTATGAAATGCTTAATTAACTCATCTTTCAAGAAAAGAGGAAACTATAACTTTAAAGATTTTTTGTAAAAAGCTCCGTGCTTTTCTAAATCTTGACAAATTTGAGCATTACTTATCATTAAAGTAACAGTAGAATTTCCAAAATAATTTGTCCCTTTAATCTATTTTCCCTCTTTTCTCCTTATGGGGGAATTTGACCGAAGAATATGTCTTATCTTTTCTAAAACATCTCTATCTTTTTCAGTTAACGTAATTTTTAATTTTGTTTTTGAAGAATCTATATATCCATCAGCATATATAAACCCCAACACCCATGCTTTTTCTTCTGTATCAATACTTTTAAAAATATCTTCATTTATAGTATATATTTTAGGAGGGTGTGGCTTTTTTATATTAATTCCAAACTATTTTAAAAAATTACTAACTGTTCTTGGGTCCACATTATAAGAAGACGCAATATTTCTTATTGTTTCTCCTTTTTCGTAGGAGGAAATAATTTCTTCTTTATATGGACCCAATAAGATATTTTTGTTTGTGGTTCCTCTTTTCATAGAATCTTTTTAGTTAATTATATTAGTTAAGAGTAATAGCTCCCGCTTTACTACCAACAATTGCGTCCATACCCATACGCATATCAACAGTGAAACCGTAGGTATGGTCAGCAGCAAACAAGGGGTCCTTCTCAACAGAAACAGTATTTCCTTCCATGACAACCTTGATAGGCTTATTCATACCAAGAGGAAGGAAATAAATGATATCATCAGGAAGAACGACTTCAGGCTCACCATTAATAGTATTGGGAACAAGAGCGTTGCCCAGTTCAATCAGAGGAACATTCTTGTAATCAGGCAGGAAGCCATCCTTAACGATAGCGCTATCCTCACCATAACGGAAGCCCTTAGCACTGTCGGGAAGAACAGAAGCAAGAGCAATGGAAGTACCGAGAGCATAAACATCAGCACCGCCATTGGCAAGTTTTACCAAACGTGCAACTTTAAGCCAGTTTTCATCTGTAAGACCGTTAGCCATATAGCCAGCGATACCATCTTCATTTTTACCATTAGTATTATTGGTAATAATGGTAGCCATTACCTTGGCAAGACGAGCCTGAATATAAGCGGCAAAAGAAGCACCAATCTTCTGGAGAAGCTTGCCCCAATCGGTCCTTCCTGCGGCCACATGATACCAATCCACATAGAGAGAAATCTGCTCTCTCTTAGCAGAAATAGTATATTCAGTGTTAGAAGCAGTCTGAACGCCACCACGAGCAATACCTTCAGCAAGGCTATTCACGATGAAGAGCTCATTGCTATCGACTTCATACTTAGCGACATCACCGAAACCGACCTGAGTGACATCATAAAGCTGTTCATAACCAGCCGCAGCAACGGTAGGAACGACAGGAGTGATAGCACCAGCAAGAATGGTATCGAAAGTCTCAAGGAATCCACTCTTCTTGTAGACCATAGGATTCTTAATCATATCAAGACCGCTCCACTTCATACCAGCGTTCTCAACACAATACTTCATAAACTCTTCGTTAAAGGTCTTATTAGCCTCAACATACTCAGGGGTGTTGTTCTTACCCTCAATGGACTTCTGAGCCAAAGAATAGCAAGTTTCAACGAGACCATCAGCGACATCTTCGTTGAATTTGTTATAACTAAAAATTTGTTTCATAATAACAAAATCCTCCTTAATTAATTTATAAAAATCATAAAGTAAATATCAATATTTATTTTAAACTATTCAGGTTATTTAAGAACAATTTAAAATTACTCGTGGATAACGGTGCAATAGAATTTCTTACCCTCATTCTTAACACCGATAATCTTATCCTTACCAAACTCAATCTTAACGCAAAGTTTATCATCAGCAGCAACAGCAGCAGGAGCCCACTGACCGTCAGAGCCAGCGATGGCGAACTGGCCAGCAGTAGGAGCAGACTCAAAATTATCTTCGCCGAGATAGAACTCGTCACCAAGCTTGGGGCAACGAACGCGAGTATGAGCACCAGCAGGGCAAGGAAGACCGCAAGTCTTAACACCCTCACTGTAGATAACGCCCATGATTTCGCCCTTAGAAACGCCAACATAGTCAACGATACCAACACGACCAGTGCCAGCATAAGGCTTAATCTCACGAGTATTCATATCCTTCAGACCCTTATAAACCTCATGGTCGATAAGGTCGCCAATTTCAACCAAAGAACCATCAGCGAGTTCCTTGTCTTTGCAAACGCCAGAAACCAGATAGCTTTTAACATCTTCAGAAGCCATCAAAATCTTCTCAATAAATTTCATAATAAAGTTATCCTCCTTTTTTAATTAAATCTTGTTAAGATTTTTCATTGCATTTTTAAGGTTATTTGCGCTGTCGTTCACTTCAGTAACAACAGGTTTATCCTTAACGATATCAGCAGAGAACTCTTTCTCCTTAGCTTTTCTACTAAGTTTTTTCTGAGCATAAAGAGCATCTGCAATTTTATGGTCAACAGCCTCATTAAGTTCCTCATCGGAAGCATAAGTACTGTTATCACAATTTTCTTTCATAAATGCCTTAATATTAGTAGCATTTTCCTCAGTCAAGTCTTCTTCAGAATCGACCAAAGAGCAAGCCAAAGCATAAAGTTCGGCATTTTTTTTTGCATTAAACTGAGCATTAAGAGCGTTATACTTTTCAGTCAGTTCAGCGAAAGAGGTATTAAGAGTATTGAATCTCTCATAAAGTTCATCAGCAGTAAGTTGTTCATCACCGACAGCATAGTGGGTATCCTGAATAACATTACTTTCACCAGAAGGTTGACCGATTAAAATACTGCCATCATCATGTTCTTTGAGGATATCAGTATCAACTTTAGGAGAACCAAGCTCTTCACCTTCAACCTGTCCATGGTCAGCATGAGATTCATCAACAGTTACGTCAGTAGCAGCAAACTGAGCGGGGTCTTCGCAATTTTCGACTTTCTTTTCACCGTCGTTATCCTCAGCCTCGGTTTCCTTTTTACCATCATCATCGTCGTTATCATCATTATCATCATCATGGTCATGGTCATCATCATTTTTGTCATCTTTGGACTCATTCTCTTTATGACCGTCATCCTTATTGCCATCGTCATCTTCATGCGCACAAGTGCAAGGGTTGTTACCGCAGACTTCGCACTTGCCGTCTTCAGATTCACATTCCTTGGATTCAGTCTCTTTACCACTCTCATCTTCAGGATTTTTATCCTTAGAGAGTACAATCTTTTCTTTAGCGTCCATATCAACATTAGCAACATTTTCTTCATTGATGCTATAAGTAGCCTTAAAATTTTCATCCCCAAGACTAAAGCAAACAACATTGTTGTTAATTTCCGTGACACTATAATGAGAAGCATTCTCATCAAAACCGCTATTCAGAAAAGATTCGAGAAGTTGTCTTTTCTCTTCATAGGTCATTGTTTTTGGTTCCTCCCCTCTTTGTTCATTATCCATTGTGATTTCGTCCACTTTTTCATTACCAACTCCATTATCAGGAATGGTGGAATCGAAATCCTCATTTTTATTATCTGTATCAGAACCAGAATTTTTATCTTTATTGTTATTATCTTCCAACTCTTTATAAGCGAAAGACAAGCATTTTTCCTGTTTCTGATAAACAGCGTCATTAATTTTATCAAGAATGGTTAAATGTGCATTAGGGATAGCTTCAGTAACAGCAGAACCAAGAATAGTAAATCCATCGAAAACGAATTTATCTATTACTTCGACTTTATTTTCATCGGTATGACTTTCAAGGACTTCTATTTCTACAGAAATTTTCTTTTTAGTATCCTTAAGCAATCTTTTAACTTGTTTGTAAGCATATTTAGCCCAAAGGACGCAAGTAAAATGCACCCAAGTTTGACCGTCATGTTCGACAATTTCAACCAAATCTTCGCCACGAATTACGCCAAGTGGGACTTCGCATTTACCATTAGTAAAATCAAAGTAATCTTGTTGTAACTCATTATCCCATCTATATTCCATTTCATGAGCTTTAAAATCATCATGAGCGACATCAAAAGCGCCAAGAGCGGGTTTATTATAGAAAGTAGGTTTAGCATCTTGCATAGCAGACACGGGAAAATAGCTATTATTTCTATTAGGGTAGACGTCAGAAATTGCGTAAACGTCGATAGCAATAAAGTCATTTTTTAACACATTCTTAATTTTCAAACTTTGCGGAGAAAGTTCAAATTTCAGAACTTTTTTATCCAATATTTTTCTTCCTCCTTTCTCCTCATGATGTAAATGACAATGATACAGAAGTCATAGCCATTACTTTGTTATTCCAAGCCTCATTCTTCCGAACGTAGCAATTAGGAACAAGGTTGACTACATTAATATAGTCCAATATATCATCTGATGGCTCAAACCATTCTCCATTATTTCTAATTTTATATTGCTAAAATTTAGAATGAAGGTTTTCCTCATCAGCCATAGTGCCTTTCATATATCCTAAGATATATAATTGCTTATCACTGCCAGTATTTAATTGTTTTAATCTTTTCTGAACTGAATTTTTAGTATATCCTATTTTAATATTTTCCCCGTTGGTTATAAAATAAACATAGCCCATTGTATAGTTTCCTATTTTGTATAGTTAACTTATTTTACAAATTAGATTTTTGTAAATCCTTCAAATTCAGCGTCGAATAATTCAGGGGAAGTGCTGTACAGTTTAGCTTTTTGTCTCCAAATATCACATTGATGGAGGAGAGAGCTAGCAACTTCTGCCATATTTTCCAGAACAATTACAAAAACCTTACATGACTTGTTGTAATCTAAAAATTCAATAGTATCAAGAATTTTTCTCTTCAAAGAATCCATTTCTGTGTAGGTATCATTAAACAGCAATTCGATATTTTCATAAGTATCTTCATTACCGTTAAGAGGTTTACGAATAGGGCGAATACCTTCTTGAATCATTACTTCGCTCAATTTATCTGCAAAGGTATCACTTGGAAACACATGAGCGAATTTCAAGTGAAACACCTGAGAAGCGCAGGGGCAATTAAGCTCGCAATCAAGAGCATAAGCCATATTATCAGCAATAGAATTCATTTGAAAGAAGCTTCCTAACAAATCATTTAAAGCTTCGACAATCTCTGGCGTATAATTATTACTTACCATATTATTGTCCTCTCACTTTCCTTTTTATAGTTTCTCCATAATTCCTTTGACATCTTTTTTGATATCTTGAATATCGGATTTATTTTCCTCGATTTTCTGAAAAACGATTCCCATATTCTTTTCCAACTCATAGGTACGAGTAATTAGATTATTGTAAGCATCCACTTTGCGTTGCAACTGCTCGATTTTATAATTGGTCAATTTATTAGTGGTGATAATACCGCCAATAGTACCAACACAAGTTCCGATAAAGGAAATTATAGCAATTATAATTGTAGGGTCCAATTTAATCGACCTCCTTTACGAAAGACTGAAAAAAGGGAACAATCAAGCTTTCTCAATTATTAATTCTCCCTTTTCGTCCATATTAAAGACGAAACATTTTTGACATTGTGAACAAATGTAAAACTATCTATCAGGAGAAACCATTAATTTTTTTGCGCTTTTTTGCAACGTAGTATTAGAGTCTAAAGGATTATGATTACAACAAAGTTCAGAATTTGTGTGGGTTTTTTTAATACGCCACTTTTTCTCTTTAAATGTTTTAATCAAATTCACACTTTCATTCCTTTACTTTCTTTGGAATCATATGAGTAAACGTGCTCATATCATTGATACGAGACTCATACATTTCTTCCAAGCATTCGTTACAAATTACATCTTCATCTTCATTCAGTTCTTTTCCGCAAATTTGGCACTTTTTGATATTATATGAAAACTCCTTAATGTCTGAAACATTAGTTCCAGCATTGGAAGAGTTACCAGTATTATCGTTGGTAATCTCATCATCGTTCAACTTTGGTCTACCAACAGGGTTAGCGATTAAATTTTCTTGGTCTAAGACTTTTTCAACTTTAATATCTAAAGCTTTAAGGTAAGCTTTAGCTTGTTGATAATCATCAACAGTCATACCATTAGCCGACAGAAGTTTAGGAATAAAGCCTTCCAAGCCAGACACAACCTGTTCTCTAAGGATTTTAATATCCTCACGAATATTAAAGATATCACCCCAAAGAGAGACTTTCCATTGGAATTTCAAATCGAAATTTTTATTAATCATTTCATTTAAGAAATTTTCGTATTGTCTGGTAAGATAGTCAATTCTAGCAGCCTAAATATATTGAGCAGCCTTAACAGAAGCGATAGAAGGTTTGTCAGTAATACTCATAAGAGCAGAGTTACCAGAAGTAGCGATTAAATCTCTAGTTCTATCATAAATGATATCCATTGCTTCGGGCTGATTTTCTAAGGTATGCAATTCGAAATCATTAAATGGCGCAAAGAAGCCCAAAATGTTTCCAGAAACATTACTTTCAAAGAAATCCTGATAACCAAGAATCGTATCAGGTGTAATAACAGTAGCATCAGAACCCGCTTTAGGGTCTTTCCATTATGTTTAGTATAAGATTCACATCTTTGAGATTATCAATCTCTAATACCGTTACTTTCGTAACCACAATATTTCTATTGTGTGCAGACTATATCTTCATCTAAATATAGATGTCCACCACTTCGACTTAAGTGATTAATTTAAGTCTACTCTCTTTCAAGATAGTCGTTGAACCTTCTTTTAAATATACATTTAAAAGCTTGGCTGCTGATTATCCATTTTTAATTATCATCTTCACAAAATATAAAATGATGCCCTTTGGTAGATTGTATTTTATTATTACAAACTTTTAATATGCTTGAAGCATCAAGATTTAACTGTCTTCCAGCTTCCGCACTACTTTCATAAATTACGCCAGTATCAATATCTTTCACTTTTTTACCTTCGTGTCCAATTTTTCTTACCACATAATTACCAGAAAGATAATCTTCATAATAAACAAATCTATGCCCACCAACAGACTTCCTTATTCCTCGACAAACTTCTCTAATTTTGACCTTACTTAAATTTAATTCATTTGCCGCATCTACAGAAGATTCGTATACTTTTTTAGTATCAATATCTATTATTCTTTTTCTCTTTCCTACGGTCTAATTTTTATAATTTCCCGTAAGATAATCAGATAAATAGCAAAACTTATATCCATTTGCTGATTTACTTTTACCTTTACAGCAAGAAGTAATATTAGAAGCTTTACCAATATTTAATTGTCTTGCCGCTTCCTCAGCACTGGGATAAATTACGCCGCTAACAAATTCTACAACTGGAATACTATTCATCTTTGAAGAAATAGATGATGTTCTTCTTTTAGCTTCAGCGTATTCTTCAGGAGGTACATCATATAAACGTTTAGCATCACTATCCATTTTGTGACACATATTCCACCAAGCAAATTGAAGCGTAGATTCCTCTGGATTTTCTTGTGCTAACAATTTGTGACAGAAATAATGCTCTTCTGGAAAAATTATAATAATATTTTCTTTTTTGTCGGAACCTCCCTAACATTTAGGAAGAATATGATGCCCTTCTGTGTAAATATTTTTTGGACGGTTGTTTTTCCGTAAGAACCTATCATCTAATAATAATCTATTTACATATTCTTTATAAGATTCATTATCGCTTGGCTTTATAATACCAGTTTCATACGACATGTTTTACCTCCTTTCCTTTATTTTTATATTTTATATTTTGTGATTAAATAATTTTTTCTTTTAGGATTTAACCATGAGAAAATCTTAGTTGTTGTTTCTTCTTTCGAAACCATTTCTGGTCAACTAAGCTTTAGGACTTTCCAGCAATTCGATGGAAAATTTTTTCGAACACATTGCTGTGAACGTGGTCTATTTTGTTAAACCAAAGGCACCTCTGCCGTTAAAACACTGTTAATACCCTTACTAAGCAAGCTAGCTTGCAACCATTTATAGTCATCCAAGTCTGTCAAATCATCAAACAAACCAATAGTATCAGGAAACGCATTAGGATGAGAGCCATCAAAATAGAATGTATAGCACAAATCTTGAGGCAATCTTACCCAGTACATATAGTTTTCTCCATTACTTTCCAAGATGTGACCATCGGGAAGTTTAGCTTTAGGAGAAATTCTCTTTTTCTTAGTTTTCTAATCTATAACAACAATTCCCGTTTCCAACATTTGATTCCAGACATCCTAAATAAATTGAGGATACTGACTAACATCATAAGCTGGCTGAAGAAAAATTGCCATATTAAAAGCAATAGTAAACTATTGTTTACTACCAAAACCAATCAATTTAACCATATCGGTGTTAAGTTTCTGCATGACAAAGAAATTAACATCATTCTTATCATAACTTGTACGAGGCAAGTAAGAAGACTTACCTTCCAAACTCACCTGAGTAGTAATAGTTTTTAAAGTTAAATTTGGATTAAAAGCTTTTAAAATCTTATCTACTTTTTGACTTTCTTTCTTAAAAGCCTCAGTAGACATGTCTTTCGAGTCAACATATTCTGGGATATAATAATAATTAAATAAGGGAGTATCTCTATTAAGTTTTACTAAAATATTGTAAACATAATTAGTATAATACAGCCACATACTGATTCTCTAAAAAGTCATTTCAGAGTTTTCAGGGTTATTCAAAGCATTTTGAAGGTCTTCTGATTGAACTTTTTGAGCTTTAGCATTAATTTGTTTAATACGCTGATTCTGTAAAAACGGGTTATTTAATTGACTCCAAGACATAGCCCAAGCGCCAGCTAAATTATCAAAACCAGTAGAAGCGTATTTACCAAAAATAGTAGCCCATCTTTGTTGTATAGCTTTTAGTGAAATATCTTCTTCAGGTTTATCCTGAGTCATAGTAATCATTTTAGCTTCTTCGTTTACAACAGCTTTAGGCGATTCAACCTTTTTGGGTCTTCCTCTTTTTTTGGGACTATCCAATATTATTTCCTCCCTTCTTATTAATATTTGCAGTCTTAGTAGACTTTTTAGCTTTTTCTTGTTCAGCTAAAATATGTTCAAAATTATCAAGAGCTTTCATAGTATCTCTTAATTTCTTCTGTTTTTCTATTTCATATCTTTGTTTTTCTATTGCAACCAAATTATCTCTACACCATTCAATAACGAAATCATTTTCATTCATAATATTTTTCTCATTAACTTCTCTAATAATAAAATTACGAGCTGGTTTTAAAGATTTTTTCAATGTTGCATAAGCTTCATCTCTAAATTTATATTGAGCCAAAGCAAGATAAAGATTGTCATCTTGATAGATAAACTTATAATACTTTCCGATTTTAGAAAGCATTAATTCAAAGCTATCGGTATTGAAATCACCGATTATTTTATAGACCATTTCTATACTCCTTATATTAAAATATGTCCTCTATAATGAATATTAATCATGTTAATATTAGAATTAATATTAACAATTGATATTTTCGGCAAAAAATTGATTAATCTGCACAAACAAGACATATTATTTCCCTATTAAGTTGTTGAATTTTTCACCCTTCTATGGTATCATCAATTTACAATCCAATTAAAAAATACCATAAACAAGGAGATTTTTAATTATGACTTTTGGTTACATTCGAGTAAGTACTGACCAGCAGACTGTTGAGAACCAGCGTTTTGAAATCAACCAATATTGTGAAAAACACGGCATGAAAATTGATGGCTGGATTGAAGAAACGATTTCTGGCACAAAGAATCCTGAAAAGCGTAAGTTAGGAAAACTTCTTAAAAAGGTACAAAGTGGAGATATCATTATTTGTTCTGAGATTTCTCGTCTTGGTAGAAGTCTTTACATGATTATGGACATTCTTTCTTTATGTATGGAAAAAGGCTGTCAAGTAAGAACAATCAAAGATGGATTTGTATTAGGTGATGATATTCAGAGTAAAGTATTAGCGTTTGCTTTTGGCCTTTCTGCTGAAATTGAACGTAATCTTATTAGTCAGAGAACCAAGGAAGCGCTTGCGATGAGAAAAGCAAGTGGAGTAAAACTTGGTAGACCGAAAGGTTCGTTGGGAGAAAGTACAAAGTTAACTCAATACGAAGAGACCATTAAGGCATTGATTGTTGAACAAGACAACTGTTACGCAGATGTAGCAAAACTTTTTCATGTTAATCGTTCTACGATGAAACGTTTTTGTGATAAAAGAGGGTATTTTAGACCCAGTATTGTAGAGAAAAATCAGCGTAAAGCAGAAAAATTAGAACGCGAACGCATTGAAAAAGAATATAAAGATAAACTTCTTAAGTTTGATGAAGAAGATTAAACAAAAATTAAACTGCAAGAGGGAGGGTTAAACACTCTCCCTCTTTTTATATCATAAATTAAATCTTTTTTAAATAAGCAAGGCTAATCCAACCTCTACCATCGGCTAACTTACCCCAAGTTATACCAGAAACTTTTTTCTCGCTAACAATAGTTACGACAGAATTATAAGTTAAAGCTCCATTTTTACTGTAGTTAGTACCAGCACCAGTTCTTATATTAACGCCAGAAGATGCTGTAATTTTACCTCGGTAACTTTTAAATGTGCTAGTTGGAGTGGAATTCTTTTTAATATAAGTTAAACTTACCCAACCACTACCATCAGCCAATTTACCCCAACCATTATCTTCAAGGATAATAGAGACACCTGTTCCCTTTTTAAGAGTTCCAGCAACAGAAGAAGAAACAGAAGGTCCTTTACGGATTCTCAAAACCGAAGCGGTAACAATGCCAGAATAAGATACAGTAGTTCCAGTATTAGTAGGGGTTGTAGGAGTTACCTTTTTACCCATCTTAGCAGCAACGTCTGCTCTAAAAGTATCCATACTCTTACCAAAACGAGGAAACCAATTACGAGGGTCAGCGTGATTAGAAGCGATACCTCTTTGATGTCCTTCATAATGTCCAATAATTACTCCATCTTTTAAGGGGTCGAAATTATATAATTGACAAATATAAGCTGCGAATTCGACAGCTTCTTTATACACTTTATTAAAATAATTTGCATCTGTCAGTGCGTCCTCGCACAATTCCACCGAGACGTGGGTATTATTAGCGCTACCTTTGTTTCCCTTACCACAATGCCAACCTTTATAATTCCAAGGCAGGGTTTGAACAGTAGCGATTTCGCCATTAGCCAGTTTACCAATAAAGGCATGAACACATACATTGGTAGCAGAATTATTCCAAGATGTACCACCATTGTTTTTGCCAAGCTATGAAATCAGGGTTTTATAATTAGCATCATTAGTGGATGGTTGCACATATCTTTTCAAATTAGGATTATTACAGCCAGTGCTATGAACCATAATTCCTTTTGGAGTAATTCTCACTCCATTTTTATAACATCTATTCTATGTAAAAAGACATTTTAATAATTTCATTTTTTTTCTCCTTTTAAATTTTACTCCTAAATAATACTTTGAATAATAGGAGTAATTGCTTCTATGCCGTATTTATCTGCCAATTGATTTATAAATGCCAGACTTATCTTCATTCTATTTTCTGCACGCTCTTTAAAACAATAGCACGCATTATATACAGCAACCTCACCCCAAGACAATCCTACAACAGTAGCAAAAGAGGTGGTGTCAGCGCCGACTGGACCAAAAAATATATACATAACGAACAGCACAGTCAAGCTTATAGTAGCAATCCAAGAAATAATTCCCCACTTTTTCATGGTCGGAGTTTTCTCCATGGCTCGCTTAAATCTTTCAAACAATGAAACTTTTGTTTTTCCCATAATTATTCTCCTTCCTTTCACAAGTAGTAAATATTTATCATATTTATCTCACAACAACATCTAATTTCATCATGCAAGAAATCTTGCACATTTTTTGAGGCTATTTCGTGCAACAAATCACATTTTTCTCAAAGTTGCATTTAATTGAGAATTTCGTGCAACTTGCCTCTTTTTTGTTGCATTTTTCAACCTTAACGCAACAGCTTTACTTAAGTAAAGTGGACGTATTTGAGAGGTCTTTTGAAAATCTAAATTTTTTGTTTTAGGTTCTCAAAACAATTCTCAAAAAACATGTTGCTTAAATTTGCCGAACTATTGGCTGTTTATGTTCAATCAGGAGGAGCTTCTCCTACATTATAGTCAAGAACTGTTACACCATCTTCAAGTCAACAAACAATTTATCCTCAAAGTGGCTATGATGCTTTGAGTTCTGTAATTGTTAATGGTGATAGTAATTTGGTTAGCGGTAATATTAAATCTGGAATTTCTATATTCGGAGTGACGGGGACCCTCGTATCTAAAACAGTTTATCAAAATTTAAATTAGACTCTTACAATCTCTAACTCTAAAAAAATATCAATACCATGGCCTCAAGGTTTTCCTTTTTTTGCTATAGCAATGAATTTTCCATAGTTTGATGCTAGTAAAAATACTGTCATGGGAGGATTTCTTTTTTATGATTTTGATACAGCCACCTCTTTCTCAGCGGGTACTTATTGGAGTAATTAGGAACATTGGTATTACAAGGATTTATTTTATATAGCACAAAAAGACGATGTAGCTGTGGCGATAGGTGTTATTGATGATGCTAATTTTTTTGTCGGATATAGTTGTGAATATAGCATTGTAGCATGGACTTATTAAGTTGTAATTAATTGCCAATATCCTTGTCGATTCAAGTATTTCAGGCTGGTTCATCTCCATCTTTACAGACCAGAACCGTTACCCCAACTACTTTAACTACGACATATGCTCCTAGTTCTGGTTATGATGGATTTTCTAATTTTACTGTTAGCGGAGATAGTAATTTTATCTCATCTAACATAAGAAAAGATATTACAATTTGGCGGATTACAGGGACTTTAAAACCTATGGATTCCTATATATCTTGGGGGGATGGAGGTACATTTAGAGGAGATGGAAGCTATTCTCATTTTTTCCCTATAACTGCCTTTAACCCATCTATCAACATGCTCACATGGGGTATTGCAATTTTTAACGGTCAGCTTGCTGACACCTACAAAGAAATGGCTTTACTGTCTTATTATTATTTTAGCAGTGTAGAAGGTGCTTCTTATACAATATATTTCACTGGTAATGTTGCTACACGGTCAGCCCAAACTCCAACAATATCTTCTACTGGAGTAACTGTGGAAACTAACTTCCTTTTTTATAGTGGAATTACTTATTCTTATATTATTTACGCTTTATATTACACAGGCTAAGTTGCAACCTATTGCCCATTTAAATGTAGCACGCAACGCATCAATTTCCACATTAATATCATTTATTTTAATATATGCATTTAGTATCATAGAATTAAAAACTATCAAAACAACAATACTTTTTAATTCTATACTTACATACATAGAAAGGAGTCAATCATGGCTGACAAGAATATTCTCATCCAATAGAAGAATGATTCTCGGTCTTACGATAAATTATATCCATTCAGCCCACCAGTTCAGTATGTTAATTACACACTCTCGGGCTCATCTTGGTCAAGTGGAACCTATAGTTTTGAATCTGCCTATCCTAATTCCAAATATAATTTATCTATCTCTGTATCATCTACAGCTACCTCTGCATAGTTCGATGCTTTTACAAAAGCTAAAATTGGAAGTTCGTCTACTTCCAATACAATTAAAGCTTTAGGTACAGTTCCGACATCAACAGATATTCCTATTGTTTTAAAGGTGGTGAGCAAAGTATGAGTGTAGAAATTCTTACTCAAGGAGGAGGAGCTAATCTTCAATCAAGAAGCGTTAGTCTTACATCTACCTCAGCGACTACATTTTCACCGCAATCTGGTTATGATGGAATGTCTTTCATAACAGTTACGCCGAATCTTCAAGCAAAATCAGTTACTCCTGCTTCATATTCACAATCAATTTCTCCTTCTTCTGGATATTGTGGGTTGAAAAGTGTTTATGTGTCAGGAGATTCCAATTTAATAAGTTCTAATATTAAAAGTGGAATTTCAATTTTCGGAGTATCTGGAAATTATTCTGGTAAAGCTGGCTATAATGTATATTGTGGAACTAAATATGGAAATACAAGTGATTATGACCCAGATAATTAGATAATTACTTTTCCATTGCCATCAGGATGTACAGAAGATAGTATGAATACTTTTTATTGTTTTGCTTTAAATAATCCAGAATCAGACTCTTATTTCAATACTTTTTATTATTATACTACCTTATCAAAATTTAGTCATGAGACATCACGTTACTGGCCAAGCTACACAATAACAACAAGAGATGGAACAGTTTCTATGCGGTATGGTTATAATTATATGTCCTTCACATCTTCTTTATTGACTATTGATGGGGACGGATGGTGGGATTTAAGTTGTGATTATGCATATGTGTTTATTTATGAATAAACTATTCATAAAAATTTGTATCATATATCTATAATCAATAAGGAAAGCTTAAAAACCCTGTAAAGAGCTTTTGAAATAAAAATTGAAATTCTACTTTTATTGAATCCTCTTTTAAATTCCTTTTCAACCTAAAACACTAAAGAAATTTAAAACAAAACTTAATATTAACTAAGCCTAAGAGTCATCATGCTTTTAACATAACAACTCTCAGGCTATATAATTTAATTAAAATTTTAATTAAACTATAGTATCATTTTTAAAACTATAGTTTACAAAGTAATATTAAAAATCCAGAAGTCTTAAGCCTTTCTGGTAATTTTTAACATTACAGGGATATCAATGGTAGGCACAGTACCCAAAGCTTTAACGACATTAGTAGTTGCATTGCCGACAATTTTAGCTTTACCGAAAGCGTCGAATTGAGCAGAACTTGCCGTACTTGCCACGGATACAGAAATATTATACTTTGCATTAGGATAAGTACCCTCAAAGCTATATTGAGAGTTACTCCAACTACCGTGAGTCATGGTAACATTTACATAAGTTTCTTCTGTAATAGGATAAAGAGTATCATAATCAGAAGAGTTTTTTTGCTTCATAAGAATGTTTTTAGTTGTTGCCATTAAAAGTTATTCCTCCTTTCTTGGTTGTTAATAACTGTTAAAATATTTTTAAATATAGAAATATACAAGCCAATATGTTTTCCCATAAAATCCGCTCCTGCCGTAATCATTCATATTAAAATACCAATAATTATTTTGTATGATAGGATACATAGCGTATCCTCCAGCAGTAGCAACCCAATAGGGCGATGTTTTAAAGGTTAAATAGCAAGTATCAGAAAACAAACATTGCTATCTATCTGTTAAATTAAAAGATTGAGGATACCATAAAGAAGTAATAGGTGAACTAGAACTAGAAGAGTTTTCTTCCGCCATACTTAAAAACATTCCATAAATAGTGGTGGTTGTACTTGGAATAGATGTTGTAAAACTACCTAAAGATGTTGTTACAACAGTTCTTTTTATTTTTAAATCGTCTTTACCGTAATTACCGATAACTCCGAATATACTAACACCATTCTTTATATTTGAACTAATCAAATTACTATCTCCCCATATAGTAACTTGGCTCAAAGCATCATAGCCACTTTGAGGATAAATTGTTTGTTGACTTGAAGAAGGTGTAACAGTTCTTGACTATAATGTTGGAGAAGCTCCTCCTGATTGAACATAGACAGCCAATAGTTCGGCAGTTGAGCGCAACTTAGGAATAATACAAAGTTCCTTCGTATTTGTAACCAACCCGTAATTCATCACAGTTTATGGTTATAGAAGTGCCTGACACAGAATAGTAATAACGACTAAAATAATTGGTAAGTGCTGTAACAGAACAGCTTGAACCGCTTCCTCTTATGTGACCACACCAATTTACACCATTATTGCTATGGCGTGTTCCACTCCTGTATATACCAGTAACAAAGCCAAATAGTATCCGACTAGTATCCCATGCAGTTACAAATTCATCTGAAGAAAGCATTATTCCTACTATAGAAGAAAGAGTTAATGTCTCTCCTACAGATATGGTTAATCCAGAGGAAGTAGCTGTAACATTTGTAAATTGAAACTGTTTGTATCCAGCTAAGCTACCAGACACACCAAAGATGCTTATTCCATTTTTAATGTTGCTCGAAACTAAATTATTATCTCCCTTAATGGTCTAAGTACCTGATAACCATTGCCCAGAAGATATAGTTTGATTATAAGTAGTTGGAGTATAAGTTTGAGCAGATTTAGTAGGAGAGATAGCATTTACTGTTACAGAAGAAAAGCCATCATAGCCACTATTTGATGCATAAACTGTTTGAGAAGTGGTGGAAGGAGAAATTGTTTTAGTGGTAAGATTTGCTGAGCCTCCCACACCTTTCACTTCAATAGACAATCATACTGGCAATTAAGTACAACTTAAATCCATAATTCTAAAGTCGTTCTCGAATTAGGCTGTTCTCCTAAAAAAGTTGTCGTTTTCAAGGCTTTTGCGTCATTAGTATAAAAAGGATAAAAAGAAATTACATTTTCTTTTATTCCGACTATATTATTTGTTCCAACATAATAATATTCTGTATTTCCACTTTCTTCTTGATAGCTATGTTGATAATAGCTAGATGCGTCTTGAAACATATAAATTTTAAAAGCCGAATCATAATATAGTCCTGTGCATGAGGCAAAATTAATTATCAAATACATTCCACCCCGATACCGAGTGGATTTCCACCATATATATCTCATAAAAAATCTTTTACAATTAATAAAATCGTTTAATTGTGAATCGTCTAAAACAAAAGTCCAATCATAAGAGCTCCATTTGCCAGTATATGTGGGAGTTGTTAATGTTTCTCCTGTAAAAGAATTATGTACTATGCAAGACATACATATTTAGGCAATTGTATGCAACTATTAAATGACGTTTATATACAATTGGGCATCAAAAGAAGAAAAAAGGCTAAAGTAATTATAGCCCGTCTAATCAAAATTAAAATTAACCATTAACGAATAATTAATATTATCAGTAGAGGAAATTGTTACGATACCCCGAAATTGAAACATCTATGAAGAAGATGATGAGTAATACTACAAAGTACAATTATGAGCAAAAGACGAGTTAGAAAAAAAACTTGTAGACATTTGGCAGCAAAAACTTGTGCCATTTGTTAAAAGTGAAGCTCCAGTTGATGAGTTATTCGCCTATATATTAATAGCAGTAATAACAAATTTTTTATTTTTTTCTTGTATCCCCCAATTTACCGACAGTGAATTCGTAAGTTGATAGTAATAGGGGTAGACCTAGTCGTATTGATTGTACATATATGTAAAATCGCTTCTGGAAAAATCATAATAGTAAGTATCTACAATTTCTCCAGAAAAAGCAGAAATATTAACCTGTTTTAACCGACAATATCCGCTGTCAGGTGTAATAGTTTGAGCAGAAGTGGAAGAAGATACACTTTTGGATTGTAAATTAGGAGTAATAGTAATAGAACTCATACCATCGTAAGCACTATCTTTAAAAAAAGTCTAAGCAGAGGTGGAAGTTAAGGAAACGGATTTGGTTTGTAAATTAGCACTTCCTCCTGAGTTTAATACAGAGACACTCAAAATTTCGGCAATTGGATGCAACTTATTCTATTACTTCGTTTTTAAGATAAATCGTAAGAGTGGCATTATAAGTTCCATTAAGAAATTCTGTATATAAAGAATCCATTTCAGAAGAGGTGAAATTAGCTCCTACATATGTATGGGCTTGAATGAGTAATGAACAAGTATTTACTCCATTTTTTTCAGTGCCATCTTTTTTAATCCATAACTAACTTACTCCAGAAGATTGAAATATTCTATATTTATTTGTTGAATTGCTGAAATGACCACACACACCCGTTCCATTAAAAGATAAAAGAGTCTTTATTTCTACCGTGGGAGATGATGGATGGTCAATTTGGTAAGAATTTATATAAGCGTTACAACTTAAATTATTCTATTCCTAAAATTGTGAACCATAAAAATTGCGTACTATATAAGAAAATTGTGCATATAAAAAATTATCTTTATTTTTTTCCCAGAAGGATATAGGGGGAAAAGTAAAATTTCCTACTACTTCAGTAGTAATATTAGATGAAGAAACTTTAGTAATAGGTTTAGCAGTAATAGGGTAATTGTAAGCAATTCCCCCATTTGGAATATATGCGCTATTAGTAAATATGCTCACTCTTTGGGTAATTGGGCGCAACGTTAATATATTACATAAACAAAGGTATTTTTACCACTTTCTACCTGCATTGTACCATTGTTAACTACAGTTATAGTAAAAGTATTGGTATATCCATTAACCATATAAATGGAATTAAATCCCATACTTCCCCAACTCATAACAGATATATTAATGTTTGAATCAGGAATGAAAATACCACAAACTTGGTTTGATGAATAGGAAGAAACAGATACCGCTCCAAAAAAGCTCCAAAAAATCCGCCAAATCGAGTTTGTAGTTACCTAAGATGGAAGAGTGCATGTTGCTTTATAACTATTCCACGCATCTATGCTATAAGTTGCGGTGTTAATTACATTATAAATTTGTACTGGATTCACCGTTACTTGACTAAAACCATCAAGATTATATGAAGAAGCGAACTATGTTGCTATTGTTTTCGTTGATTTTACACTGAACGCGCCCAATTTTGGGTCAGAACCTCCAGAATTAGCAACCTAAACACTCATTTAGATTTAGGCGTTTTCCTGCAACGAAAACGCATCTATTTACCCCCAATCATGCCCTATTTCTGCAAGATTTCTTGCATAATTGGAGGTCTCCCATTAATATTAAAGCCCCTGTGTAATGGGCTTTGCGTGTATAAAAATACACAAACAAACCTACTATATTCATAGGTTTATAAATAATAATACAAATATTTTTGAGTAAGAAATTGTCGAACGCGATGACTACCATATATGGTGTTGTTGTAAAATTAACACCTCTATATCTTGTGGTTTACAACCAAATAAAATCACGTTTTTAATTCTTAACAGTTGTTAAAAATGTCCGACTATTCTTACTCAATACATAAATACTTGCTCGTCAAAAGATTAGTGCTTATTGCTCTCAGACTTCAAAATTGTACTTATCTGTACCTCATGCCTTCATAGAACAATTACACAGTCACTTATCAATCGTCCAATTCGTTTATTCCGTCTACTCTGAGATGATGAGTCTTGCTGTCTCCTTCACCGCCATCATTCTGAACATTAAATTCAGAGAAATCGCTTTCACCACCGTCCAGTATGGAGTTGGTATATCCACTGTTTAACGATGCTAACCAGAGTTCTTGGAATTTTTCTTCACTACCTTTGAATCCAGCTTTTATAGCATAAGTGTATGGACCATCACTTTGTCCTACATTTAAACTAAGATGCTGGTCTACAGGAACTCCGTTTATTACTTTATAAACATCTCCTGTAGTATATAAAATTAAATCCCCGTCTGTACTTCCCTCAACAGCAGACCGAGGTTTGCCATCAGAAATGTACCACTAAGAGGATTTTCCATCTAATCCCCTAGGAATATAAAAATCAAGTTGTACATCTTTTTCTGTACCTACGTTTTCTACTCGCGCTTCTTCTGTGGATTCTATAGTATATGTAGCATGAACCTTTACGGATACAGTTCCACCACTTCCACCACCTGAACCACCTTCACCAGATAGCGCTGCCATACTATACAGTAAAGCAATATTAGAGATAGCTTCGTTTGCCATAATTCAGCCCTCCCTTATAACATTACGCTAATTACTGGGTCAGTACCGCTATAAGATAAACGTATTTGATGATACCGTGCAACTTCAAAAGAAGTAATTCCCTTGGGAGCGACCGCTGACTTCGTTAAATCGGCTTTAACACCAGAAATTTGAACATAGTCGCTATCTTGAGTTAACCTTCCTTCTACCGTTACGCTTCCAGATTTAACTTCAAGCTTAACCATGCTAACTGAGGTTGGAACATGAAACTCTCTTGTTCCACCAGCGGTAAAGACTACTTTTTCTTTCCTAAATACCATTAAAAGCTGTCACTCCTTTCTCTATAAATAAATATAATTTCGTGTAAACGCCCATAATAAACGAAAGTAGAATTACATTTAATTATAGTAATGTCTTTTTAATTTGTATCAAACTATTTGATACCAAAAATCTCCACTCTTCTAATCAGTTGGCTGGGAGCTACTAACTACAATGTCTGGACCACTACTCATTGCCGTCCACGTTGGAGCTCCAGCACCATTGCTTTTTAGAAAATAGCCATCCGTTCCCGCAGAAGTGGGGGCATAAAAAGTGGGATTATTATTAGAGCTGCCATTCATTGAAATATTATTTGTTGTCTTACCATTTGCTAAATTATATGCACTGTCCGCTCTGCTCTAAGCACTAGAGGCGGCTTGATTGGCTGAGTCAGCACTTGTCTTTGCAGAGTTAGCTAAATCAGCAGCTTCCGCAGCGGCGAGCTGTGCTGCAACATCTGTTACCGTACCAACATCGCCATTGGGCAAAGTTATCTTTTTAAAATCAAAACTTGCCATTTATTTCCCTCCTTTCTCTTAACCGTTAGGTCTGCTTGTAGCCTCTGTTACACTTGTTACAACAGTTACATCATCAAAAGTGGGAAGTGTAACATTGCTTGGGGTTGTACCAGCAGTAAAAGTATCCGTGCCTTGTGTAAAAGATGCAGCCGTTCCATCTGTTACAGAAATAGTTACATTTCCATTTGCTTGCGTAACACTAACAGTAGTTGGAGTGTTTGCACTAAAACTATCTATTCCTCGTTTAAAAGAAGGAGCCGTCCCAGCAGTTACAGAACCATTAGTCTTAACTTTATTTACGGTGCCAGTAGTACTTGTCACATTATGAGTATGAGTAGTACTTGCCGCACTAATCTCAATGCCTAACTTCTCCCAAGAGCTTGCACTAGCAGTTCCGTCAATATTTTTAATACAAATCCATTCTGAATGTCCAGTGGTTTCAAGCCATACATCTCCAACCCTTGCGGAAGTTAAAGCCTTAATTTCAGCATCAGTTGTTTTTGTTCCTTTAAAAGTGAGGAAACTACCAAGCTATTCAAAAAGAGAGTCAGCATGATTATAAGCATCTACACCCTTATCATAAGCTTGTTTTACCGCGCTTGCAGAACCAACCTTTTCAGTAGAAGTGCTTGTTACTGTAGTATCTATATCGCTACTATGTAAAGCTGTGCTATCTACTAATTGATAAGGAGCGGTTACATCAGGTAATTTAATTTTACTAATATTAGCCATTTTAATCTCCTTTCTAATATTTATATTTATCCATCTGTACAACACGGACAAATTAAAAACTCATCTAAATTAATAAATGAGTTTGATTTATACTTTTTTGTATTATATTAAAATTTATTAGATTTTATATTAAATTTTACATAACACAAAAAGAGCATATTTATAAAATCTAAAATTAAAAAGGTAGATTTCATAAATACAGCTCTTTTTGTTTTTTTATTAAATTGTAATAATAAAAAATTGTTTTTATTATTTGAATACCGAGAGAAAGACATTACATCTTCCTCTCGGTGTTTGTTAATTATTTGTAAACCCTTCCAACGTCTGCAAACAATTAATTTGGAAGTTATCAATCGTTTGCTTTATCACTTGTTTTGTCTTTTTCTATATACTCAAATTTGAAACGGTCTTTATATAATTTCCGCTTTAAAGATTCTATATGTTTACCACCATAATAAATAATACGCTCTCCACGAATATAATCTTTTATTGTATGTCTATCAACAGGAATTCCATATTTCTCTTTAAACCATTTACAAGCTTCTATTACCCGATGAATAACTATAGATTCTCCCGTTAAAACATCTATTATCTTAGTATCCTTCTTGGATAATTCAGTAGCAGGAATTGGCTCATAATCAATCCATCCGATTTCTTTAGCATCAACTAACATTTTTTGAATTGTATGCCTATCCATGTCTAAAATTTGACCAATTTCTCCAGATGTTTTACCATCATTATAATAATCTGCGACTATTTTTATATAATTTTTAGAAGAATTAATAAATACACTTTCCCAATTAATTTTAGTTAAATCTAAAATTTCTGATAAGCGACTATTTAAAATTTGTTTTTGCATAAAAGAATATTTCGTATTACTACAATCTATTTCTATTTGTTCAATATTTACTTTTTTGCATAATTCTCTTTTATCAGAATCACGCTTTAGTTGATAATCATGTCTCCCCCAATTAGTTTCATGATAATGCTATTCACCTTGCATTTCTATAACAACTTCAATAATATCTTTCGTGATTATATGACCATCCCACACATATTTTTCTCCCCATGGAGGATTCCATTCTAAATCTTTTCGTAATAACTAATCTTTAATTTCTTCTAAAAAAGCTCTTAGAAATTTATTTGGACGAGAAATATCATTTAAATTGCATTTGGGGCATAGTTTTACTCTTTTGGTAAAATTAGAGACCTTTTCTTCAAATTCATTTCCACAATCAGGACATTTAAATTTTACCTTTTTAGTGGTTGCTATACCACATTCATAATAATCGTTCTAATTTACAAACCATTCTTTTAAATCTGGCCTAAATTCACTTATTTTATTCTTTGGTTTCATATCTTACCCCTTTTTCTTTAAAATAGAGTGGGGTTGTTATAACCCCACTCTATATAAATTACCTTACATCTCTTTCATCTGGTTCTTCCAATCCTAAAAGAACATTAATAACATGAGTTAAATACGAATCTTTTATATCAAATTGAGAACCATCAGGTAACTCTATCTTGGATATATCCATTTTTAGTTACCTACATTTTAAAAGAGAAAAAATTACTCGGTAACAGGATTAACAGTAATGGTCTGCTCAGGAACAGCAATATCGCCAACGGCAAGCTCGATATCATCACCAGCGAAGGCAAGAGTACCCTTATTGGCCTTGTCATACTTGCCAGCAACAGAAACAGCAACTTCATCTCCAGAGAATCCGAGCGTAGCAGCGACAGGAGTAAAGGTGGCGGTGTTGACAGCCTGCTTGACATAGGTAACACCAGTAACCTTCATATCCTCAACTTCGGTGCCAGCAAAAGAGCTCTTAACAGCGTATTTATTACCATCGAATGTGGGCTGAGAAACATCAACAGTAACACCAGTCATAACAGCAGCAGAAGCACCAAAAGTGGGCAGAGCACCAGAAAGAACAGGAGCAGTATAAGTCACATCACCAGCATCCGTAACAGCCTTAGAAGTACCAGCAGCCGCAAAAGTAAGAGTCTCGGTAGCTTCGTCTACAGAAGCAGTAACGCCTTCGGTAGCAAAATCGCTCTTGGTATCAGCAGCCTTAGCGACAGAACCCTTGGTAATACTATACTCAGTACCAGAGGTCTTCATTTCCTGAACAGTAGCAGTGGCAGGAGTAACAGTAGCCGTGGGCTTAGAAACAGTACCCGCAATAGCAACACCATTATCAGCATCAGCGACAAAATTGGAAGTTACGGAACCAGCGGGCTTGTAAGCTTCGGCGGTAACAGAAGCAGCAGTAGCAGCCTCGGCATCCTTGAGAGTAACAGCAATAGAACCGCCAGAAATAGCAGAACCAGTAACACTACCAGTAGCAGTTACTTTACCAGTAGAAGTAATAGCTGTTTCAGCATATGCAATATCACCAGAGATAGAACCAGTGCTGGTACCAGTAGCCTTAACGCCAGAAACAGTCTTAGCAGCGACAGTGGCAGTACCAGTTGCGGCATATGCGAAAGCCTTGAGACTGAGAGCAGTCTGAAGTTCAGCAACAGTAATATTGTGGTCGAGAGCAATGGTAGCAATAGTGGTCGTAGTAGGAACATAACCAGTAAGGCTTACCTTTGTATTACCAATAGCTTCCCAAGTGTAAGTATAAGCACCCACTACACCAGAACGAATGGTAATATACTCAATATAGCCACCAGCAGCGGCATCATCAGAAGGAACAAGATAAATCTTATACATAGTATCAGCAGAAGCGGTAACAGAAGGACCACTTGCAGCAGTGCCATCTGCATCAATTACAACATCAAAGTTGTGAATCTGACCAACCTGAGAATCAACATAAGCCTTAACAACGGAAGCATCAACAAGACCTTCGCCAGAAATATTAGCGGCAACTGCCTTCCATGCGGCAGCACCAAGCTCCTGAACAGTCTGTTCACCGAGCAAAGTATTCAGCTTGGCAGTAGCAGCAGCATCCTTCAAATTATAATCTACGCCACCAACATTAAAAATAGAAAGAAATTTATCAGCCATATTTTAAACCTCCTTGTAAAATCCGAAATTAAAATATTTAATTAATAAAAAAAATTGTCTCTCCCTCAATGGAAGTTTCGACTTTTTTTTCTAATTCTTCAGTAATAGCCCTCTAAGTCATGGAGCCATCTGTATTATTGCCTACTTCATCGTATAATTTAACCACACCAGCAGTTTTACTATTGGCATAGGGTAAATTGTACAACTTTTCGTAATTTTCTCCATTGTAGATATAAAGGTCATTATTACTATTTAAAGCAATATAAATTTTATTTATATTCTTTTCAAGTTCATTTACAAACTCTTCTTCTTTCCAAAATACTTTCCCATCAAAGTATCCCTTAAAGAAGATATAGTCAACATAATCAAGTTGGTTATAAGTTTTTTGACCATCACCAACTAACGCTCTTAAACCACTATTGCTCGTATTAACAAGACAAACTTCACCCTTGGCTGGAATAAAAGTATTCCCAACACGTTGGTAGTTATAATCCTAATCATAACGAAGCTTAATAACAGTATTAATCACTTTTGCCATTGGTAGTCCTCCCTTCCTTAATTATTATGCTTCAGGAGCACCGCCACCATCAATAATTAAATCATCCAACAGAGACACCATATCCTGTTGATAAACTATCTGGTTCATTTCACCATCTTTATTGACAGTGTATGTGTTCCATTTACCATTCTCAAGTACAGATATGGTCTCACCTTCGTAGTTACCATATTTAGCAATCCAATATTGAGCTTCAGCAAAACTCTCAAATTGAGTCTTTTTTACAATGCTCTTCAAATTACCTTTTTCATCATAATAGCTCAGTTCAGCATTCTTCGCCTCACTGTTGGTCACAATCAAGCTCTCTTCGGGGATGACTTGCTGTGCAATGCTATTTTCAATTTTTGCCTTGTCTACATACGCTAATTTAAACATTAGTCATCCTCCTTCCTTAAGCTTTTACAGTTACAACATAGTAGCCATCTATGTACTTCTGTTCATAACCTTCTGCAATATATTTCTCAGGTACAACAGCACTAAACTTACCACCCTTAATAACAACTTCAGGCTCTTCGCCACCACCGTTGTGCTTAAAGTTAACTTCGCCATTGCTATAGAATGTACCACCTTCAATGAGTAACTTACCAGAATTCATTACATCATTCAACTTGCGCATACCAATATTGTAAGTCCCATCAGTAACCTTGAAATTACCACCTTTAATAACCATTTCGTAACCATTGTTGAAAATAGTACCGTAGAAGTTACCACCATTAATATAAAGCTTACCATTGTCATCATTCTTAATAACATAGAAAGCGTTAATAAATGTACCACCATTGATAGTCAATTCAGGATATTCTGCCATTTCGCCAGCTTTATAATCCTGTGCATAATCCCAATAACCATTGGAAATCATGCTCGAAACAATCCGAGGAGCTTGGAAAATACCATCATTAATCACAGTATTACCATGGTTGACCATGGTATAATAAGAATTACCCTTCTCATCAACACTGCGAGTATAACTACCATTCTCAATAGTTAAATTACCATTGTTGTTAATAGCGGGTTTACCATTCCTGTTGCATTCAACACTACCGTTACCAGTGAGAGTTAAAGCACCATTAACATCAACATTAACAGGAGTTTTCTCGTTATCAACAATAACTGCATTATTCATATCAAGAGTAAACTTCTTGTCAACATTAATAACTTCATCTGCACCAAGACCACCACTCAACTTAATCGTGCCGCCATCACTTACAGCCGCAATAGCTTCACTGGCAGTATTATACTTTTGTCCATTAACTTCCATGGAAGTATCAGATGCAGTATCACCATAAACCTTAATAACATCAAGGTCAGCCTTCAGAGCGTAATCTTTAGCAAGCTCTGTTCCAAGATTTTCAATCTTAGTATTAACATTACTAATCTCAACAGTTACAAGATTAGTAGTCTCTTCTTTGGTGTAATAATTACTCAGGTCAACAGCACGAAAAATCTCCCAGCTATCGCCATCCCAAATATACAATTTGCTATCTTCAGTTACTTGATAAATGTCACCAGTTTCAGCACTTTCAGGAAGTTCAGCCTTCGTAGCAACAGTACCAATAAAATGCATAGCACCTTCGTTGACACCAACATACTTAAGTTCTCCCCATGTAGAAGTGCCATCACCAATCTTAATCTAACCCTTGTCCTTACCATCAAGAGTTACACAAGGTTCACCAGCTTTAGGAATGTAAGTGTTAGCCACTGCATCCCACTGTGCCTGAAAACCGCGACGCAGTTGGATGAGCGTTTGCAGCTTATTAATATCAGCCATTCTTGTCTTTACACCTCCTATTTACCTAATTAAAATGTTTTGCAAAATATTTTAATTCGCTATAATTAAATAGCTATTTATTTGAAAAAGACTCCTTAGAACCGTGGGACTCCACCACCATCTACCAAGTTATCTTCCAAATACTTATCCATATTCTTATTTTCCCATGCTTCATTCTCTTTATTATACATGAGAATATCTTTATCTTCTACTCCACTTTCAGATATCTTTACATCTTTTAAATCTTCAAGCTTCATATCTTTTGCGGGAATTTCTTCAATTCCAGCATTTAATACACCATATAATACTCCTCTATTATACTTAGGAGAATCAGGCGTTATCAGTGTCATTCCACTATAATCTCTTCTTACCATCGTAAATAAAACTCTCCTTTCATTTCTTTTAATAAGGAGTATTACCCAATTTCATATGTCAATATAAATTTACCTTTGCAAACAGTGGTTATATTCCCTTTTATATCACAAAACTATACGTCGTACAAATAGCCTCCGTATGTTAGAAATTTCGTATCAATTCCTTTAATTTTAATTCGCCAAACTTTCGTCTTTTCTTCATCTTTTTCATTCTTAGAAGTGCTTTCAAGCTCAACAAATTCAAAATCTTTTTCGATTAAAGGAGGAGTAGCGTTATTATACAAAGGATGCTTTCTAACTGTAAACCTTGCTTTTTCTCCTTCTCTTGGACTGTATTCCTAATTATCAGGAGTATAAATCTGTAAATCTATTACGCAGTCATCGCCACGAGTTAATGAAATTACCCCGTTATTTATTTTTAACAAAATCCTACTCCTCCTTTCTTGTTATATTAATCGTTAATATCATCCAAACCTTCCACCTCTTCTATATTTAGTAGAAAGTGGATTTACCTGTCCTAATCCATTAAAAGGATTAGAACTATTACTCTTGTTCGCACTCTTTTGTTTTGCAAACATTTCTTTAAATTCTGTCTTAGGTTTTTCTTCCAACTCCAACACTTCTTTGGCACGCAACTCCATCAAATGATTACACATCATTGCTACACAGTCAACTCGGTCATCATGCATATTTTTTTGCTTGGCATCAGGAGAAAGTTCAAAAACAATCGTACCATTTGGTCTTTTTTGCTTTTGCATACCAACTAACTCTTCTTTAGTTAAATCAATCTATATCAAAGAGTTCATTTCATCAAACGAAACCTTTTCATATCTTATTGAAGTTGTTCCATCGGAAGCAACCTCTTCAATTTCCATCTCGTTACGAGCATTTAAACTCTTTGGAAACATTACTAATCCTTGGTTAATTGCAGCTTGAGTTCTTTCATAAGCTTGAACTTTATCACGTTTAAAATTGAACAACTGCAATTTTCTTATATTTGCAGGATAATCATCTGCGCGTAATTTCATATATGGGTCTTCTTCATCTATAAGACCTAAATGACGTTTACCATCAGAACCGACCCAATCATTTAAAAGGAACTGAGAAATATCAAATCCGCCCAATTATAATATTTTCTCTTTCAAAATTTGAGGAATTTTAGTTTTCTTCGTATAAGGAATTCTTATTAATTCTATCCCTTTTTCTTTACAATATTCATCTTTTATTTTATCGCGCCTTTTATTTTCGCTAAAATTATATTCTGCTTGTTCTTTTGAAATCCCACCAAACGTAACTGGCTTAAAATGCTATTGTCCATCATATTCAATAATAATATTTTTATCTGGCAAGTAAAAATCAAATGGAAGAACTCTTTTATCTTTGCAGTCATCAAAAGTTTTTTGAAAAACGAAATTAACTTTGTTAGTTTCTAACCAATCTCTAACTATTTTCTCACCACTTGATGCTGTACACTATGGACACCGATTACCTTTAGTCAATAAAGTTGTTCCTAACACTTCTCCTTCATACCGACACACTTTGCATCTATATTTTATTCTGTCTCTTAAATTGGTATAAGAAGTACTCAAAATTTCTAAAGATGGAGCTAACTCTTTCATTTTTTCTTTAAACTACTCTAAAGTAAAGGCTCTTTCTTCATGAAATTTTCTTTCCATACATTCCAAACAACCCACACCTTTTAATAATCTCTATGGAAAAGCATTCCATTCTCTTCCATCTATGTTACATTTTACTCTTATTTTATTATTATACCCTGTATATTTGCCGATTACTGTTATATCAGGATTTACTTTCTTTAATCTTTCCTCAAATTCTTCTTGGGTTAATAAAACATGACCAATACATTTTCTACAAGAAGTTTTGTTATAAGTGATACTTTTAGGCTCTGCTTCCCATTCGTATCCACAAACTTTGCATTTAAATCCAACTTTTGTATAATTGTTAATATATGAACTAGTAACTATTATGTTTGGATTTATATCAAAAATATCTTTCTCAAATTGTTCTTGTGTTTTTCGCCTTGGCATATTTCCTCCCATTATTTATTCATTATATTTCTACAATGTTTAGACCATATCTTCATCCTTTAAACAAGGAGCACACCGCTTCGGATTTCTCCTACTCTCTTTCGAGATGGTCGTTGAGCCTTCTCCATTTTACAAGAGCTTGGTTGCTGATTACCCAATTTTAATTATTTTTAAACTTTCACATTTATTTTTTCAAATTATGTTGTAGTTAATTAAACTCTAAGGGCTTCCCAGCAGTTCAATGTGTTTTTTACTATATATTACTATATAGGGTAGCTACGAATTTAACCACCAGCACCAGCGTCAATCGAAAGAAGTTCAATGTTATCGTAATCTAAAGCGCCTTTATTATAATTGATAAGCATATCTTTAACCATTTCGATTTGTTGTGGCTTTTGAATTATTGCTTTATCACCATTCGGTAAAAGTTCAATTAAATTCTCACAATTGACTATTTTTAACATTAAACCTTTTTCTTTGTCTCTAAAAATTTCTCCAGCTAAAACAATAGAATTATCTAGTTTCGAAGCCGGGTCAAACGCTAAAATATATCTTTTAGTTCCGTCATTTTCATATACTGGATAATATGCAAAGCTGTTTCGTAAAATCGTCGAGCGTTTTACAAAAACATCTTCACCACCATCTCTATCAAAACGATTCTTGTACAAGTATTTTCAGTTAAACAACCTACTTCTTATATTTTCATATAAGCTTAGACTATATCATCATCTCATTAAGATGTCCCACCACTTCGAAGTTGTTATTCTTTAACAACCCCTACTCCCAGTCACGGGATAGTCGTTGAACCTTTCTCTGTTAAAGACTTGGCTGCTGATTATCTATTATATAGTGTTTAGGATTTAACCATGCACCATGTTTTTGTTTCTTTTTACTTTCGTAACATTCGCACTTATTCTTATTTCATAATTATGCTGTAGTACAAAAACCTTTAAGAACTCCCAGCAGTTCAATGGGATGCACACACTTATCACTAAATGTGCGGAGTATTTCTTTTCGATTTGCTCACGTTCTGCTTTGTATGGATTAGTAGCAAATGCGTTATCAACTTCATCCTAAGTAATCAGTGGTTTCATAGGCTTACCATTCATAAAAGGATGTAATGAAAACTCACAACTAATATCACACACAAAATAATTTGGGTCTCCTAATAACATTTTTTCAAATGCCATCTTATATTGGTCAAAAAGTTCGCTATCAATACCTTCAGCAGAACTTAATAATAACTTTTTGTTCGGTAGCTGTCTTGGATATATATCTGTATTAATACCATCACCAGTAATAAAGTTTGTATCCTGTGCGGTAAAAGGACGAGACAAGGCAAAGAATGTCCTGTCGATTTTCAATTATCATTTACAAATTCCCAATATAATTTTTCTTTGGTTTCTGGATGTCTTCCTGCTGAATATTTATGTTCATCGGTACTTTTTAAAATACTTCTTTTTATATCAGAAGGTTTACTCATTTTACACCAATTAGCAGCAAATTGTTGACATTCAAAAACTTCTCCTGTATTTAAACATTTAACAGCAATAGCTCTTCCATTCTTTGCCCGTGCTGTTTTCCGTTTCATTGATTCGGCTTGCTTTTGCTTATGCTCATCGGAATTGTGACATCCATATCGAGGATGGTTTTCACCAGCTATCCATGAACTGAAATATTGATTATTTTTCCAATTAGTTGTCTTTTTATTCTTTTCAGCATTCTTTTTTTTAGATTCTTCTGTATGGTGTTTACCATACATGGGATTCTTTTCACCTGAAACTCTTTCACTTTGTAATTTAGAGTTTCTTTCAGCTAATTCGTTTATTTCTTCATCTGATAACAAAGTTCCATCTTTATGTGATAATGAATCTCCTGCATAAGCCATTCCACTATCATGAGGATGTTCTTTACTATAAAGATAATGAGCTTTAGCGTGTTCAGAAGCAAAAAGCCAAATTAAATTATCTTCATCATTGCTACCACCTCTACTTTTAGGTAATATATGATGTTTTTGCTAAGATTTTGAAATCTTTTTATTGGGACGAGAAGTTAATATCCTATTAATATATTCCAAATATGTTTCGTTTTCTTTTGCTTGAATAGGATTCACTTGTTTCACCTCTTTGTAAACTATTCATTATATTTCTATAATGTTTAGACTATATCTTCACTCTTAAAGAGTGCTCCCCGCTTCGAAGGATATTAATCCCCCTACTCTCTTTCGAGATAGTCGTTGAGCTTTCTTCCATATTGGAAGCTTAGTTGCTGATTATCCAATCTTTATAATTTTTAAACATTCACGCTTATTTTTGCAAATTACGTTGTAGTTTATAAAGCTCTAAGGACGTTCCAGCAGTTCAAGGAGTATGGGCAAAATCATTTCACCCGCTTCGTCATATACACTGAACGAGCTTCTTATACCCACGATATTCTTTATTACACTGTTTAGCGTATTAATTGTACTACCATTATACAAGCTAACTGTATATCCGCTCTTGGGATGAACAAATGGGTCAGCCTAAGTATTTGCTCTAACACATTCATCTAAGAACACAGAAGATGTTCCCAGCAAAGAAGCAATATTACCTTTTGCCATATCTTCCATCTTCTAAAATGTTTCTTGAGACTGACCTCCACTCGGAGCCATAATATATGTATTAGTATTTGGTAACAAAAGTGCTCTTGCCATCATAAAAGGTGCAGCTAAAAATGATTTACCACTGTTACGACCCATAAGCCACACACAGTTTGCAGGGCACCAACTACTCAGCAAAACATATTTTTGCATATCAGTTAACTATATTTTAAAAAAATCTTCAATAAATCTTGTTGGGTTTGCTCTTCCCCACTAAATTATCTTAGTATATTTTTCAAAAATTTCTTTTCTTTTTGGAAGCAGTTCATAACTAAAGTCATTAAAAATAACATTAATCATTAATAACCACCCCAACTATCGCCATCATCACCATTTTCTTTGTCGTATTGACGCTTTTCTTCTTCCAATTTTTTCTCAGCTAATTCACGTTTAGCCAATCTTAAATTTTCAGTGAGCGTGGCGTTTTCTCTCTACAACGAAAGCAATTTTTTAAGCTAATCTTGACAAGTTTTGTACACTTCCGCTTCACTCATATTAAGTTGATTGAAAATAGCTGCAAAACTTGCATCAGCAGCTTGATTAATACTCTTGCTAGTCTCAACATCATACATATTAAGAATAGCATTTTCATACTTCATCTCATTCATCTTAGCCATAATACCAGAGAATGTGTTTTCACCTTTGGCTTTACTGATAGCGTAACGCTCGCCAAAGCCATTATCTCTACTAAAGCTTGTAATTGTTTCGAGCTCTTTTTTCTTTAATTCAGATAACGCTTTTAATTCTGAAACAGGAGCATCTTCATCACTTTTCTTTCTATATTTTTCATTTAATTCACGAATATTTTTAAAAGAAAGGACAATCTAAATAGCAGCTTGGACTTTAAGTCCATCAAGCTCCATACCCTATTCCATCATACCAAGTAAATCTTTATAAAGAATTTTTCTATCCTTTTCAATTTCAAAATAAAACGGGTCATAACCAACCATCTTAATAACTTGTCTTTTTGCTTCGAGGTCAGCTTTGCTCCATTCTTCTTCTAAATCTTCAGGCACATTGCCTGTATTGCTGTTAATTATTTTATCAGCTTTTGAATCCCCTTTGTTTTGATTCACATCAACATCGGGTGATTCCAAAAAAACTTTTCCTTTTAAAGTAGCACTGCGAGAAATAACACTCATATATTCTTCAACTATATGAGTTTTTCTATCTTTCTCCTCCATTGCTTTTTTAGCTTTAAAATAACTAACATCATCATAATATATATTAAGATAACTACAAAACCATTTCATTGCTTTTTCGCCATCTTTGTCTGCTTTTTCATAAAACAAATATTCGTATAAATTTTTACAACAATCCATACAAATATGTGTGTGCATTTTTCCATTAGCTTCTATTCTACCCAAATTCCCTTCATTGTATGCAAGGAAATATTTATCTTGTGGCAATGCTTTTCCACAACATGAACATACATATTTATCATACAATGGAACAAACCTATTAAAATATTTTGTCCAATTCTAATAAAGCTTTTGTAAGTATTCGGGTATTTTAGGCTTACTCTTTTTCTTTTCTGTTTTTTTAGTAAGATGGGTGCTTAATTGCTCTTTAGCTGAATCGTTAGAAGTATCTATTTCATCATTTATAATTTTATCACAATCATCAATAACTTCTTGATAAGCTTCTTCGTATTCCAAGTATTTCTTGTAATCAAGCTATCTTACACTTCCATCTTCTTCTTTATAAAAATTAATAGGGTCAAAAAAACTATTATAATCAACAGAATCTACAAGATTTGGTGTACCAAGGTCCCCAACAATTTCTTTTAGAGCCTGTTTATGCTCATCTTTTAAAGAATATTTCCAAGATTCTCCAAATTCCTCTTTTTTTCTTTGTGTCTCCATTTTCTTTTGAATGGCATCTAATCTTTTCTATTCTTTAGCAATGGCAGCTTTAGCCCTATTGTTTGTTAATTTAGCCATTTAACACACCTTCTAAACCTTTTAATTCCAAAAAAATTTAATTAATCTACAATTTGAAACCAGAAGTCTCCTGCTTTCTAATCAACTGGTTGTTCTTTACTGATAGCGATATCAGGCAAATTATCCACTGTTTCCGCAATATTCTTATTATTTTCATTAATATTATTACGGAAAGTGTTGGCTAATCCAACTGTCACTTCCTTGATTAGAGTTTTAAGAGACTTTCTGCGAACAGGTCCAGCCATAAAATTCACCATCCTTCTCTTAATAATTAATTACTTCTTAGGTTTTCCCTAAAGCAATAACAACCAAACATCTCTGTTAATTACACCGTTCTATCTCAAACCATACATCTTTTGGTATTGTTTTACTACATTTTCCAGCTATTCATCGAAAATTGTATCTGTCCCAGCATTAAACCCTAAAGTATTAAAAAGAATCTTAGCCATTTTAACAGCTTCGTTATTATTGTCTATGTTTAAATAGGGTACTTGGCCAGCCATAGTTCTAATATTGGTTTTATCAACTGGAACTTTATAACCGATTGCAGCTTTAGCATAATTTGGTAAACCAAAACCTCTAATATATTTACCATCAATTTGCATTGTGCGACTCTTAACTTCATTGGAATAATTTCCCTCTAAAACTTTAAAGGTGTTTCCACTTACATCACAAACCATGCCAACATGGTCAGCTTCTCCAGTACATTCTCCAACTCCACTATCTTGCCAATCGTAAAAACACAAATCTCCAATTTGAGGTTTGTAATCGTCTCTTTCTTCCCATCTTCCATTCTTCTGATAAAGAGCTATCATCCTGTTACAACTGCATTCAGGATAAATATATTCCGTCAAATTTAATCTCTCTCCAAGAGCAGAAACGGTAGCTGCACACCAAGGTTCTGTATACAGCATCATATGATTTGCTGGTAAGGGGGTTATTCTATTATAAATATCAATAATCCATTTATGTTTGCCATTAGCCACACTAAAACCAACCCAGCGATAAAACCATTCAACTGTCGTTTTTCTCAACTGCTATTCCGTCATCGTTAATTTCTCCTTGCCAAGCTTCGTTTCTCTTGTTTTTGAGTTCAGCTTGTCGTTTCATCCACTCTTTATGCTCTTTTGCATGTTGCAAACGAGCAGCTTGCCTTTCCTTGACTTTTTCAGGGTCGGCTAAATATGGTTTCCAGTTTTTTTGAAAATCTTCATGAGTTTGCCACCATTCAGCTTTCATGTCTTCCAAAATATCTTCAAATGGTCGCTCAATCAAATCTTCCTCAGCAACTCCATTTTCTCTTTGTTTTTCTAGGTCCATTTGTCTCATTAAAGCATGACGAGCTTCTTGATGTTTAATCCTTTTTCTTTCATTGCTCGCCTCTCTTGCTTTTTGATGAGGAGACTGAGGACCTTTTTTTTCTTCATCCGCTTTTTGACACAACTCTTGAATTTTTTCTTCAGACAAGCCTTCGTATTCTGGAATTTCAGGGTCTCCAACATCTTGTCTATACTTCCTAGCTAACGAAGTATATCTATTTTCAGGCCAAGCAAAGAATTCATTTGCATAAACTCTATCACAATTTTTAGCCTCTCTACTAAACTTAATCATTGGATATCCTAAAAATGCAGAAGACCAAGCTTTTTGTTTTCTAATTTCAGGAAGCATCGAAACATATCCTGTAATTTTATGAGATGGTTTGGTAGTCCCATAAATAGAACCAAACACAAAATCAAGCTAATCTTCCATTGCAATGGTATCAAGAATTTTGTATTCTAAAGATTCAATTACATTAGAAACAGTTTCTTTATCATACCCTGTTTCCTCCATAATTGCTTTAATCAATCTAAATCTTGTCATTGTATCACCTATATAAAAAGCCCCAAGCCACCATAAGATGACTTGGAGCTATTTTTAATTGTAAAGATTTCTTTATTCGAAAGAAACCAATCTTGTATTATATCAATCGCACTTCTTCATATTAGCAGAGAACTTGAACTTAGGATATCCATGCTTCTCAGGAACCTCTACGGTGGCTCCCGTGAGGGGATTCCTTGCAGTCTTTGCGGGACGAGTAACACCAGAGAACGTACCAAGGCTACCCAGCTTTACACTATCTTCGGACGCGACAACATTGGTAATAACCTCGTCAAGACCCTTGATAACAGCCTCAATATCCTTCTTGGAAACATCTGCACAAGCCTCAGTGTCCTTAATAGCAGCAATAAATTCATTCTTAACCATAATATTAAATACTCCTTTAAATCTTTTAAATTTTAATTTTTAAAATTACCTTTTAAAACCTTTGTTTATCAAGGTTTTCCCTTGACTCGTTTTATATATAACACAATTTTATATCTTTGTCAAGAGTTTTTCAAAAAATTTTTTCAAAAATTTTAGAAACAGTTTCTATCAATCTTCAGTATGAGCTTCAACAACCTTATGGGGTTTATACCCACCCTTAGATTTGTTATTGCTCCAAATACCGAGCTCAAGCATAATCTTAGAAATCTTCTTACAACGATAAACGCCGCATGAATCTTGAAAACAAACAGCATTGACCTTATATTCACCCCAACGCTGAGTATTTGCATCATTCAAAATCTTCTTTTCAACAAGCTTGTTATACTGATTAACACTAATTCTCTGAAGATTCAAATCATCATACTTACCCAAGAACAGCATAATTTCAGGTTCTTCAGCAACATAAATTGTCTTATCACGACCTACATGTTCTCTATTAGTAACAGTATAATTTGCATCCTGTGGATTCAAACCAACCTGTCTATTCTTAAGAAGACCAACTCTCTCTAATTCTTTACGCTCGTATTTAGAAACCTTAATCATAAATTAATCAATCCTTTTTATTTTTTAAATTTGGAGAGACTTTACTTTTTTCTCTCCTTTTATTTTTTTATTGTTTTTTAAAAAACGGTCATTTTTACCATATAAAATCTATACTTATTTTTCCTATTTTTTCGGAGGATGCCTTTTTTAATCGTTTAACAATAAACCACCTTCGGTTGCATTATAACCATTATAATAACTATCAAATTCTTTAATATAATATTTTTCCCAATAAGAAGCGGCTTCTTCACATATATTTTCTTTTAATATATTATGTTGAAAATTTTCCCATCCATATTTCTTAATAGCGTTATAAAATTTCTTCTGCTTGTAATATCCGTTTCCATTCTTCCATCGTTTAAGAGGGTCTTGCTGGGTTATACCAATATAACTTTTGCCATTTGGAGAAATATGTTGATAAACTATCCAATTACCTTTTCTATCGTTCCAATCTATATTGCTTTTTGAATTTAAAAGTTCTTTTGGAAAATTTACGCCTACTTTTGTAAAAGTGGAAGTAATAGTATGATATTCTTTAATAAAAAAATCTTTTTCCTCTTTTAACTCCTTTTCTGAAAATACTCCACTTTTTAAAAAAAATATTTCTTTGTGAACAAAAGAATTATACAATTTAATATTATTAACGAAACCTCTTTTATATAAAGCTCCGCAAAAAGCTGAATAACATTTTTCTTTTATTAAATATAACTGTTTTTCAGACAAAAGGTTATTATTTATTTTTAACACAAAAGATTTTGTTATTTTTAAAGCCCCTATCCATTTATATTGTATTATACATTCTTTTCTTTTAATAATATCGTATTCTTTTAACTTACCAACACATAAAAATAATAAATAGTTATTATTCATTTTCTTTATTTTGATTAAAACAATCTCGGCACAAAATGTCTGTTAATTTAGTATATTTATTAATTTCTATTTCTTTCCCACACTTTGAGCATTTAACTTTTCTTAAATTTTCTCCTGTTTTAAAGACTCTCTTCTTACCAAGTAATTTTGCACAATCTTTACAATATTTAGGGGGTCTACCTCTTTTTTCAGGGGCGTTTTTTGAGGTGAAAAATACCGTTTTCCCACAATTTTCGCATCTATAATGCGGATATTTTTGACTTTTTATCCAATTTCCGCAATTATAGAGGTCATCACCACTTAATAAAATTCTGTTTTTATCCGTAACTGAAATTTTAAAAATATCATTGTCCATAAATTTAGGTATAATCCCTAGACCATGATTTATATCAATATATCCCATATCATACAGCAAATTTCTCTCGTTTTTTAAGGAAAAGCTTGCTGTTAAACCAGCATCTTGCTTGAACCTTTTTCGGTCTCTATCAGTCCAATAAATTCTATCTGGCTTTTTCAAATAATTTTCTTGAACTTTCACCCATATAAAAATAGTAAAAAGAAATTGTATTCTTCTTATATTCATTGGCTTCTTAGTAATTTTTACATTTGACCTTCTACTTTTTAAAGAATCCAACTCTTCTTGTGTTAGACTGGTTTCACTTAAATTCAAAAACCAGTCTAACACCTCTTTAGAAAATTCTATTTGCTTAATTTGTCTTAACGGGTCTTCCTTTTTCCAAGCCTTTTCGAAAATATTGTTAAAAGTTGCATAGTGAACATTTTTATTCCATCCTATAACATAACGTTCACATTTTTCTTTGGCTTTTAACTTAGCTTCTGCTTTTTTGTTTCCTTCAAGTTTGTAATATCTAATAAGAAGAATTAAATCTCTTTTCCATTCTTTCTAAGAAAGACCTGACTATAATATATTTTTAATATACCCTACTTCATCATATATATCAATCATTTATTATTTCTTCTCCTTCTAAATCACTAACTAAATATCTTTCTATAGAAAAATTATCGTATAAAAATTTTAAAGAACCGTTATCATTCTTTAAAGGATAATAAAAACTGGTTGTCTTTGCTTTCAAGTTCTCGTAAATTTGTTTACCAGCAACAGCCCATAAAATATTTTTGTTGTATGATGGCTTGTCAACATAAAACAAATATACTAAATGATTAGCCAATTGTTCAGAATTTGAACAAACATTTTCCAATTCATTCTTTAGATTCTGATACAAAATTTCTCTATCAAGATTTTCTTGAAAACCCACTCTTGTAACCATATTTGAGTAAATTTGTTTTCTTTTTTCCTCCCAGCTTTTAACTGTGTTAATAACTATTTCTAAAATCTGTTGATATAAAGTTCTATTTAAAACAAAATCTTTACTTTGCAAAGATTTATAATCAAAATCTCCATTTGATTTTATCTTTTTCTTAATTTGAAAATCTATACTTTCTATATATTTACAAATTTTATTCATTACGCAAGGAGAATCTATAACAGGATAATAATAATGATAATAATTTATAAAATCTTTTTGCTCTTTAGTTAAATCTTCTTCATTTTTATTTAAGAGTTCATTTAATGTTATAGCAAATCTAATTTGACAATCTTCATTACTCTTATTAACAAAATCTTTTAATTCCTTATTGGTTTTGTTATATTTATATTTAAAGAAATAAGGTTTTTTCTCAGCTAAGATTCTATTATAAAAATCTTTCTTTTCTTTTTCTTCTAAAGTTTCATCTTTACTATGATGTTGATACTGTTTCCAAATAGTCGCTTCAGCCTTAACATTTTCACCAATCTTGGTTTTATCAATCTGGCGACTTTGACTCCGACAGCACATTTTAACTCTATCTTCAAGTAAATTTCTTTCAGGAGTTCCATTGTCAAAATTTGCAATTAAAGCGCAAAATGTGGTTGAAACATTAGTAATTTGACCAATTCTTGTGCCAAAGCTAAAAGTATCAGTAGAGAACAAATCATCTTCTGTAAATATTTTCTTGTGTGGCTTTTTAGGTTGATAAGTAACTACTCTTTGATTAGGAAATTTGCCATTGATAACTTCTGGCCTTACTAAATTTGCAGCAATATCCATATCAAAATCACTACCAGAAAAATTCATAGTATAAATACCATGAATATTAGTTATCATTCCAGTATAAGAATAATTAAAATATTTATTTATCTTTCTAACAACTTCTTCATCAGACATCCGCATATCTCTATCAATTACTTCTTCTGGTGAAAAATTATAACGATAATCTTTATCAAGTTTATATTTGTTTTTTGCTATATACCATTCGCTAAAATGAGTCATGGGACTTCTTGCACAGGCAATCCTTTCTTCATCCCTTTTTGCCCAATAATTCATATAAAATTCCCGTTCTTTAAGCAAACCTGTTACTTTCTGACCAGTAATCCATTGCATTAAGCCATATGAATCAGGGACAATTACACTAAAATTGCCTTCACAATTTATTTTACCTAAACAAGCTAATTGAATTCTTTTTGCAATTAAGTCTCTAATTTTTTCCTTGGAATATTTATCGTTAATCAAAGTTTGATTAAGGATTAAACTTTTTAACCAGTAATCTTCACTATTATTCATAAATTTGGAAATACGCTCTTTATCATAGCTATCTCCCATTAAATATAAAAGTGTATAATAAATATTATCTCCACTTACGCCAGAAATATATTCTACTGTGTCCTGACATAAAGTTTTAATATCCTCATCAGATAAATTCAAAGTCTGTAAAAATTGGTAATTCATAGTAAGAACTTTTTTATCTTCCCTTGGAGTGTATTTGGTTACTCCAAAATAAATACCGTTCTTATCTCCATTCTCTTCCAAACTTTCCTGAGAATCCCAGCTATCCCACAATTTAACTTGTCCTTCGGTAAGAATAACATCTACTTCTCTTAAGTCTCGAATTTTCCCGTAAACATCTTTAATTAAATAATTACCATTGTTTTCTTCTTTACACCATTCTATAAAATCAAATTCATTTACCATTCCTTTAGTAAATGCATATCTAATACAGAATTGGCAAGGAGTATAATCTTCTCCTAGGTCTTTTCCCCATTGTTCAGCCATTTGAGGACTAATCAAACCAGAGCCATCAAATCTATTAAACTCTATATCCATAGTTCTTGGCTCAATAATATCATCTTGGTCTACTGGTTGCTCAATGATAAAATCTACATCTACCATCTTGTTTTCCAAATAATCAGGAACAACACAGAAACGGGGTTTTGTTACCTGTTTCGTTGCACTCGAATATAAACCAAAATAAGCATTATATTTACTTGGTGCTAAAGGATGGTTTAAATCTCTTCCGTTATCAAGTCTTCTCTTTAATTCTATTTTTATACTTTCGTCACAAAAAACGACGGTACTAACTCTTGCTTGAGAAGCAGAGCAAGAAAGCCTTTTATAAGTTTTTCCGTTGAATATAAAACCTTTTTTATAAATCTTTTCATACTCCTTTACACTGTCCATTGTAACAGTAATATACTCAGGAATATACATCATATTATAAATTTTGTTTTGTAATTCTTTTACTTTTTCTCGGTTTGTTTTGCTATTTTTCTTCTTTTTTAATTTATCTCTTTCAGAGTACCATTCTTCAAGCTGGACTCTATCAATCTTCTAACCAGTTATATCACGAATACTCTTTAGCATTTGACTATCTGCTAAAGAAACAATTAGATTGCTCTTTAAACAATCTTGAAAACTAATGTCTAAATTATAGCCGTTTTCTTTGATTAATGCACTATTAAGCTTAACGGTGTAAAATAAACGCACTTAGTTACCTTCCTTCGCTGGAATTTTAAATAATTTGACTAACCTCGGTAATCATATCCATAATATCAAAACCATCAAGGTCAATATCTTCAGTATCTAATTTTGTTATAAATTCTAAAATTTCAAAAACTTGTGAAATATTATCTACAATATATAAATTTTCAAGATTTTCTGTTTCAACTTTAGGTCGATTAAATCTTGTCTCTTTACCATTCCTTACAAGAATCTTTAAATCTGCATCAGTTCTATTAAGAAAACTATAATTATCATCAATTTGAATCCGTCCTAACATATGAACTTCTTCTTTCTTTTCTCCATGACCTAATCCAAAATACCGCCATTTCGATTCATTACGTTTAAAAAATGGAATCTTATTTAAATAATCAAGTTTCTTCTGTAGTGATTCTTTTGAGCCTTTGGTAAGTAATATCCAATTATATTGTTGCCAAATTCCTTGTTCATCTTCTTCGGAATCTTCTAAAGCTTTCATTAATATTTCATTAGGCTTTACTGATGACCAAAATTCTTTTGATTCATAAATTTCACTAACTTGTTCTTTAGTTAAATTTCTATAAATACTTTTGTATCCCCAGTCAACCAAATCATCTAAAGTCTTATTTAAACCATAACGCTAATTTAAAATAGCTACTACTGCCGCTGAACTATCTAACAAAACATCATCTACATCTAAAAAAATTGTCCTTTTATTAAGGTCTATATCTATATTTTTTACAATCTCCATCGGTTGCTTTAATGTATTCATCTATGCTTTTGCATTACTTTTTTGCTTAAGAATTATACATTGTTGTACCTCTCTTTCTATATTTTTTATTGGACGAATTCACAATTCTCATTGGTATTCATCCGCTTTTCTTTCATGTCTGAATTGTAACACATGTTTCTATTTCTGTCAACTATTTATGAAAAATTTTTAATCGCGTTCATAAACCCCTTGACTTTTCTATATTTTGTATGTTATACTTCCATCAGGAAAGATGTTCAAAATTAAAAATGTCAATTCTACTCATACAAAATTTTACGCATCTTACGGAAATGTTAAAATTACTCATACATTTCTTGACGATTATAAAATGCTCCAGAATATAGAGAATTTAAGGGAAAAATTGCCGTCCTTTATGGGGTACTCTAATATAGACTCTATATATAACAAAGAAAGACAATATGCCTGCGCCTTTATCAAGGCTTGGCATTCAATGCATTTTAATCTTTATTTTTCCTATGTTTAAAAGACTTTTTGTAAAAAATAAAGAAATACTTATTAAAAAGACTTGACAAAGAAAAATAATTATGGTATTCTTCTTTTGAAATAAAATAAGAAAGTAGGAGTATATTTTTGAGCAAATATGATTCTTTATTTGTAAAGATTCCTAACGGAATAATAGAACTTTCTAACAGAGTAAATTCATATACTTCTTTAACATATTTATTTTTAGCTATTAATAGAAACATGCTTGGAAAAGTAAATAGTAGTATTTTATTTTTAGAAGAATGTTATGTAGATGATAGCATGGAAAATCAAAAAACTAAAGCTTCTAAAATTAGTAAAATTCTATCATCTTTATATCTTTTATCAAATACTATTGTTAATAGAAAAAAAGAAATTATCTCTGAGTCAGTTATTGATATTCCTAAATATGGAGATTATTTTAATTGCTGTGAATTTGATATAAATACTTGTGAAAAAGATATTGAATTACAAAAAGAAAAACTTTTAGCACAATATCAAAGATTTCCTCAATATATGTTATCTATTGAACTTTATGATGAAATCATTGTTAATAATTTTACTACTTTGAGTATTAAAGATTATTTAATAATTATGAAATATTGTTTAAAAGATAAAACAACAAAATCTAAACTTAAAGTAGATAGTTTACTTAATACTTATCTTTTAATTAAAATGCTTATTGATAGAAGACAAGCATTAAATAAAACTTTTCCTAATGGTTGGAAATATAAAGAAGCTATTACTTTAAAATTTCTATTACAGAAAACATCTTTGTCTTCTACTACTTTAAGAAAATATTTAGAAGCTCTTATTGAACTTGGATTGATTGAAAAAAACACTGTAAAAAAAGAAACTCTGTATAAATTAAAAAATACTTGAATAGAGGTAAAAATTAATTATGACTTGCATCGTTGGTTTTACGGATAAGAAAAATAATGTCACTTGGATTGGTGCAGACAGTCTTGGTAGTAATGGCTATACTCAGGATGTCGAATCTAATCCTAAAGTATTTAGAAATACTACTTTGAAAAATGTTGTTATGGGTAGTACTTCTACTTTTAGACATATTGATTTGCTTAAATATAGTAAAACTTTATTTCCTGAGATTGATAAATATAAAATTCCTTCTGGAGAAACTAAAGTAAATCATGAATATATGGTTACTACTTTTGTTCCTAATATTGTCACTCTTTTTGAAAATGGTATTAAAGATAGTGGAGATAAAGGTGGTAATTTTTTAGTAGGTGTTGATGGAAAACTTTATGAAATTCAGAATGATTATTCTGTTCTTGAACCTTTAGCTGGTTACTCTGCTGTCGGTTGTGGTGAGGTAACTGCTAAAGGAAGTCTTTATGCTACTACTAAATATATGCAAGATTTTACTCCTGAACAACATATTCTTACTGCTCTTGAAGCTGCTGAAAAGAATTGTTGCGGTGTCCAAAGACCTTTTGTTATTCTTAATACTAAAAATGAAAATGTTATTATTGTTGGACTTGATGGTAAGAGAGAAGTTATTAAGAAAGATAATGATACTAATAATCTTCCTAATACTTCTTCTAATTCTTCTTCAGATAATAATAAGACTTCTAACAAGAAGTCATCTAAGAGACATCATTCCAGATGAGATGAGGATGTCCCACCAGTGGCACAGTAGTTCAAAAGTTCGAAGAACTTTGTCAAGTTCAAAGATTGACAAACCTTTAGCAAGGTTTGAAAAGTTGGAAAATTTTAATTTTTGTAAGGAGAAAATTATGTCTTATTTTAAAGTCTTTATTATAAATGGTTCAGGTGGGTCTGGTAAAGATACTTTTTGTGATTTGGTTTGGACTGCTATGGACAATTTTGACCCTCATTGTCTTGTCCATAAATATTACACTTCTGCTCCCGCTAAAAAGTGGGCTTCTTTAATGGGCTGGGATGAGAAGTCTAAACGACCTATGGACAGACGATTCCTTTGTGAATTAAAAGATATGCTTGATTATTGGGATAATGTAACTTATAAATATCTTAAAGAAAACATTGAAAAAGTATACAATTATACCACTTTTGATAGAAAAATTTTATTTTTACATGCAAGAGAAGATAAAGATATTACATGGATTAAAGAATATTGTTGTAAAAAAGGAATTTATTGTAAAACAATTAAAGTCAATAGAAAAGTTTTAAATGAAAATAGTAAATATGGTAATCATGCTGATGATGGTGTAAGTAAGTCAGGAATTGCTTATGATTATGTTATTGATAATAACGGGACAAAAGTTGATTTGACAAAAGAAGTCTATAATAATTTTATCTATAAAGAGGATTTATTTCAATGAAAAACGAAAATAAGACTAAATACGAAGCTAATGGTAAACCTTATTTAGTTATGTCTGAAAAAAGCAATTTTGGCAAAAAAATTAAATATTATTATGGATTGCATGATGTAAAACAATTAGATAATATTCCTACTAATGAATTAGAGAATGGCGATATTGCTGTTGTTAAAAATGATGATAATGGAAAATATTATAAATTTATTTGGGTAAGTGATATTGATTGGCAATATGAAAATTGGGTTTCTTGTGGGGAGCTTGATTGGAAATCTAAAAAAATCGAAAGTGAGACTAAAAATATGATTGAAGAAAATAAAGAAAAACTTATTCCTTTTCATGAAATGACTTGTGAACAAATGAAAAAGCAGTATCCTAATCTTAACATGTTATATGAATATTGTTGGGTAAAAGAATTACATTTGATTTTAAATTACTGTGATATCAAATTTACTTCTAAAAGCGAAACTAATCGTGAAGCAACAATTGTTATTAATTTTAAAAGTAATCTTATGAATAGTAACGAAAGTGTAACTATTTCAGTTAATATTTGGGGAAACTATGACAGAGAAGTAGGTAAGAAGGTTTATTATACTGATATTTTTGTAGAAGAAATTCATGGTAACTGTACTTTAACCATGCTTAGATTAATTGATGCTACTTGTGATACGCTTGAAAAAATGTTGAAGAATCTTAACTTGGATAATACCTATGGTGGAGATTATGCCAGAATTTACCACATCTTTGATAGTTTTAAGTTGTATCAGAATAGTGAATGCAGTGATAATAGTTGTGATTGTGATGAAGAAGGTATGTAACAATGAACATTATTAAGAAGCGCTATGCTATTAAGCAATGTCAAAAACTTGATAAATTAATTTCTATTCAGGAAGATATTTGTAGAACTTTGGAAATTGGATATAATCTCTGTGTTGATTTTGATTATATCATTCATCAAGCAAAAGTTTATCTTAAAAATGATAAACATATTCAAGATGCTGGTTATTTGAATGAAAAATATACAGGTGATAAACTGGAAGCTGTTCGTGAAATTCGAATTGGATGGGATTGTTATAAAAAAGACCATGAAAATGATGTAGTTGTTTTTGACGGCAAGAAAATTCTTGGTGTCGAAAATGATAGTTATATAACTTGGAATGATATTGATGAAAATTTTCAATTTTTCTGGAAAGATTACGAAGATTATAAGATTAAAGCTAACAAAATTATCGCTTCTTTTGAAAATAGAGAATATGATTTTGCCAATTTACACTGTATTGAAGATTTAATTTTGGAATACGATTTTCGTTTTAATTGCAAATGTCTTTCTACAAGAATTACTGAACATTTGTGCATGATTCGTAGTTTTAAGTTTGCTCAGGATGTTATTAGTGAAGGTCATTGGATTAAGAATCAGTGGAGTAAGAATAGTTGGATTTTGAGCGGGAAAGAAAAGAATAATCTTGGTATGAATGATATTTCTAATAAAATTGATAGTAGTACTAGTAGAGCTAAAAATGTTGATAGCACAAAAAATGTTGGAAATAATAATGATGCTAAGAACGTAAATGTCAAATACTGTAGAGATAATGGTGATGGCACTATGGATTGGGTTAATTGTCCTGTTATTATTACTGATAGAGACAAAACTGACTGTTAATAATATTAACGCTGCGAAGAGTAATTTGGATTGAATTATAAATAATTTATTTATATTTATTTTTCTATTTTTAATTTAAATGATTGATATGGGTAAATTTGACAGGTAATATAAAGAATTGAATTTGGAAAGAAATTATAGATAAATTGTTTATAATTGTAAATTGTCGTTGAATGAGGTTGAATTATGAATAGAAAGATTGATAATTATCTTAAGGCTAAGATAGAACCTAAGATTGATGAGAAACCTTTTAGCTTAGTATTATATCTTGCATACAAGGATGAAAAGATTTCTGATGATGAAGCTTTGCTGTTTATTAATAATAGTTGGAAGAGAATGCATGGATTTCCTTCTATGAGATATACTAAGATGTCTTATAAGAATAAAGGTGCTCATTATAAGAAATTTGTTTGGAGTCAGAAAGTTTCTAAAATTATTAACGAGAAACTTTTGAAGGTTAGACAGGAATATGAGAATATGAATAGAATTGGTGTCCCTTTGGATGGAAGTATCGGTAGTAAGACTTGGGATTGGGAATTCTGGCGTGAATTGTTAAATGTTATTAGTGACGGTCATGTGTGAGTGAATTTGATTGTTAGTGTAATTATTGGTGTAATTAAATGATTATATAATTTAAGGATAGAGGCTGTGATGGCTTCTATCCTTTTTTTAATTTACATTTTTAGAATTAAAAAATTTTTTATTTTTTAAAAATTTTTTTATTTTTAAAATTTTTTGTCTACCTAAAAGTTATAGTCATAATATAAATAAAAACAAAAAAGTGTAAGTAAGAAATGTAAATTCGACCTTACACAAAAACAAATTAAAAGGAGTCAAAGAAAATGAAACACATCAGCAAGGAAGAAAAGTTTATCATTTCTCTCATCATCATCGTCATTATTGGTCTTGGTTGCGTAAGATTTTGCAACCATCTGGTTGAAAAAACAATTAACGAGACTATTGAAAACGCAGTTCTCGTTGAATCAAACGAGAGCGGCTACACATTAAATTTCTACGGTCAGGAATATGAGTATTCCTTCGATTAAGAAATCTCAATCTAACTCGTTCTGGAAGGTTAACGAGTATAAACAAATAGCCTTTCTCCAAACAAAAGTAAAGAGACACTTCCGAACAAGTGTCTCTTTATTTTGTAGTGCTTATTAACCTATATTGATAAGTACTTCTATCAATCTTCAGGAGGTAAAATAATGAAGACCATTATCGAAGTAAATTATTTTCTTTGCGTACTTGTTGTTTTAGTAATAAAGCACCACAACGTATAAGTTAATAATTTATACACATCACCAGTAAGAAAGGTGTATAGGCATCTTTCTTACTACAATAACAAGTATAACATATAAAGTTGTATTTGTCAAGTACTTGCTGAAAGGAGTCAAAGAAATGACATACAAAGTCAAATATATTACTTCTATCATTAGTGGGTGTGATACATTATTCGTATCTGCCTCTAATGAGAAGGAAGCAAAAGAAATTGGGGAAAAGCTTCTCAATAAGAATAAGATTTATCCCCGATTCTTAAATGATGGATACATTATTTGTATCCCTGTCTAAACATTGTTAAAGCCCATCATCGTAATTGATGGTGGGCTTAATAGAGTGCTTAGTCGCATCTAACACTCAGTATTTAGTTGCCTATACAATTAAATACTTTTATCTTCTAAAGGAGGTAAATGAATGTAGAAGATAACATTTATAGATTACACTTTTAATGTAGTTGTAGTAATCGTTCTTAAAAATTACAACTTCTGATAAAGTGTAATAGCACACCATAATAAGAGGAGTATATAGGTGCTTCTCTTATTAAAACCATTATACCACATAAACAATTGTTTGTCAAGGAAAAGACGTAAAAACCAGAAAGGAATCAAAGTATGTATATCAATATGTCTTCTGTCGTTATGGTCGCTATCTCTCTCGCAATCATTATGATTGTATACGGTGTTATCATTAACATCGAAGCAATCGTGCATAAGAAGAGCATGAATCCTCGTGCCATGTTTATTATCATGGCTATCCTTGCTATCTCTGTTGTTGTTCTTATCTGTAACATTGATTACAGTAAGAGCACACCAGCGGAGGTCTTCACTAATGAAGACGTAACTGGCGCATATAATGCTGGTTACGACAAAGGCGTTGAAGAAGCCTATACGACAACTGAGGATTGGTTCTCTAATCTTCAATCAGTTACTATCAGTGAAGACAACTCCACTATCCATCTCATTGATGGTAAAGGTGAGGAGTGGGTTCTGGTAAGTGACGATTATCAGAATTAAATCCTTGACCTGAGCAAGTCGTTAAACTACTCAATATAACAGAAGGAGAGATATCCCCTATCTCTCCTCTGTAGTGAATAAGGACCTACATCCTTGTTTGCTTTTATCTTTCTTCAGGAGGTAAAATAATGAAGAAAATCATTAGCATTAATTACTTCTTTAATGTTGTTGTAAGCATTATTCTCAAGAATTACAACTTCTAATAAGATGTGATTAAGTACTCCTAATAAGAGAGGTGTGTAGGCACTTCTCTTATTGCAATAACAAGTATAATATATAAAGTTGTACTTGTCAAGAGTTTTATAGAAAGGAATCAAAGAAAATGAAATTAGCCGTCCATGATATCTGCAATATGTTAGTTGGTATTGCAAAACCTTGGGAAGATACTGAAGTATTCGCTCAGTGGGAAGATAGAGGAGCATTTGCTCAGTCACACTTTGGAAAAGATTATTGGCTTCACGTATATGTCTCTCCTGATAGAGTGTTAAATGAAAACAACACAACTTATTATATAAAGTTGTATTGTGAATACACACTATCTAAACTTAATATGATTGCTAGGCCAATCAAAGAAAAAAGAGCAACATTTACTTCCAAGGAAGATTTTGAATCTTTCATTATGGAAGTACGCTCTCTCAAGGAACGTTACATCGGTTAAGCATTGTTAAAGGGTAGGAACATATGCTCCTACCCTTCATAGAGTGCTTAGTCGCCACTAAGACTCCATCTTATCTGACCAATAAGATAATGAATAACAAGTTAGTCACCAGCACTAACGAGTTAAAAGAAAGGAGGAATTCATGTAGGATAGTCTTAGTAATAAAGCAAAGATTGGTTCTATTCTGAAGTAGTATATCACTTCTGAGTTTGAGTTTAATTGGTATATGCAACACCTAAGTGTTGAATAGCTGATTGAATTCTTCCAGATAGATATATCTAAGTTAGACTTAGACTAATCAATTTAATAAGGAAAGTGGATTGGTCAACCACTTTTCTTATTAAATATTATAACACATAAAAAGGAGGTTGTCAAGTGTTTAATCAAAATATTATTTACTATCACAAAGGATACATCGAGAAAGATGATAAAATCATCTATGATGTATTTGATACCTATTCTGGATGCTTGAATAGAATCAAACGTTCTCTTAAAAAAAGAGTTCGTAATGGCACTCTTAATCCAGATGATATCATTCTCATCCACATTCAAGATGCGTCTGGTTATTTCCAGTCATGTCCTGAAGTTCTCGGAGGCTATGTCCATGAAGAGGGTAAAGTCTTCGAGTTTATTTGAGTTGAAAGGAGGTGTATATATGAAACTCAAATATTACTACGATGGTCCTGTAACCAGATGGAATGATTATTATTGTCATTATTCTGGTTACACCATGGCAAGTAGTGATAAACAAGCCCTGAATAACTTGCGTGGTAGAATCAAAAGGGAAAAGGGTTTAACCATGGATTCCAAATTAGAGTTAAACCTTAAATATCTCAAGCAAGTGTAAGTATCAACAATCAATTTGACAAAAGAAAGGAATTAAAGTCATGTCTAAGAAAATGAAAAACACTGTTCGCTCTCTCACCAACAATCCCACCCATTTAGAAGCGCCTTCTCTTAGTAGGGCGCTTGATACCTATGGAAATCTGAACTGCCTGATTGATTCAAGTTTGAAAGAAATCATTAAATGGTGTGCAAAAAGCACCAGAGATGATACGAAAGAGAGATATGTTTTCTCTCTTAAAAATCTCGATTATGTGCTTGAGCATCTCAGTACTGAGGTGCTTGTAACCATTAAGGTTACTCCCCTTGAGGACGATTTTGGAAATCCTTGGTGTTGGATGCTTACCAAAATCAAAAAGAAGCGCATTTGTTTTTAACCATATAGCTTAAGACAAATTTAAAATCAAATTTAATACAGACTTGAAAGGAGTCAAAGTAAAATGAAAAAGATTAGTGTTATGGGTAGAAATTTCACCCTCGAAAGTACCATCAACGAGATGAATTCCTCTTGGGGTGTTAAGCATCTCTGCAAAGTTAAGAACAACTTCTGCGAAAACATTTGCAAGGGCAAATCCTGTAAAATGTGTGAGAAGTGTGAAATTGAACAGTGTTTCAATCTTTCACTCAAGGAAATCAAAGATGGAAAGCGTAAGGAGTTAATTCCTTGTGCTGAGTGCTTCAGCGATAGAACCAATTATGGTGCTCGTCGTTATTATAGCGGAAAAGGCATTAAGACGGAGGTGTGGCATGTTTAAGATTGTTAACAAATACGGAAAATCCGTAACAGTTACAATGAGTATGAAGGAAAAAACTGTATTTAACAGTGAAGTGCTTGCAAACATTGTTTGTAAATTCCTCAATACCAAAGAAACCAAACCTGACTGGCTTGTAAACAATTTCGATATTGTTACTTGCAGGCCATACAAAGTTGAAAGAATTTAAACATTGTTAGAGGGATGGAAGTTATTTCCATCCCTCAATAGAGTGTTTAAGCCCAACTTATTCACTCGCACATTAATTTAGCCTACAATGAATTAATGTATTATTAAATTAGAAAGGAGTTTTGCTATGTAGAAAATCTTAGCAGTTGACTATTATTGGTCCACAGTAGTAGTCTTCATCATTTATAATCGTAATTAATCCGTATTAATTGCGTCACAAGTAGAGAGTGTAGGCTTTCTACTTGTATTTATCTTAGCACACTTGATAATATCTGTCAAGTGATAATTACAAACTTTTTGAGTTATGAAAGGAATTTAGAATTATGAAGAAGATTAATCTCACCAACATTAAGAACGAAAAGTCCGTCAGCGAAGTCCTGTTCGATGCACTTAAGCCCAAGGCAATCACCAATGAACAGTCTAAAACTGTTTATGCTCTCAAACTCTCTGTTGAAAGAGAAATTGAGAAAAGAGAAGACGGTCGTAACTGGGCTATTAGAGACCTTCCTCTTTATCTTCCTGAAGTGGATTTACACTATCAGCGCGAACCCAAAAACCACGAAGTAGCCAAAATTACCAACAACTTTAATATCAATAAAGTTGAAGTTAAAGCAGCTTCTATTCGTAAAGTTGGTAATACTTGGCATCTGTTTCTTATGGATGGTGCTCATACTTTGAGCGTTCTGCTTTATATGCAGAGTAAGGGTTTCCCCATTTATGCTATCACTTGTAAGGTTTTTATCAATCTTACTTTGGAAGAAGAAGCAGATTTGTTTGCTACTCAGAATGAGGGTAAGACTAACCTTCGTGGTTACGAAAGATATAAAGCTGAACTTTGTGCCAAGAAGCCCACAGCAGTGATTATCAATCAGGTCACAAAGGAATTTGGTCTGACTGTTAAGACCAATCGCAATAGCACCATCAATCGTTATAACAACATCAATGCAGTTGAAGAGCTGTATCGTATTGTTAAACGTGATGGTGAAAACGCTCTTCGCTTTGTGTTCGCTGTTCTTCAGGGGACTGGTTGGAAGGATGATATGGTTTATACTCAGCGCATGTTGGCAGGAATTTCTGCTTGCCACAAGCACTGTGAAGATACCAAAGCATTCAACTATTTTCTGCTGAACCTAAAGCAGTACAAGAGCTGTGATGAATTTGTTCGTGTTGCTCAGGACAAGATTGAAGAACACGAAGGTCATCCTGCTGAAAAGATTCGTGATTATCTTCTTACCTACATGGTTTACAAGAAGTAAAAGAGAAAAGACTGGTAGCTACCAACTACCAGTCTCACTTAAGACACCAGACTCCTGTAAAGTCTGTTTACATAATTACTCACGAAAGGAGAAATTAATATGTAGAAAATTTTACATGCTGATATGGATAAACAAATCTCAGTCGTTCGTATCGTATACCATCGTAACTAATTCACAGTTACAGGTATTGTGAAATCAACACTCATCAAGTAAAAGTTACAGGCTACCTTGCTTGATGAGTGTAATATAACACAAACAATAACACTTGTCAAGTAGTTTATGAAATTTCTTTTTAAATACTTGACACCATTAAGAAAGGAAAGTATAATATGAAATACAATGTTTTGTTCATTCGTTATGGCTTCGTTGAAGTTGAAGCTAATTCTGAATCTGAGGCACTTACTAAGGTCAAAGACTATGGCAAAGAAGATATTACTTGGTCTGATGACTTTGAAGCTGATGTTGCTCAGGAAGAGGAGGATTCTTAATCATGACTAATCAAACTTACAATTATGTCCTCATTGCCCATGATGGGGTCAATTTCTACCCTGTTTATTCTTCTAATGACAAAACAGTTGTGGAAAATATTATGTGGGCTGTATGTGGTGTATGTGGCCAGAAAGATGGTTTCAACAAAATTGACAGGAAAAAGTTAAAAGAATTTCTTACTCTTAACAGGATTAAACTTGTTGACCAACTGGAAGATAAAGGTATCCCTTCATGTCCTGATTGGAGAATTTCTCCTTCGTATCTCTTGAAAGAACTTGATAAGAATTGGGATTGTTGGGATATGTTTCTACTCACTTTCCCCGCTATTAACTTCTAAAGGTTGATAGAGTGCAGGATTGAAATATATCCTGCACTTCAATGAGCCTTTAAGCTCAATAAATTTACGTCACGTTCAAGACGTTAAAACGGAAAGGAGCCAAACTATGGCTAACATCAACATCAACACCAAGAAGTCCCTCAATCGCGTTCAGATTATGAAGGAAAACGACACTAATCTTGAGTATTTGTACATTGATAATATTCGAGTGGGTGTCATGGGTTCTGTCAATGACCATGACCGTGAGAAGGCCATTGCCGCTATTCAGCGTATGGTTGACAACAGTAACAAAACTGGTATGGCTCTCGTCATGGAGATTATGCTTCAAAGTCAGTTTGAAGCCTCTATGAATGAGAAAGGAATCAATCCTGATGAAGTCCTCGAAGTCAAGGTTGATGGTATCACTTATCCTTGCGTCCTCAGCTATGAAAAGAGAGCTTTGTTTGATGAAGCTGGCGAGGAAATCTGTAACACTCGTGATATTGATTGTGAACTTGATGAGCGGGCTCTTAAGGCTCTCCTTGAAGCTCGTGCAATCAATGCTCTTCGTAAGGACTTGGCAAGTAAGTATGATGATTGCGAGGATGAAGATGAGGATTGTGAAGAAGATTACGAGTAATTTCTAATCGTTTATCTATAAATTCTCATCAGATTAACAACAAAATAGGAGAGGGTTGAAATATACCCTCTCCACTTTAAAGAAAGGAAATTTAGAAATGAATAACAATAATATCAGAGCTATTTTTAATTACATCCTTGGTGTAGCTACAATTATTATGTGTATAATCAAATACATTGGTGGTTATAATATTCCACCAATCATTGTTTTTGCACCAGTAATCGCTATTATTGTTATAGATTTGTTCACATTAATTTTTATTGTTTTGCCTGTTTTAATTGTAAAAATGGGAGCAGAACACAAAGCAACTAAGGAGTGGCGCAATAATTTTTATTCTCCACGTGTGTGTGGCAAAAGAATTTATTGGAATCCCGAAACAAAAGAAATGGAAGGAGTTGAACCTATGCCTGAATACGATAAATGGAAAGATGAAGAATAACTCAACCAATCAATTTTAAAATGAAAGGAAATTCAGAAAATGAACACCACGTACATTGACAGCATCCCCACCGAAATCATTGAAAAGAACAAAGCTACTGTGAAAAAGTTCCTTTCAACTAAAGAGGGTGCTCATCCCAATCTTAACAATTGCCCTGATATCACTGTATATTGGCAGCAGAAAGCAAATGGTAAAGCTTTTCATTTGTTGAGAGGGGAATATGAAATTATTCAGCATAACGATACTATTGGACAGTATCGTAAAGGAGTAACTGGTCATTACAATGTGAGTAATATTCAGTCCCACACAATTGTTGTTGGTTCTGGCAAAGATGCAAAAGTTGCTTATGCCAAATATTACTCTGAATTTGAAATGCTTGTGCTTGGTATCATGGAAATTAGTACAAAAAAGATTCCTGAAGAGAGAAGAAACTACCACTTTGTAGAGCGTTATCTTCTTTTCAAGAATTGCCCTGCTCCATTTAATGTCAATGGAGACATTGCATTTGAATCTAAAGGAGGCAAGTTCTATAGTTTAGGATTTGTTAATTTTCTCCAGCATGATTTGTACAAGGCTGTTTTCCATTTCTACTTTTCTCAAGCAATTGAAGAATTTACTAGGAAGGGATGCAATCCAAGAATCAAGTGGACGCAATGGACTCCATATACATTTGCTGATTACTATAAAGCAATGTATCCCCGTATCATCTCTAAATCATCAGCAGATATTTCTGAAATTGTTAATAGCTTACCAACTGTTAATTTAAACGAGCTTCGTCAGTTATATCCTAAGAAAGCCGTTGATGTTAAAAACTCTTGGAATAATGAGTATCACACTGAATACAAAGATACAATTTGGACATTTAATATCTTAGATGATAATTATTGTGTCATTCGTCAGTTTGGTGGCTATTTCGGTTTCGAAGAACAAACACGCATTCTTATTGACAACAAAGGGAAAGTAACAATCTTTAAACCCATTTCAATTATTGATGGAGTTGTTGTATTTAGAGTGTCTAGCTCTTCCGATGTTGGAGTTCCTGCTGATAATGTCTGTTTCTTCAAAGGTTTTGAGGATATGTTTAAGTTTAAGAGATTGTTTTATATCTCTTCTATCATCAATGATAGTGACATTATGACTAAAACAAATTCCTTAATTCTTAGAATTATTTACACTCTTAGATGTCCTGCTATCGAACAATTTTATAAAGCTGGATATAAATACATTGCCAATTATCTCATGAGTGCATCTGCAAAATCTGACATTGAGCATCTTTTTGGATTTAGAAAATATTCTAAATCTGCAAACATTTATGAGCTTAGTGGCATGAACAAACATCAGCTTGAATTGGTAGATAAGATGTTTAAGGAGAAGAAAAAGAATCCTAATGGTCCAACTTATATTTACAGCGGTCTGATATATACTCCTCGACGAGTAATTGAAACCGTTCAATTTGTTGCTGGCGTTAAAAATCTTTCTTCTATTACTGACAAAGATTCTGACTTTTACTTTAACATGGCAAAAAGAATGTGCAATATTCATTCTGATTATCATGAGTTTTTGCATTTTGTTGGAATAGATAACAAAGTATATACTTATTATCATAGTGGAAAAAGTTGGGAGTACATGAGCAAAGACAAAAACATTAAGCTGTTAACTCCCGAACAAAACGAAAAGGATAGAAAAAATCTTCTCAAACTTATGCGTCTTCAGGAAAAGACTGATAAGAAAGGTCTTAACGAGGATGTATTTAGAATTTTTTCTGACACCTTAAATTTGTTCAAACAAATCTCAAACGCCAACCGTCCTGATATTGATTTGTACGCATGTAAAGATGTGAATGAACTTCATCGTTATCATAATATGTTGATTGAAATCAATATTACGGATAAAGAAGCAAGAAACAAAGAAGAACAGGAGAGATTAAATAAGTTAGCAGCTAAACTTTATGACCAACGCAAAGAAAAGTTTGAGTATGCTAATGATAATTTCTCCATCGTTGTTCCTGAAGAGATGAACAAAATTACGAAGGAAGGTGTATATCTTCATCATTGTGCTGGAGGTTATATCAGTCGTGTTGCAGAAGGTAGAACAAACATTCTGTTCTTAAGAAAGAATGAAGAAATTGATATTCCTTTCTTCACGATTGAGGTTAACAACCACAACGAAATCATTCAAATTCATGGGCTTTACAATCGTTGGCTTGGAAATGAACCTGATGCAGTCAAGTTCGTAATTAACTGGATTCATGAAAAGGGAATTAAATGTCCTGTAAACATTGTGCTCAACAAAGGTCAAGGTTATAGCGCAAGTAGCAGTAAACTTGATACTAAAGAATATGGTTTGGAGGGTAAAAGTTATGTCTAAACGTACACCTAACAATGCTATCACAGAGTATCCCCAGTACGATGGTATGTACTATGACCGCTGTGAAGGAATTCAGCGTAAGACTCATGGCAGTTATCGGTACAAAATTAACAAACAGTACAAAGAAAAGCGAAAGCAGTATTTGTACACAATAGAAAAAGAGCAGGAATAAAATCCTGCTCTTTCTTGATATAACCAGTTCCTATAAACTGTTATATAATTGTCCCTTGTCTAAGGAGGAAAGGAGTTGAAAGCCATGTAGAGAATCTTCTACGTTAATTATTTCTACAATCTTATGTAGATAATGATTATCTATAACCGTAATTAATCACACCCACTGATTATTTTACGAAGATGTATAGATGGTAAGTAAGAAGTATAGGATTCTTCTTATCATCTATACATATATTAACACACAACATCAATCTTGTCAAGTACTTTTTAGTACAGAAAGGAAACAAAATGAAAATTAAAACCACCGTCGAAACTGACCTTAGCTATCTCGACATCCTCACTAAGTTAAAAGAGGATATTGGTTCAGATACCTGTATGCTTAAAACAGACCGTGATAAGGCTAAAAAACTTATGCAAGAACTCTTTGCCTTACTTTGGAAGTATTCTTACTAAATAATTTACTTTATTTGGTTTAAATACTTGACATTTGCGGATTTGGGATTTATAATAATCTCAACTTAAATCAAACAACACATTATATTAAAAACTTTTTTGTTTAGAGCTTAAAGCTCGGAAAGGAAATCTTATGGGAATCGCTGCTTATGATACTAAGAAAGTCAACGCTGTTATGGAAGCTGTTGAAAATACTCCTCGTAAGAAGTACTACGAAGATATGGGTATCACTCTTGAGAATGTCCACTCTCTTGAATCCGCTCTCAAGCTCAGTGGTCTGGATTACTCCGTTGAAAAGCGTCCTGTCCAGTTCGTAAACAAGGTTGAGCAGGAATGGAATGGTCAGAAGATTTTGGTTGATACTCCTTTTATCATCCCTGACCAGTTCGCAACCATTCGTACTGACACTAATGCTCCGTTGGGCATTGTTGGTAAGAATTACAACATCCTTCAGAATCGTGAGGCTTTTGACTTCCTTGACTCTCTTGCTTTGGGAGGTGCTAAGTTTGAAACTGCTGGTAGTTATGGACTTAATGGAGCTAAGAGCTTCATCACCATGTCCACCGAACCCATGAAGATTCTGGATGATGAATTCTTACCCACCATGATGTTCCTTAATAGTCATGATGGCTCTAAGGCAATTCAGGCAATGTTCATCAGTATCCGTATCTTCTGTTCTAATTGCATCGCTCGTGCAACCAGAGGGGCTGAAAATCGTGTAAGTATTCGTCACAGCAATTCTATGCAGGCCAAGCTGGAACAGGCTAAGACTATTCTGCTTCAGAATACCAATTATCTTGAGCGTCTTAAGGTTGAAGCTGAAAAGCTTGCAGTTACTCCTTACTCCAAGGAAGCATTCGAAGCTCTTGCTCGTGAACTCTTTCCTGTCAAAACTGAGGATTCTGAGATTCTTCAGATTCGTAATCTGGCTATGATTGAAAAGCTTATGACGGCTTACAATCAGGATGACCTCCAGAACTTTAATAACACGGCTTGGAAGGCTTTGAACGCTATCTCTGACTTTGAGAGTCATCCCACTCAGATGCGCAAGTCTTCTAAGTCTACTACCACAGGAGCGTTCACGGCTGTCGCAGTTAATACTATGCCTATTCTGAACTCTGTTTGGAATCGTATCGCAGCTTAAATGAAAGGAGAATAAAAATGAAAAAGATTAATCTGTTTGTCCTTATCGTTGCAATCCTCATGACCTTTATGTATCTCAATAGCAGAGAAAGAGTTGCAGCTTTGGGTGATTCTGTAAAGGATTACCTCACTCAAGTAGAGGAATTACAGGAACAGTTAGCTAAAGCTAATGCTACTATTCCTACAAGCAATCTTCCTGAAGCAAAGTTCGAAGAAAACACTTATCCTGTTTACGCAGAACTTGTAGATTCTGATGTGGAACATGGAGAATATCGTTTCAGAGTTCTCAATGTAACTCAGGACGCTGGTTTCGATGGTATTTATACTCTTGAAACTAATATGGCTGTATATGAAGATGCTCCTTACATTCTCACTATGGATAATAATGGGACTAAGGAAACATCTGATGACTACATTGCTGTTGTGTGGATTGCGACTCCGTAATCCACACTCACATAATACCTACAAACAACATGTCTAATTAAGAAAGGAATTTAACTATGGACACTATCGCTTACAAGCCCACTACCAATATCATTGACGAAAACATGATTAAGAAAGTCAATCCCGACAGTTGGAAAGCTATTATCGAGTTTGATTCTCTTGATGAAGTTCTAGCTCTCTATCATGCGCTTGGTGGTGCAATTGACGAGCACTTTGCTGATGCTCGTAATAAACATATCTGGGCATTAGGTTCTAACACACAGGCAGAATCTATGTATTATGAAGGACTGGCAGAACAGCAAAGAAAATGCGGTTACAAGCTCATGAGTATCAAGAACGCGCTTGAAAAAGCTTTTCATTGTTCTGAATATTACTTTGAAGGAGGTGCAAATAAATGATTACAATTATCCAGAATAAGGATAGAGCCACATTCAGAGTGATTAACGATGTTGCTTTCGATGAAGTAACCGTTATGATGCAGGATGCCGAAGCTGCGGATGAAATGATTTATCATCTGCTCGTAAATGTGATTAAAGGCGAGTAACAACAAACAACATTTGATTGAAGAAAGGAAATAAAAATTATGAAGAAGTTTATGGTTATTGATTGCTGTGAGCGTGAAATTGGTGAACCTGAGTTCTTCGACACTATGGAGAAAGCTCAGATTCATTTATTTGAGCTGTTTATCGAAGCTTGTCGGTATATTGATGTAGATAATTATAACTTTTGTAATATCTCTACGATGGACGAGCTGGAAGAAGCTATTGAGTCTCTTGTAGATGATGATATTCTTGATGATGAAAACAACTTCGATGATACATCTGCGTGGGCTGAGACTTACAATCACGATAATTGGGATGGTAAAATCATCGAAATTGACATCTAATCGTTTCTTCATATAACAATTCACAACAAACTAATTTATTATCCTGTGCTATCGGGTTTACGGGCAGAAAGGAAATATCATGAATAACACTTATTTCAACCTCAAGGTCAACTCCATCCCCGCTGGTCAGTTCTTCAAGATGGCTTACGTTTCCGATGTGACTCTCTCTGCTCTCGGTCGTAAAGCTGGTGTCTCTGTCCTTAAGCGTGTTATCGGTACTTACCGTATTGGTGTCAACTACAAGCATACCAAGAAGGCAATCGCAAAGGCTGCTGAGAAGAATATCCCTATTGATACTGCTTCTAAGCTTCCTTGGGGTCAGTGGAAGGATAACAGCAATCGCATAATCTGCCACACTAATAAGAAGGGCGAATACAACGAGTACCTCCGTGTGTATGATACTCCCAATAAGCCCAAGGTTCAGCACTATCTCAATGGTAAGCCTATTTCTAAGGAAGACCTTCGTAAGACTGGCTTCGTTCCTGATAGTTATTTCACGTCTTCCAATGAGACTGGTTGTATGACTATCAAGGCAGACAACATTGAATGGCTTGGTAGACCCTCTGTCTAATTTCAACTGTTCAACACATCAATTTGGGAGAGAGTGAAATATCTCTCTCCCTCAAATTAAAATTTGAAAGGAAGTATAAATTATGAACATAGGTAATTTTACCATCACCTTTGAAGGAACTTCTACAGACTTGGAAAGTAACAAAGAATATTATATATTTATTGTTACTCGTTTTGACGATAACAACAAAGTTCTTGATAGCAAAGTGTTTTACTTTGCGTTTATGCCTCATTTTAAGCCAAGAGATACAGATTTGATTGCAGAGCTTTATAAGCTTCCAAGTCACTCAAGAATCGCTGGCGCTCATGTTACTTTTGATGTAGAGAAATAACTCTACTCAAACATAAACCTCAAACATAAACAACAACACATCTATTGAAAAGAAAGGAAAAAAGATTATGTCTATCTATGCTCCGTATCAGGGTACTTATCTCAACGAAGAATTTGTTGGCTACGAAAGAGCTAAAAAGTTCATCAAAGAATGGGATGTATGGGAAAAGTGTTTCCCAACTCATGTCCTTCTTTGGCTTGTAAATGAGAAAATCAAGATGAAAGATATCTGTGGTATCAAGTATATTCCTGTGTCTACAAATAGTGTTAGCTACTATGAAGCCCATTACACACGTCTCCCTGAAATCAAACGAAACTTTAAGTTCACTGAAGAACGTAATGGTTGGAAAAGAGACCATTACGAAGATGCTTACCAGTATGTTGTCCCTCTTGATTATCAGAGTGTCTATCTTCGAAAAGCTTTCAATGAAGCAATTCTCATGGCTTATCCTTATCTGAAGAAATACAAATTCAATGCTTATGTTCCTACGTATGGCTCTGGCTCATGTGATATCTATATCAAGATGCCTTATAAACACAATGGTAAAGAGTTTACTGAAAGCCTTTACTGTCCTCTTAAAGCATTACGGGAGAAAAATCCTGATATGATTTATCAGAGACATTTTGGCTACAACTCTGACTACTATAAGAGTCAGCCCGAAGCTAAAGATAAGATTCTTGGTATCCTTAACAGCCAGAAGTACAAAGCTTTTTGTAAAAAGGTGATGGAGGGTTAATCCCTCCTACCTTTAATATATAGTCACTACAAACATTTTGTCTAATTAAGAAAGGAAAATTGATTATGTCTAACATTGCTAAGTTCTATCAGACCAAAACTCATGACTATGAGAGCTTCTTCAAGAATTACGAATCTTCTTCCAAAGAAAAGGAACTTAACTCTCTGATTAAGGGGCTCAATGAACAGCTTGAAAACGCAAAGGTTGAGCTGTCTCGTGTGCAGAGCGAATGTTATAACAAAGATTTCACCCCTAATGGGAAAACTATCATTGTCCATTACGCTTCCAATCGTAGTGATTTAAGTCTGTATTTTGACCTTCTTTCTGGTAATGCAGTTGATATCAATGACTATAACATGAAAGAAGTCTTGTTGAAAGAAGTTAATGTTAAAGGAGGTGAATTTTGGGTTAATGTGGGTTATTGTTTCCCGCTTGGAGCTGCTATTTCTCGTAACTACAAATACAGAATCGCTTCAAATAATCTCTCTTGTTCCTTCATTCTTGTCGATGAAGGTTTATTTCCAGTCCTTGATAAAAACGCTTCCCCTGTCAGCAAATCTGGAGAACCTTGTCAGTTCTCTTGGAGAGATAGTGCCACAAGTTTTATTGCTCAACTTTATGACATTCCTCAAGAACAAATCGGAGTTCATTATAATTTTACTGAATTCAAATTTACTTTAGAAAGAAATGCATCTACGGAGATTATTCTTCGAACCGCGCCCAAGGAAATCCAAAGAAGCTTACTCAACCGTAAAATCACCGAAGCCATTCCTGTATACAAGATTCTCAATTTGACCAAGGCTGAATATAAAAAGGTAACTGATTTTGGTGTGGCAACCCAATGGCTTGATTTACAGGATTTTATTAAAACCGCAACTAATGAATATGGTTATGGAAATCCTGATTCGGGATGCACTGCCGAAAGCTACTTCCATTACACGGTGGATGAGTGGATTGGAATCATTCAGAAAAGTAAATATTGGGATGAAGAACTCCTGTTCAATCATGTCCAAAATGACAACGAAGGTAGTTTTGGAAAGTGTCTTAGATGGTACTTGGGAGTTGGTTACGGACGTAGAGGCAGCCACATTTATGAGTATTACACATTTGGTAAATTCATGGATTATGTTTGTGAGGAGGCAATCAATCAAGGATTTAAAAGTTTGCACGCTTTTATTCAGGAACTTAATGACTACATTAATATGTGTATCACCACGGATTTGAAACCAACTCTTTACAGTTCATATCTTAAACAGACTCATGATATTGCAGCTCGCAATTATGAAATCAAACTTACCGAAGAGCAGGAAGAACTGTTCGAAAACGCTTACAAGAACTTCAAGCCGTTTACAACCAATGATAAGGAGTATTCTGTAATTAGACCTAAAAATGCCGATGATGTTAAGCATGAAGGTTCTGAGTTGAATCATTGTGTCGCTAGCTACATTTCTAAAATCTTGAAGAGGAATTGCTTAATTATTTTTCTTCGTAAGACTAATAAGATTGACAAGTCTCTTGTTACTCTTGAACTCGAAGATAAAGCAATTGTTCAAGCAAGAGGCGCGTCTAACCGCAGTATCACCGAGGACGAATTCAAGGCAATCTGTGAATACGCCAAGGAGAACAAGCTCAAAGTTCGTGTTACTCTTAGTGACTAATATCTAAGGTATATGGGTGGAAGTAAATCTTCCCCCTTTACCAAATAAATTGAAGGAGATATAAAAATGAACAAGAAAGAAATTTTAAAAGCTGTAAAAAGATTATATGATTTTTGAAGAAGAAACTTCTTTGAACTATCCTTTCAACAAAAAGTGGGATGAGCTAACTATTACAGAAAAAGATGCTATTTGTAATGCTTATCCATCAAACGACTCTGATTTAGACACAGAAAATGTCTATAACACAATTCTTTCTATCATCGGCTAATCTTTATTTTAAGGAAAATAATAAAATTAAGCTGTCCCAACGGCTATACGGGGAGAAAGGTTTATATTATGACTAACACTAAGACTTATGAAAACATGACCGTTACCATTACTTGCAAGGAAAACGAAGACACCGAAATGCTGGAACTTCTTCAGCGTTATCAGGATGCTAAGACTCTTCATGAAGCTACAAAGGAATATTATATCCCTCGTACAGAAGCAATTGGTAGAGCTAAGTGGACTATGATTGTTAACCAGATTTTTTCTTTGGTGAAAATCGCTGAAGAAGTTAATCTCTTTCCAAGAGTAAATCTTTATGCTCATTATTACAGAGATTATGGTATGGATGAAAGTATCACAGTTAGCAAACAGGGTGGTCGTTATCATATTACTTGGAGAAATGGTAATTATGTTTGCGATTCTGTTGTGCTTGATGCTTCTCCTGAGTGTTGTCCTGATTCTCTGCTTAAAGACAAAGATGGTTGGCTTGCTAAATGGGATGAATATGGAATCTATTCTACATTGAGGGATAATCTTATTTACAGCATCAAAAGTACAACTAAGAGGGTCATTGAAGAAAAGAACAAGATTGTTGAAACTTACAAAGGATTTGCTGGGGTATAATCCCCCAGCTTTTTCATACACAAATGTTCCCTAAATACATATTACGAGAAAGGAATTATGATTATGACTACCAAGAACAAGAAAAGCAATCCTCACATCATTTGGAGCAACTATAACCTCAATCTTGAAGACTGGATTGATGACATCAAGGAAAGACTCAATGAATGTGGCGTTGATTACTCTGAGTGGGACGAACACAAGTTCTATGAGGAAATGGTCGAGGTAAATAATTTGTACTTTGAAGATGAAAAGTGCAACCTTAATATTCCAACTGGACGTATCATTGAGATTGCTGATGTCGGTCTTTGGGATGGACGTAGAACAGGTTACAACCTCCTTAACGAGTATAATATCAAAGCTTGTCTTAATTTCAAGCAAGACTGTGAATATGCTGAATGGTGGGTTGATTCTCACAATAATTTACGCTCTCGTCAAACTCACCATGATGGAACTCACTATATTTTGTATAGGGAGGTGAAGCCTAAAATCACTTCTGACCAGCTTGATAATTTCTGTTGGAAACTGTATCGTGGTAAAGCAACTTCCAAGGATATTACCAAGTATACCCGAGCTATTGGTAAACAAGTTCGCAACGTTTATGGCTGGTAACTACAAACATCTTTGATTTAAGAAAGGAAAGAAAACTATGTCTAACAAGAATCTTAACGAAATGATTATCCACTCTGCAAAGAATAATTCCTACCCTTACGTCTCTGTTGATACTCCTAATGGTCAGTTCAGAATCTATTGCGAACAGGAAGATGGATATCATGGGGTAAACATCGTCTTTGTTCGTGATGGACAGGATGTTGAGCAGGATATCTGTATGGCAGAGATTGACCCTGATGATAAGTCTGGTAATACTTTTTCTGTCAAGGTTTGGAGTGAACCTCGGTCTGAAGAGTATCAGGAAGATATTCACTTTGGTCAGTATCGTGAGCCTCGTTGTCCTTATTGTGGAAATTGGGGAGTAGCAGGAGTTGATGATTTTGGAACTGAAACTAAATTCTTCTGCGATGAGTGTGAAAACGAGTTCCTTATGGACAACGATACTGGCGAATATTCCACTCGTAATCGTATTCCCCTTAAGCCTTACGAAGAAAAAGAAAAGGAACAGGAGTGACCCTGTTCCTATCTAAAACTCTAGCCCCGTAAGCTGTTCATATAAATGAAACCCTTGTCTTAAGGAAGAAAGGAGATGAAAGACCATGCAGAAAATCAAATAGATAAACTACCGCTTTAATATCTATTACTATGTAATAGTGTTAACTGGTTTCCTTGAGCTATAAGGAGACTAAAACATAACACACAGAGTTGAGAGGTTACGGGTCTCTTAACTCTATGTGTATTGTAACACACAAATTCATTCTTGTCAATAACTTTTAAAACTTTTTTATTTAGAAAGGAATTATGATTATGTCTAAGAAGTATGATTACAACAAGTCCGATATCGCCAATATCGTTGAGGAATTTAAGGCATTACTTGCCGAGCATGAATGCGTTGATGATGTTTGTATCTATTACAACAACAGACGTACTCGTTATATCCAAAATCTGTGGGATAAGAAAGAAAAGAAATTTGTCCCTCTGAATACTTGGGTCGATGAGGGTGAGGGCTTCCATCCCACCAAGTATTGTGAGTATGCTCCTTCTACCAATATTATCAGTTTCTCTTCTGAGGGAACTTTGTGTGGTTATATGTATTCAGGTGCTCCTGAATGGCTTGAGAAATTTGCTCTTAAGTATGGTATGTACATTGAGTGTGCTACATCTTGGTTCTTCTATTTCGCTCCGTGCAATAATTGGAGTGATTATGAAACTGACGATACCGAAGAGCATAAGAATTATCCTATTATCCTTTTCTGTCCTGAAGATTATGATGACAATAAAATCCCTGCTATTAAAGCAATTGCTCAAATTTGGGAAGACCTTTGCAAAATGTCTGAGGACAAGGGATGTTGTGCAATTGGATATGGTATGATTTTTAAATACGAGGGCCAGAAATACAAAATGATTCCTCGCTCTAATAAACTGGGCGAATGGAGTTGGGAACAGTGGGTTGATAAAATCAAGAATTATTTGTCCATTGTTGGCTGTACTGACATTGAATGGCACTGTGGTCGCATGGATTAATTAAAAGGAGATGAATAATATGTTGCGAATTATTAATGGCACTGGTAAGTGTTGTCCTGATTGTGGAGTTGAAGTAAATATTACCTTCGATGAAGATTTTGACTACATTTGTCCTGAATGTGGTCAACTTCTTTATTCTTGGGAATGTGGCAACACAGTCGAAACTACTATGCAGGACATTAAAAACCAAGAAGCTTTGGAGCACTAATAACAACATTTATAAAAAGGAAGGATTTAAGAATTATGTCTAAGTATACCAACATTGAAGCTGTCAAAAACTACATCGAACTGGCAAGAATGAATCTGATTCATCTTGGATTCACAGAATTGTCTGAAACAAAAATCGTCGTAGAATGGAATACAAGAGCTAAGAATCGGTTAGGTCAGTGCTGTCCTAAACGGTCACTTGATGGTAAGCGCTATTTTCTCCTCAATTTCAACAAGAAATATTTTGAGGTTGGAGATGATATCAATGTACAGGGTACAATTATCCACGAAGTAGCTCATTGTGTTACCAATGGGTTGAGTCATGAACATTCGAGCGGTTGGTATAGAGCTATTACAAAATATAATGCTGTTTATGGCACACATATCAAAAGATGCAGTTATGACCCCAATTATCACAAATATCTTAATCAGCAAGCTAAATTAAGTGGTAATTACAAAATCTATTGTGATTGCTGTAAAAAGGTAGTGAAAACTTATCAGCGTAATTGTAGCACTGTTCAAGGTATTAGGTCTAATCCTTCTGCTTGGAGATGCGGTGGCTGTGGCAAAACAGGAACTCTTAAGCTTTTGAGTTAAATTAATCTAACAAAAAGAAAGGAAGTGCTTGTATGTCTAATATTATTCTTACTGATTCTCACAACATCGTTCATTGGAAGCCTGTAACTGGCACAAAGGGAGAAAACTTCTATATGTCTAAGGATGAGAAATATTATATTTCTCGTCCTGTTTTCTCCCGTAAGGGCTGGGAATTAAGTAAAAAAAGTGTTATTGATGGTGTAGTTGTTTATACCTTTATCAAAGCATTCTCTTCACTCAAGGCCGCAAAGAATTATGTAACTAACACCCTTCAGTCCGATAACTACAACTGGTAATAAAACAATTTGTTCTAATTTGAAAGGAGTTTAACTATGAAATACAATTCTTCTACTCTCTACAATTGGCTCAGTGACGATTCCTGCTCCAAAACTCAGCTTCATATCTATGCAGTTGAAAGTGAAGAAGAATATCTCGAACTCAGCGCTATGCTTGATGAGGGGAAAGGTGACGAAATCCTTGAGCGTCTTAATTACTACAGCGATAAAATTCCTATTGAATGTGTCGCTGGTAGTGAGTTTACCTCCTATGATTGTAAACTCATGGGTGATTTTCTTGTCGTTGAAGAAACTATAACTGTTGATTGTTAATTAAATCAACACACAGTTGAAAGGAGTATAAATTATGAAAGACCAGCCCATCACTTCTAAGTTTACATCTGTCAACAGCTCCAAACTTCCTCGTGTTTACAACCACATTGATTGGAGTCAGTTGAAATACGACAAGGTTTGGTGTAAAAACGCCTTTAGCCATTACCAAACTTTCGGAACTCCTTTAATTGTTTATGATTGGGGATGTGGTCGCTATCCTGAAGTTATCGGAGATTTCCTTAAGTGTAAGAATATCAAATATATTGGTTACGACCCATATTGGCATCCTAATGGGTATAGAAACTATCCTGATGAGGGTTATGGCTTTCCTAGTGCAGATGTCTTTATCTGTTCCAACGTTCTTAATGTAATCTGTGATTGGACGGAGGTGAAACGTATTTCTCAAATGCTTCGTAATCAGTATAGACCTTTCTTTATCACTGTTTACGAGGGAACAAAATCTTGCATTGGTCAGGAAACTCGCAAGGATTGTTGGCAGTGGAATAAGCCTATCGAATCCTATATCATGAATTATAAGGATGTGATTAAAAAGAAAGTTCTTACAACCGAAAGATATAAGTCCTACATCATTTAAGTTAAGCCGTTTAAAATTGAAAGGAGTATAATTATGGCAACTTTAAATCTTCGTTCTGTTCGCACCAACCTCGAAAACGAGTATGGCAAGTTTAAAATCTTTACCCCTTGGGCAAACGTAGAACATAGATATTACATCGAGTTCTATCCTCCTAAAGTGGATATTCTTGATGAAAATCCTGAAAGATGTTTGGGAATCATGACTATCTATAATCCCAAAACTGAAAAGCTTTCTATCAAGTGGATTTGGGATAGTCGTGATTGGAAAAATCATTATGCGTTTTCTTATATCCACAACTTTGTTCCTGCCACAAATTCCATGCTGTCTCACATTAAAGAAATTGAAAAGGAGTGTGCTTAAATGTTAACTTATTTCTGTGGAGACCATATCAATAAGCCTGTTGTTATGATTGCTTTTGGAGACCCTGAGTATTATGACAACATTTCTTTGCCTACTTCTCATTATGATGGCAAACATATCAAAGAAGCCTATATGTATGAATATCTTCGAGATTTTATGAAATATCTCAAGGAGCAGTCTGAAATGAAGGAGGAGCTTGAACATCCTTCTGTTTATTGGATTGTTGACCTTAAGAGAAACATTACTCTTTGGACTGGTCTTGCTTTTAGGTCTAGTTTCATTCTGGCTATAAGTACTCTTAAAGAGTATTACGCAACAGAACTCAAACAGTCTTCCAAGTTTCAAAAGTATGACGTTCTTCTTGAGGTTAAAGGTACTCTCGAAGTTTTCGTTGAAGCAAAAAGCTTTGATGATGCCAAGCACAAAGCACAAAATCAGCTTCATACTTTTACAAACGAAGACCTTTTATGCCTTTCTACTAAGGCAATCAGTGCTATGGATGAAAGTAAAACTACCCATGAGTACTGCTAATATATACAAAAAACATCAATAAATATTGACATTTGAAAGGAAGTATGTTATTATGAAATTGAATGATGCTAAATATCTGGAATCTGTCTCTTCTCCTGTTGTCTTTATCTCTACTGGTAACTCCAAACTTGGCAAATTTATCGGAGCTATCAACCTTCCTGCTGGTAAAACCTGCAATCCTGATGCGCCTTGTCGTAAATATTGCTATGCTTTAAAGGGGCATTATATGTTTGCTTCAGCAAAGAGTGTAAGAGAACGCAACCTGAATATTTATAAAACTAATCCTAAGTCTTTCTTTAATCAGCTTTCTTGTAATACATCTTTTTTTAAGATGGTAAGATGGCATGATTCTGGAGACATTGTAGATAGAGCTTATTTAGAAGGAATGTGTAAAGTCGCAAGAGACAATCCTGATGTAAAATATTTAGCGTTTACAAAACAGTTTCAAATTGTGAACAACTATTTAGCAACAGACGAAACAATTCCTGATAATCTTAAAATTGTTTTCAGCACTTGGGGAAATTGGATTCCAGAAAATCCATTTCATTTACCTATGACTTTTGTTCGTTTTAAAGTAAAGGCAATGGAGGGACAGAATCAAAAGATTCCTGAAGATTCTTTTGAATGTTTAGGAAATTGTGCCACTTGTGGTAAATGCTGGAATCTTAAGAAAGGAGAATCTGTTGTTTTCAACCAACATTAAAGAAGGAGAATATATTAAATGAGAAAAATAGATTTAACTGGACAAACTTATGGCTTTCTTCAAGTTGAAGAAAAAGACCCTGATAGAAAAGGATACTGGATTTGTCAATGCATATGCGGTAATCGTAAGTCGATAGCTGGAAGACATTTACGTTCGGGAGCAACTGTTTCTTGCGGTTGTTATGGAGATAAAAGGAGGAAAGAAAATTTAAGAAAATATAATGAGTACGATTTGTCGGGAGAGTATGGCGTTGGCAAAATTGACAATTCCGACATCACTTTTTTGTTTGATAAAGAAGACTATGATAAAATAAAAGATATTTGTTGGCATATTCAAAGTGCAGGATATATCTATGGTGTTTTAGATGGTAAGGATATTTCTTTCCATCGTTATGTAATGAATGCAAAAGAAGGGGAAGTTGTTGACCATATTAATCATAAAGTTAGAGATAACAGAAAAAACAATTTAAGAATTTGTGCTCAAAATGATAATGTTATTAACAAAAAACAGCTTCCAACAGTCGGAGTGCGTCAAGCTAAAAGTGGACGATGGTTCGCTGAAATCACAGCTTACAAAAAATATCACTGGCTTGGTACTTATGATACAAAAGAAGAGGCAATCGAGGCTCGAAAGAAAGGAGAAAAAAAATATTTTGGAGAGTATGCTTATCAAGAAAAAGAATAAATTTATAATAAGAAAGGAGGTGATGTATATGTAGATTCTTTAAAATTTAATGAAAGGAGGTGAAGTGTATAACCATCGAAGGTGTGTTACTTTGTTTTGAGATTGCAATCGCAATCCTGTGGCTCATTGGTAGAGCAAAATAAGATTGGGGAGAGAAATCTCCCCTTTCTTACAAATTAACCTCAACAATTAAACTATTTATTTTAGAAAGGATTTATGGTCATGGAAAAGAATCTTAATAACAATACTCCTATCTCTACTGCTGCTATTTTTGCTGAAGTTATGTCTGAAATGCTTGACTCTTACTTTACAGAGTGCATCTGTCATTTCAATAAAATTTGTATGCGTAAGCGTAAAGATGAAACCAGTCGTTACTTCTTCTCTATGAAGGAAGTAAATTATGTCAGAGATAATTTGCAGAATCCTGATAGTGTTGTTGTCAAGCCTTTGTATGACAATGGCTCTATTTGGTGTTATGAAATGGATTATGCTCAGGTAGTTAAAGAAAAGAGAGGAGGGAAAATTACTGATGAAACCTAAGTATAATCAAAATTAAAGAAAGGTTGTGATACTTTGGCTTACTTCGCAATTGGTCTTCCCATTGCAATTCTAATTCGTCTGTTTGCAGGAGTTCCTTTGTTTTGGTTTATTGTAATTCCTATTACAATTCTCACATTCATTGGAATTGCTAAAATGGATGAAACTTCAATCTTAGCAGCAAGAAAATTCAAAGATGGTAAGTCTATTGATTCTTTAGCTATGGCTAAAAAGTATTACGAGGAATACCATCGAAGGGATGAAAAATATGAATATGAGCATTTCTGTGAACAACAAAAATATTTTTGGAAGAAAATAAGGAGGGAGCATCCAGTGACTCAGGTTTATCTTAAAGATGGCACTGATATGTGGTGCGATTATGTAACATGGAATGAACGACTTCAGGAAATTCATCTTCGTGACAATAATCGAGAAGAATACAAAGTCGTTCGTTATGAAGACATTGGTTCAATTTGTGTCCGTTAAGTGAAGTCTTGGTAGGGAGGGTGGGTTAGACTTCTTAGCACTTATAGTTATTCAGTGGCTATAAGTTAAGATTCTTACTCAGTGAGAATCTATTTTCCTTTTGATGGGGAACTTTTTCCTTATTTAAGGGGGAGATTTTTCTAATTTCCAAGGGGGAGATTTTTTAGTTTTCCCCACCACCACCCCAAAAAATTAAAAATTGGTAATTGAAAGGAGAAACGCCTTCCTTTCAATAAACCCTCATCAAAGGGCAAAACTTTTTCAGGTTCGTCGGATGCGAAGGTCCCACTATGTTTCTCTCTCACTTTAATCTCCCAACCCACCCACCCTTTTTAAGATGCAACGGGGGGGGTCTTTTTAATCACCACAAGGGAGAATCTTTTTCCCGCTTCGCTACTTTCACTTCTTCTCAGCAAATATTCAGCAATTTCATCTCTCCATATTCATCACTTCATATTTACGCAACATTTCATTTGTAAACAATTCTTTATAAATTTCATCTTAAAATCAATTTCTTTTTCCACCCATCAAATTACACCACCCAATCCCCATCTTTCAAAATTGAAGCTCAAATATAAATAATTTATTTATAAGTCTCCCATCTTTCATCCATCTCACACCCACAAAGCAAAATTGCAAAACAAAAAAGACCCAACTTATAAAAGTCAGGTCTTCTTATATCTACATATTCTTTCTTATTATTCTTTATTCCCCCATCTTGAAGCAGCAATTCTCTTGCCACGTTCTACCATGGCTTCTCTCTGTTCCTCAGTTAAATTGCGACTCTTGGGAGGCTTGGGGTTTCTCATCCACTTAGCAGGAATCTTAATAGTCAAACATCTGTTCTGCCCATCACTGTCACTATAATCAGATACAACACTTATTTCGTCAGGATAATTCTTGAGATATTCCTCCATAGTCCTAATTACAGTGAAATAATCAGAACTCCATACAGCAACATCTTCTCCATGAATGAAATCAATACTGGTCTCAGCCATTTGAATTATCCTCCTTTAAATTTTTAGATAGTCCAGCATCATAGTTCTTAGCCATATATTCTGGCTTATAGTATGGCTTAACTTCTGCTCCATGTTTGATGAGCCATTTATTAATAACCTCCCCTAAATCAGAAGCACACCTACTACAAATATAAGGCTGCATTTCTTCTACAGCAAAATGATAAGATGCAAGTGTTGTAAGCAAAGATAGATTTAATCTACGCCCTGAATAAATAGGTTCTTTGCAACATACACATCGAGGTGTGTCATCCTTTTTGGGTCTACCTTTATTTACAGTCTCTACTTCTACTCCCATTTTATTAACATCTTCTGTCTTGGTAGTCTCACTAGAAACTTCCTTTACAACATTCTCACTAGAGTTTGTCGTGACAGTATCAATAATAGGCAAAGGATTTTTTCTCGGTCTACCTCTCGGCATCACATACACCTCTCTTTACATTTCACATTCTTTACATTAATTATTATAGCAAAATGTCTGTAGCTTGTCAAGAGTTTAATAATTTTTCTTGACTTACTACAGACATCATTAGGTTGTATAAAGCATACTTGAGCAATAGATATACAACTAAACAAAATTATGGATTAATTATATATTAATTACTTATAAATTTCGTTCTGTTTTTTGTTGCATCATCATTTGGGTAAAAGTATACTACTAATTTTTAGTAGCTTTGTACTTTTGTATTTGTAATGTATTATAATTAAATTATTTATTTTCTTTTTGTTTTTATTTTTTTTCTATTTCTTTTGCTTTTTCTTTTAATTTAATTATAATTATTATTACTTTTCAGTCTAAATTAAATTCGCCATATTTTAGAATTAAAATATATCCAAATTATATTCAAACCGTACTCAAGTCCTAAGCTTGCTTACAAATAAATTAGATTATTATAAATCCTTAACCTTCTCTGGTATAATTGATTACAGGTTCATTCTTCAAAGCAAAGAATTTATGACCGCCAATATAATTAGTAGTGCTTCCATCTTCTTTTACATAAGTAATAGGCTTTAAAGTCTTAGCATTCTCATGCCATGTGCCTTTACTATGCGCAGGAGCATAGAAGAATAATACAAAATCATCTGTAGGCATACTATAATTATCGAATATCTCTTTTACTGCTTGTCTACATTCATCAGCAGCATTTGTGTTGCCATAGGCTTTAAGACATTCTTTTTCAAATTCATCAATGTCCTTATATCCATCATAGGAGTATTGTTTTCTTACTTGTGAGGGGGACATATTGTCTCTCAGCATACCATTATAAATAGCCTGTGCTACGAGTTTCTTTCCTACAAAGGGTTGATTTCCACTCTCACCAGCTACAATGCTTTCTGCTACATGACGTTCAGAATCAGTCAGATGAATTAAATATGCGTAGCGATAAGTTGAGGTCTTAGGTTCTGTATGTTCAGGTTCAGAAGTTTTGCTTCCAGAAGTTTGACCTTTAGAATACTGTACGCTCATGTCTGAAAAAATATAAACAGGTTCATCATTATTTTCAGCATTGTTCTCAACCATTTTACTCATGTCCACATAAAAAATTCTATCAGGACCAATGTTTTCGATATTGCTTATGTCCCAATAATTTTCTTTTTGTGTTTGGAAGTTTTTAATGGCAATATAATGAGGAGAGGAGATTTCAGTTTCACTCAAAGTTGAAGCATTATCTTTGGAAGCATTATCTTCGCCTGTTTTATTTAAGGCTTGAGCATACCCTACTACACTTACCACTAAACTGAATGTGAGACAAGTTGCAATCGCTTTACGAATACTTGTCTTAATTAGAGGATGTGTGTTTGTGAGTTGTGCTTCATGTGTTGGGGTGTTTGTGTTTGTGTTTGTGTTTGTGTTGCTATGGTTAGGCTTGCTATATTTAATTGTATATTTCTTGTTTTTCATTTATCGTTTCCTTCCTTAAGTCTATATGATGAATAACTTATATTAAGATACGGATTCTTAATAGATTACTCACCCTTAACGCTTAGGTCGTTGGCAATAATGTTTATTACCTACTTTATACAACCATGAGAGTATTATAACATAAGAAGGAGGTGTTGTCAAGAAGTTAATGAGATTTTGGTTACAGATTGTTACTTTTTGGGTATGAGATGGAAAATGTTAATTTTTGAGCATTTAGAGGTGGTTTGTTTAAATTGTGAACAGATTATGAATTTTTTGTAAATTTTTTTGAAAAAAAGATTGTGCTTATGGCTACCTCTCCTTACCTAAAAGAGCACCAGAATAGGAAAATGGGCAAAATTGGCCTTCGGTACGTCAGGGCTAATGTACCAAATATTCCAAGAATGTTCCAAACATTCCATTAAATGTACTAAATGTACCATAACATTCCATACTACGTTTTTCTTCAAACAAAATTATCGTTTAACGATAATTCACTCTCAAACTTTACAACTTTCTTGTAACTTATTCAAACTTTCACAAGAATCTTGTTATCTATATTTCATTCTATTTTTTCTTATTACCCTTTAAGAAGATTGTTCATCTTGATAAAGATTATCCCAAATATTACCAAAGAAACTCTTCATGGTTTTTTCAATATCATCACGAGCAGAAATATCTTTTTCAGAAGTGTTCTTTTCAGAAGTGTCACTATCAATGTTACACGAACCGATAGCGTTGCCACTATCAATAATATCACCTAATTTCAATGCGGGAGCATTGCTCCCAATTCTAACATATTCAAATCTTTATCAATACTCATTAAAGTGCCATTGCAATACTTTCTATTCCCAAGTTCTTTCACAAACTGTTCAAGTTCATTTCTATTCATAGTCCCAGCTTTAATATAATATTTATAATTCACAAGTTGATATCCATGTTCATCGCGTAAGCGATGTTCACGTTCGATAGGAAAATTAATAGCCTTAGTATTCTCAATCAATCTTTCTTCAAAGCAGTTAGCACATATACCCACAAAACCCTTTTTACCAAATTCAGGATAACCTTTACTTGTACTTACGCAAGGATAATATAAATAGCAACCACACTTAGGACATCTACTAATAAACCAATCAGAAGGATGAATAAGTTTACCTCTCAATAAACTCTTCAATTCATTAATTTTAAAAGAAACAGTCCCGTCATTTTTAATAGCATGATAAAAATTATTACAAATAATATTCTTCCCGACATAAATCAACGCGCGAGCGTTGCTCGCAAATTGCAATCTGAACATTATCGCTCTTAAAAATTTCATCTATTCCATGCAATTTTTTTAAATACTCTTTGTTAATTTTCTCTTTAGTCTTTCTTAAATAAGTAATCTTATCCATTATCAATAAACCTCCTGTTTTGGTAAATTTATTTACCAGTACACAACCTGTTCAGGGTTAGTACAATTTTTCATAAACTCATTAAATTCATTCTTATCAATCATACCAAATTTATGCCATCTAATAGTAGGAACATTCTCAACTCTATTTAGCGCAATACTATCTTCTTTATTTACAAATGTCTTTATAATACCTTCAATACTTAAACAATAGGTCTTAAAACACTCAGAACATACATATCCACTATCCCAAATATAAAATGAATTACATCCACATTTACATCTAAAGCTAACCCATTTATCAATAGTATAGACATGATATCTTAAAGTACCATTAAACAATCTTTTAAAATTTTCCACCCATGTACTGTTATAACCACTATACATATCACAATACGAAAAATGACCATGGCAAGAAGACTGAATAGCATCAGTAAAGATAGTTACAAATGGTTCTTTATCAAAAGCAGATTTAATTTGTTTATCAAACTTTTCTTTTTGCAATTTAATAAACTCTTCCTTATTCATTTACAATTACACCTCATCTCAGAATAAAAAACATCTACTTTTTCAAAACTTTCTTGAAATTATAAAGAATGAACGCAAGACCACAAAAAAGAAGAACAACAAAAACAGTTACTAAAGCTCCGACCATAACAGCTAAGCATAAATCTAAAAAAGTATTAAAATCCATAATATCCTCATATAAAAAATATTATACTTGCAATTATTATAAAATCAAAGGCATCAAAACAGCCAAAGCAAATAATGCAAGTCCAAGTGCCATAGCAAGCGCAATATCATAATTCATCTTACCTTACCTCAAAAGAAAAGATTTGTTATTAAACAAACAATTTTAAATAAAATATCTTCTTTCACAACTTTCACAACATTAAACCTCTGTCAACGAACTTTAACTCTTCATTCCAACCGCCATCAATGTAGCCAAAAATTTTAAAATCAGAGCAGAAGAACATCAAAGCTCTAAAGAAATCTTCAATATTCATAATATTATCAAAAGTTTTAACTTTAGTCTCACCTTTATACTTTCGCTTAATATAATCAAACCAAGCATTAATATCAGATTCAAGTTCTTTATAAGGCTTTTTACCTTGAACCTTAATATAATTCTGCATAAGGAAATTACTAAAGGTAGCTACTAAAGAAATGTACCAAGTATAATAATCATAATAATCAGTCCAAGATTCATTGATAGGATTTTCATTGGGCTTAATTTTCTCAAATTTCTGCCATCTATTATATAAAGTACTTGTAAAGTTCTTAATCTGTATAGCCTTAATAATCGTGACAGTTTTAGAAAAGTTAAAAGTAAAATAATCATTGCGTGGGTAATGCTCACAATTATCCTTTACAATTTCAGCATTACTAATTTTAACATCACGCACATATTCAGTACCACAATAAATTTTTTCTTTTACAACATCACACGCATGGCTTTTATCACCAGTTAAACCAATACTATTACTCTGTCCATCAAATGTAAGAGTATCAGATAATGCATCATAGACAAAATGAACATTGAGAATATATCCATCAACAAACCACTTCATAAAAGTATCCCCTTAAATAATTCTAAAAAATTTTTAATACCAATTAGGAAATAGTAAACTTTTCCAACTTAAACCCGCTCTCAGTAACCAAAGGAACATTCAAGCCATTACACAAAGTATACAGACAAGAAATAACAGCATAAGTACTATCAATATAAACGCCATCACTACAAACCTGAATAAGAGAAGTAAATTTAGACAAGGGCAAAGATTCAAACAGCTCAGCTAAACCCTTCATAGTCCAACCATTCTTATTATCAATGGCATCTTGAACAGTCTGTGTAAAATTCAAAAAAGTAACACCAGTAGTAAAAATAACACTGCTATCTTTACTATACTTATAACCTCTATAAACAACATTGTCTACACGATTACAAAATTCAATAGCCTTACTCAAATCGCCATTCTTGCCAAAAGGAGCATTTTCACGAGAATACTCCCAAGTCATATCAATAGCCAAATTATCAACAATCAAGTGATGTTCGCTATCTTCTTCGGTATAATAATTAAGATAAAGGATATCCTGAAAATTATAAATACGTTCAGACATTTTTTAACCCTCCATATTAATAAACTTAAACCCTGCATCTGCCAATGTAGCAAAGTTAGGATTCTTACACATAAGATACAAAGCTGAAATAACAGCGTACTCATCATTAATATCATCACTGTTACCAATGATAAGTTTAGTAAACTTAAGCAAAGGCTGTTTTTTGAACACTCTCAAAAAGCTGTCCCAGTCATAGTCATAAACACCGATTTTCTTATTGAATTTATTAATGAAATGCTCAATATAGCAACCAGAGTTATAACCAAAAATATCATTAGGATGTAACTTAAGAATAATACTGACAATATTATTTTCAAGGTCTTCTTTATTATCAGTGGTACGCTTTGTATAATAAATAGGATAGTCATTAGAATTCTTAAAAGGAGAGTTATTTTGAAGATAATCATCAGAAAAAGACAAATATAAACAATCATTATTACTATGATAAGCAATATCAATCATATCTTTAAATTTAAAATAAGTAATCATAATTTAATTTGCTCCTTATTTTTTAGAGTTATATTCTTCTTCCAACTTCTTAGCCTTAGCTTTATCTTTATCTGTAACCATACCGTCAGCAAACTGAATATTAACTTTCTTAATTTCTTTCTTCTTATTCATATCACGAATACCGGTTAGTTCTTCAAGGTAAACATCTTCAATAGGCTTAACAATTTCAATACTACATCTATAAAAATTATAATTCTTTTCCATAATTTCAACAACTTCATCAACAAGTCCAGAGATATTCAAAGGAGAAGAATTACCTTCATAGATAGCAGACTTAGCAAAAAGGTCAAACTGATTTTTCAAAAGATAATCAAAAGTATCGAATATATCTTGAAGTTCATACTCCATAGTACTAGTACTTAACATCATATCATCACAAGGAGTAAAAGCTACGATACAAGGAGCGACCTCATTAGTATTCTCATAGATAGAATGAATAGTACGAAATACAGTATAAGTACCAAACGTATGAGTAAGAATAGAACCCATAATTACACTTCCTTTATTTTTTAATCAAGCACGTTATTATTGCGTGAGCATTACTCACGATTATTCTCATTATATTCCTGAGTAAGATATCTCCAAGCATTAATACCAAAACGAATCATAAGAGGTTTAATGTTAATATCAGCTCCATAGTAAGTAATATAGTCAATATCACTTACATAATGAAGAGTTCTTGAAGTTCTATCAAAATAGATAAAAGGTTCGTATCTATGTAAAAAGACATTATCGTTATTATATCCTGTAGAGTAAGTAGCAAATAAGACCATATTATATCTCTTATATTTAAGATACTTAATCTGGAACTTATTGTTTTTATACTTAGCAGAGGTATTAAGTTTCATAGATTTCATAATACAAACTCCATTCACAGGGGAAGTTCTAAGTTTAGTGTTCGTGCAAGCACTCCACTTCACTAAGAACTTCCAGAATTTTGGTGTTACGAAAGAAAGGTACTTATATTTTATCAATTATCTTTCTCAGCATAGATATAATAACAGATATAGAGTAAAAAGTCAATAGTTTAATAAAGATTTTTTGTTATTATTACGAAAGTGCTTCATTACGATAATTTATTATTACGAAGGTGCTTCGCCGATAATCCACCGTGATGCGGTGTTTGTATCATTATGAAAGATGGTCGCATTACGCTCCATCCGTCGCTAATGCTCTCTCTTTCATAATGCAAACATCCTCTCGCGGTTACGACTGCCAAATGAAGAAAGGAGTAAGAGTTTGTAATCGTTCGCAAGGCTCACTTCAACAAACTCTAACCTTTCTTTCATTTTCTGTCGTGTGGTTTTTAAAATAACGGTGCTGAAGTACAAACTCTTGAGCCTCTAAAAAGTTCATTAAAGCCTTATTTTATCTACGAAAAAATTTTTAAAAGTGTCTTGACTTTCTCTATTATTATAAATAATTATTATACTTACGAAAGTCAGGACACTTTTAAAAAATTAAATATAGAAAAAATAAGGGGAAAATGACAATTAAAGAGGCTCACAAATTATGTATCTGGAACCACAATCTAATTTTTCTAATAATTTTCGGTATTTTTAATTTTAGTCCAAGATTTATTAAACAAGCTTTCCCAAGTAGAGCTTTTTTCTGTAGAATTAGAAGAAAGAGATTCAAGATTTTGAGGTATAAGTTTATCTAAATTAAGTTGAATAAGGTCTTTATTTAGCTTTTCGTATAAGAAAGCTTCATAATATTGCGAAAGCTGTACTGCTTCTTCTTCTTTTTTATCAGAAAACACAACAGTTCCATCATGCTTAGTAAAAGTATTTCGGCACTTGCCTTTTTCTTTAGACTATCTTTCAGTTTTTAGTTTAAGTATTTTTTGTTGTGTTTCTTTATTATTAGCTGTTAAATTTTTCTTAAGTAGCTGTTCATTATAAAAATTAGCCATAAGAGTTTTATAATAAGATTGATTTAATGCTACAAGGTCGGAAGAATAATTTATTAAATAAGAAGGGTAAATAAATAAAGCACCAAATTCTATTAACTAAGATTTAGAAAGTTTCTTATTAAAATCATCTTGTTGACCAGAAATGAAAACTTCTGATAATCCATGACATTTTAAATCAACCATTATAGAGCCACGTAAGTTAAGGAAGTTAGCCAATTCTTCATCTGTTAAAGCTCTTTCATAATAAGTAACTAATAAAGGTTCTCCATTTTTAACAGGCAAATAAAAATTACCATTTTCTTCATATATAGTTGAATAATCAGCATCAAAAGGAAGTGCTTTTTTATCAATAAATCCTCCCACAAAGGTTTTATGAAGGAGAATAGCGCCTTCTTCTTCAAGTTTGTTTAACATAGATTCAACTTGATAATAATTTTGCTTAGAAGTATGAGAATCATAATCATCGAGTAAATTTTGTGTACGTTTAGTTAAACCATAAGCAGATTCATCATCTTTTTTTCTTTGTTCTCTAATTTCTTTTTTAGGAGTAGTAACAAAAGGATATTTAGAATCTTTTAAACCTAAAGTATATTCTTCTAATCTTCTACCGTAACTATAAGAAGAAACATGAAAATCTTTATAGTTTTCATTTTGTAAACCAACGGCTAAAGCAATATCTCCTTTAGAAACACAAAGTCTTGCGTTATTAGTATATTGACTATAAACATTCAAAAAAGAAAAGAAAGCCCAAATAGAGCTATTTTGATAAAGCTGTTTTAAAATAGCCAAATAATATTCATCAGGAGAAACTATTTTTATTGAAGTATATTTTTCTTTTTTTCTTCTCCATGTAAAACATTTCTTCCATTCTTTTTCTTGTCTTTTAAGTTGAGCAGCTTTTGAAGGACGAGAATAATCAGGTTCGTCCAGTAATTTACAAAGTTCTTTATAACTATTAACAGTAGAAACATTAGATAATTTTTCCTAAACTCTAAGATAAAGGCTCTATTTCTATTCAGCCATAAATTATCTCCTTTACATAAGTAGTATTAATAATTGCACAATACGGCAAATTCTATTAACCCATATATAGTATAACACATAAAAGTCAAGGTGCCAAGTACAATTTAAAATAAAAAATAAACTTGTTTATCCGATATGAGATAAACAAGTTTAAAATAAATTATGATTCAATTACTTCATTACAATTTTTTTGCGTGTGTTGAAATAGCGCAACTATTATTAAAAACTTCCTTTTTCCATGATGGCCATGAAATATCGGCATTTTTTCGAACTGTATTATAAACAGAGGAATAATTACTAACCTTTTCAGATGATGGTAGTGTGCCTTTCAATTCGTTCTATCTTTCTTTTTCTTGAAGGTGATACCAAATAATATCATCAAGAGTTTCGATAACTTCATTCAGCTTACGAACAATGTCAGTAGTAAGTTTAGTATTTACTTCATAGCTATAAGCAGAATCAGTAAGATGAAGCTTACTAAGATAATTAGGAAGTGAATCAGCACTAACAACTTTTCTGCTGGATGGAGGTGTTGCATTATCTGTTGTAGATGTATTATTATCTTTTTCATCGGTCTTCTTTTTACTAAGGGATTCTTTGTTTCTATCAAGAAATTCTTTAAGAAGTTCTTCGGGGAGTTCCTTGTTATAAGTTAAAGATAAATTCTTAAATTCTTTAAAACGAGAAAGATTTTTTCTTGCTCCACTATAAGTTAAATCCCATGCTCCAATTTGAATATAATTTTCAAGGGTAACATCGAGAGGTTTTTGAATCTTAAAAGCAATATGGTTAGGTTCAATAACAACAGGAACATAATAATAAAACCAAGTATTATCTCTGGAACAAATTTCAGAAATATAACCTACGTTTCCATTTTTATCAATTACAATATCTCCGATATGGAAAGGTCTGTTAATAAAGTCGGTTGTATCTTCTGTATCTCCTTCGTTTTCTTCGTCTTCATTATCTTTAAAGTTATTTATATACTTATCAAGATAAGGAAACTGCTTAAGATTATCTTCACTTAACTTATAAACAGAATCAATACGAGCCATTTCCTTAACGCAATTAAGGTCAGACATAAGGTAATTGCCAATACGCTTATAATGGGTTTCATAGGGATAAGTTAAGCCCCTTTCTTCATCCACCATAAAATGTTTAAGTGTCTTATCATTAGAAGAAACGATAATTGGTGTCCAATAATAATAACAATATCTATCAGTATACCCAATACGAGAAATATAGCCAACAGATTCTCCCTTAGTATAGACAACATCACCGAGCTTAAAGACAGGCTTTGGCTGTTCTGTATCAGTACTACCAACCTTATGCGTTCCAGTATCCGTATCATTATTATCAACGGTAATAACAGACTGATTATTGTTTACTTTAACAGTTTCAGTCTTAGTTTTAGGTTCCTCTTTAGATTCTTCTTTAACCTCTTTTGTACAGTTATTATACTTTTCTTTCATCCAGCTCTTAAATTCGTCGAAAGTTTTCTTAGAAAAATCGGAAGCCGAATAAAAAGTGTCCACCACTCGTGTACAAATTTCATCCAAATCCTCATCAGAAAAGCCTGTAAATTTCTTAACGGATTCTTTACATTTGTTTTTAGCAGTATTTGTATGGGTTTCAAGGAAGTCACCAATTTTTTCAATAGCGGCATCCAAATCTTCCTGCGAATAAAATGCGGATTTTAATTGGGTATCGACACCCGTTTTTCCCTTATTTTTAAGGAAGTAATTTTTTTCGTTTTCTGTCATTTTTGTGTCCTCTTTTGGGAGACAATTAACACATTTTTCTCGAAGCTTGTCTCCATCTAAATCGTATTCTGAGAATTTGGATTTTAAATCTTTAAGTGTTCTGCAAGTAGATAGCTTCTTATTCTTTTCCTCTAAATCTCTTTCAGTTTCTTGAGTTAAATAAAAAATAGAAAAAATATCTGCGCATTCTTCTTTTGTTGGAATCTTTAATACATCAAGGATACTCCAAAGAGTATTATAGTTCTGAACAAAGGTTTTAATATTCCAATCTTCAACAGCAGGAATAGGAACAACTGTGTTGTCAATATAAATATATTGCTTGGAAGCAAGGTCAAAACGAGTTAATTTCTTTTTATCCCCGTTATAACAACCCGTAAAATCTTCGTTGTCAGTACAACTAATGTTAATTCTTACTTTACGATTGCCGTCACTTACAAAGGAAGTTACTTGCCAAACATTGCGAAGTCTATCAACCAATGTGTCTCCAACTTCAATATTTTCCCAAACATATTGAGCAAAAGCTACGGGGTTAGTGGGGAAATCATTCTTTTTCATATTATTCTCCTTTACTTAATGGGGGCACCCTTAAAATCGACAATATCTGTAGGAATATCATTTGTGTCATACTCAATCTTAACGCCAGTATTCTTATAAGGAGCGTCCTTAAGGGTGAGCTTCTTATCAATCATAGGAGTCAAATCAAAATACTCTTCAATTTCCTTATCAGTAAGAAGAAGAGCACCAGTAAGAGCACCCACAATTAAATAAAGAGGGTCTTTGTGATTATCCTGAGATTTAAGCTCTGTAGAGAAGATAGTACACTGAGTATCATTTTCCTTAAGAATGTACTTGACATTATTAGGATTGTCACTATCTTTGGTATCAGGAGTGGGAAGGTTCTTCTTGCAAATCAACTTAGGAAATTCCTTTTGACGAGCAAGAAGTGTGTAATTAATAGAACTATTTTTGCGAGCTTTAAAATTGCGTGCCATACGAGATTTAGGCATTATAGTTATCTCCTTTTTAAATTAATTTATTTTAAATCCAGTAATTGTAATAATTATTACGCGCTCTTTCTTTTTCAGTAGCAATAGAATCAGAATTAAAATTTAATATTGAATTAACTGCATTAATAGACAAATGAAGCTTGTGAATTGTAACCATTGTTTGTCTTATTTCATTACAATTTTTTGGATTATTTATAATATTATGTTGTTCTAAAGTGCGCCAAATACAAGATTCCTTTTCATATTTATCAAGAGTAATACGAATTGTTAAATAATTTAAAAGAGCAAATGCAAATTGTAAATCATGCCAATGACGAGTAATATAAAATCCCAAACTTCCAAAATACTTATTACAAATTTTGTTGTTGCCGTTTAATGCACGTTCAAATGCTTTATTAATAATAACCTCATTTTCTTCAAAAACTACTCTTCTTTCGGCAATATCAAACCAAGTAATATGGAAATGTTTACTATTTAATAGGTTGTTATAAGATGTACCATCATTAAGATAAGTAAAAGGTTGTGGCAGCTTTCGACTTGTTTTTCCACTCCATAATGAAGCATTACTTACTAAAGACACAAACCAACTTGGTTGCCATACAATCAATTCATAGAAATATTCAAGAATAGCATCGAATTTTTTAGAAATGCTATAAAGAATCATCCAATCATTTTTGTTCTCAGGCTTTTTATAAACAAATTCCCCAAAATCCATATCACCTAAATCTTTCGTCAAGCAAGTCATAGCCGCAATAAATTGAACAATATTATGTCTGTTAGGCTTTTCACCTTTAGAAAGGATTTTAGCTTTTTCGTCTTGATATTCATCTATGCCATACATATCTAAATAAATCATGTGGCTGTCCTCAATAATTCAGTACATTCTGCAACAACTCTGTGAGCATTTTCACGCAAAGTTCTGTCAAATTCTCCTTCAATTTCTCCCCCAATGATTTCAGCGGCAATATTATTAAATCTTGTGTGAGGAATGGTTTCAAAGAAATTTGTTCCTTCTCCCCCCCTAATAGGAGCTAAATCGGCAGTAATAGGGAAGAGGGGATTATTACCATCAAAATTATAAACAACTTGGGTGTTTGGTTGAGTGTCCCGAATATAAATTCTGTCATAAATCCTGTCATTTGCTGGATATCGACTTATACCCTTCTTTTTCACCAAAATATAATTGCCATAAAATCCCAACAAGTCATTTAAAATCTTAATAGCTTTTGAAGAAATACCTTTATAAATAGGATTAAGATAATTTTTTGGGGCATCAAGCATAAGAAAAAAATCATCTATAATTGAAACACAATTTTTTAAAGCCTTGAGATATTTATACATTAGACTATAATTTTTAATGGCGTCATTTTTAACAATGAAATCTGCACTAAAAGAAGTATTCATTCCAGTATAATAACCAACCCAAGAATTAAATTTAATTATTTTAAATCCATCTTTGTTCTTTTCATAGTCAAAAAAAGGATTATTCACGAAAAATGGAACAGTTACATAAGGATTTTCAGTTCTGAGCATAGTAATATAAGGAAGTATTGGAAGAGTCGGTTCAAGATAATTAAACAATATAGCGAATTTATCAGGACAAACCTCTTTATTGTCAAAGAAAAATTTAAAAGGAGTTTCACTAAGAATCTTTAAGAAAGAAGCAAACTGTTTTCTAATATCCCCATAAGTAATTGTTTTATTTTCCATTAATAATCATCCCCATGTTCATTAAAACCGTGATAATAAATACACTTTTCCATGTCCCTGCTAATTCGTGTAATAGGCAAAAGATTACAATCAAATTTATTTTTCCTTAGAGTATTTTCATAGACTTTCAATTCACTTGTAGAATAATAAGTAAGGTCAGTAACGTGAGTACCAAAACAACTTCTATTAAGCATTGTAGCTATAGGATATCTTTCTTTTATTAAATCTCTAAAAGCCCAAATTACAGTTAAAGCTCCCCAAACATGTTCCATAATATAATATAAGAAAATGAAAAGGTCTTTTTTATTTTGCTTTTTTAAATCCATAATTAATTTATCAGTGTCTTCAAATAAAGCACTTCCTGATTCAAGGTATTTCTTGTGCAACTGTTCTGGACGAAAACCGTAATCAAGAACAATTTTATCATAATTTTTAGTACAAGAAACTAAGAAGTTTTCTTTTTGGCAGTCAAGCAATGTACTATTAAATACGATTTGTTGTTTATCAGGAAAAAGGTAAAAATTACGAGGGTTCTTTAAAGTTAAAAGATATTCATAAGTAGGAACAAAAGCAAAAAACCACTCACGATATTGAAATAACACATCAAGAGTTATTTCATTAAAAAGAATTGGTTTAAATAATACATTTTTGTTTTGTTCAATCAATCCATCCCTACCCAAAATATGTTCAACCACATCTACTGCGTTAATAACATTTGCTTCGGGCGGAGTTACTTTCATTGCCATACTTTCACCTCTATTCTTTAATATAATACAACATTTCAATCCACGCACACGCGAGTTGCAACTGTGCGTTCCTGTTCCTGAAACCGATACGCCGTAATTTCAATCCACGCACACGCGCGAGTTGCAACAGTAATAATATCATCTTGTTTTTTTTGCTTCTGGTACAATTTCAATTCGCATATCTGTACAGGATGTAATATTAACTCTGATTTCTTGCACCAAAGCGGGGTTATTTCAATCTACTCCAATTTATATTTTATTAGATGCGTGGTTCCCAAATCAATCTCTCACTCAATTTAGAGTGCGTTTTGTGAGTTATTTAGGCAACTTCGAACCATAGGTTCAGGCGGGGTTGAACCTCCAACCTTTATATTATTTATTATACACTAAACTATTTATTTGTTAAGGTGTTATTATTTTTTTGTTTTGCATACCAAAGAATATTTTTAGCAGCGTTAATATCTCTATCATGGTGCGAACCACAGCAGGGACATACCCATTCTCTAATAGAAAGCTTTTTAACAAGAGGATTTTGATATCCACAATTACTACAGCGTTGACTACTAGGGTCGAATTGTCCAATGGCTGTAATAGTTCTATCATACCATAAAGATTTATAGGACAATTTATTTAATACATCATACATAGCCGCATCGGATAAAGCATAAGCAAGTCTATGATTAGCCATCATTCCTTTTACATTAAGAGATTCAACTGCAAGAGAGGTAGCAGAAGAAACAATTTTAAGAGTGGTTTCGTGATTATACAAATCTCTTTTTCTTGCAATTTTATTATCCAGTTTTTTCATAGATAACATGGTTTTCTCATAACGTTTGCTAGGTGTGATTTCGGGATTATCTTTATGAGCCTTTCTAAATTCCTCATTAGACCAACCCCATCTACGAGAACACTGACGATTAAGAATTTTCTTATGTCTTTTTTCTTTTTTAGCAAAATGCTTGTTTTCGTATTTATCCCCGTTAGAACAAATGACGATATCCTTTAATCCAACATCAATTCCAAGTTCTTCCTTATTAGAATCTGATTCCTTGATAAATTTATAAACATTGTTAAGCTTAAAGCAGATAAAATATTCTCCAATATTATTTTTACTAATAGTAAGACCAAATTGAGTTTTACCAAAAGATTCTTTTACAAAATCAACAAAATCTTTGGAATATTTTTCATCGAATCGAACTTTCTGATTCCATCCACGAATTTTCACTTTTCCAAGTTTGTTTAAATTAATATAAAGGACATTTTTGTTGTCTTCTGAAAAAGAAAACTTAGAAAAAGTCTCTTGATAGGAATAACTGGTGCGAGCCTTTTTAGCCGAATAGAAGAAAGGTTTATAAAATTCCACAGGTTTTTTACCCATAGATTCCCAAGCCTTTTTAGCATCACAGGCAAAAATACCATAAACAGAAGAACTCAAACAACCAGCAGGAACTTCTTTCACGGCAGGGTAATTGTTTCTAAGGTAGTCAAGCCATTCTTTTTTAATCATAGAAGAAAACTGAGGAAAATGAACAATTTTATCTTCTTTCTTATCTTTGGCTTCTTTGGTATTTTTAAAATTGGTAATCATTTCATACATGGTAACATTATAAGCCACACGGATACCATAAAGAATCTTATCAATAATTTCGTGCTGAGTTTTATTAGGATAGATTCTGCACTTCATGGTATAGTTAGGAATTTTATACCACATATTTAATCCTCCAATTTATTTGAACAAACTTATTTATAACTTGTTTATGCGATTAATTGCGTCGAGGCAAAGGAGCTGGCTTTGACAAATTATAGCCGTATTTCTTAGCAAGATAGCAGAAATAATCGTGGTCATTAGTTACCTTGCGAACAGTAACTTTATGAGACTTTTTCTCTTCTTCCTGAGTAGAAGTTGGAACAGGACTTTCAATAATTTCTTTAAAAAAAAGCTTTGGGAGAACAGCGCCTTCAAAAAGTGCGCTTTTAATTACATAGCACTCATTAAGTGTGCCTGAAAAATTGCTATAAACAAGTCCTTCAACTGTATGAGCACATCCCCAAAGAGAATTACAGGATGACGCATTTACAGGAATCCCATAAAGTGCTTTTGTAGGTTCTCCATCCTTATCCTTGTACTTCTGAACCGCCCAAGGGAAATACTTTTCGATATAAAAAGCATTATAAAGAATACCAATCATAATTTAACTCCTTTCAATTTCGCTAAGACCAATGTTAATCCTCTTTTGAAAGAGTCTTATCTCCATCTGCAAGAATAAGTGGCTTTGTATTATACATACGAGTTCTTTTGATAGTATAATATTTATGGCAGTAGAAACAGGTACATCTATAATTCCCGTTCCAACCTACCATATTAGCTTTTCCACAATAAGGGCAATCAATAATGCCCAGTACAGGTTTATTAGCCATTAGATTTCCTCCTTTGTAACTTCCTTGTTGTCGGCATCTTCAAGTCTAATAATAAAGGTCTTAGATATAAAAGGCGAGTCTTTATCATAAAATTTAACAACAAGACCAGCATCATTTTCAGGTTTGTAATGAAAATCAACATAGTCTCCGCCAAGAATTGCATTCTCACCAAAGAGAGCTTTGACAATATCTTTTCTCAAATCTTCCTGAGTGTATGCGGTAATATTTTCAATTCGTTTCATAAAATAACAGTTCCTTTCTTTTTAGAACGCATCCTTAACTTCATCAATCATAATACAAAAAGTCTTAGTAAGATTAGGCTGGTCTTTATCTTGCACCTTAACAAAAAGTCCAGCGCGATTATCATCATCATAATGGAAGTCGATATAATCCTCGTGGAGAATGGCATACTCACCAAAGAGAGCCTTAATGATATCTTTTCTTAAATCTTCCTGATGATACCACAGAACTTTATCAACCTTTTTCATAAAATAACAGCTCCTTTCTTTACTGTAGTTACATTATAACAAGTAAGAAAGAAGCTGTCAAGTGTTTATTAAATTTTAGTCAAAAACTTTAATCAAAAATATCAATGTCACTACGAGGACAATAGGAACGAGATTCTTCAAGTGTTTTCTTAGCTCGATTGTTAGCGGCATTAATTTTTTCAACAATCAAACCGCAATTTTCAAGCTTATTGATAATTTCCATCTGTTCCTTAACAGTACGTCTTGCAATAAGGACATCTTGAAGCTTTTTAAAGATAAGATAACCATTGCAAGCATCAAGGTGAGAGAACTCGATATAATGAAGAATATCAACTACCTGAGCATTGTAATCACCCAGTTGTGTTGCTAAATCTTCATTAGATGGAAGGGAATTAATAGCAGAAGTGATATTTTCAAAAGTTTTTGACATAGCTTCCAAAGGAGGAAGAGTCTTGTTTCTGGAATATTCGCTTGCTTGATATCTTTTGGTTGAATCTTTGACAGGAAGTTCATCACCATCAATCATTGCTTTTGCGCAATTGGAATGAGAAACAACGGGCAAAACCGAATCTTTAAATTTCATTTCGATAGTATTCCCATTTGTGACAGGTGCTTCACCTAAACTTTCTTGCAAGTTAAGAACCGCTTTAGAAACACTTGAGAGAATCAATCCTTTATTTGCCACATTAGAGACAAGTTTATCATATACCAGATTGCCAGTTTCGGCGTGATAGATGGAAAATACGCGATTTGACAAAAACTTGTCAACAAGAGAATGATTGAGAACAATGTTGGCAGCTTTGTCAACATCCTTAAACAAATGTTTCTTGTCAGGATTTGAAATATAGCTGTACTGATTACCAACAAACTGAACATAAGAGTTAGTTGTGGTTTCTTTCAGATAAAAGCTCATATCAGCTTTATCTCCTTTCAATTTTGATACAGTAATTATAACAAAATAAAAGGATTATTTCAAGGGTTTATTAAGAAATTTTTTCGGGGTCAGCAATAGAATAATTAATTCCAGTTACAAGGAATTCATCACGATGAGAAAGATAAAACAAATGAATTATTCTTTCTCCAAGATATGTTACTTCTTCTTCATCTGTACAAAGTAACATAAAGTTTTCGTATTCTGGTTTAATTTCGTAAATATCTGTTCTAATTTCTGTAATGGTTTTGAGTTCATTTTCAGACAAAGGATTATCACCTTTATTATCCATAACAGAAATTTCATTCAAAGGAACAAAGTTTCCAAGCAAAGGAGAATTACTAGAAGTTAGACAAATACCAATTTTAGTATCGTTATGCCAAACAGTACTTGTCCCTCTAAGACCAATAGGTATAGCAAAAATATTATTCATCTAAAATTTTCCTTCCGCAATAAGGACAGAAATTCATATCTGAATGTAACTGTTCTCCACATTCAGAACAAACTTCAAAGGTTCGAGCAATATTATAGCGTCCATCTTTTTGATATGTAGTTACAAGTTTCTTCCTGCATGTTACTTTACTACCCACTCCAAAGCCAAGTGTATTCAATTGGTCTTCTACAAGGTCTCTCTCCCATGCAACTTGTTCATAAACACCATAAGATACAGTATCAGGATGTTCTTTATTATTCATTAGTACAAGTCCTCCGAATATAACTCTGTTTCATTACGCTGGTCTTTAAAATAAATAAGAGAAGCAGGAAAAGAACCTTTCATAATGTCGAAAGCCTTTTCTCTGGAATGAAATTTTCCATAGCTATCAACAAAACCTTCTTCTATATTCCAATCAGAGCGAGAATAATTTCCAGCTAATACAAAGTTAAGATAGGCAAACTGCTTGTATCCATCACCATGACGAATACAAGGAAGAACAATAATGTTATCTTCATCTGCTTTGCTTGTAAATTTAATAGCAGCACAAACAATTTTTGACATATTATACCTCAATTACAGCCGTTTTTCATAAAAGCACCACAAGCGGGACAATAAGGATTACTGATTGCGTAACCACCCCATTTAGTAATTGTGGTTCTAATTTTTCCTCTACGTTTACAACGAGAACAAGTTGCAATTTCTGTATTATAATTAATGTCATACCAGTAATTTTCTTCTGGTAAGACAACTTTAGATTTAATATATTTAATTTTCATATCAAAGCTCCATTTCTTCAATAGGGAAAATTTGATTCTTCATACCGTTATCTTTAGGGATAGCAATAAACTTGCCATAGTTTTCGGGATTGTTAGGATTCCTATCTCCATACCAACACCCCATAAAAATACCAAAAGCCTTCTGATATCTATTATAAAAAACCTTTCCCATATAATGATACTTCTGACTTTTAAACTCATAAAGATTACCAGTGATAATATTATTACCATTGGCATCAAGAAGAGAAGTTACAATACCACAGTTCTCTCTCTTATCACGAGTAGGGGGTTTACGTCCCTTTTTAATACGCTCCATCAATAGCGCTCCTTCCATTTATAGGTATATTTAAGATACCAAATCTGTTCTGTACGACCTTTGTATTTAATCGTCATAGGTTTAGAAGTACCTGTGTTACAAGATTTGATTTTCCCAATCTTTTTAACCGCAACAGGTTTTCTAATCCATCTTTCTCCTGTAGCGGGAGCGTCACAAACATGGCTTCTGCAAGAGTATCCTTTGAGTTTTTGATTAACAGGAGTATAAACATAATACTCCATACTAATATCTCCTAAAGCTGAAAGACAACCTTCAATAGTAGGAGCAAAGCAAACTCTTGGAATAGATACATCCTCATTATAAGGAATTGCTGTCTCTGGAATTTGTGGAGTTAAAGTGGTAAGATTAGGATTACGAGAAAGATGATATAACATCAAACTCTCCTTTCAGCGTCAGGCTGTGTATATACACGACGATACATTTGTTCATAAACTCCCTCAGTAAGAATGAGAGGGGAGCTATATACACGAGTAGAATGAGAAACGGTACGTACAAAGGTCTTTATATAAATGTCCTTATCAGGCGTAACTTCGAGAACAGAACCATCAGCAAAATTGTTACCCTGATACCAACAATTTTTATACCAAATCTCTTCCAGAACTTCCGCAAAAGTTAAATCATAAGTGTACTTTTTCTTTTCCATAAAATTCAACTCCTTATCTTTGATACTTAAATAATACCAAAAAAATAAGGAGTTGTCAAGTATTTAATCTTTTTTCTTACCAAGAATTGCAAGTAAACGAACAAAGATATTAATAATATCAAGATAAAGGTCTGTTGCACAACTAATGGCATTATAAGGTGTTGCAGCATATCTCTGAGAACAATACCAATCGTACCCAATGTAAAGAGAGAACAACGCTACAACTGCATAGTCAATTACATGACCAGTATATCCAAGGAAGAAAATCAAAGTCCCCTCAATAAAAATAATACTAATTAAAGATACTAAAAGAATATGTCCAAGAGAACAAAAATACTCTGGAAATACTGTGCTAACAACAATCATAATTACTACAATAATAGCAGTAAGAAGACATACATAGCTAATACTCAATGTTGTATACTGGCTTACATAAACGCTTAGAAGCGCTCCAATAGGCAAACAAATAAGATTAAATCCAAGGAAAGCAACTACAGCGTTTTCTGTACCACTAATAATAATAGCTCCAAGAAAAGCCAGAGCAAAATAGCCTAGAATAAAGAGAAGAGGATGAGACGATACAAAGTTAAAAACCTGTGTTTCAAGGAACATGCAGATGAAGAAATTACAAATCAATCCCCAAAGAATAGTACATCCCATGAGGGCATTAAATCCTGCATCACTCATTTGCATATCTTCTGGCATACAGTCAAAAGTAATTCTATCCTCTTTTAAATTAAATCCATTATCCATTCTTAGTTTCCTTTTCTTTTTCTAATTTCTTCTTCCACATTTTCAAGTAATCATCAAGGTCAAGGAAAGAAATATTGTTCGCTAACCCTTCTTTAATTTTGTCCATCATTATTTTTGCCAAACAATACTCATCTTCGCTAAAAACTCCTAAACTACAAGAAGATTTATCATTAAGCTCAATAGTAAGAGAATAAACAGGGGGAGAAATTTCCCAGCCAAAATCTCTACAGGCAGTAATGTGAATAGCTCTCCATCCCATATCTAAATTAATAATTTGATTATCATAACAAATAATCATTTAAGTTGTCTCCTTAAGTTTGCTTTCAGAGATATCTACAATAGAAGAATTCTTTGTAATAGCAACACGAATTTTAGAGTAAGCCTTTTTTACAAGGTCTTTATTTTCATACTTCAAAATATGATTTTCACCCATCAAGCCAATTATGACATCTCTTTCATTAACTCTCATAAAATTAATATTATCGGAATTAAATAAACAATTATCATAACAAATAAACATTAAATATTCTCCTTAGCATTTTAATCAAATAAAAGAAATCTTTTATTTAAAACTCTACGTCATCATATCTAAAGATGGAGTACATTGGAGGGTCATTATCATACCCTGTTTTCATCTTTCGTAACTTTTGTTTGTCAAGATTCTCTTTGACTTTTTTAGTGGTTTCTGCTGCTTTGTTAATTTCTTCTTTGGATTGCTTTTTGAGAATTTCAATATCTTCCTGAGCGCTTTCAAGAATAAATTTAAGATTTTTTACTTCTCTTTCTTGAATTTCTTTGGTCTTTTTATTTTTAAGATATTTATGACGCCAACGAGAATATTTTAGATTGCCAATAAAACCAAAATCCACATAAATATTTTTAACACCATAATTATAATTCCAATAATTTGAAGTAAGAATAATTTCTCCAAATCTTTGTCTTGTTGTATCAACACGACAATACGGAAGACAACCCAAATTCCATTTCTCATTGTTTAAACAAAAAATGTCGTACCACTTATCAAAATCCATCTTGGTACATTCTTCGCCTTTGCGCTTTTCATTGATATTATCTAAATCAGCATCAAAGATTCCTTTTAAAATAAGTGGACCAAGAAAAAGAGACCAAGAAAGCCAAAAACAAAATCCTGCCAAAGCAACAAGAAGAAAAATCATAAAAATTTTTAATGTCAGCATATCAATTCTCCCATTTATCAGTAGATTTTAATTCAATTTCTTTATTTAAATAAGATTCTTCGTTTAAATAAGACTTTCGAATCTTATCTGTCTCTTCTTTGGCTTTATTGATTTCCTCTTCGGTTTTCTTTTGGATTTTATCAATATCTCCTTGAACAGCTTCGAGAACATATCTTAAATTATCTTGAGAGCGTTGAGCAGATTTATTCTTTTCATACTTGTTATCCATGTTATGCTTAAAAAGGATATATCTAATATTTCCAATAAAGCCAAAATTAATATGAACTGTATCCCTAGTTCCGTGTTTATCTGTAATAAATCGCATAGGAGCAAACCATGCCAGTCTCCATTCATCAGGAGCTAAAATATAATATTTTTTCCATTCGTTAAACTTTAAACGCGCCCAATTACGCCAATCTTTGCGATATTCTTTAATCCAATCAATTATTGTGTTTTTATATCCATCATCTCCATCTTTATAAATGATATACGCAAAACAACAAACAAATATAATAAATACAACAACGAAAAATCCACCAATAGCACATAAAATTCCAAGCATAAAAACACCTCTCTTTTTAGTACATTTAATATACCATAAAGGAGAGGTGTTGTCAACTATTTATTAAATTAAATTGTTAGCTTTCCTTGGATTTAATGCTAATAATTGAATCAACTTTTCTAACAAAGACAGAAAATCCATAATACTCATTAATTATATCACACAAATCTTTAAAAAGTTGGTGATTAATTACAATTAAATACTGTGGATAGGTAGTGCAAATATAAACATTTTCATACTCATAATCATAACTGATAAAAAAAGTATCAGTCAAAGAAGCCAGAGTTTCGTCTTGGTCAATAATACGCTGAACAAAATCTGCAATTTCCTAATCAATAGGAGAGGTAATATCAGAAATCACTTCATACTTCTTCTCATTCATTACCTTTTTCCTCATTTAAATATTCATCTAATTCGCTTAAATATTCATCTAATACACTATCAACATTACCACTTACAAAGATAATAGGAGGGTCTTCTTTGGAATAGGGATAAGAAGTAGAATTAAGATATTCATAGTCTTTAGGCATTACACAAGCCCAATGATTTAGATTGGGTACATAAACAAGATTAGAAAAGCCCCAGTTATAAAATAAATCAAGTTCTCTCGTAGCAAAATTTAATCTGTAAGCTTCATGCTTATAATATTCAGATTTCTTTTTGTCGCTTGTTTTATTAGAAGCTATAAGATAACCTTTTAAAATTTCTTCAATTTTAAGACAAGTATCAAAAATTTTCATTATTCCTCCACATAGCAAATATAACAATTATATCCCTTTTCAGCCAAATCTGCCTTAACCTTTTCAGCACCAGACTTTTTAGCAAAAAAACCTACTTGGACCTTATAGAGCTTTGTTTTGGGGTCTTGAACACAGAAAGCCGTTGAATAATCAATTACACCAGTAAGAGTTCTAATTTCATTTCTGTAAGTAATTGCACGAGTAGAATTGCTAAAAGCTCCTAACTGACAACGGTAGCCAGTTTTCTTAGGACGGTTTTCTTCTTTTTTGTTAGCCTTGTCTTGTTTCTTTTCTTCTGTTTCTGCTTTTTCTCTTTCAGCATTAGAACGAAGCCAGAAAGCAAGAATAGAATCAACAGGTCTTAACCAACCAGACGCAGAAAGACGCTTTCCTTCAAAGTTTGTATAAGTAGAATTTCCGCCATCTTGATTGCAACAATAATCTACATCAGGAAAAAGAGATTTAATAAGATTCTGAGCAGTGGAAAGTTTCATACCACCAGATACAACAGAAACAATAAAATACTTTTCGTTTTTAGGATTACCATCTGTCTTTGTCCAACCGAACATCTGTCTTTTGGCTTCATAATCAATGTCAGCATAGTTTTTTACAGATTGAGGCTGTTTATTTTTAAATAAAGCAGGATATTCTGTGCCAAAGTCTCTCCAACCAACACCATTGTTAAATACGCCATTCATAATCTTTCCAGAATTTGTAATACCCCAGCCATTAGAGAAATTACCATCTTTGGCATAAACAGTATTATTACTTTTCAAATTCCAGATAGAAGTTCCGCTTGCAGTATCAAAGAAGAAAGCGTTTGTTACAACATCAGGTTTATAACCATAAAGGTTATACATTTTTTCAGGACTAAGCTTTGGTTGCGTACACATATCTATACTTGCGCTCTTTAGTTCACTCTTAGGCCAATCAATTACCACCACATTATTATAAGTCACGCCTCTTACAATAGGATGATACCAACGAAGCAAAGAATTATTTTTACCATAATGATACTAAACAGTTGCCATATTATCTCCATTCTTCTGTGTATTTCAACAGATTTATTTAAATTAAAATAAAGGACAGATATCCTTTTCTATAACTAGTTTAGCATAAAAAAGAATATCTGTCAATAGATAAACTGTTAAATTTTTATGAATTAAGTATCTGGAATGGTGTCGATTTTGTCTTCTACCTTTTTCTTTTTGTAAGTACGCTTAGGCTTTTCTTGCCTTGTGGTGGTTTCAAGAGTTTTAGAATTTGAAATCGTCTCTTCCTTAGAAAGATAGATATTCATAACAGGAACAAGCTTAAGCTCTTCAATGGTAATGCTTGTCCAGTCATAATATTCAGGAGGAAGATTAGTTTCATCGAAATTAAACTTAAACCACTTTTCAGCAGAAAGAGGACAACTAAAACGCTTTGCTGAATCGAAATTGATGAAAAAACCACCTTCACCAAAGTGTTCACCAGCATAAAGAGTCTTAATTTCAGAGTCTCGGTTTGCTTTAATGGTAATATAATACACAGGCTGATTTTTAAGGTTAACCATAGTATTCTCCTTTAACGCATAATAGTATACTTACTACCAATTTCTACCTTGATAATCTTTGCATAATTAAAGTCATATTCCTTGGTATAAGTTTTGTTTTCAAGGAAAAACTTCTTATTCTTACTCCACCATTCTTTAGCACACTTTTCATTGTCAAAAGAAAAACAGGAAAGAGTGAAATTCTCTGCAATGAGATACGGTATATTAGACCAACCTCTATTAGCAAAACCATAAGAAGGTGATTCACCATAGTTAAGAGGAAGTTTCTTTCGGGGAATACCAATACAATAATAAGTCTCCATATTAGAATGAGTAAGACCGTTATCTGTAAGATTAAATACCATTTTTATTCTTGTCCCTTTCCGCAATTTGAGCCTTAATATTTTCAATACGTGACATTTTCTGTCTTAAAGTTTCTTTTGTGTCTTCAATTCTATTGGCATAATATTCAAAGCTGGTTTGCAAACGCTTAAAAGATTTCTCCTCTTCATCATAAGCGTGTTCAGCTTTAGCCAATGCTTCATCAAGAGAATCTCTAACAGGAAAATTGTCAGCGAAAGAAATTTTCCCATCCTTGGGGATATATACAAAGAAATGTCTGCTATTAAGACTAGCAAGAGGGTTGTTTCGTCTCCAACTCATATACTTTTCGTAAGATTCAAAGACGTAATTTTGACAAGAATTTTTTCTAATTGTAATTATTTCTGTAGAACCTGATACTCGACAGACATAAAAATCTTTGTTTTCATAAACGACAGGATACACAGAAATAGACTTAATATCATGATGAATTTCAACAATCTTTCCGTGCTCCCAAGGCTTCATAGCTTCATAGTTATCCATATAAAACCTCCTTAAAAGTTTTCAGGGGAAGTGTGATATTTATTGTCCATTAGAGAAGTAGTAAAAACGTGCTTTTTGCAAATAACAGAAAAGTAATGTTCAATATATTGAGGAGCCTCTGGGAGATGGATGGGATTATTATAAGATTTAACTGCTTTAACGAAAGTGTTAATTAAACTTTCGCTGTTTGGGTCAGATTTAAATTCTCCAACCAATGCTAAAGCCTCTCCCTCAGAATTTGCGCAAAGAATGTTATCTTCTTCTATGTCTTGAGTGAAAAAATAATTAGGAACAGAATACAAAAGGTCACGTTTAATATAATAAGCACATTTGTATTCATTAAACTTAACCACAAGAACAGGATAATAAGTAACAATTTTATTTTCTACTACATTATTTCCAGTTTTATAATTCATAATTTCACCTCAAATATTTTTTAGTTCGATTACAGTTTTAAGTGTACAAGCATTTTTACCAGCAAATACAAAAACAAAACCTTTGTGGTAATAAATACGCTCGCTGTTGGACTTGGTACGGAAACGACGCTTAAAAGCGTACATTTCTTCATTGGTTAGTCCAATCTTTTCGTAGTTGTAAATAGTTACAGCATCAAGATTGATACCTTTGTTACGAGCATTGCAAGCTAATTGACGAAGCTCTCTTTCATTCTTAATACCCAATCTTTCCAAACCACGGTCACGAGAATGGAAAGTGAGCTTGATTTTGTCCGAACCAATTTTATTATGAAAATTACGATTATACATTAAACAACCCCTTTCAGGAATGATTTACTTTATATTCAAAGTATACCAGACCTAAAAAGAGTTGTCAAGTATTTATTAATTTGTTTCGGGAAAAATAGACAGTCTTTTTCTAAGAGCCGAGTATTCTTTCAAGATTTTTTTATAATCAGTGATAGCTTCTTTTGTTTCTTCTTCTGCGGAATCAATATTAAGAACTTCAAAAGTAGCATTATCTCCACTATTGTCAATTCTTAATCCAATAAGATAATACTTCTGGTCTTTTTTCTGTTCTGAACAAGCTAAAGTCAAAGTCTTTTTTTGCCAAGAGCTAATATAAACTCTTAAAAAATATTCAATATAACTAATAAGATAAGTAGGAGTAGCTTCTTCACCTAAAATGAACCAAAACTCTGTTTTATCTTCATAAAGATTGGGAACACAAAAGGCACGCTTATTCATCACATCACGAATACTTGCTCTTTTTTCATAAGCGAAACATTCTTCTTCGGTAGAAAATCTACGACCATCATCTGCAACCCAATATGTTTTTTCTTGAGCAGGAATTACTTCTTTTTCAATTTTCATATCAATTAAACCCCTTCAAAATCTTTAATGACTTTATGATAAAATTCATCTTTTAATTCATCAGAAATGATGCCCATCTTATAAAGATATTTATTTAGCTTAATGCAAGTTAATTTCATAAATTTTTGGTAATTAAATATCCATGTCCAACCTAAAATAATATTAATGATTGGAAGAGCACTTAGAATAAGAATTTGAATGATTGGAATTGCAGAACCAGTACTGGATACTTTAATCTTAACATTTCTCGCGTCAAAGAAATCGTTTACATATTTTGTAACTTCTCTGACAAGATAAAAGAAAACTAAAACATCCAGAATAAAAACAAATCGCCAAAGGTTAATAATAATTTTAAGAATCATTTGTCTTTGTTTCTTTCTCCTTCGTTTCTTCAACTTCTTTCGGGACTTCTTTAAATTTTTTACAAAGATAAGATAAATGCCCTATAGAATTATAGGTAAATCCACTTTCGGGATGCCTTACACAATCCTTCCATGGACATTTCTTTTCATCACAGCCAGTAAAAGAAAGTAAAGATACCTATCTGTCATCTTTTGGAATATACATTTTTCTCTCCTACACATATTATTTAATTATCCCTTAATTTGAATATAAGGGATAGAGTCAGGACCACAATCAAAGTCCCATCCATTTTCAACAATCTTTTCAAGAAAAGTTTTATTGTTTGCCAATTCCCAAACAATAGAACTACAGCAATCTTTATGAATAGTATAATAAGGATGCTTAATATTCTTTTCAAGGCCAAGAGCGAAAAGACGCCCCATAATAATATTAAAGAAAAAACTTACATCATTATCTTTAAAAAACTGATTCCAATCTTCTGCATCTTCTTTTGCTTTGGCGCTGGTAATATCAACCCAAGAACCATCTTCATTCTTCTGAAAAGTAATGTCGTATCCTCTACATTTACAAATTTCTTTAAATCGCTTATCATTGGTTAAAATTTTCCACAAAGTCGGCCTGAGCTGAAAATTTTCAAAATGAGCAACACTACATCCTAAATTGGCATTGTGGTCAAGACGTTCCTCAATATAACCAAGAAGCTTAGTAATGTTAGCGTTTTTATTATAGTTCTTATATTCTTCAAGATATTCCTGTTTAGTAAACATAATTTAACAACTCTCCTTACTTTTTCGATTTGTATTTATATAATACTACAAGCAAAGAGAGTTGTCAAGTGGTTATTAAGTTTTCTTACCAATTTTATAAGGATATAATTTTAATTCTTCTGGTAAGTCTTTGTATTGGATAGCTTTTTCTTCAATTAGATAAGAATAATTTTTCTTTTTTGCTGATTTTTTATCTTTAAGATTTTTACTTCCGCAATAAGGGCAATAAGTAAATTCTCTTTCAAGAGAGTATCTTGTAATAAATTCTGGATTAGACAAAGTGGAGGTAGCATGAAGATATTCTCTACAATTTAAGCAGTAAGAATAAAAAGCTCCATCATTGATAAATTTAATTACAAGCCAGTCTCCATTACGGAATAGAACTTTAAAACGAGGGTCATTATCATTATATTGATAATCACTGAATTTTGCTTGTCGTATCTTCTTCCTTTGCTTCTTCGACATTTTTTTCATCCTTTACTTCATCAGCAGAAACTTCTGTAGTAGTCTGAGGAAGTCCACTACCCATCATTCCTGCCATAGCGCTCATCATATCAGCCATACCACTAGGATTATTCTGAACGGTATTATAAGAAGTTCTAAGGAGTTTATAAAACATAATTACGCAATCAGCAAAGCCGTATTCTTCATTGAGCTTTGTTTGAATTGCAACAATATCATCCATGCTGTCAATCTCTTTATCAAGAGTGCGTTCTTCATTACCATAAGTTGTAATAGTTGCTTCAGGTTTCAAGCCCATATATACAATATAATAAGTATAGCTTTTCTTCAAATTCACTTTAAATTAACTCCTTTTAATATATATACTATCAGTAGTCCCTTGCATTAAATATGCTACTGTAGTATTAGTTTTATTTGCAATAATTTGGTAATCTCTCCATGTTAAGAAAAATCTCTTATGAAAAATCTTTCTTACATCTTTTTCTGACCTATTTAAAATTTCAGCCCACTGCTTATATGAATAAGGACTTGCTTTCATTACTTCACTTGCTCGTTTTAATTTATCCATATAAGGTTTATTAGGATGAATATAATAGAATTTAATATAATACCAAAAACCAAGAAGTTTATTTTTAAAATTTTTCATGGCTTCTTTTCCCATTATTTGAAAGTATTTTTAAGAATTGTTTTTTTTGAAGAAATTCTTCCACATTCTTTAAACAATTACTACATAAATCATAAGATTGATAATCATCCCAAATTTCGCCGCCACGTTCAAAATGTCTTTTAATTTTCAAAACCTTCATATTGAAAAGATTTGAAATAGGCATTCCGCATCTATCACAAAAACATTTAGTTGCCATTTTGTTTTTCTCCTTTGTAGTATTTCTTTTCAATCATCTGGTCAATACAGCCTTTATAACAACCTCGATGAACTGTTCTTATATGACCTTTATGCCAAACCCATTTATACCAAGGTAAGCATCCCTTGTAATGAAAATCATGTTCTCCTTCCTCATCAAGCCACATCCAATGTGGGCAAGGAACTTCATTCAAGAAAGCAGGAAGATACATTATTTTAATTTTAGGATTTTTTATTTTAGCTTTAATAGCTTCAAGTAAACAATTAGAATAAAAATCTTTTGAACTTTTCATTTACTAATCCTGTCTGCAATCGTACTTGCTACAAAACTATCTGGTTTAACAGTTGGTTCGTAACCAGCACCTTTCAACCATCCAACAATTTCTGGAATTACTTGACCACTTGGTCCAGCATATCCAGCATCTACATGAATCCCAATGCTAGTATACTTTTCATAGTCAAAATTTTCTTGAATAGACAAAGTTGTTAATTCATCAATTAACTGGTCAGCATAAGCAATGCTTAATTCAGTTTCTTTGTGAATTTTAACTTTCAAATTTAAGATAATGGGTAGTTTTTGAATCTCATAGAAGAACTTACCACCTTTGCCATCGGTATAGACAGCAATGACAATGACGGCTTTTGTTTCATCTTTGTGATTTTGACTATCAGTACCAATGACAATATGATTATGTTCTGCTACATCTGTACGTTCTCTAATATAGTCAAAAATAATTTTGGCTATTTGTTTCATATTTACTCGTCCATATGTCGGACTAATCATATTATCATTCCTTTACTTTGTTTTAATTATAAACTGTTAAGTTTATCTATGATTTGATTAAATTTATCAATTGTCTTAGAAGAAAATTCGTATTTTTTGTTCGTATTTCTATCATAAATTGTACTAATTACACTACCAGAATCAGACTTATAGTAAAAATCTTCCTTCGTAAAATGAGGAAGTTTTTCTTTCTTTTCATCTTTATGGTCAGGCAATGCCATTTTGACAATATCTTTGAAAATAACAATATAATCTTCTGGTTTATAAAACCAGTCCAATTCTTCTTTAAGAGCTTTAGTAGAGCTAAAATATTTTGCTCCATCTTCATCTGTAAGGATAGGTTTATCACCAAAAGGAGTAGCCCCCTTATAAAAAACTTTTCTTTCTTGGTCTTCTTTGCTTCCAATAGGAACTTTAATTTTAGCAAAACAAACTCGCTCTTTGCTTTTTTTTGTTGAGGATTCTTTTGGCGTATTAGGGCTTACAATTTCTTCAATTTCATAATCTTCTTCATTGAAAAACCAATCAGCCGTGCATTTTGCTTCGAAGTAAGTCTTAAAAGGACAAGCTTCATTTTTTGTTTCAAAAATGACCTCTTCACGGGTCATACCTTCCGCAGTATAATAATAGTTTTGTCCATTTACAGGGACCCCCAATCCTGTTACATTAGGCTTAACACGAATAATATAGCGTTTGTTTAAATCATTATCCTTTTTGAGATTTTCATTTAGTAAAGTACCACATACAGGACAATAATTAGCAGGAACATAAAAATCCCCATGGTCAATAAGATTCTTTTTACTTGTAGCGTTAATAGTGAATCTATAATTCTCACACCATTTGCACATATAGAAAAGACTCCTTTCAGTCTAATTTACTATCAATAGTATAAACCAAAAAGAGTCTGTTGTCAAGAGTTTTATTTAATTTTCTTTTGTTTTCTTATTTCACTTTGAATCTTAAACCAATAAATTGCTGCCATAACAAGAGCAATAGGCCAGCAAAAAATCAAAGTTAAATAATGCAACAAGGTTACTTCTTTATCATTTTTATTAGCAGGACAATTATAAACATTATATGTTACGGCAAACCCGCATAAGAGATAAAGAGCAAAACCTATTAGAGATACATCATTCAATCTCATTAGTAAACTCCTTTGCAAAGGAATAAAAAAGAACTGTGGTACAAAATTTGTTTTTGGAGGAAACAAACATGAACAAAATACGAAAAAGGAGGTGGCCTTATTAGCAAATCCAGTCTATTATAAGGAGGTAAATTGTACCACAGTTCTTATTATTATATTAACATACTCTTTCGAGTTTGTCAACCACTTATTAATTTACTTTTTAGAAATCATCTGATGAGAATAAAGAATCTGCATTTTTTCAGCTACAGATAAGCTTCTGTTATAAGCATCATCATTGTCAGCTAAACGCATTGCAAATTGATAGTCAAGGTTGTTTACGATTTCTTCCGTCAATACTTGACCATAACTCATGTTTAAGCATTGATAAATTTCTTTACTATTAATACGGTATGCATCTAACATAGCGTTGATATAAGCCGTTGTAGAGATATTTTTATCATCAATAAAGTCAAGTATTTTCTCATAGTAGGGAAAAGTAATTTCAAGCTTTTTGATTAACTTATTTAAAACATTGAGATTAATGCCTTCTTTTTTGCAGATGGCTTTTAAATAATCACAACCGTAATCATTAAGAACGTCAATTCTCCAATATACGTCTTCTTTTCGGTTATCATAAACTTCTTTTGGATTAACAAAACCAGTTAAGATAATAGCTTTCCCTACAACTTTACCGTTGTCAAGTTTAGTATTACCATAGCAATTTGCCAAATCTTTTTTGTTAACCAAAAGTTTTGCTTTAGCAACAACAGTTAGTTTAATAGCAACACTATAACTATAATTATAATCAGCAATGAATGCATCATAAGAAATGTAATTATACCAAGTTAAAGCATCTTTTACAGTTAAACAAGCATGAAAACCATTGCCACAGTAATCCACTTTGCTAAATTCTTCTTCTCCTTCTGGTAAAGAATAGATTTTGTTCAGTTCGTATGCAAAGTTTCGACTAGGACCTATATATTTTACTTCTTTATTAGTAAGGTAATAGACCTTATAAAGAGCTTTGTAACAATCAATCCATTCCCAATCTTCTCCGATAGGAAAAGGTACATCTTCCATTTTTTCATATTCCCAAGTATTTCTGCTGAGAACTGTGTGATTAGGAAGATTATTCGTGTAAGATTCGCTGGAAGATTCTTCAAAATCTACACCAGATGCAGGGTAAGATTCATATTCGAGAACAACCTTTTTTTCGGGCTTCTTAAAAAACATATTTTATTTACCTCTTTTTACTCGTTTTGACCTATTTTTGACATTAAAACCTGTAAAATTTGCGTGGATTTACCTTTTTCAGCATATTTTCAATCCTCTTTTTAGACTCGCAAATCGCTTCATCCATTTTGGCGTAAAACTCGTCACAAGAAATAGGCTGAAAACGGGTAAAATTTTTCGGATAATTTAAAAGGAAAAACAAATCAATGTCCTCATTATAATAAGGAGCTAAATCAATTTCTGAATCTGTATAGCAACCATAAGGTGTTTCATTTTCAAAATTGTTAATCTCAATACAACCCCATGAAGAAGAATAGTTAACCTCACATCTTCCTTCTAACAATTTGGGAGGTTGAACAATCATAATATAATGTCCCCGATGAATGTAACATTTTCCAATCAGCTTTGGAGCGAGTTCTTTCATAATATATTCATCATAAGATTTTTTTGTAAGTTTGTTTAAATCTTTATTAATTTCAGAAAGTTCTTTCTTCTTGTTTTCCAATGATGTCTTCCAGAAATTATCCATGTTACACCTCTATTATAAAAATAATAGTCTCATAATCAATATTAAATTAATTATGAGACCTTTTATTAAATTAGCTAATTCAATAAATTGTAAAGACTTAGAAGTTATTCCCCGTTACATTACTTCCTACACTCATTGAAACTTTCCCGTTTGCGGCTATCCATTTTGACGGACAAGTGCTTACAAGTCTTCTGTAAAACTGCGAACAACCTACCCGTAGGTTATTCAAATACGATAACAAGCGCTCCGACCCCCATCGGATTCTTATTAAAGGTGAGGAATAGACGACGTTCACCTCACTATGAGCCACTGGTCCTAGCATTTAAAGAAATGCGACGCTCTTCGTCCAACATCCTTCAGTTGGCAATCAACCTACACTACCGAGCAAGAATTCGGAAGGTAGGATTTCGTGATTCTTGCAAGAATTTCCACCATTAACTTTCAGGTGGAGAGCTTGACGCTCTTAGTATCTTCATAGTTCCTATTCCTATGAAGGGTGCTTCTTTCGAAGTCATTGCATCTCAGCTATTATTGAATATTCAATTGTATGTCTTACAGGTAAGAACGTGATTTGTCTATCAGGCCCGAGTAGTGCAAACCAATGGGAATCTCTTCCGCACTTTTTTCGCCCTTTCCCTTGGGACAATCTTAATATACCATAAGATTAATTTTCTGTCAAGGGTTTATTATTTTTTTCTTGAAGAGTTTTTACCAGCTCTTCATAGGATTCAATAAGTTCTTTTTGTGCTTCTGCTTTCCCTTCTAAAGATTTAATAAGACTTTCTTTAGCCTCATCTAAATTTTTATGGGTTTCTTCGGCTTCTGCAAAAGCTTTTGAATAAGCATGGATACCACCAATAATAGTTCCTGCTAAAAAGAAAATTGTTAAAACTCCGATAGCAAGGATGATGCACAAAGCAACTTGAGTAGTGTTCATTTTCTTTTACTAACCTCCATTAATTTATTTTCAGGTTCAATTCTAAATTGACCTGCTTCCCAATCAAAGCCCATGCCTACTGAGCGAACTTTTGTGTAAGGTCTACTTCCCACAGTGTTTCTAGAATCTTCTACGCTAATTACTACTAATGAGTTTTTGTATAGTTCCCAATTTGCACCGTTTGCTACATCATTGAGAATATCTCTTAGTCTTTCAATCGTCATTTTTCTTTGTCCTTTAAATAAAGTTTGAAAAAATGAACAGCAATCATAAATAAACAACCACTTATAAATAAACAAAAAGGAGTTAATATTTCTCCAGTTGAATTATCTAATCCTGCTATTCCAATTAAAATAAAATAATATAAATAAAACAAACAATTTGCCAAATTTAGATTTATTAAATGTTGATTTGATTTCATACAATCCAAAAATGAACAATGTCTTTATAAGGAGAAGTCCAACTATCTTCTGTAAAATTAGTCCAATCTAAAATACATCGAGTAAAAAAACTCTTGCATCCACTAATTGTTCCCCATCCATTAGGAGATTCATATTGTTTATATTTATTTGGAAATCTTTCAAGCTCTTCTAAACCATGAATGATAAAAGGAATAACATCTTTTACAAGACCATTATCTTCTTCATTTTTCCATTCTAAGCCTGTAGATTTCTAAATCATTTCACGCAAATTGTAAGTAATATTTGCTTCACAGTTTCCAACATCAGCCCAAAGTTTAGGGTCATCTTTACATTGAACTCTATAACTAATATCATAACTCATTGTATTACCTCCAAATCAACATGTCCGACATATATAAAACCAACAACATCGTTAACATCAGTAGTATAAGTGTCATTGATTTTGCGTATCTCGGTGTTATTTTGAATTATCCACAAATCCCCAAAAAAAGGATTGTAATAGATATCTCCATTAACAAATTCTTTTTCACCAATCTTAATCATTTATTTTGTCCTCTTTATATTCATCTGGAAGAAAACTAAAAATATGAGCAATTACATCTACAGTCCATCCGTTACCTAAAGCTTTTCTTGCTGCACTATCTGGAATCATGTTAAGAAAATCATCAGGAACAGTCTGTAAACGACACATTTCTTTTGTAGTGTAATATCTAAAAGGCAAATTATTTTTAAAAGCATCTGGATGTCTACCAATAGGAAGTGGTGTAAGAACATTATCCTTGTCTACAGTAGTGAGACAATTTGATTTGTCTGTATTTGTAGCGCGGACTTCAAGACATTGTGTAATAGGAATTGTTTTATCAGTATCTTTTCTATGGCCATTTTCATCTAATCTGCGACCAACAATAGTAGCTTTGTTTAATCTACGTCCTCTAATCGCCGCAGGATTAGGAAATTCAATATCTTCAAGAATATCTTCCAGAGTAATGTTTTTATCTTCGGGAAGTGTTACATTAGGGATATTAGTCCAATAAAGTCTACGTCTATTTTGTGCTGAAACAAGAGAAGAATTAATCTCAATAGGTTCTACTCCAAGATAAGAAGAAATAATATCTTGCCATTCCTTTTTCATTACAACATTTTCAAGGAGAAAGTATTTAGGTTGACATTCCTTAATTGCTCTCACATATTCAAAGAAGAGTTTGCTTCGAGGGTCATTGAAATTAAGTTGTTTACCCGAAGAAGAAAAGCCTTGGCAGGGCGAACCTCCGATAATTAAATCAAGTTTCCCTTTATATTTTGTAAAATCTTCTTTAGTTACATCTCCATGATGAACTACATCAGGGAAATTTGTTTCTGTAGCTTTAATGGCGTTCTTTTCAATTTCATAAGCATCATAAGAATCAATCTTAATTCCAGCTCTTTCAAGTGCAAGATGACCGCAACAAATACCATCAAACAAAGATAAAACTCTCATTATCCGTAAAAACCTCCGTCGGGCGGGTCTCTTCTATAATTAGGGCAAGGTATATCATTTAGAGGGTCTCTAAAACAGTCTATTCCCCAACTATGAATACAATTACTACACCAAGCAGGTTGAAAATGATAATTAGAAATAGAAGGATTTTTAGGCTCTTCAGGTGCAACAGGTGCTTTCTTAGGAACTGGAATAGTATCTGGGTCAGGTTGAACATTCATATCTTTCATAAGCTCTTCTTTTTCAACTTTCTCCCAAGCATCCATAGCTGAATTAAGAAAGTCAAGAGTATGCTCATCATACCCTAAAATCTTAAGCTCTTTGATTAAATCTTCATTGCCAATTTTCTTTAAAACATTAGGAAAAGCATAAAGTAAAACTTGAACACGACCAAACTCTTTACGCCATTCATTATACTCTTTTACAGTCATTAATAATACCTCGTCTTTCTACCTCAAATTTAAGTTCGCTTACCGCTACTGTAACTGGCATAGATACGAAATGGTCATAATAATCTACTGCCTTAGAAAAATAGCTTCCGTACTTAATAGGCCAATTCTCTTTGTTTTTTGGAGGATTCTTTTTTTCAATCTCTTTAAGCTCTGAACAAGCCGACCAAAGTTCTGCATTAGTTAAATTACGAAAATAGCCCATAATAATATACCTTTCACTTAATATGCTTATGATTGTATATAAAGAATAACACAATTTTCCTTGCTTGTCAATAGGAAACAATAAAAAAAGAGAGGGAATTAACCCCTCTCTTAATTTATTTTTTTACTTAGGCAAAAGCCTTAGTTTCAACAGCGTCATAACGCTTAGTCAGAAGAACATCCATAAGCGCATCCCAAGGATTAGTCTTGCCGCTGAGAATCATTTTCAAAGTTTGGATACTGAACCCGCTAACCATGATACCATAGTCATTCTTGGTCATAGGGAAACCGTTACCAGTAGTGCCATTTCCACATACATTCCAAAAGCAAATTTTGCTCATCTCATACCCAGCGTTCTTGTACTTCTGCTCAATGGACTTAAGGAAAGCAGGAGCTTCCTTAGCAGTAGCACGAGTGCTGTTATAGCCCCAATATCCATAGCCACTACTGCCAGTGCTAACATTACGAATATTTACCATAGAATCCCAACCACCATCACTGATAATCAGAATATTTTTAGGCAAATCGCTCTGAGGAGAATGATTCTTAATTGCAGTATCAAGAATCAGGTCAAATACTGCTTCAAGGTTGGTATTAGCAACCTCGTTATGACGAGCAGCTTCCCTAAGATTTTCATACAAAGAGTCGTGATTCACATTAACCATCTGAGGATGTGCAGAGAAAGTAATGTAACGACCCTTATATGCACCCTTAGCACGCTCTGCAAAGTAAATTGCAAGAGAGTTAGCAACCTCAAGAGCAGTCATACGAGTACGACCCACAGTAGTACACATAGAACCAGAACCATCTGCAACAACAATAGTAGAACTATCGTCGGTTACAAGATTAGGAAGAGACTTCCACATACCTTCAAGGGCAGCATCACGAGAACGAGGATAAGTATTCCATTCGTTTTCACAGTACTTATGAACGATGTCACAAGGATTAGATACGGAAGAATTAATCTTTGCCTCGCCCTTAGTAAGAGCGTTCAGATAGGCACGACGGCGCTCCTCATCATTACGAAGGAAAGCCTTATTGTAATTAAGGTTTGCCTTAGAGGGAACAGTCTCATAATCAATGCTCTGCCAGTTCTGAGAAGACATCTTACGCTCAACAACATCAAGGTGCTTACGGAGAGCAGACAGACCCTTACGATACTCACGCTCAGTCAGACCGAGCATATCCATAGTCTTAAGACCACGCTTACGAGTATCATGGCTGTGAGAAGAAGCACTATCAAGCCACTTCGCCATAAGGCTAATGGACTTGCCCTTCTTCATATTAGCCATATCTTCCTTCCACTGCTTACGAATCAGTTCACGAACAACAGGCTTAGTAGTAGGATTATCCATGACAACATAGATATAATCCCAACGAGAATACTCAGGAATCATAGGAATCAGGTTCGCCACAATCTGAGCACCACCATTGTTCATCATATCCTTAAGGCAAATCTGGAAGAGACGGCGCTCCCCCTGACCCTCACGGATATCGCCAGCATAGAACAGCCAACGAATAGCGAGACGAGGATTCTCAGAATAAGCTGCACGGAACCTATTCACAATAGTACCATCGGGGAGACTACGAAGAGCAGAGATGGAAGTATTGATATCAAGAAGAGCAGAACCAGAGGACTTGTATGCAATAGCACCATTAGAAGTGTACTGCTTATCAGCAGGAAGAGAAGGGACTGCAACCTGAGTGTAGTAACCCTTAGCAGTCTTCTCAACCTTATCCATGAAGGAAGCCTTACGGCTAACTCGATTGGTCTGAGTAACAGGCTTCTCAGACTTAGGAGCCCAAGCCTTAGTGTTATTCTTCTTGTTGGGATTATTGTAGTTATACATAATTTTCTCCTTTTCTAAAGGACTAGACTCTTTTTGTCCTTTTTTCAAAATAAAAGTTTTTTGTAGTTTGCTGTGAGAGTCTAACTACTTATGACAATAGATACTATAACAGATGTATCTTAATTTGTCAAGAGGTTATTAGAATTATTTTCATCTTTTCCTAAATTTTTTTCAAAGTTGTTTATAAAAAGCTGTTTAGCATTTTGAGCTTTATAGCAAATATCATTAGTAATAGCATCTTCTATTCCCTAAAACAATGAAACAAGGGGACATAAAAGTTCTCTTTCATCGTCATTATCCGCTAAAGCATCTCTGCTTTTTGCAATAGAAATAAGCTCTCTTATAATAATATCTTTTGTTTTAAATTCTAATTTTGTAGTAACTTCACCATCAGATTTATCAGCGAGTTTTTCAAATTGTTCTTTAGATAGGTATTTTTTATTTATTGTTACCCAAACCTAAATTTCTCCGTTAGTGTCTACTAAAATTGGAATATCTGTTCTATCTTCTGCTCGATTTGCTAATTTTCTTATCCAAGTCTAATAAGCTTTCTATCCTTCTTGAGTCTAAAGCCACTTAATATCAACCATAATTATACCCTTTTATACCCAGTTATACCCTTTACTCAGATTTTAAGAGAAAAATTTTAATTCCACCTTTCTCGAATTCATATTTAGCACGAGGAATTTTTACTTTTAAAGTACCAGTTTCTTCATTAGAATCCTGATTTACAATAGGCAGAGTAAAATTTAAATTAACTGTATCATCAAAATTTTTCTGCATGTTAAATTCTTTTGGCTCAAGTTTAATAAACATCTTAGATTCTTCAGAACGAGAAAAATTTAAACTAAAATCAGATGTGTTATTCAACTGATAGAGGTTGTGTTTTAAACATGCAGTTAAGCCACAATATCCTCTAATATTGGCATATTCGCATAAAATGCCTTTTTCATTACAATATCCTTTAACTGGACAATAATCTCCTGTGTTATTCATTATTAATTCCCCTTAAAGTAATATTCATAATGCTCTCCATCCCAAAGAGGATGTTTAACATTTTTTTCAGTGCGCCAATCGTAATATTCGCCGTTTTCATCTACATCAGCAACATAACAATTATCATCAGGGTCGCAACCATTATCATTGCCAGTATAAATACAACTTCTTGGGTCAAAAAGAAAACGCTTTAACTTGTCATCATCTTCAAGAATTTCATTAATGAAAGGAACAAGTTCTCCTGCATGGTCTACAGAACCGCCATTATCCCAAAATTCCCAACCACCATATTTACTTTTTTCTCTTTTATAGGCTGGAACAAAAATTTTAATCTTAAAATCTTCTTCAAGTTTACGCTTAAAATCTTTCGCTTGAGCAAACATATCACAGTTAAGCATGGCAGTGTAAAGATAAGAAGCCTTATCTTCTGTGGAAGAGTAGCAACGTGTGTCCCAACCATAATCTTCATCTGCATTAAAATTTAAATAAGCTGGAATATGTTTGGGACCATAATCATCTTTTGAAATAACAAGAGAGTGACAAGAACTTGAATTTGTTTCAAATACGTTTTTACGAATTTGTTTCATTATTGTTTTCTCCATTCAAATCTCTCAAGAACTGATACATTTCAGTAACCGTCTTATTGCCAACATCATAACGATGAATTACATCACAAGAATTTCTTGCGTACTGCATTTCAACTCCATCAATATACATAGAAGCACTGGACATATTACCATAATCTTCGCCCATATACATAGTATTCCAATCTTCCTCAGACATAAGACGCTTAGGTTCAAGCTGTTTAATAGCAAGATTGTCAAAACTAATAACAGAGAACCACTTCTCATCAATCATACGACCAAGATTATCATAGATTGCCTTCTGCTTATTTGCTACAAGTTCTTTAGCCCAATCTTCCTTAACATACTCTTCACCACGACGAACTGTCTTGTAGCCAAGAATAAGAATTTTAAGACCACGATTCTTAAGAGCACGAAGAGTATCCATCGTCACAATACCATTAATGACATGGAGAACAAGATTAGGATACTTAGAAATAGTCTTAAGAAACTGCGGCTGAAGAGGGTCAACAAGAGAGACACCAATACCATAGATGAGCTTTTCATTAACAAGCTGTTCAATAAGCTCCTGATTCTTCATAAAGGCGAACTGATGAACAGTCATGTTAGGAATAAGATTCAATTCCTTACACTTGCGAAGGAAGGGAATTAAATCAGGATGGGAAAGGGGGTCTCCACCTCCGATTGCAAGCTCTGTGTATTCATGGAAGCTTTCAAGAACCTTAATACCCTGTTTCCCAAGAATATCACCATGTTTGCCATTTGGAGTGCTGTTCTCATGACAAAAACTACAACCCTGTGCGCAATTGTTAGTAATTTTATAATCACAACACTCTGGAAAATCAGCCTTGAAAAAATCCAAATCATTTTCACGAGTCTTGGTTCCGCTATCCAAGTCGATGGTCACGACATAGTTGCCATTCTGATAAGTCTTAATATTGCTCATTAGTCCATTACCTCTCTTCTCATATCATCTTCATTTTCCCAAACTTCTTCAATTGCAGGATAAAAAACAGAAGAAGTCATTTTGTGATTACACTTAGGACATACATACTCATAAAGGGGCGGATAAGTAGCATAAGCCATTTCTCCCAGCTTCATTTCAACATCACAATTACTGCAATAAATACGATGAACCTTACGATACTTAAGGAATTCTTTCGTTACACGTTCATTATACAGTTTAACTCCATTAGTGTTCACGAGGATTGTCCTCCATATACTTCTTTACCTTATCACCATCATAACGAGAGGGACAAGCATTACAAAGGTAAGAACCATAATATTCACAAGCATGAACCTCTTCCTGAGACTTTGGAGCAGACTCACAATTCAGGTGGTCATATGCACAATAAATCTTCATTTTTATTCGTTTCCCTTTCTCAATTCTTTTTTAAGCTCTTCCCATTCACTCGGATAAAGTTCAATGCTGGTATTATCAATACAATGCCCGATGAACTCAATCTGTTCCTCAGTAAATTTCATTTTAATCTTTTCCTTTCTCTCTAACGATATAAATGTCATTTCCTTTATCTTCAAGAATTTCATAATTCTTTATAAAATCTAAAGGAACTTCTTTTTTTAATTGTACCATGTATCTTTCTTCATAAGTTGGAAAGAAAGCATCTTTAAACATTTTGCCAGCAACAAAACTAAGCCCAATAGAACCTAAAGCACAGATAAGAGTTAGTATCCAACCTAGTTTTTGTTTTAAGCTTTCTCCAAAAGCCCAAAGCGATATTAAACCAAAAACTAAAAAAAGGAATCCCACAAAAATTAAACCATCAAATTCAGGAGATATTTTAACCAGTTCTGAAGTTAAAATTTCAACACCATCAATCATCTGTATTCCTCTCTTTAATTATATAGACATTATCATTTTTTCGTTCTACGATATCATATTTGTCAATAAATTCAGAAGAAATTTTATCATCTAACTGGACAAGATATCGCTCTTCATATCTTGGATTAAAGGCATCAGTGAAACACATAAAAGAAACAATACCTAAACAAAGACTCATAGATAAACAAAAGAAAAATGCGGCCCATGCTTCTTCTGTCTTAACCCAAGAAATTGATACAATAATTGCAACAATACAACCTATTGCTGCAATAATAGCAGGAATTAAATTACTTAAAAAACCACCAGAAATACAAATAGTTTCAGTAGTAATTAGATTAACACCATCAATCATCTTTGTCAACCCTTTCTTTTAATGTGTAAATTTTCCCTTCTCTGGAAACAATATAATTTTCTTCAAGTTCTTCATATTCAGTTAAAGAAAAATGGTCAGGGTCAGTAAATCTAACTTCATAAGAAATAGTTTCAACTGGATGCTTCATTGCATAAACATTGAATCCTGCAATCCCGTAGAAAACAATTGTTGCAATAATAATAGCACAAAATCCATCCATTGACCCTCTTCTTTTAACCCAATCTACAATAAATGTGCATATACCAGCAATTCCAACAACAACAATAGCAACAGACACAATAAGAACAAACATGTTTCCGTTACTTGTAGTTGTAACTGTATTAAGTACTTCAACTGCTGGGTTATTTTCAATCGACATTTTCTTTCTCCCTAATTACATAAGTGTTATCTTTTTCATTGTATTCAAGAACTTCATATTCCTTAGTAAACTCATTGTAACTAACTTCATCAGAAATCGTTATAGTATATTGTGTATCATAAACTGGATTGAAAAAACAATCATTAAGAGCTTTGGCTTCAAGAATGAAACAAAAAATAAAAGCGACTGAAAACAGAACAATATTTAAAATCTTCCAAAGATTCTTTCCTGTTTTATTTTCAATATTATCTTCAATTTCTTTACTTACTTTTAAAAGCGAAAGCCCCAAAAACGTTAGGATACCAGCAATTGCAGTTATAATCAAGAATGTCCAAAAATCTATTTCTTTGATTGTAGTTGTACTAATAAGATTAATTCCTTCGAGCATAATCATCTCTCCTTTCAAGTAATTGAATTATACCCTATAAAAACAAATAAGTCAAGGAGTTAATAAAAAATATTCTCCTTGACCTATTAAAATTTCTAGTTATTTAATTATATCCATAAGCACAAGTAATAACAAGCTTGTCTCCACTAGGGGAAGTGTAATGAGAAGTTTCAGTTTCAAGACCATCATTATTACAATTTTGCATGAATTCTTGATAGGTTAAACCATCCTCTTCAAAAGAAAAGCTCTTTTCCTGTCTGCGTTGCTGGGCAATATAATTATAAATGTATTCTTCTCTTTCTGCATCTGTAAGTTCAAACCAATCTTTATAATATTTACCCTTGCATTGGTTATAATGTCTCTGTGCTTCTTCTCGGTCTTGCTTGGTAATTTTAATGGAATTCTTAACAAAAGTTTCATTCCATTTGTTAAAAAGCAATTTACCATCTTGCCAATCTTTGTACTCATCTTCAGTGCAAATAGCAAGTGTATGAGTAGAAGAAGAATTCGTTTCAAATACATTCTTACGAATTTGCTTCATTTAATTTACCTCTTTTAAAATTTTGGACTCTACTAATTTACTCATTTGATTTTCATATTTATCAATAATCATATCAAGAAAAGGAAAACTATGCCCATCATCTTGAGCTCTGAAAAAAGAAGTGTACGGTTGACCAAAATCATCATCAATGACTTCAAGATTATCAAAATCATTCCAAGATTTAAGGTCATAAAGGTCAATCGCTACATCAAAACTAAATTCATACGAAATTCTTTCTTTTTTAGAGTTAAAAAGACAAAAATGATAAGTCATCCAATAATGGCTTAACTTTTTAGGTTCTCTCCAAAACCCCTTTTTGAACCCTGTATTAGTAAGAAGGTCAATTTGTTCCCCTGTAGTCAGAGAAAGAAAATAATCAGATAATTCATAACGCTTCATTTTGTGTTTAGTTTTCATGTTTGAAGTCTGCATCTTTTTTCTCCTTTTCCAGTTGAGCTAAATATTGTTTATGCCATTTTTCTTGTTCTTCAGCATAACTATCATGGATGATTTTAGAAGTATCTACCAAGCCAGAATCTTTAATATGGAACCAGCAATTATACTCATCGCCATCCACAACTACAATATATCTTTTATTAGTTAAAAATTCCTCAAGAGATACGTTATAAGACTTAAGCCAGCCCTCAATTTGATAGTCATCAGTACCACCATAGTTAGGAATGGGTTCATCTGTCTCTACATAATCTTTAACTTCTGAATCCCAAACATAATCTTTGGTATCAAATTCAAAATCTGTGAATCCATCAACATATTTCTTACAGATTTCTCTACAGTCATCTACAAGATTGCCATTAGAAGACGCAATCGCATATCTCAGCTTATCTTTAAAAGTTACAAGCATGTCAAAGGGAGAGCGATAAAATTCCAGAGAAGATTCCCACAATCTTACGATACCATCAGTCATATAAAAATTTTTATTAATTTCTTCTCTGGTATAATGTTCATTATCAGTCGTAATTACGAGAGAATGACTTGAACTACTATTAGTTTCAAAAACATTTCGTCTAATCTGTTTCATATTATCTCCTTAAAATCCAGTTTGAGCACTTTTAAAATTCAAGGTATTGCTGACACCTTCAACCTCTGCAACAATATCATCATATTCTTTGCTATCATAAGTGTACTTGCCATTATTCTTTTTATTGACACGAACATGTCCATCAAAGTTTTTAATAATAGTAGCACAATGCTTAGGAAGGTCAAGGTCAGGATTATACTTAAGTACTTCATCCATAAGGAAGATACCAACCTGACCAGAATCAGCACAGAACTCTCCAAGCTTTTCTTTAGTCAAACTATTATAAGTAGTGCAAGACCAATCACCATAAATAGTGTCGCAGACGATAAAAGTATTAAGGCCAAGCTTTTCCATGGCTTCTCCGCAGCAGCACTTTCCCCAGTCATCTTCCTGTTCAGAATCCCACTTTGCTACAGCTTTGTTGTAAGCTTCATTTTCAGTTTCGTAAGTGGGAGAAAGAGGAATCACGTGAATATTAGGGTCTTTTGTTCTTGTCCCTCTAATCCACGTTTCATAAGCATCAACAAGCTTCGCTTCTCTCTCAGGAGTACGATGACTTTCAGGAAGGTCGTAGATACGAAGAGGTTTCTTCATTTCAATATAAATAACATCTTCGTACATATCAGGAGTAGGATAACCTTTATGTCCATTCCCAATAATCTTGTATTTGGAATAATAATCTTCCATCTTAGGATAAGTATTGTAATTCATCTTACGGTCTTCACGGATAATATAACAAGGGTCAGTAATGAGAATATCACCAACAAAACGAACGAAACGATTATACTGATTGCAAAGGTTCATAAAAACACCTCTCCTTATTTTTTCTAATAAAAGAATATCATAAGGAGAGGTAAATGTCAAGTGTTTATTAAATTATTTCGTTAGTTTTTTGATTTAATTACTGAAGGGAAATCTCTTCAATAATTTCAAACTGGCTCAAATCATTAGCGTCAAACTTCTTATCCTGCTCACAATACATAATACCCACAAGGCCAAGAGCACCAAACTGATTAGGAAGAGGCATAATCTGATATACACGATAAATCTTTCCATCAATTGAGTTCTTCTTCTTACACTTAAACATACAACTATTATTATTAGACATTTTAATTACTCCTTAATTGCTTTTTCACCCTGTTTTTGCAACTTTTTTAGTAAAAAACAAGGAAAATTGTTAATTTTTTAATAAAAATTAATACGATAAAATTTCACTTTTATTCTATCTTGTTTTCTTTTATTTTTGCGTTAGTGATTGTCATTGTCGATAATCAAACTATAACATTTATTAAAAATATAATCTTCTAATGTAATTCCATCTCTTGCAAAAATATAATACATTCCATCAGAAACATAATAATCAAGACTTTGATGGTCTACATAACCATCTTCATCAGGACTAATTTCAATTCCTGTAATGTGAATATCATGTTTAGAAAGAGCGTACTTTACATCATCTTCAAACTTTTGGAAATCATCAGATTCCATAACTTCTTTAATAGCTTCTTCTTTATCTTCTTTGCTGCTCCAATTAACATTATAACCTTGGAAACAAGTTATAGCAGTTAAAATATATTCAAGTTTAGCTATTGCGCTATTGTCATCTAAATCAGAATCCCAACCCCATCCAAAGGCTTCAAAATTTAATTTTAGATACTTGCCGTAACCATTGTGACCATAATCTTCTTCAATATAATCATCTAATTGAGTATAATCATAATTATCTTTACTACTAATACTCAATGAATGAACACTTGAAGAATTAGTCTCAAAAACATTTTTTCTAATTTGTTTCATATTAATACCTTACCCGACGTAACTGGTCAAAAATTTCAATCCGTTTATCAAAACCTAAAGACCATAACACATCTTCCATTAAACTATCCATTGCTCTATGTCCCCATCCATTTAAAAGAGTTGCATCACCTTGACATAAATCTACAATCTCTTGTGCTCTTTCAGCAAATTCTTCTGGCGTAAAAGGAACAACTGTTTTACTTTCCAATACTTCCAATCATCAAAGTCTCCAATCTTGGCTAACTTTTAGCCAGCATCATAAATCCTCGAAGGGATTTTGCCACTATCCTTTTCAGGAACATAGCCGTCATCTCTATTAAATTGTACATCAGGTTCAAACAGAGGTCTAAAATCTCCATCACCATCACTATAGAAACCAATTAAAGTAGAATGTCCAATCTTTCCACAGGCTTCCATATAACGTAACATAGAAAGAAAAGAATCAATCCATCTTTCTTCCATCGTACACTTAATATTAAAAGTTTTTTCCATTTCAAAAACTCCTTGAATATTTTTGTAAATAAAGTATACCACAAAAAAATAAAGTTGTCAAGAAGTTCTAAAAACTTTTTCTTGACAACTTTATATTAAATCAATTTAAGTTACAAATCATGCTTCTTATAATAATTTTTTGGAAGATTATGAGAGGGCTCAAACTTGCCACCTTTTAACAAATTATGGAATTCTCTTTTCTTGTGTTCAGGCGTAAGATATTGGTCAATCCAAGAAATTTCAGGATGGTCTTTTTTATATTTAAGTCTCTCATTCCAAATTTTCTGATGCCTCTTTTGACAAAAAGCATACCATTCAGAATGGCTAAGACCACTATAATTAACTACTGAAATAGAAAGTCTGGGAGCTTTATCCAAATACTGCATAAGTTCTGTTACAGTATTAAAAGTTTTCTTGAAAGAATACTCTTGAGAAACATTACTTCTGTATTTTGCTTTATTATGACGAAGAAACTTAACTTCAAACATTTTCTTTCTCCCTAAACATACTCTCAAAATTGAGCCCGTGTTTTACATAAACTAAACCATCTTTTCCAATTACAAAATAATCTCCAAGTAAAACAAATTCTTCATATTCATCATAAGAATCATTTTCTGGTCTATAAGCAATAAAAGAATTTCTACCCTCATTATCAAATTTCTTTTCAAACCAAGTCTTATTAAGCTTCTTAAAACTTTCAAGTTCCTTTTCAGAATATTTAACAATATTCTTAATTTCAGTATTATGGACTTTAAAAAATTCTACCACTTCGTTCCAATTGTCTTTTTCCCACTTTAAAGCTTCTACTTCATAAGGAATAATTTCGTAAATTTTAGTAGACATTGTATTTCCCTTTCTTTTTATCTGCTCTAAAATTTCCTACACGATAAACGCTAACACGAATGTTGCCTTATCCATTTACCTTCTTACGTCAAATAGAGAAGTTCCAAGCCACCATCGGAAATCTTTTAGAGGATTGCTCCCACTACCTTTAAGCAAGTTTAGTTCGTCGTAGCAATCTGCGTTGGTGAAACGCTTTACAACCAAATCAATTAAATAATGCTTGCTACATCTTGTCTTAAGCCTTTTCTAGTTCGCTAAAGTGTTACCTTTAGCTTGGTTATATAATAGCACTTAACTTTTATTTTGTCAAGTACTTATTACATACTTTTTAAAAATTTTTTTTAAAGTCTCTGATGTGTAATTGGGTCAAAACCCTCTTGTTCAGAAATATCTAAATATCTATTATATTTTTCCTCATCTAAAGGAGAGTGTTCCATGAGATAATTAATACTTTTCTCCATGCTTTCAATCTTCTTTTCTATGTTTTCAATTTTTTCTTTATCGTATTGAATATGCTTAATCTCCCATTTAACACCAAAAGTATAACAATATCCAATATAAACAGAGAAGGCTACTACTAAAACAATATACGATAATATACTTGTCGTATGACAAGTAGTTAAATAATGTGCTCCAATAAAAAAGTAAAAAGCATTAAGAATTAATCCTAAAATACCATGCAACTTTTTATTATTATTTTCCATCGTTTATATTATAACAACCCCTTTCTCTTTAACCATTCATTAATAAATACCATCAAATTATTTTTGGCAGATGCTAAAGAATCATTCCAAGTCCATCTTGGGGGCGAAATAGAATTATAATATTTCTTATAAACCATTGCTTTGATTGACAAATGCAATTCTTTTTCTTCTTGGTCTATAGAAATTTCATCGTTTGGAATTAAAGTAAATACAAGTCCTAAATGACTATATGTTATAATATCTTGGAGACTGTGAAGTAATTCTCCTTGCCATCTTTCCCACTGTGGCATATTTCTTTGTCTCCTTTCTTTTTGTTTTATTTTATTAATAATTTAGTTAATTGGAGGGAACCAATAATATCCTAAAATATCATCGTTCTCAGCTTTTGTCTTGTTTTTATTATTGTTTATTTCTGTAAAATCAATTACCTTTACTGGCTTCTTAGGATTGCTTTTTTCTTCTTTTTCTTCTTCCTGTCTCTTTCTTGTAAGAGCAATTACCTTTTTGTAGTAATCAGAATCCTGCAAAAGCTTTTGAGCAATAGATTGATAAGTAGCCATATTGGTTTTATAAGTCTCTTCTAACTTTTGCATTTGCTCTAATAAACGTAAATAAGACAAATAATTCTTACAAGTGCAATAATAGGTATCTTTCTCTCCAGCAATCATTGGCTGAGAACAGAATTTGCACTTTGGAATTGGTCTATTTTCTAAAGAAGGAGAAGAATTTTCATCCTTCCCCCCTTTAATTACAGTAAGATTATTTCTATCCATCTTAATTACTTATTAGAAGTACCAAGTACTCCACGTTCTGCACGATTTTCAACACGAAGATTCATCCAGAGCAAACACTCTTCGAGATGAGTAAGTGCAATCGCATTCTCACGGCAAGCAAACTCGCCAGACTGGAAACCCTGAATACGGTCACGAACAATCTCAAGAAGGTCTGTGTCAAGAAGTCCATGAATTGAATTCATTTCCTTGCGAGGACCATTCTGGAAAGCAATAGAGTATGGAGTCTCATTACCCTGACCATCAGTTACAATAACATTGTAAACATGGTTGGCATTACCAATGCCCTTTTCATCAACTGCGTACACAGTATTAAGGTTGTTTCTCTTCTGAATCGTATTAAGCTTACGCATTTTATTTTACCTCTTTATCAATTAATTTGCAAATCCAAGGAATTGAATTTGTAGAATTTGTATACTTATAAGCTACACAAGCAAGAACTGCAAAATCAAATTCTTTGTAGCCTTCAAGACCAACATGAATTTTCCCGTCTTTGTCTTTATAAGCAGGAAAATAATATTCTGTATCTTCACGCTGAGTAAGGGTAAGAACACACATGTCCTCTCCAATCATCGTGCCAAAATAACGCCAAGGACCCTTAGTTGCTCCTGCGGCTTTTTCAAACTCAGCAACTTTCTTTTCATTCTCTTGTTCGCGCTGATACATTCCATAAACATGATACTTACGAATCTTAGGAGTCTCAGAAGACATAAGAGTAGAGAAAAATTCCTCGACTTCTCCGTATGTAATTGCATTGTTAATTGCCATAACAACTCTCCTTTCTATTTGTTTAGATATTACCATAGATATCTTTTCTTGTCAAGCATTTATTAAAGAATTCTACAAAAAAATGTGTAAAAAAAGGAAGAAGCCATTCGACCTCTTCCTCTTTTTGGAGTGAATTTATGAAAATTTTGGATAAATTACTTTTGTTTTTAATTACTTACAACCAAAGCGCTTCTTAGAAATCGCTTCAATCGAAGGAATCTTTTCAGTGTTGATGCTCTTCTTAGCACAATAGTGTTCAATGGTTGCAACCAAAACTCGTGCATCAAGAAGCATTGCAAGAATCTTACGGTCAAATGCTCGATGATACTTTTCAAGAGCCTTGCCACGAGCAAACTCCTTACCAATGTCCTCAACGAACTTATCACCATCAGCATGGTTTACCTTAGCCTTACCACGATAGCTGTTTTCAAGAAGAGTGTTCTCCCAAATACCTTCAAGAGAAATAGTCTTCATATCAGCCTTTTCACAAAGACGAGTAATAACATGCATTGCATCAAATGCAGTATCAGTTACCTCAGCCTTGACTACGCCACCACTCTCATAAACACCATAAGCAATGGAAGAGTTAGACGGTCGGGAAATGTCATTCTTGCAGTTGTCACACATAATTTTTTGTCTCCTTTAATTTCTTTGTTTTACTTTGTTTGTTTTACTTTAGTTTTTTGTTTGCTTTGTTTTTGTTTTTATATAAAAGAGGGAATTAAGATTTTTTATTTAATTCCCTCAATATCTGGCAGAGGAGACAGGTGCCGACCCTGTTTACCTAGTTTTAGAGACTAGTGCATTTGCCGCTATGCTACTCCTCATGGTACGCCTGACGAGATTCGAACTCGTATAAAAAATACACTTTAGAAGAGTGCTGTTTTATCCAATTAGACTACAGGCGCTTAATAAAGCTAGACTCATTTTTCAAAACATATGTAATCCCAAATCACAAGTCTCTAAGTAATTGCTGTAAGAGTCTACTTTATTTTTTTGTTTATAATGGAACATAACTCCATTTATATCCATAAGCAGTTTTTATTTTATTTCTACAACAAGCACTTATTACTGACGTTGTAGCTAAATCATTTTTCTCTTTAACTTCATGTACACTAGAATAAATTTGAAGAAGATTGTTTTGTAAATCATATTGATAAACTTTTTTAGAAAATTTCTTTTTGCCTAAATTCCCTATATTAAAAACTTTTTGCTTTCTCTATAAAAAATCTTCTTTTGTTATTTGTTCGTAAAAAAGATAAAATCCTTTTATACTATAACATTTTTCTTCTTCACTATTCTTTTTTAAAATAGAACTAGCACACCGAGAAGATAAATTATTTTCTGCGCAAAATTCATTTATGCCTTTTCTTTTTTCTATTAAATTCCGCTCAGAATCATAAACAAAAAAAGTCTTTTTAAATTTTTCACTTCTCTTTTTACCTGTCCCGTTGTAACTGTTATTATAACTGCTTGTACACCATTCTAAATTCTAATAAAAGCAATTTAATTTGTCTTCGTCTTTGTGATTTATAATAGGTAAATTCTAGGGGTTGGGAACCCATGCCAAAGCTACAGCTTTATGTTTTGACAAAATGTGAATTCTGTTATCATCATCTCTAAGAACAAGATAAATTAAATATCCTCTCTTATTATCTTTTGATGTTAAAATATGTTTGGTTTTTTTGTTTCGTAGAATCCGATACTAATTTACTTCATATCTTGACCAATTTGGAACAATTTTCCAATTATCATTTGACAATTCTAATTTTTTCTGTTCTTCAGTTAACTCAATCATTTTTTAATCCTCCCAAAAGAATTTTTAAAAAATACAGCTTAATGTTTGGGCATTATTTTCTCATTGGTTAATTACTCCAATGCTACCTGTATTTAAATGGTGCTGATAGAGTGGCTCGAACACTCAACCCTCCGATTATAATGGTCACGAAAGTAAGATTTGAACTTACATCCTTTGCTTTTCTTAAGCTATTTCGTGGTCGGAAGCTCTAACCTATTGAGCTATATCAGCATATAAAATCCTAGACACAATAAAAAATCTAAAAAAAGTATTTATTCCAATTAAATATATTTCCCAGTATTTTTATTTTAATTGCTGTATGTGTCTACTTTTTCAACATTACAGGACTAAACCCTATCCTTAATCTTTTTTCAAGCAAAAATTAAATAATTAAATTGCTGTAAGGGTTTACTTTTAAATCATCAATAACTTACCATCTTGTTTGTAGTACTCCAAACAATTCAATCTTGCACCGTGGGGGATTCGAACCCCTTCTTAAGTTCTCCGTCGAGTAGCTCCAACCTTGGTACGGCACTTATAAACTAGACGCATAATACTAACAAAGGAGAATCATGAAAGCATCATAAACTAATTAGCAAGGAACAATACCATAAATCTTTTTTATAGAATTTGATTTTATTATTGTTTGCTGTAAGCGTCTACGTTAAACGATAATTTGAATTGTTGCTTATGGCAGGGATAAAAGGATTCGAACCTTTAATGGCGGCGTCAAAGACCGCTGCCTTCACCATTTGGCTATACCCCTATATATTTTTCCTTAGCTGGTGGTTCCGATTCGCCCATCCAGAACTCCCTACTTGAGTGCCATTCTATACTCATTAGAGGCTTTCCGACTGAAGGGTATTTTAATTTGTTTATCGTCTTTTAAACTACTAAGGAATTGGAGCGGCAGACCAGATTCCAACTGGCGACTCCCACGTTCGGTGCGTAGGCTGGATAGCGCTTCCACACTGCCGCATTTTTAGGTTGTATCTCTCAACCACATCTTAAGTATAACATATACTTTTCATCTTGTCAAGTACTTTTTAAAATTTCTTTTTTGTTTGTTATTATTTATTAATAATTCCTTTTTTCACAGCTTCATCATAAAAAATTTTTATGTAATCTTCTATTTGAGAAACAGTATGGTTGGGAACATATCGAGCAATTTTATGCTGACCCAATTTTAAGTATTTTTCCCATCCTGTAGCTGTTTTTCTTGTTGTATAAACCTAATATTCTGGATGGTAGACTTTTGGTTTATATTCTGCTTTTTCCCTTTTAGGAAGAGGCAAATCGTAACTTGAGAACCACTTCCTAATAGTATTGTCAGATACCCCATATTTTTCCCCTAATTTTACATAAGAGACAAAATTTTTAGATTCTTCCATTAAAATTTCTTTAGAGGGTTTATTAGAGTTTTTCAAATTTTCCTTTTTTCTGCAATTAAGACATAATTTTGCCTTGCGGGTTATTTCATTGCCACAAACCGGACAAAAATATTTTTTCTTTTCTTTCTTATCACAATTTAATTCATCAAAAAAAGGATTGGGTCTTTGATTGTATCTTGTTCTATCTCTTCTCATTTCTGGTCTATTCAAAGATTTATAAGTATCTGTTAAAGAATGACAGTTGGGGCAAAGCAAAGCTAAATTCTCTTCTGAACAATTTAAATAATTTCCATCTTTATGGTGAATTTCCAAAGGTGTTTTATTAGTATAAGGATTAATTTTATTCCAACCACATTCTTGGCAAGAATAATTATACTTTTCTAATAAATATCTTCTTATATATTTACTAACCCCAAAACCAACGACCCCTGTAATTTTACCAAGCTTCCAGTTTTTAATATATTTGTGATACTAATATTCAACAAAACATTTATTATCACAAAATTTTTTTACTTGTTTATTTAATTCTTTACCACAATTGAGACAATATTTCATAAAACCTCTTTTAGTCAATTAGTTTAAACAGGAACGCCAACGTGAAGGCTTGACCTTGTTCCCAGCTTCCGACAGGACTCGAACCTGCAACATCCTGATTACTGGTGATAAAGGCAAGACTTGAACTTGCAAACTAAGACAATACATTCTGTCACTCTATCAAATCAGGCGCTCTACCGATTGAGCCACGAAAGCAAATAAAGGACTAATAAAAGTCCTTATCCACGAGTACGTTTCCAATAATTTGCCATCTTATATTCAAGCTTATTAGTAACTTCCTCAATAAATACTTCAGGAAAAGGCCAAACAAAACTATTAGCTTCTTCCTCAGAATTGAATTCAACTTCGGCATAGTAGAAAGCAGTATCAGTTCCGCCATCTACAAGATTAAATTCAATTAAACAACCATTATTGTAAAGACCTCTATAATCTTTTACAATAGGATTATAACCAAGTTCATTAAAACAGTCAAACAAAGAATTATCTGTAAGATTTGTTTCAATTTCGGTACGAATTAAAGTACCACCAGATTTAAAAGTAAGAGCATCTGGACGATAACCTTTGCCACTTTCAAACCAACGTCTTATACGAATTTCCTGTAAAATTTTTCCATCAGAATTATATTTGATATTAATATAGATAGTTTTAACAATTCCGACTTCATCAAAATCGACTTTAGGAAAACCAGAGATTAAAAACTTACGTTCGATTTCGATTGAATTATTATTGCTCATTTTTAATCTCCTTTTTCCATGGCACTAGCGGTAAGATTCGAACTCACGAGACGGATACAAGCCGTCACACATCATTTCAAGTGATGGCAGTTATGACCACTTCTGTACGCTAGCATTTATTTTATGTTTCAGAGAACAGATAAATATCTTTCTCTCCTACATTCTTTTTAATATCAGCAAATTCTTTATCACTAATTTGAGTCATTGGAGGGAACACACTCTTAAAGCAAGAACAACCATCTTTTTCAATAGAGACAATCGTTTTCTTACAAACTGGGCAAGTATAATTCCAAGATAAAATATTAGTTTCATTTTTAGCAATTTTTGTTTCTACTACTTGCATTATCCCTTTATTACAATGAGGACATCTATAAACAAACTTTTTATTACTTGCTGTCTAATAAATGTAAGTCTTAAAATCAGTCATTAGAATTTACTTCCTTTTGTTTTTTGGTTGCTGAAGCATGGGAGTCGAACCCACTATTACTTGGGTATGAGCCAAGCGTGATTTATATATCCGTTTCACTCGCCAGCAATGGTGCTTTAGGCCAGAATCGAACTAGCTACACGTGGATTTTCAGTCCACTGCTCTACCAATTGAGCTACCAAAGCATGTTTAATTCTCTCTTATCCCTACTCGGTAGCAAGTTCGTAATTTATCATGGGTAAATTCGTAACTTACTACCTTTCGGCATTGCAATGAGAGAATTCTCTATTTGTTTTCGTTCAATATCAGAAGAAAATTTCTAAACAACCGAGGTTTTTCTTGTTTTTACTGTGCTGAAAAACCCAATTAAACAGGTGCGTTCTTATTTTCTGCTGTAAAAGAACCCGACTAAAGCAACATCTCAATCCCATATTTCGCGTAATAAGGTGAAAGAAATTCTAAGTGGCGCTGTACCTAACAGCTTCCTGCAAGGGTTTCCCACGAGCGGGGCAGGACTCGAACCTACACTCTCCACTTTTGGCGGGTATGGAAGGATTTGAACCTTCGACTCCTTGATTAACGGTCAAGTGTTCTGACCAGACTGAACTACACACCCAAATATATTTTCTTGAATTTTAGAGCTGATTTTGGGCTGAATTATACCCTTCCATTCATTTAATTTCCACATCCGTTTGGAAAACCCATCAGCAACCTTTGCAAAGGGTTGAGAGAACAGCGCTATCCTCTCGTGGTCTTGCCGACCTAAAATACTCCCTCCCACCTGTTATTACGGAACAGATAGATTATTTTCCCATTGACGATACAGGGAGCTTTTTTTCTTCGGTCTCAGGAGCTTGATGTATAGCCTCAAGTCATGCTGCTACGTCTATTTTTAGGATAAAAAAGAGATAACAAGAAAAACCATATGCATGTTTTTTAAAGAAACTGCCCTTAAAACTTCGGCTTATAGTAGCCTAAAACTGCTGTTTACCCGCAGACGAGGGCCAGTTAATTATCGTAAACTCGTGTTAATACGGTGCTTTTTTTATCCTAAGAGAGCAACTAACTCTTATGGTGGACCTGACAAGACTTGAACTTGCGACTTCCTGCGTGCAAAGCAGACACTCTCCCAACTGAGTTACAGGCCCATAATTGAGCTATTCTTTCAAATAGCAACAGAGTTTTTTACAAGAACTCTATAACTTGGCTTTTGTTGTTCATCCTCAGCACCACCTGTTAGGAGCAATAAGCAGTATGCTCGGCTTATTGTGTTTTAAGGTTACATGACCCATAACCTCAATACCTACCCCGATTTAGTTGCAGTAATCAGAGTTTTTGTTTGAATAGGTACGCAACTACCTATTCCCGTAAACACGGCACAGACTTCTCCGTATAGCTTTTCGCTGTAGGTTTTTGATGTTACATTCGCACCCTAACATCTCTCACCATATATCTGTGTTCTACCCATGTGCGGCTTATAGCCTTTTTCAGCTTGTGACAGCTTACTTTGCGTTCGAGAACCATTCACTTGTTCTCTACTCCAAGACTTCGGACGGGCGTTGGGGCTTTAGCTTAACGGACTAAAGATGAGTTCAAATATATGGAACACCGACAAGGCTTTAGCCATCCTTGCTGAATCGGGCAGTTTAATATAAGTTACATTCGCTATCTGCCAATTGAACTGTAACTTTGGTAGCTGAGGTGGGACTTGAACCCACATCTCTTTCGAGGGTTGTACTTGAAGCAACTGCGTCTGCCAATTTCGCCACTCAGCCATACTTAACCTAGACACGTTTTTTTGATTTCCAGCAACCACGCATCTTCAAAAGAAGATTAAGGAGTCGAACCTTATCGTTAATTTTCCATATTAAAGCATCAAGTAATTTTGCTGTACGTGTCTACTTGAAAGGAATTTATATTTGCCTATTAGAAAAATAGGAGCGTCAATTTATTAATTTATTGACTAGACTCATTTTTACAAAATCTGTTGCTCTATCCGTTGAGCTAACTCCCGATGGTCGGGAGTGAAGGATTCGAACCTCCAACAAACAGGCCCATAGCATTTGTGATTGTAAAGTTGCTGTTAGAGTCTACCTGAAAGGAATGCTTTTATGAACAATAAAAAATGAACAATTAGCTTACAAATAAATTTGTATCTTTATCATATTTTTACTATAGCGCAAAATTTTCATTTTGTCAAGAGTTTTAAAACAAAAATTTTATTAGATTTCTGGTCTAATTAGCTTCTTTAAAGCTTCTTTGATTTCTTCGTCGGGAAAATAATCATAAGCTCCACCATCTAAAGTCTCTTGAAATTTATCAACATTCTTTAGAAGATAATTAATACAATCATTCCAACCAATATCTTCTGAAATTTCTCCCATGAAACCCATAATATTTTCTCCTTTAAAGTGGTGGGTGAGGAAGGTGCCGACCCTTCTACTCCGTTAAGAAAGAGTTTTACAGACTCCCGTGTTTGCCGATTCACTACTCACCCATTTTTAATTTCTCCTTTTAGAAAGGGGCTAGACGCTTTTTATGCATTCTTATTTAACAGATAAGTACAATTAAAATTGCTGCAAGCGTCTACTATTGAAGTCATTACAAAATTAGCATTTCTGCTATTGGTGCTCGTGGAGAGGCTCGAACTCTCGACTCCTTGCTTAACGGTGATGAAAATGAGATTTGAACTCACACCTTCCTTTATAGGATGTATTTCTTATACTACTCCATCAAGGCAAGTGCTCTTCCTACTGAGCTACACGGGCATAAATACTAGAGACATTGTTGTTATGGACTCCTGCCTTAAACCACTTGGCTACATACTTCAACTGAAGACGTTCGGATTCGAACCGAAGAATGGGAGCTTGGCTTTTTAACATATTTTCAAAATTGCTGTTAGTCTCTACTTTATAAATATCATCTTACAGAAAGGAAATTATTCATATCAGATAGAGAGAAAGGAGAAACAACTTTTCGTCAAACAATTATTTCTTAACCCTTCGATAGATTTAAGTTCCCCTCATTTAAATCCGATAAAACTTACTCTCACTATCATAAGAACGGATTTCTGATTTGAATAATGGTACTCGGTAAGAGAATCGAACTCTTGTTTACGGGATGAAAACCCGCCGTCTTAGACCACTTGACTAACCGAGCATATTAACCTAGACTCTTTTGCGTATTATTCACCACAGAGCGCCCTCTGACGAGAATCGAACTCGCTAATGATTGTTTTGCAGACAATTGTGTTAACCTTTTTAGGAATTTGCTGTAAGAGTCTACTTTTTAATGAATCAGGAGGTTTTACTTATGCACTTATTATAGCATATCATCTTTAAGATGTCAACCACTTATTAAAATTTTCTTTTTGCTTTTTTACTTTTTATCTTTTTGAGAAGTTTTTATTTTTCTCTTCTCTTAAGATATATTTATCTTACCACACTTTTAAATCTTTGTCAAGTCTTTATTAGAATTTTTATCAGAATTTTTTCTTACGCACATCGAAACCTGATTAGTAAAGCAACTATGATTAGAACTTGCAACAAGTTCTTCTTCTTTGTCTTCAGGAGGAGTAACAAAATCTCTAATAAGGTCTACTAATTCTGTCATAGAATTAGCTTCGAGACTAAAGATTAAACCATCATAAGGAATACATCTATAAATCCATTTACCCGATGTACTATCTTGATAACAATCAGCATTAGTCCAAACTTGAGTAGCATCTAAAATGCGAACTTCCCAAGGATATTCAATAGTTTCAGAATCTATCTTATACCAATAATTAAATTCTTTATCTCTTAGAATATCATCAACTCGGAATTTAGTAATTTCACCAGTCCAAATATAATAATGACCTACAATTTCAAACAAAGAAGTATCCATTACTCCGTAACCTCATCATAAGTCAATTTCATAATATCAGGCTTAACAGGATAAAACTCACCTTTAATTCCCTTAACGATATAATCGCCAACAGAAGCATAATGGTCTCCCTCAAGAGTATTAATGATAAGATTAGTTACAGTACCATTAATAGTATGCTGAGTAGTAACACAGCAATGAGCACCAACGAATTCCATAATTTCAGCTTCATTAGCACCATCCCAAATAATAGCTTCAATGGTAACTGGCTTCTTAATATATTTCTTAATCATGTTTCTTCACCTTATCCCACTTATATTTGTGTTTAAGCTGATGAAACTTTAACCAAATCCAAAAAGAAAGAGAAGCATCAATTCCATCAACTTGATTCATAACACGATAGTTATTAGAATCCTTTTCAGGATGACCATAAACTACTTGGGCATCATAACACTGAATAAGATGTTTACCATTTGCTTTAGCTATAATACAAAGCTCACTTGTATAATTAAACTTATTATCTTTTCTTTCATAATAAGCGCCATATTCATTTTGACGTACTAATTTATATCCACGTTTAGCAAACTGCTTATCAATGTAATCCATAAAAACACCCTTTTATTTTTATTTTATTAAAGGTACACAAAACAAAAACTAATGACTACTGACAGACCAGCTTTCCACTTATCTGCCCTCGGTTCGATTAGGGAGAGGTCTACAGAAATATTTCAGCAAACTTGCACCCAATTATCTTGGTCATTTTCATCATCAGTCTTGTTATTGTATAAGGGCTTAACGCACCCGATTGAATAAACAGCGGTCTTTCTATTGTTACCAGTCCATCAGACTTGGAGGGCGGTTCAGTGTCGAATACATTGTAACCAGCTAAACTGTATTCCAAGATAAGTTTCGTACTATATCTTACGGATTTCTTGTTTTTTGAAAAGACATCAAGAAATATCTAACCATTCTGTCTTTTGGAGCGGCAGAGAAGAATCGAACTCCAAACATAATAAAAATATTGTCCATGGCTATTTTTATTACTACACCAGTTCCGCATATTTGCTGTCTCTCCAAGCTGTCACCGCTAATATGGTTGTAGGTTCTGGACGGTCTGAACTTAGTTGCGCCATATACACATCCTAACATTAAGCGATACTCCATCTGTTAGGCGAACTTCCATCTTTATAAGACGGTATCGTAGTTACTGGACCCCATAATTGGATTCGAACCAACTTCCTCTCCCAATGTGGCTGTTATCGCTAAGGAGCTACCTTAGTGTTTACTCAACATCAGTTAACGAGAATGCACCATTACACTAATGAGGATATAAAAGGGAGCTCAGCTTTATCTCGCCCTTAACGACCATTCCCGTGCCGGATACCATACTCGTACCTTTACTGCTTCTAATACTACGAATTTATTACGAGCAGCTATAATAAATTCTGTGGCGCAGATAACAGGATTCGAACCTGTATTACCTTGCGGTAAGCGGCTGTAGCAGAGCCGTGAGATACCATTACTCCATATCTGCATAATGAGCAATCTTAACACTTTTTTTCTAGCCATCTACGGTTAACTATTCCTTGCTCAAGGGATTTGTTAATAAGGAGTCGAACCTTACACGACGTTATTCCAAAAACATAAAATAAATTTGCTGTGAGTGTCAACTTTTGTTTAAATTTAAGTCTGATGGTGGGAATAACAGGACTCGAACCTGTAAGCCTCCGCCGTGTAAAGGCGGCATTCTAACCAGTTGAACTATACTCCCATATAATATTGGTTTTTCCATTCCAAAAAGGACTTTCGTATTTTACCAACAAACCTCACGTTACTTAACTTATTTATAGACGCTGAGTAATTGCGTCTCAACAACACATTTATTAAGATAAGAAAGGAAAATTATCTTAGCCTACTGCTTCTTCAGTTACAGTATCTTCATCAGGGATAACATTACCAGTGTTATCAATCTTGTCATTTGAAGGAACAGGATTGCTATTCTGAAGCTGGCTCTCCTTCAACTTTTCATCATGAAGTTCACGATTCACCTCATAAACAGCGGCTTCAATAGCCTTACGAACTTCATCTGCATCAAGAGTAATACCAAGAGCTTCCATCTGCTGATTAAAATACTTTGTTGCTTCCTGCAAACGCTTTTCAATTTCCCGAGGGAACATCTGTTCAGCAGCCTTAACTGCAATTAAAGCATACTTACGAATAAGTTCTGCTTGAGTAAGAGCATGATTAACATCGTCCAACTTACCCTTCTTCTTGAGATAAGGGATAAGGACAACTGTAAAAATCAAAGAGCACAAACCAATTACAGCAACTACGATAGGGGTAATATCAGTCATTTTTCGTACTTCCTTTTTACATTTTGAATTATAACATCTAACAAACGCTTTGTCAAGTGTTTATTAAATAAAATTTGATGGAGCAAGATACGAGATTCGAACTCGCCCTTACGGTTTTGGACCTTTAAATAAGATTTGAACTTACATCAATATTTTCATATTGGTTTTACATTAAACTATTAAAGGGGAAGACCGTCGTGCTAACCGCTAACACTAATCCTGCATATATGATACCACTCACGCATGAATGGTATCAAGCTCTACATTTCGCAAAGACTACATTAATATTTAATGCTCAAGAACTTCCCAACTCTCGTAAGTAATATGATTTTCTCTTAAATAAGAATCAAGAATTTCTTCCTCAGTTTGGTTTCTGAGTTTTTCAATCTTTCGCTCTAAGTCTTTGATATAAAAACTTTTTCTTTCAATCTCTTTTGTATATTTGCGCAACTTTGCTTTTACATCTTTAAGTAAAATATAAAGATGCTTTTGCTGGTCATCAGAAAGAGTTGCTAATGAATCTAAAGATTCAATTAATTCATTCTTTCTCTGACAATATTCTTTATGCTGTTCAATATAAGGCTGTCTTTCTTTTTTAGCAATTTCCACTTTATTTGTAAGATATTTAATATCCTCAGAAAGTTTAACAGTCGCTTCAAGATAATAGCTCTGTTTATCTTTAAGCATAGCCTCTTCTGTCATTACAGCATCAAGAGAACAATCTTCATACCAACAATCTATATATTTAAGCCAAACTTTCATAATTACTTTTTCACCGAAGTCACGCCATTAAAATCATACAAACGTACAATATGGCTTAGTCCTAAAGTGTCAGAAATATCTGCGCTAATAATAGACCAATCTCCACCAGCAAGACCACATCCAATCATATAAGGCATAGCAATCTCTTCTCCAATAGGAATCATTTCACGAATCTTAAGAAGACATTCATGAAAATATTCATAATTGGTGTTTACGTTTGGTCCGCCAATACCAATCTGAGAAAACATATTAAGAAAAACTTTATCTTTATTTTCTTCAATTCGAAGAACTTTGCCATAAAGCTCTTCAGGAGCATGATAACTACAAAATTTATTATACTCCAAATAAACATGAGGATAATTCTTCTTAATTTGAAGAGCAACACCAGCGCCCATTACGCCAAAGGTATTAACCTGATGACAAATATACTTTGCCGAAGTCTTAAGGACATCGCCTTGAATAATAGACACTGACATAACCTTCTCCTTTATTCTTTATCTGTTTCTTGCGAATTTTCCTGTAGCTTCTTATAATACTGATGATACGAATCAAAATGTTTTACAAGAAAATCTTTATATGCTTTAGCAACATAGTTAGCAGAACTTACAGGAAAATCAATCCCCAAATCTTCTGCAATAATATCTACAGCTTTTTTTAAAGGTTCAGGAGGTGTATTAGTCAACTTAAACTTTTTAGTTTCGGTATCATTATCACACCAAGCCTTACCATTTACAACTGTTAGGAATCTAATTGAAGGATTCTTAGAAAGTTCCAAATTGTGTTCCTCACTTCTCTTATAGGGTAACACAGATATTTAAATCTGTCAAGTGTTTAATAAAAGAAATTTTTTATTTTCTTTACTTTTTATTATCATCAAATTTGCCAGAATAAATAGCTTTCCTACTGACAAACTTAGCAGCAGAAAAAATAAATACGAATAAGGGAAAGAAAAATGCTCCAAAAGAGTCAAGTAGGTCAGAATAGTCCCAATAATCTTCATCTTCTTCTGCGATACACTTCATTACACGAGCAAAGAAAATCCACAAAATATGATTAAGGATTAAAATAATTGCAATAATCAACCACTTAGGCATATCTTTTCCTTTCTGGCACGCCTACCGAGACTCGAACTCAGAACTAATCTTTAGGAGAGATTTGTTTTATCCAGTTAGACTATAGACGCATACCTTATTTTTTCTTCTTAGGAACAGCTTCAGCTACAAAGAGAACAGGTTCATCATTTTCTCCCAAAGTAGCTAATGCTTCCATTTCAGCTTTTACATTAAAAGAAACAGTTTTTAAATATTTTCCACAAAGTTCCTCTCGAAAACCATAAAAATTTTCATAATTATGACTTAAACTGTTTTCGACATTAATCCCTAATGTTGCTACTGTAATAAATACATCATACTCTTCTTTAGAATTTTCTGCAAAGCCAGTATACCCATTACATTTATATCTAACATAAACAGGTAAGCTATTTTCTGTTTTTGTATCAACAAAACTCAAATCATAGAATTTTGTGTGACAATATGGACATTCATAATTAGAGTTAATTGAATACCTTTGATGACAACGAGGACAAGTAACCTAATTACGATATCTAAAACTCTTCTTAGACATAATTTACCTCACACTGTAAAACAAGACACAGGAATCTTTGTAGGATTTTCTTCTTCTATAACATAAAAAGAAACATTTGAAAGCTTAATATTATTCCACTCTTCCTTAGTTTTAGAAGAATACTTGGGCCAAAAAAGCCCCTCAAATGTTACAAAATTATTTTCAGGGTCAACATAAAGAGTTCTTACAAGCCCAACGACTCTTTCATAGACAACATCTTTCTCACAAATCATTTCTTCACAAATAGGAGTTCTAAAGCAATCTTTTAGACCTTCCCACATTGCGTCTGTAAGCCAGTCTCCTAACTCATCTCTCTTTAGAGTAAATTCTTGAGTAAGGAACTTTTCATCAGGAGAATAATTTTCAACCATTATTAAGTTCCTCAAAAGGAGTAGTATCCTTAGTAGGAGTACCAAAGGCATTTAGAACAGGAGTAAGATTACCTTCAACATCAGAACAATAATAAAGCCAGCCATTCATATCAGAAACAATATGATAAACACGATTCTGTTCATTCTTTACCATATAACCAGTATCAGTAAAACCAACAGGAACATTATCCACATCAGCCCCGATACTATTCTTGCTATTATTACAACCAGACAATGCCAGCGTAACAACAAAAATTACAACGACAAGAATACCAGCTACAAACTTATTCCAACTCTTCTGCATGATTAATTTCCTCACTTTTTATGATAAATTCGAAAAAATATGGTCGGAGATGTGGGACTCAAACCCCCGGCCTCATGGTCCCAAACCACGCGCGCTATCAACTGCGCTAATCCCCGAAATATGTGGGCGAGTTATAAATCAATTCATAGTACAGGTACTACTGTTTTCTAACTTCCCTCGCCTCAAGTTTGTTCCGCAAAAGCGAATGGTACGGGTAGAGGGACTCGAACCCTCACGTCTGCAAGACATTTGAACTTAAATCAAGTGTGTCTACCAATTCCACCATACCCGCATATTTTTTATTGTTTGTCTTTTTCCCTTTCGACATGATAATCATAACATGCAATCATCAAATTGTCAAGGCTTTAATAAAACTTTCTTTTTATTTTTTTCTCAAGGTTTTATTTAGATGTGTACCCAAAACCGTTAAAATGATACACTCGCTACCTTTTGATTTTATAGTTGGATGCAAGGTGTCTTTTGGCAACATATTAGGCACTTTGACAAGAAAGCTGTTGCACCACATTTCTTTACGAGTTATCTTGTCTTCTCGTAACTGCCGATTAACCAACTGTATATTTATATTACCACACAAACACTATTTTGTCAATAGTTTAATACTAAAATTCTGACTTTTTCAATGTAGGAGTAATATCTAAATTAGAATTTGCACTTGTACGAGTATAAGTAGAACCAGCCCAATCTGACCCCCAGATGTCAGCCTTGGTAGTAACATACTTCTTATATTTGCAAGAAAGTTTTACAGAAAGGCACTCAGGATAATCTTTAATACTTTTCTTGAGTTCATTAAAAGCCTTCTCTGCTTCGAACACATCATCTGTGTATTTGCAAATCAATTCGTTTTCACATCCTGAACAAATACCGCATACTCCTCGACCTGCATTAAGCGTCTCCATTACTTTTTCCTCCTTCCTTATAATATTCATTTAAAATTAAATTATAACACAAGGTATTGGGATGATAATATGGATTATCATAAATCTGACTATCATCACCTGTAAAACATTTCATAATACCAGCGCAAACACCAGAAGAACGACTAATTCCAGCATTGCAATGTACAATAATTTTGTCTACTTTATTATACCATTTATTGACAAAATCAATAATTTTCTTAGCATCTTTTTCAGTCATAAGCTGATACATGCGAGACTCATATACAAACCCCTCTGCGTTTGTATAATTTTCTATAATTACGCCTTCATCTTTCTTCCAGTATTTCATACCTCTATATGGCTGAATGTCATCAAAAAAGAGAGATAATTGCGCTTTAATGTTATTAAATTTATTAGGAAGTTGACGCACTCCAATATCGGCAGAATCGTTAATGCTAATTACAATAGAAGATTCTTCATGAGAACCATAACTATACTTAACACAATCTCTACGACTCATAACTTGAAACTGCATTGGACTTATCTCCTTTCTTATTTATATAATTTAATCTAAACTTACTCTACGCCTATATCGACATTCTCTGACAAACCAATCCTGTAATTCTTTTACAGTGGTTGGTTTCTTAGGAGAAATTAATTCATACTCTCCTTTATCATTTAAAGACATACCTGTATAACAATATTCTCTAACATAACATTCTGCCGCAGGAACCATATCTTCTGGGTCTTTTACATAGTGGTCGGCTATAAACCCCATTGCAAATTTTCCTGCCATTGTATAAGTTTTGACATGTCTTGATAAACAAAGATATTGACCTTTTTCAATGGGCTTATTATTATATTTAAACTCTCCTAAAGCACAGCCCTAATCCCATAATTCCATATAGTAATCTGTATCTGTAGGATAAATTTTAGTGCCTCTTACATTCAAACCACTAAAATCAATTAATTGTTTTGCTCTTGCAATATTTTTAAACAGACTCATTGGTAAATACCTTCTGACTAATAAAGTCTTTACCTTCTTCACTTGTTAAAATTGGCATTTCATAATCAAGAATCCATTTATAACGAATAGTCTCTTGACCATCTTTACCAATAACAGTAGTAGGAATACGATAAGCACAAGTACCACGTTTCTCTACTGTCGTATAATCGTTCCAGTTTACACCCTTTTCAGTAAACATCTTATCCTGTAATTTGGTAGTATTAATACCATGAAGTTCTTTTTGAGAATACAAAGATTGAGCAACTGCCTGAATAGAATTTCGAGTACAATCCTGCTGTCTCCAAACAAAATAATTATGCACTTCAAAGGCAGGGACCACAAATACTCTACTATCAAAAGTAGGCATTTCTTGTCCTTTACGAACCATTTTCCAATCGTAAGAATCTTTGTCTATATTAAAGATATCCAAGGTTGTATCAATAATAGTATTCTCAGCAAAATAATTGTTAAACCAAAGAGTGCAAAGAGCCGCAGATGTACTAACAATCTTTTGAATATTATTATCAAACCAAGGCTGAGAATTTCTTTCACTTTGAATCATGACAAGAGAAATTTCATCAGACTCAACATAACCAAACTTAACATTAGGAATAAGTTCACAGAGCTTAAGCATAGTCTGTTGCATGGTTTTAACAAAAATAGGGTCGAAAGGTTTCTTCATGCCACGGCAGAAATTGTGAAAATGAGCACCGTCTTCTCTTATGATAACAGGAAGATTCTCAGGAAGATAATTACGATATTTGTTTTCATAAGCCCCCTTCATCCTGTCACCTAATGTCTTATATTCCATATTTATTCCTCAATTTTTCAAAATCCTAAAAATACTAATATTGTTCTAAAGTAATATTTAAATCTTTTAAAATCAATTCCACTGATAACCGAGAATTAATTTTTTCTTTAATTAATGTTTTCAAATGAGCGCCTTTGTTGCCTTTAGGAGAATATAATCCTTTTTGCTTTAAAAAATAACGTATTGTATCTACATTATATTTCTAAATGATTTTAGAAATCTAAAAAGGAGATAAATTTTGATTGGCTAAATAAAGAATATTTTTCTATTCTTTTTCTGAAAAATTATATTTATTATTTACAAAAGGAACAAAATCCCATTTATAAGAAAAATGTGGTAAAGTACATTCACCAATATACTCTAAAAATTTTTGAGACCGTTCAACTGAAAAACAAGTCCTAAAATGAGTTTCTTTCCCATTTTTAATTAATCTTGGTGAAAAATCGTTTAATTTAGGCAAAACGATTTCTTCCAGATTACTTTTAGGAAAACAATCTGTCGCTAAAAAAATACGTCTTTTATCTAAACATCCGTCACCTATATACCACCAATAACATATCAAGGGAGTAAAATTTATTTTTGGTATGATTTTCTTTTTATCGGGATACCAATTATAATATTCTTCAGTTAAAACAGGAGATGATAAAGTTCTATAAGTATAACGACTATAAACCTTATTGGTTCTTTTGTCAAAATACTAACAAAAAGATACCTTACCGAAAAAATCTTTGGTAAAATAAGAAGCAACTTTTTCTACCGTTTCTTTATCAATACAAGTATAAGAAAAAGTAGCATTTTTAGCGCTTTTGTGAATATTTAAATTTCCATCCCCCAAAAGGCATCCATATAAAACTTCTTTCTATTCATTAGAAAGTTCCATTTTCTTTTTCTTCTTTCATTCTCGTAAGGTCTTCAATATATACTGGATAACCATCATCATCGAAATATGCAAGCTTCTTATAACTCTTCACTCTTTTTTCGTTCTTTTCCTGATAATCAGCATCAATAGTAATATCAGTCTTATTATTTTTAGGACAGAAAATCAATGCCACAGGAAGATTTTCCATTGCTACTTGAATGTTTTCTACCTTATTTTCCTCAACTGTTTCTGCAAAATAAAAAGTACAAGGAATAAGTTCAATATATTCAATCTTGCAATCTTCATCTAACTGCTTACGATAAGCAAAACTTACATTTGCCTCATGGCATTTCTCAATAATTTCTTTTAGTTGCTTATTTGTAAAACAATAATCTCTATATCCCTTTTTAAGAGAACCCACAACAGAGTCTACAAGAGAAGGAAAATCAGAAGGAATACCAAAAGTTACACTAGAAGCAGTCTGCATTTCACCAATCATTTTATCTAATCTCCACTAAATATCGAATAGTCATCTGTCTGTCATCGTAAACGATAATTTCATCGTTGCGAAGCATAGAAGTATTGCCATGAGCCCACAAACTCCAAGCTTTAGGATTGTCCTTTTTTAGTCTCTCAAGATTATAAGAATAATACTTGGAATCAAAAGAATAGGCATCAACACTATCTCCGATAGCTACATCAAAGAAGGCAAGGAAGCCACAATTCTGATAATCACGAGTCCAATATCCACCCAAAGAAGTGTACCCAATAGACTTAGCTACTCCTCCTTTGTACTTTTCAGGGTTGGACCAATAGATTCCAAGGCCAAACATACTTCCTGTTGCAATTGCACCAGCAGGACGAATTTTCAAGCCCATCTTAAGAATGTTAAACCAATTCTGATTGCGACTACCATGGCAAAGAAGTTTTACATTACCGATATTATTTTCAGTTGTAAACTTCTGATAATTCTTTTCTGTCTCAAGATTAGTGACACGCCAAGCCTTGTAAAACTTCCCAGCAGAATCGCCCATTGCCTTTTTAATTTTAGCAACATCTTCCTGAGTAGCTTCTTCCATGGTAATACCCATCTTCTGCAAAATGCTTTCAGAAGCCTTAATCTCAGAATCAGTGTCAGCAATTTTTGCCTTGGGTTTATAAACTTGACCAGCCATAGTATCAAGCAAGCTCTGTTCCTCGGAAAGCTTTTTATCATATTCGGAAGAATCAGAAACAAGACAATCAGAAACACGCTTCATCTTACGAGGAACAATAATGAACAACTCATTTAAATTCTTATTAAATTCCTCAACAGACCAGTTTTTGTAATTCGCTGCAATATAGTCAATCTTTTCCTGAGCGGCATCAATCATAGCCTGAGTAACAGCTTCAGCACGAACAGAATAAGCAGATTGAATAGTCTTATTAGCATAATCCCAAAGACGCTTGATAATCTCTCGGACAGATAGGTTTTGAACCAAACCAAATTCATCTACACCATTAGACTTGTCTTCAACTTTAGAATCAGCAATAACTTCCTGCATTAAATCAGAACGGTCAACATATCCCTTCTTCAACTTAGAAGAAAGAGTAGAATTCCATTTAGACATAGGATAAGTTTTAGTTTGAGGAGCAGCACCAACACGACCATATTCTACAGTAAACGTATTATCACCATTTCCAGCCATTTTGTAGAATTTGTTTGAATCAACCCCATTATTATTAGGGTCTACTAAAATAAGATATTTACAATATTCCATATTACTCCTATTTTATTTTGTCCTAATTATTGGCCCAATAAAGAAAATAATTGTCACCAAAATAATCTTCTTCATATTTCCAATAATATTCTCCTGCAATTTTATTATTTTTACAAGCATACCGAATTTGCTGTTCAGTAATTTTTGACCATTTTGAAGCTTCTTTTATAGAATCAAAAGTTTTAATTTTTTTCTCATCCTAAAAACAACTTACTTTCTTTTGTAATAAAGACTTATTTTTAATCGGAGGAATAATGATTTCATCGTTTAAATATTTCTATATTAATACGGCATCAATATAATCAAGCAGCCATAAACAGTTCTAATAAGTTTTTTGCTAATATAATCTACAACGTGTAATTGGACTTCGAGCTAATCCTAATATATTAGATGCTTGATATACGCTGTCCCATTCCTGAATTAATTCTCCATCTAAATTATACTAGTAAACTTTTTTGCTATGCGTGCTACTTAATTTTTCTTTTGTCTTTGAATTTCTTTTAATTCCTTTTATTTTTTTAGCTACCGTTTGTTTAGTTTCTAAAGAAACAACATGCCGCCAACCATGAGCGTTTTTCCGTTGTCTATTTGAAGACATTTTCTTTTTAGTTTCTTCTGAAGCTAATCCATTAGTTCCCCGTTCAGCTAAATTATAACAATGTCCCTAATTTTTGTAAAAGGCTATTAATTCTATTTCTTTCTAACAAGCTTCTTCTTTTGTTAAATTATCAAATAATATTTCATGAGTAAAATTTTCCCAACCGTATTTTTTTATAGCTTTATTCATAATTTCACAACAATCATATCCTCGACCATTTCTCCACCTTGCTAAAGGATAATCACTTGTTATTCCTATATATACTCCACCAGAAGGGCTTGTATGCTTATAAACACACCACAAATTATCTTTTCTTTTTTTATAGGGCATTTTCCACTTCCTTTCTTAATAAGTAAATCTCTATGATTAGATTACCATAGAGATTTACTTTTGTCAAGGGTTTATTCAGTTATTTTTTACTAATCCAATCAGTTAAATTACTGGTAGCAGAAAGTAAGATGAATCTTATAATTCTTGCTTACCTCGTCAAACTTTTTAGCATCTTCAATCGTTTCAGTAAAAACACGAAGAATCATTTCACGAACATCTTCCCAATCAAGATTACCCTTACCACACCCAATAAAAGGCATAGCAAGATAAGAAATCTCTTCATTAATACAATATTGAGCAAGGTCTTCAACACAATGTTCAAGATTAGTCATAGTAATTGGTTCATACTTCTTATTAGCAATCATAAGTAAAAATAAATTCCGAATCCAAATAGCTTCACCAGCACAACGCTCATCAAACTTATTAGGAATCTTATCAACAATATGATAATAATTGTCAAGTCTACGAGCAGTATCGCTACCTAAAGAGAGGTCAGCGGGGATACCATAACAGATATTGTAATAAGGAGGAAGGTCGAACATATCCTTATTTACTTCTTCGTACTCAACAGGATTTTCATAACTGTTATCATCGACTTCATCATCTTCATCGGCAAATTCAAGCTTACCATCACGCACCACAAGAGGACAACCACAGTCAGGACAATGCATTACCTTGGGCTTCAAAACAGAAACATAACCAGAAGTAGAAACAATCTTACCATCTTCATCAGTAGAAGCAACTGCGGTAGTAAAATAATCCTTATTCTGAGTAGAAGTTACCTTTGGCTCATCAAACTTGTAATTGCGACTAAAAATATTAGCCATTTTAAATACTCCTTTTATAATTAATTAATTTTTTCACTAAGTATTCTATCTAATTCTTTTGGACACGCATCAGTCCAATTTGTAATTTGATGACCGTCATAAGAACACACAAAAATCTTTTTCTTCTTTCTGACTTTCAATCCTTCCTCATTATATTCCCAATCAACTGTTCCATCCATATATGGAAAATAAGGACAATTAGGAGTACAACCTTTACATTCAATCTTAGCCATCAAATTATCCTTTCTTAAAAACAACCCATAGTTTCTCGTACAATAGCTTTCTTAAAATCCTGTTCCCTTTTCTTTAAGACATCGTTATCTGGAAGAAGATAGTTATCTGAAAGAAGATAATCAGTATTTCTAGTAGTTATTGTCTTAGAAGGTTCTTTAACAAGATACAAACCTTCTTTTGCACGAGTAGTTGCAATATAACTTAAATTCTTTTCCTGAATATTTTGTTCTTTACTATTCCTAAAATCGTAATTAATTTTAGCTTCATTCAAAACAAAAACATTTGTAGCTTCAAGACCTTTAGCTTTATGGATACTACAAAGTCTAACACAATTAGGAGAAGGAGTCGTATTTAACAGTTTATCAATAAAATTAGAGAATTTAGAAACACTGTCAGAAGAAGCATGATGTTCAAGATAACCCTCCAAAATCTCCAACAAAAAGCTCGTGTTATCTATCTTAGAATTTGTCTCCGTCACGGCTTCCAAATGCTCTTCCTCGTGTCCCCCCTCACGGACATTTTTTGAAACGATTTCAAAGAGTTTTTTATTATAATTACTTATTACTTTCTGGAGAAATTTTTTGAGTGCGCCAACCGAGGTACATTTGGATGATAAAATCTGTCTTTTAATTGCCCCTACCATCTCTTTATCTTCAATAAAAATGGGAGTTCCATTTCGAGCTAAATCAAGTACTACTTCAGCTATCCATTTGTTTTTTCTGGAAATTACCATGTCTCCTGCTTTAGCATACTCTGAAATTTTGTTTTTGTCAATAGTTTTAACGAATCCTAATGGAGCACCATCACGAGGAAGAATAGGAATTCCGTATTCTCTATTTACTCTACTAAGATGAGATTTGGCACAACGATAACAAATAGGTAAATCAAAAGTTTCTACAGGAGCAAACATCTTAGGAATTTGATTAAAAGCTTGAGCATTAGCACCAGCAAAATTATAGATACTATTATGAGTTAAAATTCCATCAGCTATATAGTTATGATAAGAAGATGTTGTAATTCCATATACTTTTTGAACCCCAATCTCTTTTTCTACTTTTTGAATATTTTTATAAGTAGCAACAATACTTGTTTTATTTTTCCTTGTATTTGTCGAATCAAAAATCATTGCATCCATATATTTAGGAATAATATTACACGATTGTGTAATAAAACAATGGTCTCTTGCAGTATGATTATTAATATCTCCTCTTGACCACAAAGGATAATTAATATCTCTTCCAAAATACTCTAACAAAGCAATGGCTCTACTTCTCATTTCAGGAAGCTCATTATATAAAGTAATTAAGTCTTGTTCAGTATATTTAGTTTTATCAAATTGAAAAATTAATTGTGGAATTTGATATTTTAATGAATATGTTTGCTCTGCCATCCAAGCAGAAGTTTCATTATCAAAAACATCTAAAATCCAACAACGGTCAAACTTTTCTGCTCTTGCGCGATACTTAACTCCCAATGTTGCTTGAGAAGCATACATTTTTACAGTACCAATTCTAAAATAACCATCATTTCTTTCCATTAAATAAAGACAAGTGGCATTTTGTGTGGCTTCTCTATTAAATCTCACATAACAATTATGATTTGTTGTATAACGAGACGTAAAGTCGTTTTCAAGAGTAACTTTAATTAAACAATCCGTAAAAAATTCTTGTTTGTCTAATACTGTATAATATTTAGGGGTAGATAGACCTTTACTTTTTACTCCACAAAAACAGTTGTCGAATCCGCCACCCACTCGCTCTCGTTCAGTACAAAGAAAACTACCTCTACTTGTACTATATTCTACAACTCTATCTCCATATTGAATATCTTCAATATTTTTTTCTTTTCCATCAATCAGTTTAATTTTAGTCCCTGCTGGTTGACATTGATGATAATCTCCAATGAAAATATATCTTCCTTTAGCTCTTTTAATAAACTTTAAGAAATTTAATTGGATATTACTAAAATCTTGACATTCATCACAATAAATATTTGTATACAAAGCCCAATAAGGAACTTCCCAATTATCATATTTAAGTTTATTAAAAGTAATCCAAAGCATGTCAGTAAAATCAATTACACCTTGAGTTTCAAATTGCTGTCTACTTTTAGTATCAAGAATCTTCAAAGTGGAAGTAATTTCACTAATATCGGGTGCAGAATAACCTTCATCACCATAATATAAAAATAACACATGGTCATCAATTAAACGAGATACATCTTTATTTGAAGACATATCTGTAAGAGTTAATCTGCATAAATTATAAAGATTTACATAATTATCTTTCAAGAAAACTCGTTTGGCAAATTCAATATATCTACCATAACGTTTTGTAATTTCTTCATCAAGAATTTTATGTGGCTTAAAATTATCTAAACTCACAGTTCTTTTAGAGCGCTGAGAACCAAAACCTTTTGGCTTTTCTCCTGAATCCTTGGATTCTTGTTCTACATTATAAAGCATAATAGAATATGCTAAAGAATGCATCGTCATAACCTTAGTCTTAGGATTCTTAATTTTTTTCTTAAACTCTTCAACTACGCTTGCATTAAATGCAATATATAAATCAGAAGTTTTTGAATGTTCAGAAAGCATACAAGCAGTTGTTGACTTACCACTTCCAGCCAAAGCATTTACAAGCATGTTACTTTGAGGATTGTTAAGAAAAAAATCTAAAATATCTTGTTGATATGTACTTGGCTTAAAGTTCATTATAATCAACTCCTAACCATTTTATAACATTCATGTAATACTCTTGCAGTCTCAATTACATCTTCAACTGTATTCTGAGTTTCATTCATAGAAATTCTAATTTCTCCACGAATATAATCTTCTGGAATCTTCATAGCTTCTAACACAGCAGATGCTTTCATATCTCCTGTATTACATGCACTTCCTGTCCCTACATAAATTTCCTTTTCATCTAACATAGATTGAAGAATTTCTCCCTCTACATTGTGGAAGCAAACACACACTGTAGAATTAATACTATTTGCAGGAGAAACAATCATATAATCATTTGGTTCAAATAATTTACCAAGCTCTTCAAGGAAAGCTTTCTTCATTTTCTTACAAGCTAAATCTTTTTCTTTTTGATGTGCAACAGCTTTATCAACAGTTAAAGCTAAAGCATGAATATAAGGAATATTTTCAGTACCAGCTCTACGATTACTTTCTTGGTCCCCACCATAAATTAAAGGCTTAATCTTCTCAACAGGAAAAGTGTCTTTTGAAAAATAAATAAAGCCAACACCTTTAGGAGAATGCACCTTATGTCCACTAAAAGTAGCAATGTCAGCCATGTGTCTAATATCAATAGGAACATTACCTAAAGCCTGTGTCATATCACAATGATAATACATATTAAGTCTATGAGCTAAATCCATATGTTCACGAGGATTAAAAATTTCTCCTGTCTCATTATTTACATACATCCAAGACAAAAGAAATCCACTATAATCTCCCCACAGAAAACCCAACTCTTCACTTTTCTCTGTAACTTTAACAGCATCAATAAGATAATTCTTATCAATAATTATTGACTTGGGATTTTCTGTGATATTATGATGCTCATAAGGACTACATAAACATTTGCTTTTTTGAGCTAAAGCCCACGCATTACCTTCGCTACTACCAGAAGTAAAATAAATTTCTTCTGGAAAAGCACCTATAACATGTGCAATTTTTGCACGACTTTCCTCAATTAAATTTTTACTCTTGCGCCCTAAACCATAGGTCGTGCTTGCATTACCCCAATATTCAGCTAAATCATCTTTAATAATATCAATGATTTCAGGCGATACAAAAGTTGTAGCCGCATGGTCTAAATAAATCATTTATCTACCTCATATTTAATAAAAGCTGTATATCTTTCCCTGCCCAACACTTCATCATATCTTGTAGTAAATTGAATATCTATAATATTCTTTTTAGAACTACTAAGCCACATATTTAAACGAGATTCAAAAATTAATGAATCATATGTTAAAATTTTAACTCTTTTTTTACTCATATTAATCCCACAAATCAAAGAAAATTGGCTTCATCATATCTAAAGCTTTTTCAATTTCAGATTGCCTATACTTGTCAATTTCAGCATCTTCTTGATAGTACTGTTCTTTTTCTTCTTCGGGAATCTTATTTGCCCATCCGTCATACTTTTCAAGGACAGAGTTTTTCTTAGGACAAGTCTCTTCAGTAGAATTACGAATATGAGTTGCAATTTCTTTCAGGTAATCTTCCCATGCCTTACACTGAGCCTCTTCTGCGGTTTTATATTCTTCATCAGAATTAAACTTTTCTCTTGTAAGCTCTCTCCAATCACGATATTCTCGTTTACCCGTTTGACGAGTTTTATCAAAATCAATCATTGGGTAGCCAACGTGAGTCTTAGCCAATTCTTCTAACATTTCAGGGACTACTTGTTGAAACCAACTATCAAAACTCCAAATGTCCATATTACACCAACCCCTAAAAACTCTATCTTTTCTCTGCTTATGTATAGGATAAAGGTCTTTTAAATTTTTTGGATGCAAAAAAGACAATCCTTTATAAGATTTATTTAAATAGCTCAGATTAAGCCAACTATAATTCTTTTTACTCATCATCATTCACCTTATAAAATTCACAAAAATCCGAGTAACTACCATAATCTACATTATAAACTCCTTCTGGAGTAACATGACAATTATAATAATAGCTCTTAAATCCTTTGTTGTCAATATATTTTTTAATAATCTTAAAACATTCTGGATATTGAGCTTCAAAAATAATATCAGTCCCTTTTTCTTCTACACGCCCAAGAGGAACAACAACTTTATTACCCTTTTCATAATGGTAAGCATTAACTTGACAAATCATTTTACATACACCTCAAATTCTCCATCTAAACATTTTCCATTTAGACCATACACGAATCTAAACTCTTCATTAGTTAATTCAATAGATTCTACAAATTCAACAATTTTCTTTTTTTGATTCTTAAAAGGATTAATAGTCCTAACAACATTAACTTTTACAATACATTCTTGGTCATAACAATCATTTGCTAAATCATGAACCCATACTGTATGACCATCCATGTTTTGTAAAGCAATGAAACTTAATTTTCTCTTCATAATATGCTCCATATTAAAAATATGATTCTACCTATGAGTAAGTATATCATAAGTAGAACCATATTGTCAATACTTTTTAAATTATTTTTTGAACATATTTTAAATAATTATGCGCCCATTTTTTTAGATTTTCTAAATCAGAGCTATTACTAATTATTGTATCGTAATGATAATAATGAACCTCTCCATCGGCAGGATTGGAAATAATAGGAGCCACATTTGCATTTTTTACTAACATAGTACTGCAAGGTAATCCTGTCGCTATTTCGTTCTGTTTAATAAAATTTTCAATGCATTTTGGTTCTCTAATATTTACAAAAAACAACCAATTTTTTTTGTTTAGCATTTCGTTATTTATAACAAAATTAATTTGGTCAAAAACTTTTTGGTTAGGAGAATTATCCCATTCTTCCAAAGCCATTTTTAACTGATAAAGGAATCTCCTATCTTTTTCATCTTTTTTTCCATCCCAACCAGCAAATTGAGCAACAGCTTTTACCCAATCAACTGTAGACAATTCTAATGCTTCCCAATTATTTTCCCAGCTAATATTGTCCTCTAAAATTTCTTGACAAAGTTTTACAAAGGTAGACTTTCCACTTCCACCAGAACCATTAATTATTATAATTCTTGCTTCCATAATTTATCCCTCAATTCTTCACGAGTAGGATATCTACCACAACACTTATCGCCCTCTGGACACCAAAGAAGATATTGACAATGAGGGACAAGTTCTTTAGCAAACACTGGATTAATTCCTGCAATTTGTCTTTTCATTTCAACAGCAATCTTACGAATAGGTTCTTGAGCACGAGTACATAAACGCTTATGCATAAATGTAATTAAAGCTTCAGGAGTAAAACCTATCGCTAAAGTGGTATTAGTTGCTCTTGGCAAAACAAAATTAGCATCTTCTACTGCGGCATTAATTTTAACACCATTCTCAGTAAGGATATCACGAATAAGCCTACGAGTTGTATCAATATTACTCATGAGGTTTTGATACAAAGCTTTAGCTTTCTCATTTTTTTCAATATTACTTGGTATAATATAAGTAAAATTGTTTTTATCAATATATCTAAATGAAGCAAGATTCTTAACAATCTCATCAGGACTTACACGAGGAATTGCTTCAATCAAATCCATATAAGCATACTTGTCCTGATTGTCATAACGCACTCCAATTTCAGAGCGCATCATCTGTTCTAAAGTGCCTCTATCTGCTTCAATTTCAAACTTAATATATTCACAACGAGAACCACTCATATGACCTGAATCTTCACATTTCTTCCCCACTCGTTCAGCATATTTTTTATCTGTGTTATAACATTCACAAGCAAATTCCCCGTGATTTTTATATAAATCCTCTAATACAGTAGGATTCAAAAGGGTTACTTTCATTACGCCTTTGTTTCTCCCTTCTTATATTTCATCAAAAGATATTCAAAAGTTTGTGGAGTATAATTCATATAAGGCATCATAACTCCAACATTAATCATCTGTGCTCTATTTAAATATTCATTTCCATTAGAATTTTCTAATTTTTCTTTTGCCATTTTAGCAAAATCTTCTACCAAGTCTTGTTCTTTGGTTGTATGGGTATGTCCATGTAAATGGAAACAATTATCATAACAAGACCCATAATAAGAAAGAATCGCAAAATGAGAAAGAATTACTCTATAAGGTTTACCATCAACTATCTCAGTTACTTCTTTATAATGACAAATTTCAGCTAATTTTTTCCTAACTCCTGTAGAATATTGTTTACAGTCATGATTACCTTGAATTAAATGAATATTACCGTTTAACTTATTTAAAATACGAATCCATTCATCTGACCCTGCTTTCCACAGAAAATCTCCAAGTACATATACATGGTCTGCATTTGAAACTTGTTTATTCCAACGAGAAATTAAGTCAAGCTCCATTTCTTCTGTTGTATCATATGGGCGATGGTCAAAATTAATAATGTTTTTATGTCCAAAGTGCAAATCTGAAATATAATAATTCATTAACTTAGACACTCCAAACTATTTCTAATGGACGATTGCTGACACCATCTTGTATCGACAACAGAAAGGTCTCCTAAAAATTCTACATAGTCTTCTGTAACTTTAGTAATTACACTAGCTAAAACATAATCTTTATGAACTGGATTATAAACAAGAATTGTCCAATTTAACAAATTATTCTGTGCATCTTCAACATTATCTTCTTTTCTGTTAAATCTGTATTTTAACCATTTAGTAGATTCTAAAGGTTGCTTCTTTGGAAAATTCATTTCTTTTCCTCTTCTTTCCAGAAAGGATAATTATCTCTCTTTTTACAAGACCTTTCATGCTTACAAGAAAGCTCACATCCATAAACCATATAATGATTATTACAATGTTTACAAACAACTTGCCCATAAGGATTGCTTAATTCTTCAAGCATTAATACAGCTTTCTTGCCATCTATCCCATCAACACATTTTCTTTCATGTAAATAACATTCATCTAAAGACTAAAATTCTTTACCACACTTTTCACAACAATATTTAATTGTCATTTTCCATAAACCTCTTTCTTTTTACTTTCATAAAACTTGTTCAATCCTACGAGGTCAGGAGCATTTGGACAAGTCTTTTCTCCCATAAATGTAGTAATCATATTAATAATTCTCTTATTTCTATGATTAAGAGGAGGAATAGAAGTATCCTTGAAAGCAGAACAAATGAAACGAGAACAAATCTCAGGTCTTACTTCATAAATTTGACACTTGTTTTCCTCATTCAAAAAAGGACAGATATCTTTAAAATCTTTATCTAAAGCGGTATTACGATTAATCATTTTTACTTCTGGATGCTGACCAAGATACTTTTTAATCTTCTTTACTTCCGCATCACTTACACAAAGAATTGCAGAACAACAAGCTCCACATCTAGAACATTTACCATCAATAGTATGGTCTACTTTATTAGCCATCTGACTATTCATTCCCAAATTCCTCCATCAAGTTCTTCTCTTACGCGCATAAGAATTTTTCCTAACTTGTTTTCTCCGATACCATTGCAAACTCCCCATGTAGTATCATGCCACCAATTGCCCTCTTCAAGATAAGCGTCACCAGTAGCAAGAAGAAGTTTGGCGAGATTTTTGTTCTGAGTAAATTTTGCACTAACAATTTCATACATTGTTTGCTCTTTAATATCTTCCCAATCTTTACGCAACTTACAATTCCTACCAGCAAGTTTTGCTTGAGCTGGATTCATGGAAATATATTTTTTACGGTCTTCATCTCTAATTTCTTTTTGTGCTTGAAACGCTGCTTCTGAATTGTGATAGGTTAAGCCATTATAACTTACAGGTGCATTATAAAAATTAGAGAGAAAAGCATAGGCATCAAAAAAATTTTTAATTGCTTCCATATTATTTTCCAATCCTTTTCAAAAATTCTTCTTCGTTCATAATAGGAGTCCCTAATTCAGCGGCTTTCTTAGCTTTAGATGAACCACTATTAGCTTCATTAGTCAAAAGATAATCAGTCTTTTTAGAAACAGAACCAGTTAACTTTCCACAATTATCGGTAATAATCTTTTCAATCTCAGAACGTTTCATAGTATTAAAAGCACCTGTAACACAGAAAGTTTTACCATTGATAAACTCATTCGTTGCAATCTGTACTGGCTTATCCCAAACTAAATTTAATTCAAAAATAAGATTTGTAAACAATGAATCTTCACTATTCCACCAATTATGCAAAGCTTGAGACATTGTTTCACCAAAGCCATCTAAAGTAGAGAAATCAAACTTATTAAAATCAAGAGCCTCTTCAAAAGCCATCCAATCTCCATTAAAATGTTTACTGATTTCCTTTGCCGCTGTTTTGCCAATATTGGGAATACTTAAAGCGACAAGAAGATTTTCAAGTTTAACATGGCGAGACTTTTCAATAGATTCAATTAACTTACTATAAGATTTTTCACCAAAACCATCCATCTCAATAATTTCATCTTTATACTTATCAAGATGATAAAGGTCTGCATACTTCTTAACATACCCAGCATCAATAAATCTCTTAAGTGTAGCTTCACTTAAACCATCAATATTCATTGCTGGCTTAGATACAAACTGAACAAACTTAGCCAAATTCTTCTCAGGACAATCAGGATTTTCACACCAAAGAGTCTCTGCCCCAGATTCGGAAATCTTAGTTGTTGTAGGTTTACCACAGCACGGACAAGTCTTTGGAATTTCAAAATCCGCATCTCCATCATCTTCACACGAAAGAATTTGAGGAATAATCATATTTGCTTTAAAAACTTTAATAGAACAATTCTTTCTCAACCCAAGAGATTTAATAATACTAATATTATGAACAGATGCGCGACTTACTTCTGTGTTATCAAGAATAACAGAATCAAACACAGCAGTAGGAGTAATTACGCCAGTTTTACCAACTGCCCATTCAATGTCTCTAAGAATAGTTCCAGCAGTTTCATCTTCATACTTAAAAGCCAAACTCTTACGGAAATGATGACCAGTGTTACCAAGACTTAAACCATAAGCAATATCATCATAAGTAATAACACAGCCATCAACAGGAATGCCTTTCTTATCAGCAGTCTGTTTCAACTTAATAGTTAAATCTTCAATTCCATAAAGGTCAACATTACCACCATTAAAATAAATACAATGGACAATAGTAAAACCCAAAGACTGAAGCTTATTCATATCTTTTCTAAAACTACCCGTAGTTCCCTCAATCAAACTCCAAGCCCAAAATTGAAGACCTCTCTGAGACGTAATTTTATTGTCCAAAAGAGAAAGACTACCACTTGCAAGGTTGCGCTGAGTAGCATATTGCTCTCCATCAGGAAGTTCTGCATTAATTCGTTCAAAATCGTCTCTAAGAATAATACATTCACCATCAATAACTAGGGTTTCTTTGCTATCAATAGTTAAAGGAAGATTCTTCATAACCTTAGCATTATTAAGAACATCAGTGCCTTCAATACCATTACCACGAGTTTCAGCAGAAACAAGCTTACCATTTTCATATTTAACAGACATAGTAAGGCCATCTAACTTCATAGATAAAGCTACTTCTCTATCTTCTGCAAAATTAAGTAAATCCTGACAGCTTTTTGTTTTGTCAAGCGAAAGCATTAAATGGTCATGTTTAACTTTTTTTAGCGAATCAACAGCTTCATAGCCAACGGTCTGAGTGGGAGAATTTGAAAGAATAAAATTCTCTTCTGTTTCTAATTCACGCAATTCGTCAAACAGCTTATCATATTCTGCATCAGAAACCAAAGATTCGCTATAATTATAATATTTATCTCGATACTTGTTTAACAGGCTCGTTAATTCCTTAATACGTGCAATATTTTCGTAATTATTCATATTAATCTCCATTATTTATCAATTGTGCTCATAATAAGCAAAGATAAAACAACCCAAACAATTAAAATACCAACTACTGCATAACTCATAATTTAGTCTCACTTTCTAAAAGCTCTTTCTTTAAAGAATTAGCAATCATTGTCCTTTGTACATTTCTTAAAACATCTTCTACTTCTTTGTTAGTCTCAAAATGCTTATCCATTACGTATTCATCTACCAGAACTTCCGCTTCAGTAATTAAATTTTCTGCAATTCTTTTAGCATCTTCAACTGGAAGAGGAGTGGTCTTATAACTAATTAATAATTCTGGATTTTTAGGGGTTAAAATTTTTTCATATGGTTCATCTGCTATATATCTTTTAATAAAATCTGCTAATCTTGCGATATGATGAAAATCCTTCAACCCATATCCATAATTGTCAATATCAAATTCATTATGAGGAGCTCTATGAAGCATTTGTTTGTATTTTGTTTTCATGTTGCCATACATTGTTAATACAGCTTTTTGAGGACAATAATGTGCAATAGCTTCTCTATTTTTAACAACAGCCCCTAACCACAGTCCAGCATATTCAGGATTAAGCTCAAAATATTTAGTAAATAAAGTTTCTGTAAAATTAATGTTTTGTTTCAAATAACTATTAAACATTAAGCGAATATCTTTAACTTCAAGTTTCCCTCCATCTTCATCTCGATGATATTCTTTACTAACCCAATCTTTAGAATCAACAATATCATCAAAATGAGGAAGCACAATTGCTTTTGTATCAACATCAGAATGCTCCGTAGCCATTCCGTAATTATTACTACCATAAACAAATACGCCGACTACATTATATCCAAGTTCACTCAAAAATTCATAATCTGAATGAACTCTGTTATTAACCTTTTCTAAATTCATAATTTACCTTCCTTAATGTAAATAAGTAACAATATATAAATACATTTATCTATTCTTACTTAATGACATTATAACAAATAACTTTTGTCTTGTCAAGAAGTTATAAGAAATAAGTTGAAAGGGGTATGATACCCCTTAATCAACTTCTATCTTTTTATACTTTCCGCAATTACATTCCCCAGCATAGTTTTGTTCTCTAAAGGCTTTGCAAATACAAACCATATCGTCAGTTTGAGTTAAACCGCATGGACAATATTGTTTTCCATATTTCTCTTTCATTTCTGCAAGCTGACGGTTTGTTTCGTCTACTAAATCTTTATCATCGTTCAATACAATTTTTAACATTAAGATATCCTCTCTGCATATTGATTATCAGAAACCAATGTAATTTGCAAAATATCATCAAAACGTGAAACTGAATTTGGTTTATAACGACCATATTTTAAAATTACATTGGGATACTTTTTTAATTGCTCAATTTCTTTTTCTATCTCTTCTTTATAATATCCCGTATAAATTACAAAGTCATCATTACAATTTTGCTTTCTAAAATAATCCAATAAAGACAAAACTTCTTCAAATTGCAATATAGGCTCTAAACCTCCTATTACGACTGCCTTTGTAATTTCATTGTCTATATAAGCTTTATAAATAGAAGAAATTAAAAATTCTTTAGTAGCTTGTCTTACCACAGGTTCATTTTGACATACAGTAATTGGAATATTAGCTTCATGACAACATTTCCAATCACATTTACAAGTGATAAGGAAGAGAGAGGGCTTCGCATAATTAACAAAGTCCTCCATGACAACACCTTTAAGATGAATCTTCTCTTCCATAAATTTATCCTTTCATAATAGAATCTGCATCTAAAACATTATACCAACGTCTTAAATTAAATTCCTTTTTTCTAATCTTTTGATAACTACTTACAGGGGTATAAAAACCTACTACTCTTGCATATTGGTCCGCCACAGGCTTTCCACAAATAGGACATGTTTGAGTTCCAATGAAAGAATGTTTATCTTCACAAACATTAATTTTAGTTGTAAACGCAAAATAAATTACACCTTTAGAAGCAACATAATTAAGCATATCCCAAGCACTTTCTTTTGTTGCAAAACGATTTTCAATATCAATGTGAGCAATGCATCCACCACCACATTTTTCATCAAGTACGCTGCCTAAACGACACTTTTCTTTAATAGTGCATTGTTCAGTTAATGGAATCCACTGATTTGAGTAAATAAAATACTTATCTTGTTCAAATAGAAGATTATCTGCTGTACAAATTACACCAGCACAATTTTCCCGAGGGATAGATTCAACATTAAAAGAAAAATCACATTCAAAGCTATCTTTTACTTCATTAATAGCATCAAGAATCTAACAAGCAAATTCCAATCCTTCTTCTGTATAATATTTATTACCAAATTCGTCAGTATTAATTAATCCAAAAGAATCAATAACTTCATACATTCCAAGAATACCAATAGTACAATACTGCTTGTCAAGTTCAACTGCTCCTTCTTGATAGTTAGGAAGCAGACCTTTTTCTATATTACGCTCCAAAATATGACGCATACTAGTTAATGCCTTACAATCTAAAAGTACACGGTCTTTAAGAAGTTCAATATATTTCTTTTTATTAAATTTAGTCTCATATGCAATGCGCATAAGATTAATTGTACTCACACGACAAGACCCAACAGACAATGCTGTACCACCAATAGAATTAACAAAAGCATCAAGCTTTTGAGTGTCAGAAAGCAAACGACAACAATTTGAAAGTACTCCAACATTATCAGATACAAAGAAATTAGAATCAGACCACTTAATATTGTGATAACAAGCCCATCGAGCAGTTTCTTCATCTTCAAATTTGCCATCTTTATAAAGTAAAGAATAAGTTAAAACAGGGAAAGTAAACATGTTTTCACTGCGAATGTCACTTACTACATCCATAAATAAACGCTGACACTTCATAATTTCTTCAATTTGGTCAATAGCGAAAGACCCATCTGGAAATTCCAAACCACCAAACAAAGATTCAAGATAAGGACGGTCAAAAATACTTACATTTGTAAAAGCGCACTGGTCAATTCTAAGGAACGGCTGATTTAATCTGTAAACAAATTTCTGAAAATATTGTCTTAAATAAGTATCTGGGTCTTTAAAATAATGCCCATTCTTTATATCCATTTTCCAGAAATAATAAGCCCAAATAATTACATTTGGAAGACCTACTGCCGTAGGTAATCTTGTGTTTCCACAAGGACTGACTATATTTTGCCACAATCTAAAATTGCGGTGTTTCCCTTTCCATCTGCGTATCAATAGCAGATGTACTCCTCTTAGCGAGGATAGTCGATACAGGCTTCATCTTTAGAATTATCTTTAGGATTTCTTTTTCTTAATGGATAGTTTTCGCCATCACGACGATACCTTTTAGCTGTTCCATTATTTATAAAATAAACGGTTTGTAATTCTATTTTATATTTTTTAGCCAATTGTCTACAAGATAAATTAGTACTTTTTAACAGCTCTATTATTTCAGTTACTTGTTCATAAGTACAATTTGGCTTTCCGCTATTTTTATATTTTCTAATAGGATAGGATTCGTTTTCTTGTCTATGGACATCCCCTGAGTTAATTTGTTTCACATCAGAAATAGATATCCCATACTGTTTTCCAATGTCTTCATATTGACGATAAGAAAACTTTAAAATCTCAATAATTTCTTGCACTTGAGAATCTGTTAGTTTCCCATTTGGTAATGGTTCTTTTCTTAGAGGGTAAACTTCTCCTATTTTTTCATAATGAAGTCCCTGATTTATTCTCATAATTGTACGCCTACTTGTATTAAAGCACTTTGCAATTTCTGATAAAGAAAGGGTAGTTTCTTTAAGAAGTCTTTTAATTTCTATAACTTCTTCTTCATTGCTGAATTTACTTAAAGGATGTTCTATCCCATAAAACACAGGAGGTTCGTCCCGCCCCTCTTGGATATTATACCCATTAGGTTTTAAAGAATTATAATACTTTATCCAATATCTCTCTCTTTCATTGTAATTTTCAACTTGAGATTCTAAAATTTCATACCAGAAATTATCAGCCCCATATTTTTGAATTGCATAATCAATAAGAGAATTGCTTGATTTCGCAGACGAAGGTTTACAGTGACTAATAAATCTCTCTTCTGAATTTTTTGCCTATCCTATATAAACTTTATTATTTATCCTATTTTTGATAATATAAATATCTTTTTTAAGATGATTCCCACGGTATTGACATATATTATTCATATTTAGTTTTCACCGTTAGCTGCAATTAAGCAACCCCACTGATAAGTGGAAAGGAAACAAATGGGCGCAGAAGTCCACCCGATTGACGGTTACTGAGGAACGAAACAAACTCAATAACATCATCAAAATATGTATCCAAATGTTTAGGAGGCTGATTATTATATCCTCCAAGGAAAAATAATCCCTCTCTTGCTAAACGAGTTAAATCATTTGCCCAGCAATAGGGAAAATAACTTGCCGTAGCAGAATCGTTGAGATAAAAACCCTTACTAAATTCCTATTCTAACCAAGCTTTAGCAGTGCGCAGTCCCCATTTTTTCTTAATTTCAAGGAAAATTTTATTTAAACCAAAAAGCTTATCTTCACTCTTCCCCTTTTCAGTCATAAAAGAACGAATATCTCTATGGCTAGCATTGGCATTAGGGTCGATAGTAGCATCTGCCATTGTGCTTTGATTTACGAATTTATCTAAGAATTCTGAAAAATCTAACTAACTAGAATGAACCCCATTAATATATTCGAAATCTTCACCATATTTCTTTTTTAAATCTTCAAGACATCTTTCAAAATCTTTTGTTAAACGAAGTGAAATGTCCATATAAAATTTTCCTCCTTTTTAATTATTATTAATCCATTGATTTGCTTCATTGAAAGCCATAATTTCTCCATCAACTTCAAGTAATGGAGCAGAAGCAAAACCCTTTTTAATCATTTCCTTTACATCGAAATCAGTTCTGGCTTCAAATTCAATTCCCTTTTGCTTAAGTTTCTTTTCCAAAACAATACAACGAGGGCAATTAGTGGTATACAAAACAACCATAACATCAATCTCCTTTTGTCCTTTTATGTAACATCTAAATTACCATCAGATAATTTAACTAACTAATTATATAATTTCATACAACCCCAAGTATCTGCATCTGCGCTATGAGCGTTTTCTAAAGTATAACCAAAATGTTCAAGCAAAGTCCCTAATTTATAATTAGCTACCTCTGCTTTTGGAATTAAACGTTTCGCATTTTCTAAGGTGCAACAAACAGCATGATTTGGAATTGGAATGTGGTATCTTTTCAATTCTGGATAAATTACTTTATTAGCATCATATTTGGCATTATGAAAAATCCAAACACTATCTGTCATATAATCTTTTATTTCTTCCCACACTTCATCAAACGTGGGACAATTTTTTATAGTATCATAAGTAATACCATTTACTTTAGATGCTCCACTTTCAATCTATGTCTACGGATTTACTAATATATATTTATCAGCAATTTTTTTGCCGTTTTCGTACACTAAAATTGCAATACTAACAATTCTATTTTCTTTAAATCCAGTAGTTTCAGTATCTCCTATAACGAGCTTATTATAATTAGGGAGAGCCATAATTACTCTCCCTCTACAGCTTTATTAGATTTCAGAGCATTTGCTCTTGCTGCTTCAATAGTATTGTTTTCATCCTTAATAGACAAAATTTTCTTCATCTTATTAAAAGCTTCTAAAATATATTTTAAAGAACCAGATAAACACACTCCCAAAGTTGCCACTGTTGAAATAACAGTACTATATTCAGCAGGAATAGGAAGATTGTTTTTATTTGCCCAAGGAATAATTAAAGATGTAGAAAGTACAAGTAACATTGTACCACCAGCAAAAGCTAAAATTTTATAAAGACTATTTATTAATCTTTGTTTTTCAAAAGTCTCTCCTGCAATTTTAATATTATAATACAAAGAGAAACTAACATTAGAAAGATATGCCATGCCAAAAATAGAAAATCCTACCAAAGCAGCTAAAAGATTTTCTAAGGCTAATTTCCAAAAATCCTACATAACTTTCTCCTTTAAATTTTAATTACCAGAACTTCCAAACCCACCAGCACCACGCTCAGTATCAGGAAGTTCTTCTACTTGTTCAAAAGTAGTAGGAAACACAGGAAGAATCATAGCTTGCGCAATCCTGTCCCCATGTCTAATAATTTGTGTTTCAGTACTATCATTATGAAGAGCAACAATCCATTCACCACGATAATCTGCATCAATTACGCCTACACAATTAGCAGGACGTAAACTTTGCTTAGTAGCCAAACCACTACGAGCAAAGACAGCACCCCAATATCCAACAGGAATTGCAGTTGCAATACCAGTCTTTACTTTTACTGTTTCGTGAGGACGAATCTTAATTCCTGCAACATCTTTTTGAATATCCCAACTATAATAAATATCATCAGGACAATCAGCATAAAGGTCAAAGCAAGCATCAGTCTCATGCGCCTTAATAGGCATCTTAGCTGTCTTAGACAGCAATTTAATCTTTACATCCATATTTGTCAATCCTTTTTTGTTTAATTTTAATTTGTTTCTGTTTTATTGTATAATATATAAAAATGGTGGAAAGTTACCCTTCCACCATAGAATTTTTAAAACGCTTTAAATTGTGTAGGGCTTTTGTAATTTCAGAATATTTATAGCAAAACTGTCTCTTTAACAAGAAATCGTTTTCTTGTCCAAGATATTTGGTCTTTGTTCTGCCCTTTAATACTTTGGGAAGTTTATCCATCCAAAGCATCGCTTCTTTTTTATCATTCCAAAAATCTACACATTCTGCATTTCCTTTAATTAAAATTTTATCAATAAGCTCTTTATAAAGATTAAGATATTCATGAACAGTATTATAATACTGCATAATTAATTCTCTATATGCTTCAGGACAGTTTGCTAAAAAGTCATCAAATCTATCTTCATGAATAGCATTAATAACTGCGTTAGGAGATATATTTTTAGATAATGCTTTATGCATCAAGACATAATCTGACGTTTTAATTTTACATCTAAAATGATTTTTATGTCCATCAACCATATCAACTACCCAACCTTCTTTTTCAGAAGAAAGATAATTGTCAGTATCAGCTAAAACACTAAATAAAGTAGCATTATAATACCATTGAGTCATTTTAGAATCATATTCCTCAGCCATATCACTAAGAATATCAAAAGAAACTTCCTTGCCATCCTTAACATCCCTTGCCGCAAGTAAATACAATCCTTCTTGAGATTCATCGTATTTAACAACAATAGGATTTTTGGGAGAAATATATTCAAAAATAAAAGTATAATCAGGATAATCCCTAATTAATTCTTTTTGTCCATCAGATAAAAGCTTATAACCCGCCGCAAGTCTCCAAGATTCTACTGGGTCTAATGCTTGAGAACCAGAACCTAAAATTCTGTCTTCGTCTGCAATATATCTATATTGCTGATAAGAACCATCAAGCTTATTAGTAATAAAAATTGAATGAGCAAAATTATATTTAGACCTAATATTTTTAGGAGACCAATCGCCATCATCCTCGCCATAATTCTTAAACTTTGCCAAAGATGCAAGAGCAATTTCATCATTCTTTACATCAAAAACACAAGAACGACATTCCCTATAAAGACCATTATATAATTCAAAGAAAGAGCCTAAATCATAATCATCAGACAATTCAATAAAACCCTTATACTTAAAAAGTACATAATGGTCATAACAAGTAATCTGAAGAGGGTCAAAAATCTTACTCAACTTTTCATTAAGTTTAGGAGTAATATTCTCCCACGCTTCAAAAACTCTATCGAGCCAGTCATTAAAATTATAATTTTCAGGACATGGTTCGTTGTTAAGAAGAGTATAAGATTGAATATACTTTCTTTTAACAGTCATAACATATTCATAAAGAGGATGCCAAAGAAACTCTTTCTTAAAATGAAAATTCATCTTAAACTCTCCTTTACTAATTTATTTTCTGAATTATTCTTCAGAAGTTCCACTTGCAATTTTATCGCATTCGTTAAACAAAAAAAGCTTATCAAGATTTTCTTTCCCCATAATCTTTTCCCATTTAGCTTTAGACTTTTCAGTTTCAAGAAAGAATGGAAGCATATGGAAATTAACATAAAACAGACATTTTAAAATATCGTCCATGTTAGTAAATCCAATACAATCAAGATTTGCTAAAAGGTCATATGTTCCTACATTATGATGACTATAATATCTATAATCTCCAGAACCATCTTCTTTGGGCTGTCCAATAGTTAACTTACCTAAATCATGAATTTGTGCAGCTCTATAAAGAATCTTATCATCCGTTCTTTTAGCAACTTCTTCCGCACAAATTCTGCAATGTTCATCTAAAGTATACTTATGATGACAAGTTTTCTGGTCAAAACCTTTCATCAAACTCATAATATAATCATCGTCAGTAGTCCAATTAGACTGAGGTACAATTACTTCAAATTGATTAAAATTCCAACCAATTAAATTAATTGTATCAAAACCTTCCTCATAAAAAGGAATTTCAAACTTGCCAATCTGTCTATCAATAACTTCTTCGGGAACTGTACGAGTTCTCGCTTTATTCTGCCTTTTGCAAACAGCAACAGGAGTAGTCATAACATAAGCAACTTTATTAACATTTTCCTTATTTCGGACAATATCCAACAAGCTCTTACGAGATTTAACATTAATATTAGTTGCATCAACAATGATATTCATCTTGTCAATGCAATTATTAATACGACGGCGAACTTCTTTAAAGACCTCATCATTGTGAGTCTGGTCATTTACATCGCCAAAAACAGTTTCACGAATTTCATCCGATGAAACAATCATTGTAGGCTGACCCATTTTAGTCAACATATTTTTGAGATTCTGAGCAAGAGTAGATTTACCACTTGCAACAACTCCAATCATCATCATAAAATTTGTATGTTCCATTTTTGTTCTCCTTATTTCATTTTAGCAAGAATGCTATCAACTTTTTCGTTGAATTCTTTGACTAACTTTTCTTTATCACTAATAGGTCTTGTTTGTCCCTCAACAGGAATTAAATCTCCTGCCCAAAATAACCATTTTGGCTTAGTTTCATCTTCTACAAATTGAACAAGGCTATTATAATCAGCAGTCTGCCTTTCTTTTTTCAAAGGGTCAAACTCAACTGTAAAAATATCATTTTTATGTTCAGTAACCCAATTTCTATAATCTTCTCTCATTTGCTTCCAATCTGGATATGAAATAATTCGATTATAATCTAAAGTTACTTTTTCACCCTCCCATGCAGTAATGGGATTGGTGGTAATACTATCCATTCTTTTAACAAAAGTAATAGCACTTTCTTTTGTTAAACCTTTTTTAGTGAGCTTCTTTACCGCCGCTCTACGTTCTTCTCGATTCATAGTTACTCCTTTGAATCATTTATATAATAACATAATCCAATGAAGTTGTCAAGAGGATAATAAAAATTATTCCTCTTGTACTTCATCTTTTTCTTTCCAATCTTTTAGTTGCCTAATTAAAGCTCTACGTTCTTCATTTTCTTTTCTATGAAGCACATTATACTATTCTCTAAGCTATCTGTATTCCTATTTTAAAAATTCAGGTAAGAATGTTCTTTTTGTTGAAACAAAATTTGTATCAATAGAACGTCGTAAAGCTTTAGTTTGAGCTACAAGCACACACAATTTCTTAGCTCTGGTTAATAAAGTGTAAATCTGTTGCTGACAAAGCATCATTGGAGGAGTACTATAATCTATTACTCCAATAATTACAGGACAACCAGAACCTTGATATTTATGAGTAGTACAGGCATATCCTAAAATTAAATGTTCTTTGACTTCTTTGTGTTTTAAAATAATAGGTGCATCTCCTAAATCGAAATCAATGATGGCATTTTCATAATCAATACTTGTAACTACACCAGTCCACCCATTATACATAGCTGTTTGTGCTCCACTCGTATCAAAAACTTTATAATTGTTTTTAATACACATTACTTTATCGCCTTCTTGAATCCAAAAAGACCTATCATTTCCAGAAGCATCTTTCATCTTTTGAACATAAATTCTTGGACGAGATTCATTCAAGTCAACAGGATTAATTAATTTTTGAATATCAAGATTTAAATTGTGAACACAAGCATCTCCACGTTCTTTCACAGGAGAAATAATTTGAATTTTTTCAATATCACCATTTACAAGAGGACTATTAAAATATTTTTCAAAATAAGCAATGGTATCTTTTCTATCATCATCTTTTTCATTTCTAATATCAAGTACCATATCTTTCAATTCGCCGCGAATTTCAACACCTTCATAATCAGTATCTTGATATAATTGAATACCATTTCTTACATTATAAGCGGTAGTTAAAATACCAGAAGCCTTTGCTTGTCTATGTACTTCTTTAAGTTCAACAGTAGGAATTTCTTTGCTATTAATCATATCCGCAGCTAAATTAAGAGAACCAATAGATTCAAGCTGTCCCATATCACCAAGCATTAAAAGTTTACTGCCTGTGGGAATTGCTCTAATTAAATCAAGAAAAATTTCTCCCCCCACCATACTAACTTCATCTAAAATAATGATATCATAAGGTAATGGATTATCTTCTCCATAAGAAAAACCGCAACCACCAGTATATCCAAGAAGTCGGTGAATAGTGAAACCTTCTTTGCCAGTAACTTCTTGTAATCTTGCCGCCGCTTTACCACTTAAAGCACATTGAGCAAAAGTATATTCATCAAGTACAGATAAAATACCTGTAACTAACGAACTTTTACCAGAACCAGCTAAGCCAGAAATTACGCAAACTTGTTTTTCAATTCCCAGTTTAATTCCGTCTATTTGTTCTTGAGTAAACTGAAAACCTTGTTTTTCTTCTGCTCTTTTTATTTTCTCTTCAAAATCATTAGCAACAAAATAATTATTGCCTTGAAGTAATCTTTTAAGATGATAAGCAATATCTTTTTCAAGATTCCAAAAGCTCATTAAATAAACTCTTCGACCTGATTTAGTATCGCCCTCTTCAACACGAATTAACTCTTCATCTTGAAGTTCTTTAATAGCTTTACCAACATTGTTTACAAGATTACCATCTTCATCTTCTACTATTAGACTTTGTTTTCCGCCAAGGTCTTCATATAATGACCCCATTAATTCACCAGCGGACACCCAAGAATGACCTTCTTCTCCTTGAGCATCAAGATACCATAAGATATAAGATTTAATTCTCTTTGTGTCATAAGTTTTATAACCTGACCTTAAAGCCACTTTATCCGCAGTAAAAAATCCTACTCCTTTAATATCTTTTACTAACTGGTAAGGATTGTTTTTTACAATATCAATTACCTTTTGTGGAGCTTTATATTTTTCAATTAGTTTAGAAATAAAGTTTGGAGAAAAACCAACCTTATCAAGCTCTAAATATACAGTGGACATATCTTTACTGGCTTCAAAACGCTCAATAATACAATTGGAAATATAATCTCCAATACCTTTGGCTTTCTTTAAAGTCTCTATATCATGGTCTGCAATAGCTTGTAATGGGTCATCGCATACAGCAAACAACTCATCCATTTGACCTTCTGATAAGAAAGTTCTTAAAAAAGCTCTTTGATTCTTCTGATTGGAAAAATCAATATCTTTATTATAATAAACTAATTGATACTGAACACCATATTTAGGATGTTCAACTTCTTTACCTAATAATACATAGGCAGAATTGGGGTCAATTCCATCAGTATATTCCCCTGTAAAAGTAACTTCACCATAAACACTCATGGTAGGATTTCCTTGTTCTACTTCAAGAATATTCCAAGAAACTATTCCCCAATTTTTACCGTCTGACCCAATTCCAGCACTCGGATAAAGGGTCTTAGAATGAGACGCTTTTATTTTTATGAATTTTTCTTCAACAAATTCAGAACCCATTTTCTTCCCTTTCTTTATCCGCTCTGTCCGATATTAAAACTAACTCTCCATTATCATCAATGCTTTTAATTAATTGAACAGAATGTTTATATAAGCTATCAGAATATTTACGAGGAACAAATTGTGTATCACGTCTATAACCCGTAATCAATAACTTGTTACCTCTGGAAAACCAAGACTTTTCAATAACAGTCTTTGTCCCGTCTTCATTATCTTTCGATAATTGCCTGTCGTAAAAATTAAAAGCACCTTTATAAAATTTTAAAGTTACCACTCCTGTTGGAGTTAATAAATCAACAGTATTTTTATTTTTATTTTTATCTAATACAGTTCCACAAATCCTACTTAATGCAAAACGACTTTTTTCTTGTCCTCTATACATATAAGTTTGAACAACTGGTCCATCAGGGGGCAAATCTTCAAAATCAATTATATTATATTTTTCTTTATTTACTTTTGACAACTCATGGGAATGATAATAATAACACATAGAATCCATTTCCCACTTAGAAAGACTTCCAGATGCTTTTTCATCCCACACAGCTTTAAATTTGGCTTCATTTACAGCTTCAAGCATCTTAGGGTCACTTAAGACATCATCTTTAAAATCTACCATGAGTTTATTAAAAACTCGGTCTAAGCTACCTCTTTTAACGACCCTTTGTCCTTCATCTCCCCAATCATAATCTTTTTTATCAACCATATCATTGAGAAAATATTTTTCAAAATAAGGCCAAGCAAATTTGTTTTCAAGGACATAATAAGCTGTGCTTGCACTTTTTCCTATTTGTTTATAGAAGAATTTCTTTTGAAAAACGTAATTTCTAAACCTATATAATCTTAATTCAAATTTCTTTTGATTCTCAGTTAATAAGCCAAGGTTATTTAAATCTTCTATATTTGGCATACTAAGAGATTTAATTGGACTAGAAATAACTTTAACAAAATCTTCCATAATAATTCTTCTGTCTTTTTTCTCAAGATTATCAAAACACCGAGCTTTGATAAGAGAAATCATAGCTGTATCACCGAACTTATTTTCTTTTGCAGATTCTTTAAAGTCTTGCATTTTAGAATAAAATTCTTCAACTGAGGTATAAGGTCTATTGTCTACAATTGCTTTAGCTATTTTTCCCCCTAATCCCTGAATAGGTCTTAAACCATAAATAATTTCATTACTATTCTTATCAGGGTAAAAGCCAAAACGAGCACGATTGATATCAGGCAAAGAAATTTTAATACCAGCATTAATCATGTTACCCATAGCTTTAGCAATTCTACCGTAGTTAACACCACTATTATTATCAACATTTTCTTCATCTGTACTTCCGCTATTAACAATTAAACAAGCGCAATTCCAATATAACGCTCCATATTTTTGTACAATGTTCATACACTGAAGACAAATGGCTGTGTAGGGCATACAGTGATTTTTTGAAAAAGAATATCCAAGCTGTCTTTTAATTTGCACATCCCAAACATAATTAAGTAATTCTTTTGAAGTTCCTAGTTCTGCTCCTTTTTTATAAAATTTTTCATGAACAGCGGCAATCAAATCTTTCTTTTTTTTGGCCACCGATTTTCGAAGCTTATTCGCAAGAACTACATCAAACCCACTTATTTCAGGGTCCATGCTCATTTCCATAATACTTTCTTGAGTATCAGCAACTCCATAAAGTTTGCCCAAATGTTTTTTCATAATATCTTGCTCATAGTCGGATAATTTATTTTCTTTCATTTCGTCATACCATAATTGGATATTATTTTTATAACGACGATAAGTATCCATAGGAGCTTCTGTTGCACCATCTTGTGCCATGAGTCTCATCAAGCTGTTAGCTGTAGAAAGTTCTAACATAGAACGAGGCTGGGTTTTTGTAATGACTTGTTGTCCCATTGCGCTATCAAATTGAAATGCATCTAAAATTTGGTTTTTATCTAACAAATTCCACATTTTATAGTTGTTATAATCAAGCACATCAGGATGAAGATAAGTGTCATAATTAGCTTTATAACTTCCTTTATCTTCAATTATTTTTGCATCAATAAGCAAATCTATTGCTGTATGCAATTTATCGAGCATTTCGATAGTCAATGTATCTATTTTTAAACCGCCCATATAATCAGAATCTTCCATATTATAGGCAGTAATAGTTGTGCCATTTGGCGCTCTCATTTTGCTATTTTGAACAATATATCCCGCATCAAAAATATAAGATGCCGAAGCATGAATAGACCTACCACAAATAAGCCCCTCAATCTTAAAAAGAGTATCTTTCAACCCCTCGTATTTATTTACTTCATTAATAAATTCTTTTACAGGCATTCTACCATTTTCTTCATTCCCGTAAAAGCAATCTTTTAATGACCAGTTTGAACCTCTTTCAAAAGGAACTAAATCTGCCAAATGTTGTGCATCATCATTATTTATTCCAAACCCTTTAGCACACACTAAAATTGTAGATTTTGTTCCCTCTGTTTTTAAAGTAAGAGTATTTAAAACATTCTCGTCTCCATAATAATCATGCATATTTTGGAAAATAAGAGGACGTTTTAAAGCCTCACTATCTACATCAATCCTTGCTACCGTTAGTTTCCTAATACTTTAACACTCTATTCAGAGTCGGAGTAGACTATCTTTTTACCCTTAGCCGAACTATTAGGGTATCCGTCTTTCGAGTGGCAGCTTCTCCACCCTACGCCCCTATGGGCTAGTCGTTACACCTTCATATATTTACATATAAGCTTGGCACGGTATTACCATGGTTATTTTAACTGTAGGCTTTCACCGTTAGCACATTTCTGCACACCCTATTGCAATTTAGGTTTACAGGACTTAACAAACAACATTACTGCTGTTCTCGACTAATTTCTAACATTTTTAAATATTCTTCGTATTTTCTATCTAAATAAATAGTAGCGTCTTTATAAAGTAAAGTTACTAATCTTAAAACCTATTTATTTCCACCAATGCTAAAACTAAAATTATCGTTGTCTCTATCTTTATGACGTTTACTAAGAACTATATTCTCTTTATTAAAGAATCTCAATATGCCTTGACACATATTTTTTGTTCCTGTAAAAGACAGCTCAAAATCTTTATGAACATTTTCCTTTAATAAATTTGTAATAATTAACGACCCATCTCCATCAATTATTCCTCTTATAAAATGTTTTTCTAATTCTTTAGGAACAATATCATAAGATGGATAAATAAGGCTATCTGTTTTATTAACAAAACAACCTTTATTTATTAAATCTTCAGCCATTGTTGGACTCGTAATTAAAATTCTACAATAATTTTTTGTGCCTTTATAACTATTTTCACTTAATGATGGAGAATAAGTTTTAATGTTTCCTGTGTAATGAATAGCGTTTTTAAATTTTTCTAAATGAACTTTATCACTTTCAGAAATAGCTATTCCTACTTTATAATTTCCATATTTTCTTTTATTATTTATATATCCATCAGCATAAAGAAAACCTAGCCAATAAGCTTTTTCTTCTGTATCTATTTTTTTAAAGAAATTATCATCGCAAGTATATTTTAAAGCCTATTCACGGTCATCTCTAATTTCTACTCTATTATGTAAAATTAAATAAATACCATGAATACTAACATCTATATTATACTCTGCTTTTAATTCTTTCTATATTGTAACAGACCCTTTATGCTCTTGATACTTTTTAACAACACAATCAATAGCTTCTTGATTAAAAATATATTTTCCTTTTTCTTTTATTATTTCTACGCTCATAATTCCCCCTTCATTAAAATATTTAAATAAATGTTAGAATAATTTAATCTGGCAACTCTGGTCTTAAAGGAGAACTATGTCTCCAGAAAGGTAAGTCATATTTTAGAGGATTAATTTGAGTAATTTCAGAAAGATAGCAAATATAACTACCTCCTGCTGAACCACGCGCAACACCAACAAAAGAAACTTTCCACATAACTTCATGCACCAATCCTCTAACAAGTACATAATATGCAGATAATTTTTGATTTAAACGCTCAGAAATTTGCCAAAAGCTACTAAACTCTTCATTAATACGAGCAATTTTTTCTTCTTGAGTTACTATTTTATCATGCTCTTCTATAATTTTACCATTTTCATCATAAGTGGCAAAATGATAAGAAGAATCTCCCCATTGGTTTTTCTTTTCAAACCCTTGTTCTACCAAATAAAGCAAATACTGGTCTTGTTTATCCTCAGATTCGGCATACTTCTTTAAATATTCATATTTATCATACCAATCTTTAAAAATATGCTTTACCTTAAATAGAGGAATCTTTTTATCAGTAGGAACAATAGTGGAGTGATACAAATCAAAAACTTCAATACTATCATAAATACGTTGAGTATTTATTAAAGCTTCTTTAATTTGGTCAATTGTTAAATGATACGACAACGTTTCTACTAGTTCGCTTATAGAAAACATATAAGTCGTTTCATAAAAACTAGCCACTTCTCTGTTACGAGATTTTTCATTGTCATCTGCCTTTAAATATGCCTCATGAATTTTTGCATCATTTTTTGTTAAATAATGGCTGTCAGTACTACAAATGACTTTCAATCCATAAGCTTTACTTAAAACAAACATAAATTGATTTACCATTGCTTGTTCATGTGGTAAATTGTTTCCATCTTTGTCTTGTTTAATTACACAAGGTTGAATTTCCAAATAAAAATTTTCTTTTCCGAATATTTTCATACACCATTTAATAAAAGCATCAATTTTTTGTTTAATACTTTTATCGTTCGTATTTAAATATTCAAGAATTAAATTATCCAATTCTGAACCTAAACACGCAGACTGTGCTATAATATGACCTTTTTCATCCCCAATAATAGACTCAAGTTCATCTTTATAAGTCGGAACTCTTTCCATTATTCCAGAACGATACCAATTTTTCCAAGCACTATCAGAAGAAATTCTTTTTATTTGTTCATAGCCCTTTTTATCTTTTGCAATTAAAATAAAGTGAAAAAACTTGCTAATTTTTTCATCTTCACTAGGTCTATCTACTAAATAAATTTCATTTCCTAAACCAATTTTAAATCCATCAAAATTCTCATAATATTTTAAATTCTTTTTAATTGATTTATTTTCATCTTTATTTAATTCTAATTCTATTTCTTCTTCTGTTTTGTCTACTTTTAATTTGTCATATTTTTCTTTATTTTCTTTAATTTCTTTGTAACGCCTAATAAATCGCACATGAGCAGATAAAGCTTCGTGGTCTGTACAACACACTCCATTATATCCTAATTCAATAGAACGATTAATAAGGTCGGGTATTTTTATTATGCAATCTCGCAATCTGAAATTGCTTACTTCTGTATGGTTATGCGTAGAAAAGAATTTTAATTCTTTTGCTATTCTTGATGCCTATTCGTTTGTAACAGGCTTATAAAAAACCATAACACACCCGCTTTCTTTTTATTTGTTTTATATGAGATAGCCCTTGATGGAAATTAATCCATCAAGGTTTCTTATCTCATTATATCATGTTACTTTTAATTTGTCAACCTTAAAAATCTAAATCTTCTAAATCCTTATCTAACATTACTCTTCTCTTCTTAGGCTTTTCAATTTCACCCCAATCAAAATCTGTAGTAGATTTTGCATTTAAGGATGTCGTTTTGGAATTAAGAATAGCGTCAGATTTGGTCTTACTTTTTAAATCAGGAGTCTCATTTGTTTTATCCTCCATAACATCATAGTATAGAATTTTAACTTCTGGATAAATCTTATCTTCCCATGACTCTAACTGGAACTGGCAAATTAAATTCATTACCAAATTCTTTTTGTTAGCGCCAAAGGTATGTCTATCCTTAAGAGTCATCATATCAAATTCTGTAGCAGGACAATACTTTTTAATATAAGTAATACCGTTATGCTGGAATCTAATAAAGCTCTTAGTTTCGCCATAACCATTAATTTGACTGGCATTTATATGAAGATTTGTAATTGCAAAAGTAGGAGTAGGAACAGTATTACCCCACACTTCATAATTTTCAGCTACTTCTTTTACAAATCTTACTTGCATTTCATTAGCAGGAATTTCCCAATCAACTGGATAAATAGTTTTAAGTTGGTCAAGAGGAAGCATTTCGTTACACTTTTCAATTACCTCATCAACATTTTTCTTTTTAAGAAATACACCAGCAGCATTTTCATGTCCAGCACAACTTATAAGTCCAGTTTGCTCTAAAAACTCCTTCAAGTTTTTAATATTTCCTTTATCATATCCGCGACAGGAGCCACCGAATTCTGAGGCGCTCCTTTCCTTAAGGAGCACCACTGGACGCAAATACTTAGAAGCAATCTTATTTGCTACAAGTCCAGTAACAGATTTTTTATCAACTATGTCGGTACAATCGACAAATAAAATGGTATTTTTATCTAGTCCTTGCTTGTCAATTTTATCAACAATTTGCTCCATAAATTTACGAACAGCTGTATCTTGACGAGATTTTACATTGTTAGCTACTCTCGCCATCTCCCACTAAAGTGTATGTTCTTCTGGAAGAGGTTTCGGGTCGGTAGCTCTTTTTCTTCTCGGCTGATAAATAATAGTTTCTTGTTCCCCAACCATGGCTCTAAATAAATCTCTTTGCTCTTTTTCTGTACCATAACGTACTACGCCATTAATTCTTGGAGCAAGCACCCAACCGACATTCGTAATAGTTCTACCAAAGTGAATTTCATCAGCCATTCTTTCTTGTAGCTCATTAAGAAAATCATTTTTTTGATTTTCAATTTTCAAACCTTCAAGTACATACCATCTTGTTTCTAAATCTCTCAAATCCATACTATCTGCAATAATACCAAGAGAAACTAAATCAATGTAGTCATCAAGCCAACTATCACTACAGTGATACTTTTCACAATAAGCCTCACCAAATTTGCGAACTACACCAACACCAGATAAAGTAGGATTAGGATACTGACTATCAGTATCATTTACAGCTATGCAGTAATTAACATAACTGTCTTCTTTAATTCTATCTGGTTCTTTTTCTTTAATTTCATCTGCTTCATTTTTAGGAATCCATTTACCTGTGTTAGTATCTAAATACTCAATTTCAACTAAATGATGGTCTAACACAAGAATGGGACAATTATAATTTTTAGTAATTTGAATTGCATCTTTGCAAAGCATTGAAGCATCTGGAATAATAATTAAACCGATTTCATCTTTTGAATATTCACTTAATGCTTTATAAGTTAATCCATGCTCTTTATTAAAACTAAAAATATATTCTATCTTTGCCTCTGGATTGAAATGCTCAATGATTTTACTCATTAAAGTTGCTGAAGTGTAACCATCAGCCATTCATACCCTATGTTTCCATATATTTCTAATAATATTTATAATTTTTATGAGGATTATTTTTATGCCATGCTTTCATTTTTAAATAGACTTCATATTTTCTATCTAAATAAACAGTAGCATTTTCATAAATTTTATCTAAAAGCATTGGAACTTGAACTTTTCCAAAAATAGTTACTGACCAATTATTATTTTCTCTTTCAGGCCAGCGTTGTTCCATCTTTAATTCGGATTTTCCCAACACTTTTAAAATTTCTTGTAGCAATTCTTTTGTCCCTGTAAGACTCCAGCCAAATCTACCTCTTTTATCTATATACAAAGAGCCATCTCCATCTGAATATCCCCTGATAAAAGATAATTTATATTCTTCTTTTATATCTGGCATTTTACAAAAAAAAGTTTTGTTTTCTACAATCCCTAACTTCTTCAAAGAATCCACAGTATGCTGATTACCAATTAATAAACGACAAGTATCTTGCCCCCGTTCAAAATTTGAACTGTTTTTTTTATAAATATGTATTGGATGATTGGATTTCAAACTATCACGAAATTTTTCTAAATGGGTAATATCTTTTACAGATAAAGTACAACCAAAAGATTGATTTTCATTACCTTTATTTGGTCTTTTAGTTGTAATATAACCATCAGCCATTAAAAAACCGAGCCAATAAGCTTTTTCATCAGAATTAATTTCATCAAAATAATTTTCATCAAAAGAATAATTTGTTTTTTTCCGATGACCTTTATCCCATTTATTATTAGCTTTTCTTTTAAGAACACTGTTTAAAGACACTTGAAATTTTTCCGCGACATCTTTTTCCGAAAAGCCATTATCTAACATTTCTTTCATCTCTTTTAATTCTTTCAGTGTTAAACAATTTTCTCTATCCTTTTTATGTGTTTTCCAATCATCATTTTTAATTCTTTTTTTTATTGCAGTCTTATCAAGACCGTATGTGCTACAAATTCGTGCTACAGACCATTCATTATTCAAAAGATTTTTAATAAAATCCAATTGCTCTTGAGTGTAAGTAGCTCCTTTTTTCTTTCCTTTAAAAGGATTATAAATATTATTTGGGATTAGACTATCCATTGTATATATACCTCCTATTATAGTCGTTGAACCTTCTGCCCAATAGGGAACAGCTTGGATGCAGATTACCCAATCTTAGTGATATTACCATACCTCAGTCATTACCCTCGCCATTATTATATTACTATAATAATTTGGTTACTAAGACTTAAGGGAGTTCCCGCAATTTCAAGAGTTTTTATTAAAGACTGAAACCCTGAAAGTTAATCACAGTCTACCTTAATTATAATTTTCTTATCAGTGTTAACATTATCATGGAAAATCTATACAGCTTTATCCATGTTTTTCATTTGGAATGGGTCATTAATGACCTTGTTTTTTACAGGATGAAGAAAACTCTTTACATCCTAAATATCATAACTTCTTAAAATAGTTTCAAGAAAATCATATTCATCATCAAAGTTATTCTAAAACTTTGTCTCCCATAGTAATTTTTCCATTAATTACCTCTTAAAAATATACTCGTAGAACTTTGCCTTTCCCCGTAAGAATAAACAGGTTTTGCCATTTTTATTAATTGATTGTAAACATCTTTACCTTTGTCAAGAGGTGAATCTTTGATGTCTAACAATCCTTTTGTGTCCTTAATAAGAAAGACATTAAAACTTAAAGCAAGTCTCTGAGCTAAAGTCCTTAATCGTTCATTGTATCTTAAATAGTTGCCATATAACAATTTGTCAGCTTTATAAACTTCTTCATATTTATCATCAAAGTCTTTATCAAAACCTAAATAAACTGTATCTACTCCAAGTTTTTCTAAAGCTCTAATTTGCCAATCTGAAACATTAAAGCCGCAAGTTGCCACTACGCAACTTTTACCTTTAAAATAAGTGTCTGCTTTTAGAACACTTTTTTCCCCTTCAACTATAACTGCTTTCTTAAATCTTTTTATATTTTCTTTATTCTCGTAAAGACCATATAAATTTAATCCAAGAGGATGGTCAAATTCTTTACCAGTCATAAATAAAGGCATATATTTTCTTTTAGAATCTTCTGGTTGTAAACTTCTTCGTCTAATACCGACCAAATGACCATCTATATTATAATGAGGAATAATTATATATTTTTGATATTCATACCATTCAATACCAAATTTTTCCATAGAGGGAATGCTAATTCCCTCATCAATCCAACCCTTATAAAAAGTATTACGGTCAAAATAATTAAAAAGACATTTATAATCATCATAAAACTTTGTAATTTTAGCTTCATGGAATTGTTGTCTTCTTTCAATATCTTCTGACTGTTTTACCATATCAGATAATTGTCCACGTAATTCTGATGAAACATCATTTCCAAAGCCTACACGACTTCGAGATAATGATTTTCCAACCTTTTTTGCTATGTAAACAATTACCTTACTATAAAACTCTCCATCTTTAGCATTACGAATTCTTTTGATAAATTCAAAAAAATTCATTCGCCCACAATTCGTATAGCAGAAAAAGTCTTTGCTTTCTGTAAAGAAACATAATTTATGACTATCTCCACCATGACAAATTGTTTTAAACCAAAGACATTTTTGTTGCGTTCTTCCATCTGTAGAAGTTGAGTATAAAGGAGAACCATTTTCTTCCATGATGTTAATAACTACATCTTCTGTTACCAACTTCAACAGTTCATCTTTATCTATCATAGTCAACCTCTATTAGAAATCTATTTCTTCTTCCTCTTTTTTAGAAGATGTCTTTTGTTCTTCTTCGTCATCATCTTCTACCATTCTAAACTTTTTGCTTTCTGGAGATTCTAAGAACGGGTCTTCCTCATTCTCAAGAGTCTCTTTTATTTTCCTTGCAATTTCTTCCGTGTCTTCAAAGACATCAAAAGTACCTTCTTCTTTAGCTGTCTTAGCAATATCTACAGTGTCACTTATAATTTGACCTCTAATAGCATCTTTATCATTTGTAAAGATTACTTTCTGGTCTTCTTCAACACGAGTAAATGTTTGAGGAATATCTAAAAGTTCATAATCATAATCAGTACAAAACAAATCATGAACTCGCATTGTAGCATAATCAACATATAACCAAATTTTACATTTGGTATATTCTCCACCACGATTCTTATATACAGAAATACACCTATTAGGCTTATATTTCAAGAACCTATTTTTAATAATTTTTTCTAAATATTTTTCTTCTTTTTTAGATACTTCTGACACAATAGAAGCCGTGTCTACCTTATCAATAATAGACTTAGCACCACGAACAATTGTTTGGTCACGATTTTGTTCATTTTTAAAATCACCCGAAACCTGTGTCCAAGTATCTATGCTAATATCATATTTTCGAGTAAGCTCTTTTAACTTTAAACTCAAATTCGCAAGAACTTGGTCTTCACGAATTTGCATTCTTGCCTTAGCTTGAGATTGGAATTCGCTAATCAAATCAGTAGTAACATGAATGTAATCAAAGAAAACATTCCTTACACCATGCTGAAGAACGTGCTGTTCAATAATATTCTCTAAAGTACCAATATCATAATCAGGAACATATTCAAGATAAATATGACCTTCTTCATGTAAAATCCTGATGGCTTCATCTACTCGCTCTTCTTCATCACCATAATATCTACCAGTCATAATATGCTCTTGAGGAACATCAGCAATATAAGCCCATAAAATAGGTTCAATCTCTGTAATAAGTTCCATTTCTGTTCCAATATAAAGAGCAGCGTTCTGGGTACCGTTCGGGTTTTCTACAAATTTCATCTTATTAGAATCCCAATATTTCGGAGTAAAAGAATGGCAAAGATTAGCAATAGTCAGACGAGTTTTGCCCACACCAGTGCCAGCAGAAGAAACAACAAATTTTCTCGGTTGAATACCTTTTGTTATAGTTGTCATATAGTTACTTGCATAAGACAAACCATAAGCAGGAGTTTTCTTCCACTCTTCTTTTTGCTTTCGAGCTTCATCACTACCAGCTTTAACACTATCACGTCCAACTTTGGGACTATATTCCTGAGTGATATTAGACACCTTTTGTCTAAAATGATTTAAGATTTCATCAATAGTCATTTGACTAAACTGGTATCTCTGTTCATCAGCGATTTCAGGGTCCTCTTCATTCGGGTCAAAAATTTCATCTACATCAATACCAGATTTAAGATAAGCACGAAGTAGAGAAAACTTTTTCATTTCTTGATAATTAGTATTAAAGTTTTCTGGGGTAGCTAATTCTTTAGCTTTTTCGACATAAAGATTTCCATTATTCCTTGTATAAATATTATACAAAGATTGAAGATTATTCTTTAAATAATCATCAATAATGTATTGGTCGAGCTTTACCGCACCTTGAGAGAAAAGATTGTTTATTGCTACAAACAAAAGTTGATGGAAAGCTTCAACAAAATCTTTTTTGTCGATTTTATTACTTGTTAATAAAGTCGGATTCTACAGTAAACAGCCAAGAACTTCTTTAATTGCAGATTTGCTTTGATAATCTCTATAATCCGCCAAGTTAAACCTCCCATTCTTCAGGATGTTCAGACATTATTTCCTGAATATCTCTTTGTAATTCTGATAAATACATACTATCTTTCCCTCTTTGCTTTTGAACTTCTCGTCTAAAATTATAATCTCCAATAAAATCTGTGTTAACAAGACCATCATCAACGATATCATCCGCAGAAATTTCTTCTTTGTGATTTCGTTTGTCTCGTTTTTCGTCATCCTCTTCTTGTTTTTTAATAATTTCGGAACGAGCCACATCTATTGCTACAGGCGGTTTTGTTAATATATATTCGATAAATTCAGATTTAGTCATCCTCATCTCTTTATACTTTTGCCAGAATTCTCTTGATTCAGCAAAATAACGTACAACCATGAAGATATCTGATTCTGTTTCTATCTTGGGAGCTGGATTGTCAGCATACTCATACATATAATATAAAGTAAAAAGAATTTGAGAATTGGTCATACCATATTTTTCTTTGATTCTTTTTATATATGTTGTTATAAGAGGCGCATTCACCCACTCTCTTATACCAAGAACGTCCCAAAGATAATCAGTTAAAGTCTTATAATCTTTTGCATCTTGTGCTGGCTATTTACCACAAATAGGGCAATAATTTTTACCATTTACGGTGATAATCTCTTCAAAAGGGAACATTTTGCCACAAACACTACATTTTCTATTTTTCCTTGGTGCTATAATCCTCACTCCTTTCTTAAAATATTAAAACGGAAAATAAAGGGGAATAGTAATTAGTTTTACTATCCCCCAATAATTGTTTATTCTACTGTAATATTATTTTCAGTACAGTAATCCTTCAAATCATCGAGAATAAGCAAAAGCATATCCAATTGAGATTCATCGCAATCTTTTACACTCTTACCCTTTCCAAGATACTCTGCAATAATCTTCTTATATTCTGTACTACCAGTATTATGAATAGCCTTTACATAGCTACCGATTTCAGTAATAAGCTCATCAACGCTCTTCTTTTCATCTTCGGTAACTTCGTTATCCTTAAAGAGATTAACCTCATTATCAACAACTGTCGCACCATTAGCCTTTTGTTCGTCAATAGCCTTTGCCATATCATCACGCAATGCTTCATAAGTAAATGGAATGCATTCAGACATATAAGGACTACGAGAACCAGCTTCAAGATGCTTGTTGCCTCTCATAGTAAGCATGGAATGAACATTACCTTGTTCATCAGTTTCATAAGAAGCGTAACCAGTTACGTCAACAAGACGAGAAACAACAAGGAATCCACGGTCAGGTACAGTAGGAATAGTCTTATCATATTTCTCACCGTTTTCCTTAATCTGCTTAGTGGTGGCATGAGAAATACAAATCAAAGTATAACCAGCCTTAACAATCTCTTGGAAAAACTTATCATACTCACGAGACAAAGCACGATAGCCGCGCATCTTTTCAGTCTCATCAAGATAATCTACACCTTCTTTGTCTACGATATACTTTTCACAAAGGTCGTAGGCAATATCAATAGTATCAACAATTACCGTTTTAAAGATTGTTTCTCTATTTTCCTTTTCAGCCGCATCTGCATCTTTAAGCAACTGCTTTTTTACTTCAAGAGCTTCTTTCCAAGTGTTAATTGGCTGTGCAATAATGCCATCCAAGAAACCATAGCCCTTTTCGAAACCAAGCAAAATAGGCTTGGGGAATTTACAAGCGTTTGTAGTTTTCATTGTTATTATCTGTAAGCTTTTTATCTTACACTCTGGAGCTTTCACTCATTTTCATCAATCTGTCAATTCAGATTCAGTTTGGCGTACTTTTTCAACCTTATACAAGATAAGGTGTTGCGGACTCTTGGTAATATTATATTCTTTAATACAAAGGTTCAATTACTACGCTCTGCCCCTGTTTATCATTTTAATGACAAACTTCGGTTCGAGTTAACATAATTATAAATTAAGTCTTCTCGCTTAATTCCGCAATTTCGTCAATTGTCTTACGACAAAGGGTGGCAAAACACTACGCTACCACTTTTTCTCTCTCCATAAATGAGAAAACTCTTACCACTAAGGTCACGAGTGACCACATTAGGCTTAATGCTAAAAATATCAATACCCATTATTTAAATGTCTCCTTTTAAAAATTTTGAATTAATTTTAGTTGTCGATTAGAAATTAGAAAGGAATATCATCGTCATCATCAACAACAGGAGACATCTTTCCAGAACCCTTCTTACCAAAACCCGTAGGCGCAGAAGAACCACTACTACCCTTGGAGCCCTGATATCCAGCTCCCTCAAGTTCCTTCAAACGACTTGCTCTTTCATTGAGCATAGCCTTACACATCTGAGGAGTGATAATCATATCTTCCTGCTCATCTTCATCATAAGCAATATCACCACCAGTAAGAACCATTTCAAGATAGCTCTTACCCTCAGTTACTCTCTGCTGACCAAAACCCTTGGTCTTAGGCTTTACTTCACTCTTTTCATTGGGCTTCCAGCTAACATACATCTTAGCAGTAGCACCCTTAACATAGCCATTATCTTCAAGAGCATCTACAAAATCCTTGGGAATAATAATATTCTTAATATCAAGAGCGTTATGATAAAAATCCATACTAATGAGATTTAAACGCTTTCTACCAGTAGGCTTCTTATCATCTTCAGGACCACGCTCTTCATCAGTAATACTCTTAATATATCCCTCAATATCAAGGTCACAAGCAAATTCTTCAAAATCATTAAAGAATTGCATAGAAGCAACAGTACCTTCGTGAAGCTGTTCATCAGAACCAACATAATCATTTGCACTAAGAGAACCAACAAGTCTCACCATAGTGGCATTTTCCTTGTCCTTAGTCATAGGAACTGCTTTCTTAACCCAGTCAAGAACCTTTTCATAGTTCTCACTATCTGTACCATCAGCTTTCTTAGCCTTGATAAAAGAGGTGAAAGAACGAGTCATTACACTTTCTTCGCCGCACTGAATCTGCCCACGAATACGAATGTAATCAACACCATTCTTGTCCACACCCTACTTGGACTCAATATCAGCGAGATAACCCGCAAGAGTCACGCTATTTGTCAATCTACGAATTTGGTCAGTATTTTTTGTAGCCATTATTTTTGTACTCCTTTAATTTTGTCTTTTAATTTTTAATTTTCATTTTCATCATTGTTGTCATTGTCATCATCGTCAATAGACTTGTAATCGTTACAAGCCTCAAACGTCAAAGTAACGCCCAAATCTCTTCGAGCGTCCTCAAGAAAAGGCTTAAGCTTTGCATACGCCGAGCACTTTACCAAAAAACGACAATCTTCACATGCAAGATTATTAACCATTTTACTATCTCCTAATTATTCAAAAAATCAACCTACCTTGGTTGTGAATAAAATATAGCATAGTTTTTTCATCTTGTCAAGTACTTGGCAAAAATTTTTTAATCGGTTAGTCCATTATCATCGACACCAAAACGTTTTGTTGTTCCATGTTTTGCCATAACCCAGCAATTATTAAAACTTCCTTTTTTAAGCATTATTTCAACAGAATCTCCTTCTCTTAATTCAAAAGGAGTTTGATTTTGAATTCTTGTAAATTCTGTTTCAGGTTCCCGTGGCAAAATAACATCCACAGTACCATCACTATTTACATTTGTCACCGTAGCACTTTCAATTCTCGGTGAGGTTCTTTTAATTTCTGCCGTAACGCACTAAAGTATTCTATTCAGCATTTCATCTGCATATTGGTCATAATTGTTATTTTGATTTATCATAAATCACCATCTTATTTTCTCTCCCTGACTTTCCTTCTCGGATGTATTAGTAGGTAAGTCAGAAGTATTACAACAACTTAATGATATTTTACCATCTTTACTATTATAAGAAATAGAAGTAATTAACAACTTTTCTCGTTGTAAAGATAAAAATTCATCTTCAACTTCACATAAATTATTTACTGTCAAAATTGGATTGAAACTAACAGAAACAGAAAATTGCACTCCTACAAAACTTGATTTTCTCAAATAATAATTTGCCAAATCATAAGCTAAGTCATCACTCCACACCTGAGAAGATGTAT